GATTCTTTCTTTACTATTATTGTGTATCCTAGAGTAGTATTTTCGTTGTATAATTTCTCAGGGTATTTAACATTTATTCCTAATTCATTTAATCACTGAGTCTATAACAGATACCATTTAGATCATAATTGCTATAATCTTCAAGCCTTTTATCTAATTCCTCCAGCGTCATTGTTTCTCCTGGAGTAAATTCCATTATGATTTCTTGTATTCCTAAATCTATTTTTCCAAATCTATCAAAATAAACTGTCTCTGTTCCATATATATTGCTATCTTCATCATACTTCATAGCAACAATATATCCCCCTATTTCCATAAGTAGCGGGACATGTTTTTCTTTTTCAGTGTTGTATCTAGTTAATACAACTTTAGGTTTTTCGAAATTTACTACGTTTTGTAAAATTTGTTTCATATTCTTTTCCTTTCTTTTAAGTTTATTTTATTCATATATAAGGCTTTGAAAGGAGAAAATAAAAAGGATACAAGCTTTTATTACACTTATATCCTTTATTTTTATGGCGTTAACAAAAATCTTCAGTGATGGTGAATCTTAGACCATCACTATAAAATTCCCCGTATTTATTTGGGTTATATTTTTTTAGTTCGGAAGGTATTGATCGAGAGTAGCTAAAATATGGACTAACTTCATCTGGATTGTCATTATAGTAGCTCTCTAAGTCATATCCTTTATCCAAGAACTCTTTTAATTCACTCTCCCAAAATTCCTCGGCCGTATACTCAACGCCATATTCGTCTTTTATTATAACATTATTTTTCGCGAAGAACTTATTTATACCTTCGCGAGTAAGTTCATAATATTTTCCGAGATTGGCGTTGAATAAAAACTTCCACCCGGCCGATCTTTTACCTAGGTGTATTTCTTTTGTTATATCCTTTAAAAGATCAGCAGCTTCACTAAATTTGTTTTCGTCAATTAATTTTTTTGCTTTTTCTTTATCCCTTTTTTTCACTGGGATTACTGCATAGAAATTTGTTCCCATAATGTATATCTTTTTTCGTTAATAATACATATATAAGAAAGTCAAGGGAGAAAAAGAAGTAGAAGAACTTTTTATCGTCCTTCTACCTTTTTTAAATTTCAATAGCCAATAAAACCTATACTAGCTAATGAATCTCTTTGTCTTTCATTCAGCAATCCAAGGTTATTTTTATTAAACTGTAAGATCGCCCATTTAGAGATTTTTTGAGATTCATAATCCCCATTCTCTAGTGTTTCTTCTAAAAACTCTAGATTCGTCATTGAACTAGGTTTTTGTCTTAGCAGGAAGAAGAGATTATCTACTTTTTTATCCCATTCTTCCAAGCTTTGTTTTTCTCTGAACTTTTCTTTGTATTGTTCATTCTTTTCTGCGAAACTCTGGAACATATCAAATATTTCCGGAGATTTCTCAAGTACCAAACCCACAAATTTTCCAATGTTTTCTAAGGTTCGGTTTGCTCTTTTTTCTGCCAACTCATCCAATTTTTCTTGAGCGGCTATTGATGACGTTACTGTACTTGTCACGTCAATCTTCATTTTCACTTCTCCTACCTTTGGAATAGGGAAGGTTGTTTCAAAATTTGATGTAGCATGTCCTGTAATTTCTGGTTTAACTAATTCTGCCGTTACTTTACTGTTTACTACATTCAACTCATTCATTTTGTTAATTCTTTTCATAATCTTTATTTTTAAAAAATTAAACTCCTTTAAGCTTTTATCATTGCTTAAGGAGTATTGTTTTACATTATTTTTTCTTATATATAAGGCTTTCAGTATTTTTGAGATGGAAAATATTTTTAATACAGAATCCAGTTGGAAAAAAAATAAAATAATTAACTATTATAAATCTAGAGAACTTGATCAGGATTCTAACCTGAGATTCTAAGATAAACAATTATCTTAGTGTTTTGACCCGCTAAACTATCTTGTCTATAGATTCAGTTAATTATTTTAATTTTAATTTTGTTGTTGTGTCGTTTAAAGTTGTTTAATTTTGCACCTCATAAACGTAGAAGTTCTGAAGAGATTAGTGAGATTTAAACCTTACATGATTTTTCAGTTCTTCACAAGCTCAAGCTATACATTACGCATTTCCTGAGACGCCTATGATGTCTTTTTTTTTGTTATTGTGTCTTTTAATACATTTATAAGATTTTCCCGGTTTCTCAGACGGTCGAATTTTTTTTATTAAACAGAAAAAAAATAACCGAAGGGAAAAGAGTTTTATATATTCAATTCATCTCTTTTGGCGCCCCTTCGGTTGTCATTTAATTTTTGAGTAGGTTTATTTATACCATACTCTTTTTATTTTATAAGAAAAGAATAACAGTTATTTATTTTATTGGCAATAGTTATATATTATTGATTGATATTCTTTTCATATATAAGGCTAACAGGTTTTTTTGGGCGGTTAATTTCCTTAATATTGTAATTATTTAAAATTAGAAAAATGACACAGGAAGAAGTTTGTAATTATTTTGAAAAGAATTATCCAGAAATGGACTTGTATGAAACTGAAAAAGGAAGTTTCTTTGGAGGATATGATGGAATGGATCAACTAGAAATTTTTGGAACTAACCTAGTAGTGTTTTGTGTAGAAAAAGTTAAAGGAAAATATGTACCTAAACAAAAATATTTTTCTTTCGTAAACAGTACAGAGGAAGAACTAAAAGAATTTCTAGAAAAATATCTTTAAGAAATAAAAAGAGAGGTTTAACTTGACTTTTAATTAGTCAAGACCTCTCTTTATTTTTTTTATTCTGTATATTCTATTATATGTATCTCAGGGGTATAATTTTCTCTAGTTTGTTGAGATACATTCATAAATTTTATCCCTGATACTTCATCTTTTTCTGGATAATGTATATGACCAAACACATGATACTTTGGATTGATCTCTAAGACTCTTTGTGATAGTGCTAAATTTCCAGGTTCATCTTTTCCATACCACCTCTGAGATTGTTTTATACATTCAAGTTGATATATCCTAGGGGCTTCATGAGTTACTAAAATATCTATCCCTCCAGGAATTTCTAAGATATCAGTATTTCCAGGTTTATGTGGAAAAGCATGTAACCATAGAGAAGTTCTAGGATTTCCATATATCTTTATAGATTCTCCGGTTATTCCAGAAATATATTCATACTCTTCATCAACTAGAACTTTAGTAGAGTATCCAAATACCTTTCTAAGTGTGAAAAAATCATCATAATGTCTTTCGATCCAGTAGTCATGATTTCCAGGAACTATTATAATTTCTTGAAGATCCGGAAATATTTTCTTATTCATGAATATATTCTGGTAATTATATTCAAGCCACTCTTCTTGATACATAACTTCATCTGTGGGACATAAATCTCCAGCAATAATTAGAAGTTCGATTTCTGGATAACATTTTGTCTGTAAATCATAAACATAACCGTGAATATCTGATAAACAACCTATTTTTATCATTCTTTCTTTTCCTCCAACATAAACTTCATAATTTCTATAACATCGTCTCCTGTAGTTATATTAAGTTCATTTTTCAAGCGTTTATATGCATCATATCCCATAGTATCGTCATCTTTATAATTAAATTCAACAGGTCTGATCTCTCCTGTTACATATAATATTACTTTACAGGGTCTTCCAGGATTAAAAAATGACTTCTTTGGTTCTGAACGTTGAAATACTACTCCATATATAGCAGATTTTCTAAGTAATGATTCTCGAATTCTCATACCACCTCTTCTTTTATAAATTCTACTTTATGAGTACCTCCTTGTTGTGAAGGTAATATTAAGAGTCCACCATTCCTTAAGGCTTTTCCAAGAGGTGATCTAGAAGTAAACCATTCTCCCAGGGGTTTAAGTTTTCCCTTAAGTACTTTGATTTCCCTCTCGAGTTCTTGATACTTTTTATTTTTCTTGTTATACTCAGATTGTTTTGACTCTAGTTCTTGAATCTCTTTTAGAATTGGTTTAACTTTTTCTTCATAATCTTCTTGTGAGATTAAGTTTTTAGTCTGATTCATTCCTTCTTTTACATACATTACTTTGAATGTTTCTTTAATTAAATCTTTCATAATATTTCTTTTAATAAATCTTTACCAAATATTAATTTAACTTTAGATACTACACTATATAATTTCGCTTCAGATACTACTGTATTGTTCGGTTCTTTATAATATATAATATTATTTTCGAAGTCAAGTTTATATACTTTCCTTAAGTAGAATTTTCCAGAGATACTAATAACAACTTGATCACCTGGTTCTAAAGAATCAATATCTAGGACTAATTCTGTTGCTATTATCATATTCTTGTAAAATTCTTCTTGACCTTTCTTATCTCCGGTAGGGTGGAAAAATAAATAATCTCTTTTGTCGTTCTTATATTTGATTAATTCTTGATAATATTTTTCTTGGCGAGTAACACATTCTGAAAGTTTATATACTTTCATAGATTGTAAGATGATATCAACTTCAGAAACTTCATCTATCCAAACATCACGAACAAAAATTAGATCTCTTCTTCGTTTTACTAACCATACATAAAATAATATATACCATATTATTACTGTAATTCCAATAAAACCTAAAAATAGTAATTTGTCATTTTCTATCATAATTTTTTATATTTTTATTATACATTAATAAGGAAAATAGAGTCAAAAATTACTCCATTTCAAAATCCTTAAAGGCCTTATATATGAAGATAAATAGATATCTTACTAGAGAGAATTAATTGATATATAATAATGTCAGTTAGTTCTCTTTTTTTTACTTTGAAGAGACAATAACAATAAAAATATAATGGAAAGAGAATTTAGATGTAGTCATTGTCAAAAAGAGCTTCAGATTCAAGGTAGTCTGAGGAAACGAGCTGATTGGTATATGATAAAATCGGAACTTTGGAATTTAGTTATAGAGAATAATAAAATTCCAAAAGATAAATGGGGACATACCTATTTATGTGTAGATTGTCTTGAACAGTTATTAGGTCGAAAATTATGTTTAGATGACTTATGGGTTAAAGATGGTAGAGAAATTCCAGCTAATTATTGGTTAATCAGGGAAGTTATGGAGACGGATCCTGAACTGGCTAAAACAAGAATAGATAACTTGAAGAAAGAGTTGGAGTATTTATTATTATCTCCATTTAAACCCAAAAAAGCAATTAAAGAAACAAGAGATCTGATTCAAGATTTAGAACAACTACCTCCTTTGTAACAGAAGAGGAGGTTTAGAGACAATTAAATTAACAAAAGTGCAACGTCCGAAGCAATTAGAGGACAGAAAACAATTAAGAAAATGAAAAACTTAAAAGAAATTTGGTCAGGAATTCGTTTAGATGCAGAATTGATCAAACAAAATTACAATGCAGAACTCTTAGGTATAGGAGTTCACGGAATGACTAGATTAGCAGTAAAACTTGAAGATGCTGATCTTGAATTCATACAAGGCTCGCTTAAAGAGCTTTATGTATCAGAGAACGATAAAGATTATACAGTTAGATCTTTCGTTCGAATTACAGAAAAGAATGAAGAGGGAAATTACGAAACTTATTATATGGTGAAAATTGAACACCTTAGAGATAGTGACAAATTTCGGTTTACATTACAGACAGGAGGTCCAGATCCAAAGAGAAAGAAAAGACTTGGAGTGGATATGTTTGAATGTACATCAACCGAAATGAAGAATATAAGATCCTGGAAAAGTGTTTTATCAGGGTTTTCTTGTTTAGTGTAATTCTTTTTCCATTCTTGGCCGGGGATATAAAGTCTCCGGCTTTTTTAAACCAATCAAAAGAGATTTATTAACAATTTAAAAGAAAGGAATAAAATTATGATTACAATGAACATGAACAGTGATGAGATCTTTAAAGAATTGAAAAGAGATTATCAGACTATACTAGATGTAGTTAATAGAGAAATAGATAAAAATAAACATAAAATATTAAAGATTTATCAACAAACGAAGTCTCCAGTTCCGTTTAAGGAGACGAAGATTATTAATGTATCAAGAAATCAATATCGAGCAATTATTGAAGCATGGCCTAATAAAAGAGAATTTTCAAAAGGGACTACCATTTATACTATCGTAAATAATGGAATAACTGGAAAAAAGAATGCTATATTATTCCCATCACTTGATGTTAATTTGAGGAATATTGTAATATTCGAAGCACATTTTATGAGAAGGTATCGCGAAAGATATCTAAAAATAGATAATATTGACTTTGAAAAGATTGTAGATATTTATCTAAGATCTAATTCTGCAATGATTACAACAATAATTCCTGAAGTTCAAAAAGAGGGAGAATGGAATTTAGAAGGAAAATTGAATGATGGAGTTGCCTTAGGAATTTTTCAGAAAGATACAAAATTTTTCCGTTTTATTACATATGTTAGTAATGAAATGTTAAGAGAAAATCAGATACATTTAACTGATGATTCTCCAACAGGACAAATACTTCAAATGTATCAAAAATTAAAACAGGAGGATAGATTTGCTTGGAGTAATGCTGTTTTATCAGCAGGAGGTCTTGAAGGAGTAAATGAATATTTTTAATGGAGGGGATTAATCCCCTTCTTTTTTCTTAAAATATTATATATGAAATAAAAATATAATTTATTTTTTGTGATAAGTAAATTTTTTTTATTTTCCGTATATAATTTCCTTAAAGCCTTATATATGTAATAAACTTAAAAAAGAAATTATGGAAGAATATGAAGAATCGTTTAACTTCGGAGAAACAATTGTAGAAGTAGCAAAAGAGAAGCAAAGGACTATGAGTGATGAAGAATATCAAGAGTGGCTTTGTCAGTTAAGTGATGAATTTGCTTTTTTAGATTGAATTTGGAATAGGTTTAGTGGTGATGAAACTACTAAACCTTTAATTTTCTTATATATGTAGTAATAAAAATAAAATTATAAATGTTAACATTAGAAGAAATTTATAATAAGTATTTAACAACGGATCGTATAGAAAACGATCCAATAAAAGAAAAATTACTTAATAATTTTGCTCCAAAAAGTGAGGAATTTCTTTCAGCAGAATATATAAATACTGTAATTAATAATCCTTTAATTAATAAACAAGAACTTAAGAAATTATATAAACCGGGAATACCAATTATTCCCATTGATAGGTTTGATTTTTCTATTGTGGATTATCCACCTGTTTTTCTTACACGAGAATTAGAAATTACTGAAGATTTAGGGAAATTAATATTTTCTGAAGTTATCGAAAATAATCCAGATACTTATACTTATAAACAGAAAATTGGTGAGTATGAGTGGGAGTATACGATAGATCGCTCTGTACCTTATTATAAAGTTATCTATAATTGTGAAGTTCGTAATAAATATAAAGAATATTATGATGATTATATGAGAACTCAGAAGATATACATATATTATCTTCCTTCTTTTAATATTTTTAATAATAAGCCAATTGTTAGGGAAGTATATAAGGATCACTATAATAGAGAATTTAAAGATTCTAAAGGAAAACGTATAATACTAAATTGTAGTAATTGTGTAGCGTTTTCAGAGAAGATGCTAGAAGAACAATTTAATGTTTTTAAACGTATTGGAATTAGAAATATGTCAAATAGAATTACAAAAATGGAAAATAATATAAAGTCCATAGAAAAAAGATTAGAGGAGCTTAATAAGAGTAAAGATGAGCTCTTAGAGAAGTTTTTCTACGAAGAGGAGAGGTTGAATGAATTATTTAAATTATAATAAAAGAATATGGAAAAGTACTTAGAATTATCAGATGTTATGTTAGTTCCTGATAATCTTAATTTAGGATGGACTAACTCTGGAAAACTTGATTATTTTGTTTTAGATGATCAGGAAGTTACGGGGGTGCCAAAAAGTTTACCCATCTTTACAAGTCCGATGGAAGCTATTGTTGGAGTTGATAATTGGAAAGTATGGCAAGATTCTGGAATTAAGCCTATCCTCCCTAGAACTGTTGAACTTGGAACTAGACTTGAAGCGTGTGGATTTATCTTCTGTGCGTTTAGTCTTCAGGAGGTAAGAGAAAATTTTATAAATATAGATCAAAGAGGTTCAACTCAACAATTTCATATCTGCATCGACTCTGGAAATGGTCATGATGTAGCTCTTATGGAAATTGGACAGAGATTAAAACAGCTCTACGGAAAACAGGTTATCTTGATGGGTGGAAATATAGCTAACCCTAAGACTTACGAAGTGTATAGTGGCGCCGGATTTGATTATGTACGTGTCGGAATATCATCTGGATCTTTAGTTGATCAAGATAAGTATGGGTTTCATTATCCTATGGCATCTATTCTCGGCGCAATTAATTCACTTCGAAAATCAGGAAAAGGTAGACTTCGGGATGTTAAAGTTATTGCAGATGGTGGTATTACTTGTCACTCGGATATCCTAAAAGCTATTGCCCTTGGTGCTGATTATGTAATGATTGGTCGTGAGTTTGCTAAGATCTTGGAAGCATCTGGAACAATTTATAAAAGAACAGTAAAGTCAGATCAGGATATTATCGAAGAAGTTCAGGAGTTAGGAGGTTTAGTTAATATGTCTCCTATCGAATTATCTGAGTTAGATTTAGTTAGACAATACTTCGGAAATACTACCCCTGAGATGCAAGCACTTCGAGCAGGTTATTCAGATGTAAATTCTTGGAGATCGTCAGGAGAAAAGCCCAGAGTAAAAGTATCAGATTCGGAATGGACTTGGGTAGAGATTGGAACTACTTTAAAGGATTGGATACAGGGTCTAAAGGAGTGTATTAATTATGGATTTATGATGTCAAACGCTAAGTCTTGGAAGGAATTTAGAGATAATACTTTAGTTATTAGAGTAAGATGAGTTCAGGTGAAGAGAAAATAGATAAAGATGTATGGGGAGAATATTTGAAATTAGGTTCTCCAGTTCCGATAGTAGCTATTCGAATTCTTGAAAGATATTCGTTAGTAAGTTATAATTGGGATGATTGGAATGATTTTTATACTGATCTTAAAGGACAAATTATTTGGATGAATAATAAATATTTTCAAGATAATTTTCTTAATCCTCCTAAAATAATTTACAAAGAAGCACAACTTATAGAAACTCTTAGAAAATCAGTTGAGTTTTATTTCTTTAAGGGACATAGAATTTATACTGCATCTGAATTAACTATTATTGAATTGATATCTCATTGTGGAAGTGAGGGTGATATATCTGGAGATATGTGGGAATTTTATAGAAAGGAGTGTATGCCTGTTAAGTTCGATGACCTAACTCACTTTGTTAAATGAAAACGTACCTTTTTGTGAAAGAAGTACCTGATTTTGATAAACTGGGACATCGTATAGTTTTTAAAGAATTTATAAAGATTATTGCATCTTCTAAAAATGAAGCTCAGGAGAAACTTGAAGAACAACTAAGACCTAGATATCCAAAAAGAAAGAACTATGAACAAGAACTTAAAAGATGGAAAATAACAGAGGAAGATATATTTTAATACTGAAAATAGATGTAACGGATAAAATGATTGATTGGTTTCCAGTAACACTTGATGATTCTGGAGAGATTACAAATGAAAAACTTGAGATAATTAAAACTTGTCTTTTACATAGATGGAAATATCAAAATCCACCTATCTTAAAACAGAAAGATTTTATTAAAGAGATTAAGAATACTATATCTGAATCTCGAGTGTTTTATGTTCCTTGGGGAATTACAGCAGAATTAATTATATCTAATTGGATTGATTTTTATCACAGTAGACCAATTCCTTCTGAGATTGAAAAGATTTTTATTAACTCAAAACCAATAGAAAATTTATGGCAACTTTTTTAATTGATTATGATGGTACTTGTGTTCCTAATCTTCCTGAATCTGGTTTTTCAGAGGTTGATACAGGAGCTGAAAGGGTTTTGAAGAGAATAGTTTCCGCCGGACATAGATTAATTCTTTGGACTTGCCGAAATAACTCTAGAAATAATCCATATAATTACATCGGAGGAAAATTTAGAACCGAGACATCTTTAGAAGAAGCCGAGAGATGGTTTCGAGAAAGAGAGATTCCGTTATATTGTGTAAATGATAATCCAGAGGAAGAAGGTGTGATTGGATATGCAAGAAAAGTTTTAGGAGATTTTTTGATAGATGATACAGCTCTTGGAATACCTCTTAGATGGGGTGAAGCTGAGTATGTAAATTTTGATACTGGGGAGATAAAAACTATATATACCTCTTGTGTTGATTGGGAGGCTATTGAAGTAATCTTAGAAAGGATGGGAATGTTATAGAAGTTATGGAAGTTTATAAAGTAGAGATAGAGGCGCCGGATATTGATTTTTGTTGGTATTTTATATTTGCTAAATCTAAGGAATCAGCTATTAAAATTTATGAAGAATATTCAAAATCTATTATATTACCGGCACAAGGTACTGATATTCTAAAACTTGGGGAATATAGAGCCTTCCTAAAGAAATTTGGAAGGTTAATAAGACTCCCTGGAATAACTTCGTCGTCAAAAATAGAAGGTATAAAAGTTGATTTAACTGATAGATCCTTTTCTTGGAAAAAGTCTTAAAACCTTACTTTTGAGATAAACCAATAAAACCCAAGAATCATGGAAAAAGAATTAAAACAAAAACAAGGAATTAATTATGTTAGAGAAGATGGAATTTTAAGAATTGGGACTAAACTTGTAATATCTCCAGAGATTATCGGTTTTCCCGAAGTTGAAAGAGAGAAAGAGTACAGGGTTACTAATGTTGAAAAAGTTATAAAATTAGATTCTCCTAAGCCAATTTATTATATAACTCTTGATGGGTTAGGTGAAAGAGTATATACAGATGGAATTTTTTCAATTGTCCCAACAAATTTCAATGTCTATAGATGGAAAGGATATTACATCTTAGCACTCTCCGAAGAACAAGCTCAAAGAATCTGGAATACATGGATAGATAACTTAGAGATTGTAGCAGCTGATGGAAGACCTAAGATGTATAAGTTTGTAAATAACTTACAAAATCGAGGAGATCAAGAATTATTTCCTAGAATCATCCGACGATTACATTCAGAATATTCATTTCCTTGTATCGTTGAAGACTTAGAATTCGAAAAAGAGCCTGTTTATGTTTATAAATTTCCAGGTTAAAACCAAAAGAAGACTGTGAGAAATCCGGTCTTCTTCTTTTTTGCTCTTTACAGCGATTCAGAATCTTATTAATGGTAAACATATAGATGTGTTTTGTTTGTTAGTATTAGTTTTTAAAGTTTAATAGAAGTCCCTAGTCTGTGAAGATTGGGGATTTTTCTTTTTCTAGGCTTCAAAATCTTATAATTGAATAAAAACATTTAATTATTATAAATTATGGAAAATAAAACAATTAAAGATTTTAGAAGTTTTTATAAGTCTCAGAATCCTTTTAAGATGACTAGTTTTGATGATAAACTTCATAAAATGTCAGAAGCTAGAGGAGGTTATATTAATCCTTATATTCTTGAGGAATCTGAGAGAAATATGTCTCAGTTAGATATTTTTTCTAAACTTATGAGCAAACGTCAAATTTTCTTCGGTACAGATGTAAATTCAGATAGTGCAAATATAGTAGTTTCTCAATTATTATATCTAGATTCTGTAGAAAATGCAGATATTACTATGTATGTAAATAGCCCAGGTGGAGAAGTTTATAGTGGAAATTCAATACTTGACTGTATGGATTTTGTAGAATCAGATATTAGAACTGTTTGTACTGGTTTAGCAGCTTCATTTGGTGCTATGATTTTGATGTGTGGAACTAAAGGTAAGCGTTCAGCACTTAGAAGGGCAACAATAATGTGTCATCAACCGCTCGGTGGGGCAAGTGGTCAAGCAAGTATGATAGAAATTGAATGTAAAGAAATTTTGAGGCTAAAAAAAGATCTTTATGAAACTATCGTAGAGCAGACAGGAAAAACTTATGAAGAGGTTGAAAAACTTTGTGATAGAGATAGTTGGATGACTGCACAGGAAGCATTAGATTTTGGAATTATTGACGAAATCATTAGAAAGAAATAATAATCAAGAGAGTTGTTTGGAATTTCCAGGCAGCTCTTTTTATTTTCTTATTATGGAAAAGAATAATATAATAAATATTTTGTCAGATCCTGAAGTTTCAATGGATCAAAAATTTCATGAATATTGTAAGTTTTATCAAGAGTATATCACAACACCATTTAATGATTATCTTGAGCCTATAATTTCTGACGCAGTTCAGGAATTTTATCCAGAGTTTCATATTTTTCGAACTGTTTTTTGTTTAACGGGAGGAAAGTTTGATTATAAGATCTCTTTCACCAGACTTAAGGAGATATATAGATATTTTTCAAGTAAATATTCTTTTGGTGGTAGAGAAATAGAAACGGAGGTCAAAACATTCAAACATGATTTTACAAGAAACCTGGAAAAGAGTTTTAAGGATCTTTTAAGTAATCCTTTCATAAGTGATGGAAATGATGCAAGAGTAGATATCTCTGGGTTAGACAGCTTTTATAAAGAAAGTTTACCTTATGGATATTATTACACTACTTTCGAAAGTAAAGATGAATTTCCTTTACCACCTGAAAGAGATTGGAGGATTAAGACTCTAGATATTTCGCTGTTTTCTTCCGGCCGTTTTGTAATTACTCCATATTTAACAAATTATATCATACACGACAATGAGAGGTAGTGGATTTTTATTGGGAGTATTATGTTCTGGATTAGATTTAAATAAGAAATTCAGACAGTATTGTAAGGTTAGATGGGAAAATAATACGGCCGAACTTACAACAGCGGATCCTAGAGCAATTGAAGAGTTTTATCCTGAATTTCCTGAGCTATATGATTATTTCTTTAGTTTGGGAGAAGTAAAAGAACCAGCACATCCAATTAATGAGGGATATCTTAATGTTTCAAAGATATTATCATTAAAGAAAGACTTAGAAGAATCAGTTATGCCTTTTGGATTCATTTCTGGAGGTTCAGTTTCTAAAAAATTTATGGAAATTGTTAATATAATTGAATCATCTGTAGTAACTAACTTTTATACTAAAGATTACTTAAAAATATATTTTAGAAAAGCATGGAAAGAAGTTGGAGTTAATAGAAGCGAGTTTTGGGAAGGTGATTTATTTTATATGTCAGGTGGTAAAATATGTTTAGTATTAGATTTAGATAGTGATAGATATATAGCAGTAAGTAGTCATGATTAGTTATATTTCAATTTATACTTCAGATGTAATAAAAGGATTAGAGTTATATAATAAATGTTTAAAGATTAATCCAAGAAAACCACCTCTGTATGGAAAAGATCTAGAAATATTAATTCCTTGGGCTGATTGGAATAATTATACTAATATTCTTTTTCCAACTCTCGGAGAACTTAGGTCTCTTGAAATTAAAGAGTATTTATGGGAGACAGATCAGAAATTAGAAATTTTATCTTCTAAAGCAATGGAAGGATTATATAAATCTAAGTATTTTGATCTCTTAGGTAATTTTATTGGAGTAAATCAACAGAATGAGTTTTGGTTTTTTGATGGAAATAATAGATTAAGAGATGTTTTTTCTATTCGTTTCAGTGATATTGGTACTGGTATCGTTATGGGTTATTCTTTAATAAATTATTTTGAATTAGGTTACGCTGTAGAAAAAGAAATATTTTATAGAAGATTTATAAATAGTGATCCGAAAAGATTTGAATCCCTTAATAATGTAATTAAAAATATATAAAAAATTATGAACGAACAAGAAATGGACTTTAGAATAAATTGTATTTTAGCTAGAGCTAGAAACATAATTTATTATAGAAGAATTGATAATCGTCCTAGATGTCAATATATTCACACAGTACGAGGACTTAGACAAGATACTAGAACTTTATCCCTAAGTCTTCCTAATACTGAAAAATATAAAGATATTAAGGAATTATTTGGGAGGATAGTAAGAACAATTCCTCCAAAAGTAAAATCGGAAGAGTGTGAGGAGGTTATTATGAAGGTAGCAGAGATCCTTATGACTCCCGAAGAAATTCAGCAACTTCCAGTATTACCAATTTCAGAAGAACAAGTTTTCGATGAGTGAAAGTACTAATATTGAACAACTTAAAACTTTACTCTCGATTTTAAATAATGAGGGTTGGTATATTCAAACTAAATTCGAAGCTTTTATTGGTTATCCTAGAAAATCTGAGATCTTAGATATTATTGATGATTCACCTTATTCTAGTTTTATAGATATTTTTTATCAGTATGGAGAAGAGTTGTGTAGAAGCATTAATTATGATGTTTTATATGCAGCCTATGATCTTAAGAGAACTTTAGGGTCAAAAGAATATAAGGAGTATGTTAAAACTACACGGAAATGCATTGAAGTTATAGTAACTGACTATAAAATTAGTAATATTGTTGCTTCCGTTAATCCTGTATTAAGAGATCCTCGTGAAAATTTACAAGGTTATTTTGGAACTATAAGAATATCTTCAGTTGATAAAATATTCTTAAATGGGATGAAACCTCAACTTGGGATCGGTTTTTCTGATTATATTGATTTCCTTAAAGTAATATTTCGGAAAGATTGGAAGTTTGTAATAGATGGTAATAAAGATAAATTATTCATATATAAAAGAACAGTATGACTAGTAGTAAAAGAAAAAAAGAAAGACGTCATCAAAGATATCTTAGAAACGTTAGAAAAGAAGTAGAGTATAAAAAAGAAGCTTGGGAATCTGGAAAATTAATTGAAGAAAATCATAACCAAGGACCATATTCTGCTGGTTATAGTATTGAACTTGGAGATAGATTGTATAATATTATTCAGTCTTACAAGGAACAAGCTTATCAAAATCCAGAGTGTCCAGGTGGAGATAATGATTTTATGTTGAAGAAATTTAGAATGTATAGAATGAAAATTCGAGATTTCATTTTACATTACAATCCTGACATCCCAAAGACTAATGCATATGAATATTTGAAATCAGCAATAGAAGCTTATTGGGATCGACCAGAAAAACTACTTTTACTATTATGATAACATTAGAAAAATTAATTTTTACAAAAGAATTGATTATCTCAGTATCAATTGAAAAATCAATTGTTTTAGAAGAAAGATATCGATTTTATCCAGAATATACAAAAAAGTTCTTTGGGTTTATCAAATGTCGTCAAAAGAATTATATGAGAGATATGATTTACTCACAAGAATCTAGAAAATATGAAAATATTGAACCGGGACAATCTATAAGACTTCCAAATTCAGTATTTTATTGTGGTGTTAAGGATGGAATAATAGGAGAAGATATGTATTCTGATGGATCTTATAAAGTATATAGACTTCCATATATTATAATTTACTATAAAATCGATATGTATGGGAATAATATAAGAAGAAAAGAATATACATTTAAAACAGAAAAAGAATTAAATGAGTTTCTTAATCTATTATATGAAAAGGGTCTACTTACTGATAAGGATTTATTTTATGATAGAACTTCAAATAAATTAATAAAAAGTGCTAAATTATGATGAATATAGGAAAATTATTTAACTTACCTTACTCAATTGAAGATTATAGAGTTACAAAGATAGAAATAAATCCGGAGTCATTAAAACTCGAAGATCATAAATTCTACTTTGTTTATGAAGAAAAGTACACAATAGAGAGAAAAGTTTTTGGATTCTTTAAGAAAACAGAAACACATTCTAAGATGCATAATAATGTAGTGGTTACTGGAGGAAGTTCGGACACCGAAATAGTAAAGAATTTTAATTATCTTAAATGTATTCCAGGAAAAACAATTCTTGATCTTTACAGTTATACTAATATTTCAGGAGAATGTTTGATTTCAGAGTCTCAAAATCAGGATGGTTCATATGATTTAGTAAGACTTCCATATGTCAAATTAACTTTGACATATATCGGAGATAAGTCTCAATATTATCATATAACAAATATAGTTTCATTTAGTAACAGTGATGATATAACAAAGCTTTTGAAAGATTTAGTAGATGATAATTTAATATCTGATGAATTATTTCAAGATAAAGAGACTACAGGGTTAATTACAGATGTTTATAAATATATTAAAAATTATATAAGAAATGGTAAATGATGATATTCTTATAAAATTCGCCAGAAAAAGAGGTTTTTCTAAGACTTGGCCAGATCAAGTTAATAAAATGAAGTCCAGAATGACAGAAATGAAACTTGGATTTCCAGGAATAGGAAATGATCATCTTAGTCTTATGGAATATCAAAATCTAAACCCTGGTGAGATATTTATATATGATCCTTATGTAGAATCAGGTGCAATTGGAGATGAAGCTCCCTTGATGTTAAAAATTTTAGATAATGGAATGTGTTATATAGAAGGTATTGGAGTTGGTTTAGATAGTCAAAGAGATCCAGAACGTATAAAGTTTAGATGGAGAGATACAATTCAGCTTCCACCACTTCCACCAGAATTTTTAGTATTTAGAGTAGATCCAAGACCAACTTTAAATGGAGGTCCGGGGTATTACTATTTTTATAAATCTTATCGAGATTTTAGGTACTAATGGAAAATAAAAAGATTACTAAAATTTTCGAAAATATATGTGAAGAGTTAGGAAAAGGGTCATTTCAATACTATTCTACAGTTGTTAAAACTCATTATTTACAAATTACTGGGATAAAAAATCCAGCAGTATTCTTAATTCATTCCGATGAAATAGGTCCTAATGCTTCTGAAGTACCTATGTATATAATTAAAACTAACCCAGAAGGAGATCTTCCAACTGAAGAGCTTGTTACTGTATCTTATAATGATATTGAAAATTATATATATCGTTACTTAGCAGCATTATGATAAACCTGAAAAATATAATTAAAGAAGTTTCAGATATTTTTGGAGATCCTTTGTATGTTGTTCACGATTACCCTGATCAAATAACTTTAGTGTTTTCATCTATGGTATTATTTGAATTAAGAAAAGAATCTTCAGATATTATCGAATATACTATAATTTATCTAGGTACTAAAGAATATAAAATGAAGAAAATAAAAACAACAACTGAAAAAGTGATCTTAGATTCGATTCTTAATTCAGTTGCTGAAGGACTGTAAAAATAATAAGAGAGGTCTTGACTAATTAAAAGTCAAGTTAAATCCTCTCTTATTTTCTTTTTATCCCATTACAATGGATGTATGGGCTACTTCTTTTTCTTTATACTTTACAGTATTTTCTACAAATGTTTCCAACTCTTTCCGATAAGCATTTTCTGCGTTTAGTATCATTCTTCCTCGTTGAATTCCTTCTGAGTAAACTAAACGCTTAGCTCTAGATTCAGCAATTCGTCTTCCTTTTGTTTCATCGAATTTATCATCTTTGTGACAACGAGCAACTGTTTTAACTTCAAAAGGTTCTAAGAATCTCTCTTCACCTTCCCAAGTAAATCGGAAATTGTTTTGACCAGACTTTTTATCATCTAGTTTCGCAGTCATAACACAAGTTACTGTTCTTCTTTTTTCACTCACATAAAACTTTGTAGATAAAAATCTTACTTTCATAATTGTTTATTTTTATTTATTAATACATTTATAAGGAACTCGGGGTTAGTACTTTAAAGTAAACTCTCCATGTCATCTTCCATTTCACGAATTTCCATACTCTAAGTTTTACTCCAAATTTCTTAGCTCTTCTAATGTAATGTTGTATTATTTTTCTTTCATCATAAACCTTACATCCATAGCGTTCTTTTGCTAGATTTTTATTACTCATTATTCCTCGTTTATCTCCGAAAGTCATAATTAATCCTCTATTACAAATCTTAACTGCATTATCAAAGCATTTCATTGGGGTATTAAATGGATCTAAATCTACAATATCAAATTCACATTCTTTTTCATATAATACCCTAACAAGATCTTCAGCAGGGAAATGTAATTTAGCTGGATAATCTTTGTTTATATCATTTGTTAATACTAATCTTCCTCTTGTATACTTTGTCCAAAACGGTTTACTTCCTGAATAAGCATCTAAAATAGTCATTATTCTATCTTCTTTTTCAAGATGTTTTAGAAATTTATCATTGAGATTATATTTCTCTTCTATATGATTTTTATTATAAGTTCCATTCTCTGTTCTAAACTTAACACACCTATTTCTAACAGATGTTTCAGTTCTAGATATAGATTTAGCGATTAATCCATAAGGTATTCCTAAGTCATTAAGTTTCATAATATATGATAACTCAGAGTGGGTGTATTTATCATTTCTTTTCCTCTTCTCAAATAATACTGGAAGTTCTTTGATAGATTTCCCACTAATTTTACCTTCTTTTAGATTTTTTAATACTTCATTTTCGAAAATTTGTTCTAATCTTTCCATTCTTTTAGGTTTTTATTTCAAGTATAAGATTCTCAGGCCAAAAAAAATAAGCCCGATCTTCGCAGACCAGACTTATTGACTAAAGCAATTTTCATTAACAATAATTTCCATATATAAGGTTTTTAAGGGAAATGTACATAAGAAAGATATAAAACTCTAATAGCCTTAACTATGATCAAAGAAAATTAAAATGAGAATAAAAAATTTAAGATTAAAAAATTTTTTCGCATGTAAAGAAGAAATATCAATAGGATTTTCTCCGACTGGACTTACAGAGTTAATAAGCAGTGATGTTGATTACAAAGTAGATATATCTTTAGATGAATTTCTCAAAGGAATTGGTAAATTTTTACTGAAAAAAGTTAGTAAAGTAGATTTTAGACCATATGATCCTATAGAACCTATTGAAATGTCTATAACTCTTTGTTCTGAAGATTATGATATAGGATATAGTGTTATCTTTACGTTAGATGAGTTTATATCTGAATCCCTTGTTGTAGATCAAAAATTAGCTGTATATGTAGATCAATATGAAATAAGTATAGGAGCAGGATTTAAAGGAACTGGGGAGGATGAAGAAATTTTATTAAATTTATATGAAGTTTATAAATCAACAAAATTTATTACTTCTTTTATTTCTAATTTATCCTATGACTATCCTAATATATCTTATGGAATAGGTAAGTTTTTTGAAAAAGATTTAATAATAGCTGATTCAGGTGAAGGACTTAAATGGGGTATTGATCCATTTATTGAAAAACTCATGAAATATCCTGAATCAGTTCAAGAGAAAGTAAGAAATATTATTCCTGATTTAGGTTTTGGAATAAATAAAATAACTGAAGACTGGAGGATAATAACAGATCATGATCCAACTGGATTATTAAGTATAATTGATCATGGATCAGGATTTAGAATTCTTATGTATATGCTTCCTATAATATTTAGTATTATAGAGGATCCTGAAGAAAGGTGTTTATTTATAACATCAATGTCGGGTCTTCATCCAACTCTTAAAAGGGGTTTGATAGAAAATATTAGATGTGAACTAGGAAATAAAAACTCACAAATATTATATAGATTATGAAATTATTAGAAAAAGGAAACAGAATTACATTGTTTGAAGGTGGTATTGTAGTAGATGAAAATTTATTAAAATATAAAAATCTAGTAAAAGATACAACCGAAAAAGTAACTTTAAGTTCAAAGGAAGACCTTAAGGAATCTGAAGTAAATATAAATTTTAATAGAATAGTAAATACAGATCCTGATTCAATAACTCCAGGACAATTTCTTTTCTTAGAAGGTGAGAAAGAAATAGAAGCTACAGATAAAATTCTAAAAGGTTTATCTAGAGTTAAGGAATTTCTTGGAGACTCAAATGCTAGGAAATTTAATATATCAATTTCAGAAAAGCTATTAAAAATTCTGAAGGAAAATAATTCTTTAATCTCAGGTAGAATTCGGAATCAAATTTTCGTAAATAATAATGATGATTCTGTTAAATATGTTAATACTAATATGAATTCTTCGGGGAATAAGAAAGAGAAGAAAGGTTTCTTAGAAAAATTATTTGGAAAGAGAAAAAAGACAATTACTGAGGATAAGATAGAGGAACCGAAAAAGCTGTATGAAATAAATGTAATAGAATTGTTTGATCAAGTTAAGATATTAGCTGGAAAAGAAAAAGAGTTTAAAGAACGTACTGAAGCTTATATGAGCTTAATTCATAAAGCTACTGTATTAAATCAACAAGCTCAACTCGAAAAATTAATTTCAGAATTAGTTATACATATTTATGAATCAGTTCTAGCAGTTTCTGGAATTAATCATTATATTACAATGTCGGATCTAGTAACTCTTCAGAAAAAATGTGAAAAACAACTTGATATTGATTATATTAAGAATTTCACAAGAGTAATTCCAGATTCAGTTGCTGAAAAGAAAGTACTGGCAGATAATTTACAAGTATTTGATAACTACGTAATTCTGTACTATGATCCTACCGGAAAATCATTCAGTTTAACAGAATATGAAAAAGCTGAAGAGGAGAGAATTAAAAAGGATCCAATTCTATTTGGTGTTATTAAAGATTCGGATAAATTATATTATATTGATTCCTGGATAGATGATCTTTGTGATTTAACATGGGATCAAGTAGTAGAGAAATTAAGTGAAGATAAAACACTATGATTGAAGATAAAGAATCTTTGCAGAAAAGTTATAATATGTTTTTTGATGAACTTCCAGAGGATGTTAAAGAAGTTCTTGGAGAAATGGGTTTATCTGAAAAGACAGCTATGCCAGAACTTTTGAAGTGGCATAAGAGATACTTACGTCTTAGTGCTCTTTACAGTTCTATGAAAGAATCTAAACTGCCCTTAATGAATGGAACTTATATGCTTGTGTCGAAACGATTAGCATTTGTAAGATCCATTTGGGGTATTTATTATGATATCTTGGATGGCATCTCTCATAATGATCCTACTTTGTCAAAAGAGTTATTAAGATTAAAACAAGAAAAGAGAAAAAATGAGTTGTAGATTACTTGAAAAATACTTTGCAGAAAAACATGGAAGTAGTATTGACAAGAGTTTTAGAGGAATACCTATTGGAATGAGTCTATATGATTCATTGAATTTCGTGTATGGATCCCTTAGAATATCTACTTATGACAGTTCTTGTTTAATTATAATTAATGATAGTCGAGTTGATGAAGAAGAGAGATCTTTTATTTGGAGTAGAGTTTCACATAAATCTGTTGGTGAACTTATAACTAGTGGAATTTATGAAGGTGATATTTTAATCCATGAAGATTATCCAAAGTATCTTTTCGAACTTCAATATATTAATGGAGGATGGAAACCTTGTGTAATTTATGGAAGTGAAGGAACTCCAGAGTTAGGTGGTTTTCCTGGAGATCTTAGAGAATATGAGGTTCATTCATGGAAATATGAACATCACCTTTGGTATGCAGATTCCTCAATGGGAGTTAAGAAGCCTAGAGAAGATCTTATTTTCTTAGGGTCTATTGAAAAAGATACTGATAATCTTTTTTTAACTCCAGGAGATGATGGAATATTTAGAGACTCTTTAAATATATTTTTTGAATCTGATATGGGTGATTATGGAAAGATAATTATTACAGAAACCATTTTTGCAGAAAACTTTCATACCTGTACTTATCCAGAAAAGACTATTAAAGATGCAATAGAATGGAATCCAGTAGTTGGAGATTTGCTTAGAAAAAGAAAATTAATAAGTTTTTAAAAAAGCCTATGGAATATTTATTTATAACTGTTGTAATACTGTTATTAATAACAGTATTTATACTTGTTAAAGTTAAAAATCGATTGAAAAAAGATAAGCCAAATATATTTTTCGTCTTACCTTCAGTTATGGCTATATTTATTGTATTTTTTGCATTTACTTTAAATAAGCCAGTAGATACAAAACTAGTTGAATACTCAGCTAGGTATATAAAACATTACAGTAATTGGATAGAAAAAGTAGATGGAAAAGATGTTACTCATGAAGATGTTTATTACCTAGTTTATGATGATTTTGATACTGGTGAAGAAGTAGAGATTGAAATTTCGAAAAATACTTTTATGTATTTTCAAGGATTATGGAAAAACAAGGAAGATATCATACATCCACAGAATAAGAGTTGGCATATATGTAGATCTAAGTGGAATAGTAATCCTGAAACTGCATTAATATTCTCAAAACCAGTTAATTACTATAACTACATGAATAATATCTTACCGATCTATAAGTTATATGATGTAGATATATCAGAAGCTTTGAAGAAAAGATTATTTATGAGATATAGTATTGGTAGAGTTGTAAATTCAGATAATATTTTAGAACCTAGACAAAATTTCGTATATGGTATCAATATTCCTGATTCTCTAGAAAGAAAAATTGGTTATATATGTTCCCTTGATCCTATGTTCAGACCTATTCTTTTAGTTTGGCAAAATAGCTATAAGAATAAAACAGAACTTCAAAGATCATTCTGGTCTGGAGGAAAAGAAAATGAAGCAATATTTTGTATAGGTATTGATGAAAATGATACTATAACTTGGTCTGGATCTTTTAGTTGGGATAGAGATAAGAAGTTTGAAAAATATATTTTGGAAAAATCTCTTAAGCCTGGAACAAAGTTAAACATAGAAAATTATTCAGATTGTTTACTTAGTGGATATCAAAAAGATTATTGGAATCATATTGAATTGGATTCTTATAATTTCATTCAAATACCTTTTATAAATTTAATTACTATAATTATATCTGGATTTATAGTAATTCTTAATCTAGCAACTATAGTAAGAGTGTATAGAAAAGCCGAACAATAATAATTATTTACTACCTTGGAGAAAATAAATCTTCCAGGGTAGTTTATTTTCCTTATATGTGATTAAAACAATAAACGATTATGAAGAAAAATGATTATGAAAAAGCAGTTGAATTATTAAAAGAAATAGTTCAAGATTGTAAATTCAAGGAAAAAATCTATCTAGTTGGTGGATGTGTCAGAGATTTAGTTCTAGGAAAAACTCCAAAGGATATAGACCTGTGTATTGATTATCCAGAGGGAACAGATCTCTTTATAGATTTTCTAAAAACAAAGCCTGAATGTTCTGGTTTTGTTACTTATAATAGATTTAAAACGGGAAAATTTTCATTAGACATAGGAACCAATGAAAAGATAGATATAGAATGTGTTGTGCCTAGAATTGAAACTTATAATCAGGGACCAAGAAGACCAGATACAGTACAGCAAACTAATATCACTGAAGATGCTTTTAGACGTGATTTTTGTTGTAACGCATTGTATAAAAATTTATTAACTGGAGAAGTATTAGATCCAACGGGGAAAGGCTTAGATGATTGTAAGAATAGAGTCTTAAGAACACCTCTTGATCCTGAACAGACTTTTAAAGATGATCCTCTTAGAATGTTAAGAGCAATCAGATTTGCCTGTACTAAAATGTTTACTATTTCTGAGGAAACATACTCTAAGATTGATAATATTCCAGAATATTCAGCTCTTAGTATGGAAAGGATTAGAGATGAATTTACTAAGATTCTAATGTCAAAGAATGCAGTACGGGGAATTATAGAATTAATTGGAAAATGTCTTATGTGGAGAATTTCTAAGATTTTTCAATTAAATATCGGTTTCGTACAGAATAATAAGTATCATGATAAAACTTGGGGCGAACATTCTCTTGCTGTATTGGGTCATGTAATTCAAGGCGGAGCAAATCTTGAACTTAGGTTAGCAGCCCTCTTTCATGATGTTTCTAAACCAATATGTTATCAAGTAAAAGAAGATGGATCATTTTCATTTCATGGACATGATAAAGAGTCAGCAAAAGAAACAAGAAAAATCCTAACTAATCTTAAATATCCGGGGGAAGTAATTGATAAAGTCGTTTTCTTAGTTGAAAATCATATGTGTATTAAACAGCTATATGACTATTCTCGGGGATTATATACAGGAAAACCAAAGAAAACTCGTCAACTTATCAGACTTCTTGGAGATAACTTGACGGATGAAATGAAGTTAATTGAAGCTGATAATATGAACCATAAACCTTGTTGGAATATGCCAGGTCAAACTGAATCATTTCTCTCCGAAGTTGAAAGAATAAAAAATCTTCAACCTACTGCAAATTTCACAGTTCCAGTTACAGGAGAGTGTATAATGACAGAATTTAGATTAGCTCCTGGAAAAATAGTTGGAGAGATAAAACAAATTCTTCAAGATTATTTCGATGAAGATCCAGGACTATCAACACCGGCTGATTTATTAGAAAAATATAAAGAGGAGTTTAGCGGCGGAAGTTTATGGTTTGTTAAAGAAGGAGATAAGTATTTATGTTTTTCTAAGGAACCAAAGAAAAATGAATATGGATACTGGAACACCCCAGAGTATGAAAAACTTGAGATAGATCCTTCTGAGGTAGTTATAACAGATATATCCGCCGCTTCTGATCACTCTATTATATATGTTCCGGCCGTATTTTGTCCCAGAGTATGGAGAAAGAAAGCCAGACAATTAAAGGCTCGAGAAATTATGAAGGAGGTAATAAATAAAGTATTCGAACTACCTCAAGAATTCAGAGAGGATTTTAAAAATTTAGAATTGAGATTAGATAATGCCCCAGATGTATATGCTAGGGTGAAGTGGAACGATAATACTATAGAAGAATGGATGTAAAAGTTTATCAATGTGTTATACAGAATGTATTCGCAATATATTATACAGTACTTACAGAATCAAATTCTACAGAAAAAATTACAATACCTTATGTAGATTATGGTAGATTCGAAGTGTTTGCAGAACCTGGATTTAGTTTTGAAATTGTACAGGACGAAGTAAAATTAAAACCATACTTAGAAAAATTTGAAAGAGAAAGACCAATACAATTAATGGATTTCTCTAAAGTAGGATTAGTTTTAGCATCTCCAATTGATCGTCCAAAAATTCCAAATCTTAATTCTATGTCAAAAAGATTTTATAAAGATCCAATGATACAAATTTCATTTTTAATGGATGTAGAATTTTTGAATAAACAACCAGGAACTCGATTAATTAGAGAGTACGAATTAAATTCATTTACTAGAATGGATATCCTGACTTCCGTAATTCCTATCCCTGAAAAGAAATTTAGAACTGTAATAGGATTTTTAAAAACTATAATCTTTCGAAATTATCTTATAGATACTGGAAAAATTACTGGAGAACCAAAAATAAATTTAAAATGGGGAAAATGAGTATATTATTAAGTTATATAAATTTTAAAGGAGCAGAATACACTTACTTAGAAATTTCTTCTTCAGATAAAGAAGATTTACTATATACTTTTCCATTTTTACACTCAAGATATATTTTGTCTAAAGAAAAATATAAAAATCTTTTTGATAAGACTTATATGTTAAAACTTTTTAGAGAAATTCAATTAGAAAAGGATGTACGTCTAGTTTCTTCATCTAAGGTATTTTTATATCTTGTTACAAAAGAATGTATTTATAAAAAACTTTCTTTTAGAAAATTAATAAATATAATAAATCGAAAGAAAGAATTAATCTATACGGATTCAAGATTAGATATCAGAAATAATAACATTTGTAGGGGAGAATATTTACTTGAAACTTCTTTATTTGAATTATTAAGAAATTTAAAAATAGATAGAGAATTTGGTTATTGTTCACCTGAATTTGTTGAAAATCTTCTTTATCGAAATTATCTAATTGACAAAGGAATTATTAATGAACCAAGAATAATTTAATATGAAACCAGAAGAATTAGTAAAGAAAACAAAATTAGATCGAATTACTGGAACTAGATCTGTAACACGTACAGATGGATATATGTTTGTAGAACTTTCAGAAGGAGACAAGAAAGATCTGGAAACTATTGATAATCTAACAGGGAAAACACTTTATATAGTAGAACATGGTGCATCTCAGGTTATGGATCTCTTCGAAGAAGGAAATTCTCAAGTAGTCATAGATGATTCTACCGGAAAAACAGGTTTAGTTGTAAATGCTATTGATATTTCTGGAGATTTTATGTTATATCAAGTAAAAGATACAAATAAACCAGATACTTTTAGATGGTGGAATACTAAGGTTTATATGAATGTTAAACGAGTTGATCTTCCATTCCTTAAGACACCGACATTAGGGAAAGAATCAAGAATTTATATAACTATAGCCGAAAATCATGAGATTTATAAGTTTCCAAAATTAATATATCCAAATCCTATAAAAGATTTCTTTAAGTGGTTGAAGAAGAAAAAGAAAATTTCGATAAAAGTAAAATCAGTATATGATCGAAATGAATCTTTCGAGAGTTGTTCGGGGGTCCCAAAAAGAAATATTAAAGGAGAGGAAGAAATTCTTGAGTATATAAAAGAACTTGAAGGTAATACTAGTTGGAGCTGGTATTGTTCTTGGGCTAACAAGTTAAAAAATATAAAAGATATTACTATTACTCAAGAAGATATTAATGATTATATTTCTGAAGCAAAAAATAGATATAAAATTTACCGATGATTTCCTTAATAATGTGATGATATTAAACAATATTAAAATTAAACAAATAGAAAAATGAAAGATTCATCAAAATTTGAATTATCTCAAGAGTTAAAAAAGTTTTTCGAGAGAGCTCATGAAGAAGTAGTTTCGTTTATGGGAAAAGAAATATCACTAGATCATATAGTTTCTCAGATAGTTATAACTTATCTGGATAATGAAGGTGATATTCCAGAACTAAGAGATTACCTAAAAGATCTGTTTATCGGAAAACCTAGTACAGAAGAAGATCTTAGAGAGTTTGTAATGGATGTAATGGCCGAAATTAGAGAAGACAATAAATTCACAGCGCCTTCTGAATTGTATACTGGCGCTGATTCGATTGTCTTGTCTCCGGCCGTTAATTATATCTTGGATAAACTGACAGATATAAATTTAAAATCTGAGATGACTGATGATATTGATACACTAGCTTTCCTTATGTGTTCACTCCCAGAAGCAGAGTTCAGTAAGATTGCTAAGTATCTTGTAAATGAATTAGACGCCGATGCAAGAGACCTCACGAGTTTATTTTGGAAGATAAATGACTTCGATACGAAACTTGGAATAAAAGACCAAGAAGATAATTGTGAGGAAAATAACGGCGGCGAACTTAAAGAAAAAACTCTCGATTATAACCAAGGCGACGAAGACTCAGAAAAACGTCGCGAAGAGGAAGATCGAGAATTTGAAATGGCTGGACAAGGAAGTAATGAACCTTTAGTTTCAGGTGATCCTAATTCAACTACACCATTCTTAGATCAATACTCAACCAATTTATCTAAACAATGTAGATCTGGACAATTTGATCCAGTTATTGGAAGAGAGAAAGAAATCTCACAAGTTATTGAAATATTATCTTGTAGAAAAAAAAGTAACTGTGTATTACTTGGATCCCCTGGAATTGGTAAAACGAGTGTAGTTGTGGGATTAACACAAGCAATAGAATCTGGAAATGTACCACGCGAATTAAAAGGAAAAGAAGTTCGTACCTTAGATATCATGGGAATGGTCAGTGGATCTACCTTTAGAGGAGATTTTGAAAAGAAGCTTCTTGAGTCTCTAAGAGAGCTTGTAGAACATCCAGAAATAATCGTATTTATAGATGAAATGCATCAAATTTTTGGGGCTGGATCCAATACGCCCGGATCAGGCGATGCAAGTAGTTTACTTAAACCTTATTTAAGCGGAACTGCAGGTAAAATAACAGTTATAGCAGCAACGACCGATGATGAATATCGAAAATTCATAGAAAAAGATGGAGCTCTTAAAAGAAGATTTCAAGAGGTTCAAGTAGAGGAACCTACTCTAGAAGAGACGAAAATTATCTTGGAAAAAACGGCTCCTAAATATGAAGAGTATCATAGAGTTAAATATACTCCGGAAGCCATAGAAGCTTGTGTTAATTGGAGTAATTTATATATTAATGATAGAAATCATCCAGACAAAGATATTGATATTATTGATATAGCGGGATCTCTTACTAAGCTTAAGAAAGATATAGATACTAGTTCTATAGATAACTTAGAAAAAGCAATTGATAATATTGTTAAAGAAAAAATTGAGTTAGTAGAAAAGCAAGATTTTGATGAAGCTCAAAAGAGAAGAGATACCGAATTATTATTGAAAGAAGAGCTTAAAAAGGAAAAATCTAAGATTGATCAAGAACTTAATGATCCTTCTGGTTGGTCTAAAGTAACTGTAGATGAAATAGCTTCGGTAATTTCTAAAATGTCAAAAATTCCTATTGATAAGATTCGTAGTACTTCTCGAGAAAAACTTAGAGAAATGAGAAAAACAATGGAAGCGAAGGTAATAGGACAGAATGAAGCAGTTGAAAAGTTATCTATAGCACTTAATCGTCAGTTCCTTGGATTGAAAGATAAAAATAAACCAGTATCTTTCTTATTTACAGGATCAACTGGAACTGGAAAAAGTTATTTAACAAAAATATTAAATGAATCACTATTTTCAAATCCTAAGAACTTAATTAGAGTTGATTGTAGCTTATTTACTCAAGAAACTAGTGCAAATTCTTTAATAGGAGCACAAAGTGGATACGTAGGATATGGAGATAAAACAGTATTTCATGATGTTAGGAAAAGACCATTTAGTGTGATTCTTTTTGATGAAATTGAAAAGATGCATGAAAATGTAATTAATACTGTATTTCTCCCTATTTTAGATGAGGGTCAGATTACTTTATCGGACGGAAGCTTAGTATCATTTAAGAACTCAATCGTGATTTTTACATCGAATATTGGAACACGAGAGATTAGCAACAAGACAAATCTTGGATTTTCTAAAGTATCTGGAATAGAAAGTGATAAAGAAGATGAAAGCATTGTTATGAAAGCTATTAAGAAGAAATTCAGACCAGAACTTATAAATCGATTAAGTGATATTATATTCTTTAAATCACTTGATAGAAATGATCTTTATAAAATATTTGATCTTGAATTAGGTAAACTCAAAGATAGACTTTCAGAGAATGAATATACTCTAGAAGTTTCTAATAAAATGAAAGAGTATGTAGTATCTCAGTGTGATCTTACTTATGGAGCTAGAGATCTTCAAAGAGAGATTGTAAAGAATATAGAAAATCCAATCTCTAATGAACTTGTATATTCTGATTCTACTGGAAAAAATATTATAGTAGATATTGATGAAAATAATAAATCAATTGTAAAATTTAATATAGCAGTAGAATTTGATATTAAGAAAGAAGAAAAAGTAATATCTTGAGATAAATAAAAATAATATAAGACTTAGGTGTGAAATCCTAAGTCTTTATTTTGCTTCCCGGAAAATCCAAAAACCTAATATATGAAAGAACATTAGAAAAATTTATAAATAAAATTATAAATCGATCTAGTGTTCTTTTGTTTTCTAACATTTTAGGTTTATTAGGGAAAAGTAGAGATCCGGAAACTTTATTATCTTCGAAATTCCCTTCTTGTAAAATCTAAAATGTAAATAATAATTAAACTATTAAAAAATGTTAGACGACCTATTAGACACAGAAAACAGAGCTATAGAATCCTCTGTATCACAGGATAAGGTGAATAATAGTAACCTAATAGGAAGATGGAGACTGTTACTTATGTATTTTCTGAAGATAAGAAAACTCTATTAGGTGCTTACTTTAATGATTTAAATAAAATGAGTGAAAGATTTAAATTTAGTAAAACGTCTATTCAGAGTCATATAAAATCAGGAAAACCTCTTAAAACGGGAGAATATATTTTAAAAGGACCAGAAGCAGTTAAGTTAGTTCTTAGTCTAGAACATGGTACTGCAGGAGATTACAAACCAGAAGACAATAAAAATAACACAGAATCCGCTTAAAAATCTTATATATGAAAAATAAATAAGAAAACTATGAAAAAGATATTAGGATTTATCGCAATTATTCTCGGTTTAATAGGATGTTTAGTAGCCTGGATGAAGGAGAATAAAAGAAATTGCTACAAAGAGGCGGGTTTAATTGATAATGAAGAAGTTATTAATGATGACTTTCCTCCTGTAAATGAATAGAAAAATAATAAGAACTTAGAGTAAAATCTAGGTTCTTTTTTTATTTGTATCAGAGAAGAAAAAATAAAACTACAGGATTTCTCTTGTAGTTTAGAATTATTTATATTTTTTAAATTACGTGGCGGTGATCGTTACAGTAAATCGCATAGTTTACAAATCTATAATTTAGTAGTAACTAATAACATGAGCCGCCACGTATTTAAATTTAAAGTTCGGAGATCAATGCAGTATTAAGCTTGCATTCCATATAATAATTAGTAGTAACTAACATTGTAAGCCGAACTCGTTCTTTATTTAAAAATATAAAATCATCTTTTTCTTTAAAATTCTTTTTCATACATTAATAAGAATTTCGGGGTTTCTGAGATTCCCTTTTTTTACATAGAAAATAAAAGTAGTAAGCTTTGATGTCTTACTACTTTATCTTTTTTATTGTCTTTTAGATTCGTTCTCTATATGATTAAATGTATATTTATATCTTCTTTTGAACGTATCCCAAGGAGTATGATCACGATAGGCATAACCTCCCCAATTATTCTGAAAATCTAGGTCTGCGCTATGTTTTGCTTCCCATACTTTTCTTGGATTAAATCTAAAATTATAAATAAACACTAAAAACACGATTGGTACTACAATTACCATCTCAAGAAGAATTCCTATAATAACTAGAATTCCCCAAATTAACTTGTGTAATCTTAGTAGTTTAATCATCGTCGTCCTTTCTTTTTGATTTTCTTTTAATAGACTTACCACTAAGAATTTCTAACATATCTTCATAGTTAGGAATTCTATAATTAATAAGAGCTATCGTTTTTCTTCCTTCTTTCAATAATTTTTCGAGAAGGGCGAGTTCTTCTGATTTGTGTTTATTTTTCTTATCTTCTGATGTAGGATGTTCTTTTCCATAACACTTAACTAACTCTGCATCATAAGATTTTTTCCGTTCTTCCATGACTTTTTCCATTTCACTAGAAGATTTCAAGCAATTTTCATATTCTTCTTGAACTTCTTGCAGTAATTTGGCTCTCTTCATTGAAAGTTCCTCATATAATTTCTTTTGTGAGGGTAATTTTTCATTGAGCTCACATAATATCTCTTTCTGAGATTTTAATACTGTTCCCCTAGATTCTTCACTAGAAAATGTTGCTTGATGTGACTCAATTCTTGATATACTATTTTCCAAAGATTTAACTTCTTTTTCTTTGGAATTGATAGATTTTTTCAGGTAATCACAGATTAGAGTTAGATGTCTACAGTCGATATAACCTTTTTTATTCTTTACGATTACTTTGAGTGTAGTTCTATTTATAGCGATATATCCATTCTCTAATCCAAAATCAAATATGTTGGAGTGCTTTTTCTTACTTTCCATTAGCGTTATTTCATGTTCTCCGCTATTTACAAACCCCATATAAACACCATCTCCTAATGATGTATAATTCTTAGATTCCCACTTTCCAATTACATTCAGTGAGTCATCTATTACCAATTTTCCACCAGAGAATTTAAACTCCTCTGTCTCTTCGTCATCAATATCGATAATATCTACAATATTATCCTTGATTTTTTCTTTCTTAGTTATTAATTTGTTAACTTCTAATGTTTCTTTTTCTTCTGATTTTTCTTTCTTCATAATTTTTTATTTTTAATTTGTTATAGTTTCAAACGGTTGGTACAATCGGTCCATCTTTTAGTAGAGTCCATCCATATCCATCTATTACTGTTATTGTTTTTGGAATATTTTCTTGAACGATACCTTTTAAGAATGTGAAGTTATAGACCTTTCCTAAATACTCTATCATTCCAACATGTCCACCGAATTTTCCTTGATATACACCATCAGGAACTTCAGGAAATGAATTTGTTGATCTAGTTTGCCCAGTTACATCATATTCTTTTCTGATTTTATGAGCGGCCGGAAGTTCTAGATAATGAGTCGGCCGGAAACATTCTTGACATCCTTCACATAAACAAGTCATCCAACCTTTCTTTTTATAATTATAGTATCCAATAACATATCTGTCAAGTTCTCCATTAACGGCCGGAACAAAACAAACACATATCTTAGAATGGCCGCCTTTATATTCTTTCGGTAATCCATCTACAGCGATTTTCTTGAATAACTCGACCATCCATACTTCATAATCTTCCTTATTTCTTTCATCCGACACCCCAGCATCATAACCCTCAAAATAAGAAATATCAGATAGTATTTTTGCATCTTCATAAACTACCAGATCTCTAACTTTCGGATCATGACCTTCTTCTAATAAGTCATTTATACTATTCAGGTGTTTTCCTAAATATTTATCTCCTTCTTTACTTTTCATCCTTAAACTCTTTTATAGTTTCTTCAAGTATAATCTTTATAGTATCTTTTGTAGACCCATTTTGAAATTTCGCTAATATACTTTCCTTAAGCAGATCTATTACTTCATTTTCAGCCTCTTCTACTGCTCTAACTGCATTACTATAATCAATTATAGATTCATCTACTTCACAATAACACGGTTCATAGCTTAATGTAGATAAAATTTCAAACGCTCTATTACTTTTCATAACTTCTTATTTATTATATCATATATAAGGTTTTTAGTCTTTATTCCACAATTTAGCACTTAAAGATAGAGCAATACAATATAACCCAACACTTCCAAGAATTAATGTTTTATATGAACTCTCTGGAATACCTACTAAAAGATTAGCAAACTGATTTCCAGAAAGACCAGCAAAAGCCCAAGCACTAAGTATTAATCCATGAATCTCAGATACGTCTTTCATTCCATACCTATCAGCTAGAACAGAAGGCATTATTGAAAACATTGCCCCATACCCAGCATTACATAAAAGTACAGCTACTGGAATAAAACCTGGAGCCATAAAAGCTGTAATTCCCGAAAGAACAGAGAATGTTAAGATTATTCCAAAAAGTTTTCCACGATTTTTAAAATAATCAGACCACCAAGCAACTCCAAAACGACCTAGAGAATTAAAAATAGCTGAAAATACTAATCCTAGAACTATTCCAATTCCAGCTGTTTCATAGTAATATTTCTCATAACTTATAATTGCTAATCCAGAAGAGATATTTAAATAAAAAATCAACCATATAGTAGTAATTGCTGGTAGATTTAGGAGTTGTTTTTTCCTATCAAACCATTCCTTAAGTGATTTAAATTTGGGTCTTGATGTATTCTCTATTTTTCCTTCTTCTATTGGTTTTTTAAGAAGTATTGCAGCAAGTAACATAATCAAAGTATACCAAACCCCAAAAGAGAAGAAAGTACAGTATATTCCACATCTTTCTATACTCCAATTAAGAAGAGGTGTTGCTATTACTTTCGCTAATCCAAATCCCATAATAGCAAGTCCAGTAGCAAGACCTTTATTATTCTTGAACCACATCATCAGGGTTTTTACTGGGGTGATATATCCAATTCCAACTCCAGTACCCATAATTGCTCCGTAACTAAGGTAAAGAAGTGGAATAGAGTTTATATAACATGCTACTCCAGATAAGATCATTCCCGAACCAAAGAGGATAGAACTTATAGTTGCAGCTTTCTTTACATTCTTTTCTACTAAGGGACCGAAAAAAGCTGCAGAAATCCCTAAGAAAAATATGGCTAAGGAAAATGCCCAAGTACAATTACCAGTAATAGATTCTTTTATATAATCATACAACAAGGACCAACAATAAACAGTTCCTATACAGCCATGAATTAGTAGAGCAGGTATAGCTCCATGTAACCATTTTTTACTCATAATTCTTTGATAAAAAATACTAAGAGGTTTCCCTCCTAGTATTCATTGTTTTTTAATTACTTTTTTCTTCTATATTTATATAATTTACACTCAGATGTACATTCCATAATACACTGACTTCCACAAAAAGTATCAAGATCTGATACACTATTAGTTGAATAGTTGAGATTATTCTCCTCTATCTTTAATGGTATTAGGTAATTTCGTTTAACGTATCTAACTCTAAAATTAGAACGCCTTTCATTCTCTAAACCTCCAATTACTCGAGTTACTACTAACATTGTAGTATTTTCTTTACTTACTTTAGCGTTGTGTGATAATTTAACAAAACTATCCGTATTAATATCTCCATACATATTGATTGGTCCAATTACAAAACCAATTTCATTATCTCTAGTATCAAGAACTAAGCTTCCTGGTTTAAAATCAGAATATTCGTCTGATAAAATCCTATCTCTAGCTTGAATACATTGATTGATATAAGGAATAGCTTCATCAACATCATCTAAACCTAAACTAGTTTTTATATCTTTAAGTATTTCTTCCGTCATGACATTACTATTTTTTTTTACCACCAAACAATAATGTAACTAAAGAAACTACATCTTCAGTTTCTTTCATAATCTCCCATGATTCTTGAACTTTTCTAATCACATCTTTAAGTACTTCTTTTGTTGTTTTAACTCCAGAATAATAAGATGTAATTAGGAGAGGAATTTTTCGATCTAAGCTTGATACTTCTGAAATATCTGTTTGATTTTGGATAATTGCTGGGAGGATATATTCTTGAACAAAATCTACTGAATACTTGGGAAATTTTTTTGATAATCTCCAAGATATTAAGATAAATTCAATTATGTCGTCATAAGTTTTAATATATTCTTCAAGATACCCAAGAGTTTTTCCTGTATTTACGGCAACTGAATATATATTATCAGGCCATAAAGACTTTTCCTTATTAAGACTCTCCTTAACAGTTTTTATCGCTTCTTCTATATCAGTTACAGGATTTACTGACTTTTTGTAATTATCTTTTGTTTCCTGTACGATTTCATCATCCTCTGATTTATCTTCCTCAATAAAATCCCATTCCAAAACTTCAGGAGACCCACAAAGAACTTGATAATTTTTCTTTGTATCTTCAATATCAATACTAAGAGTTAATGTAGTATTCTCTTCGAAGTCTTTACTCATCTCTAAAGAACTTAATACTTTTCCTAAGTCTTTACTTTTTACTGTTAATGTTACTGTACGATGCATGGTAAAAAATTTTTAATGTTATTTTCCATATAAACTATTTCTTTTTCACATGATGGATCTAGATTAACTACTCCATCATATTTAAGGAAATCAACGCCATCTGGATACTTACAATGAGCATGAACCGACCATCTTCCTGTAGGTTTCCATATAGTTTTTGAGAAACATTTATCATAAATATCCATATCTCGATTTCCATAGATAACATTTCCTATAAATTTAGGACTAAGTTGTTCAAGATATTTAATTCCAGCGTGTGTACAATAAAAAACAGTATCATCTTTTTTAATAATTATATGGGTTTTCAAGATATCATTTAATCTCTTTAACCATGTCAATGCTTCTCCTGGAGTTAAAGATCTAAATTCGTCAGCTGTTGTTGTTAAAAAGTCTGTTGGAAGTGAATTATAAAGCATTTCAGCAATAATAGCCCTACTTCCTCCTGAGTTACTACTTGCAGCCCATCTCCAGAATAAAAATTTTCTAAGTCTACGTTCATGATTTCCCTCTAAGAATATATTATAGTATGATGCATTCTTAAAAATCATTTCTATAAGTTTTCTAGATCCACCTTCTTCTGGACCATCAATATAATCTCCCAAATGTACTCTTATTGTTCCAGAAGGGAGATTAATTTTTTGATAGAGAGAATAATTGGAATGAAGATCAGAGAAAAAATACATCGTCTCTTTTCTTGGAATATCTAGAATTACTTCTTTCTTCTTCCAGTAATCCATAACATCAAAGTATCCTCCAATTTTCTTTGTATATCCAAGCTGAAGATTTAAAAATGTAATAACTTCTGCCTCTAATTCTTCTTTCGTCTTCTTTTTAAACCCTACTGGACTATATTTTTCTGGATTTGATGTATAGTCGTGAGGGATATTAAAGATTTTATAGAAACAAGTATAACCATAAATCATACCCATATCTTCCAAAATCTTTGTTTTCTCCTGATCATAATCGATAACAACTAGACATCCAGATTCGAGCTTATTATTAATTGCTTCAAACCATGACTTAAAGATGAGATTAATATTCGTTCTTCCCAAGATATCAGTTGTTTTATCTCGATCTAACTCAGGCATACTATATAATCTCTTGAAAATAGAATAATCTAGAAAGAAATTCTCTAGACCTTGAGATTTAACCCATTCAAGCTTTTCACTTTTTGCTAATCCCTTTAAAATAATAAGTGTTTTCATTTTTTTTATTCTGGTAATGTATTTTTTCCTACTTCTTGAAATTTAGGGATAAAACTAAACATAAGACTAAGAATTTGATTTACAGTTCCCATTTTACTACCAACTAGAGGTACATTATAAGTATCACATGCCATCTTTACAATTCCATAATTAGTATAAATTTCTGGACATCTTACTACTAATTTTCCACTTCTTACAATATAACCAAATGTGTAAAGTGGAAGAGGACTAGTAGATTTTCCAAGAAAGTTTAGAAATATACAGTCAGCCATCTCAAGACATTGATTTTCCCAAGTCCATTTTTGAGTAAATTCCTGATTAAATATATTCTGAGCTGGATTCTTAGGAACATAGTATGGATTAAATATTATATAATTATACTTACTGAATAAATTCATATACCCTTTTGTTGGATCTACAGCTACTTTCATTCCATCTATAAATTTCTGAAACCAATTGTATTCTCCAGTAGGTCCAAGATCCATACTACCACCTAAATAAATTTTCAATGCATCTTCGGTACCTGGAGGAATTTGATCTCCTACATTCAGTACCATCACATTATTACTAATCTGTTCCATATTTAATAAATCTATTATTATTTAACTTTTTTATTTTTAAACCTCCTAATTTAATACTTCGTCTAATAATACCTCCGGATATATTTAATTCTTTTGCAGCTTGGGAAATACTTAACCAATGTTTAACAAGATCTCCATTTTCATCTAATTGACTAATTGTTGGAGGCATTAATTCATTTTTTATATCTTTCCCTTCTTTTATTAAATTTTGAAAATCATCATTATATATCCATCTATATCCTCCAGCAGTTTTACTTTTTATGTTTGGATTTAGGGAACTTCGTATGTTAGAATAATTTATCTTTGTTATAGCAGATGCTTCAGAAATTGATTTGAATGTATTAACTACTTCACAATCGAGATCTAATTGAACTACTCCTCTAATATTAAATTTTTCTGTACTTTTTAATTCATAATCATTAGATTCGTACTCTGATTTATACATCCATCTAAATCCTCCAACAGTTATTGCTTTTCCTTTACATGCTTTGGTAATTCCTTTTAATTTTAAATCATTCTCTGCTTTTTTAGCGCCTACCCATTCTTTTATAAAATCACCCTCTATGGATAATTGAACTACTGGAATAGAATTTGCTATTGATAATTTATTCTTTACTTCATTACTTAGAGGCTTACGTTTCTTTCCGAAATTTAAATTTTTAGGACCAACATATTTTCCTTTTAGTGCAATTGACATTTTTATCTTTTCTTCTTCAGTGTGAGGTCTGTGAATTCCATACATAGGATTTAAAACCCCTCTTCTTTTTATAGATAAAGATTTTTTCTCTTCATCTGTATGTTTTCTTCCAGGTAATCCTTTATGAGACTTTGAAATTTTATCTCTAACTGATTTATTTAGTTTCCCTTTAGAACCACTAATTTTTAAATTATATCCAACATTACTATCAATAGAATTAAAAAATCTTATTGCAATAGACTCTTTTATATTTAATGTATTGGTTAAATCTTGTTCATTATTACAATGAATTTTAAATAAAACTTTATATTCAAAATTTTCCCAACCATATTTTTTAATTGCTCGATGAAATAGAGAATTTTCGGAGCTCTTTTTATGTTGATTTAATCTTCTTTTCTCATTAATGGTTTGACCTATATAAATCTTACCATTTATTTTATTTGTATATTTATATATTACTCCTTCATACATATATTATAATAAATCATTAAATAAAAAAGTGTTCCTCTGATATAAAACCTGGAGGAAACACTATAGAGTTAATAATCATTTAAATCCATTCACAATAACTCAACTGCGGATCTAACCATCTTCTAAGTTCATCCATTTTTCCAGAATTAATTAGAAGAGCTACATCTGCATATTCTGAGGTACCGTATTTGATTAGTTTTTGGGTAAATTGATACTTTCTCTCCTCCGACATTTTTTGATACTCTTTATAATCTCTGAGAATGCAAAAGTTTCGTTTATTCTCTATTGCAGATTTAATATCTTCCTGAAGTCCTGATAATTCATAGTTGTTAAGTGGAAGGAATTCTACTGTTTTTAATGTTTTCCGAAGTCCACAATTAACAAACTTATTTATTACATCATTTAATTTATCTACAACCTCTGGAGGCATAGAAACTAATGCTTTATCCCCATGATTTATCATTTGAGAATCTGATGGAAGTGGAAAAGATACCATAGCTGAATCGGTGTTTACTCTTTCAACATTAACCCCCTCAGAAATACTACTACTATTATTCCGAATCATACCACTAAAATTGTTATAATATTCAGCTAATAATGGTGTAGTAACTGTAATTTGTATCATTCTACTTTCTGGGTTTACTCCTCTTTGAATTTTCATGATCTGTTAATTTAATAAAGTTTCTATTTTATTATATACTATCAATAATAAGATTCTCGAGGGTACTAGGAAGCGTTTAATCGATTTTCCATAACCCTGAACTATCTCCTCCCTGTTCTCTTTTTCTTAAGTCGCCGAGGAAATCAAAGGGACGTGGATTTTGAACAGGAACTTTAGATTTGAGAAGAGCTATAAATTCTTTAAACTTACCCTTCTGTGTTGTAATTTTCTCTAAGTTATATATTCTGAAGACTTCTATTCCAAGCTGTTCCAAGTATTCGTCCCTAAGGTTATCGGCGTCTAGATTATGATAGTCAGAATCCAACTCTAATGCTAAGGATAATTCATAAAAATAAAAATCCAATAAGAAAAAACCTCCAGAAATGCCAGGAAGTCTAAGAGAATTTTGAATAGGTACTAGAAATTCCCTATAAACAGTTAATGGATAAAAATAATCTATGTTTATTAAGAAATCTACTAATCTAGCTTGTTGAGATCTCCATTTTAATTGTTTTGCACGAGTAAATTTTTTAGCTGATTTTCCTGGATATACTATATTTTTCAGAGAGTATAAGTTTCCAGATTCTGATATTGAATACACCGGATAAGGTTGAGTTGGAATATCTGAGAAGTAAAATGTTTCTAAGTGATTTATATTATTTTCTTTCTTTTTTGCCATCTATTCTACAAAAATCAAAAACCAAACAAGAAGATTTATAAGTCCTCCTGCTTGGTTATAACGTTCTACTTTACTTTTTTCCCTTTCTTGCTTTAGGAGCATTAGGATCAACTACTGTAATTGTAAGAGTAGCTACTAGTGGATTATTAACATCTTCACTAGTTGTTGCAGTTACTTTAACTGTTCCAGGACAACAAGCAAGAATAACTCCATCTTCAATAAATCTAGCTACCCTAAGATTACTAGATTCATAAGTTACATAAGGGAGATTTGAAATAAATGGCTCCTGACGAAGTTCTAAAAACTTAACTTCCCCGATTTTCATTTCAAGAGACTCACCAACTACAAATTTAATACTTTCTGATTCCTTGATATTAATCTCTTCATCAGTCGGAAGAGGTTGAGGAATAGTAGCATCCTTCTTAATATCAAGACTTTTAACTACTTCCGTAACAGGAAGACCAGCTTGGGGTCCACCATCTGCGGCAGATCCACTTAATAATGCATCATTAATCATAATCAAAAACGTTTTTAAATTATTACAAATAAATTCTATAACCTATTATTTCCTGTATCTCATCTAGGTCATAATAATTGGCAGCATGTTTTCCTAAAGATTCTGCCATTTCTTTATATACTTCCATCCCAGCTCCTTTAATTTTCCCTAAAGCTGTTAATCTGGTGTAAAGTTTATTTAATTCGGAGTTCTTTTCATCTCCAGAAATATCTCTATTCATAAATGCCCATATTCCAGAACATCCACAATAGAGACTTAGATCGGCGAAGTATAAAAGTTCGGGCCGTATCATTGTCGGGAGCATATTTAAATGATGTTCCAAATATTGATCAGTGGCTTCGTAGAGACATGAGAAATAAATCTGATCTTCTCTTGTCCAATCATGATATTCTCTCCCGATAAAGCCGGCCCAAGAGTAGTTCCATTCGCCGTAAGTTCCATCTCCATAACAAAATCCATAGAAGTCAGGATCCCAAGAAGAGTTCATAAAAGGTTGAGAAAATACTGGAAACTTAATATTCCCACTAAAATATCTCTCAAAAACTTTCATTCGCTTTTCCATACATTCCTTAGCATCCTCTAATTCTTTGCTCACTGTACAACCCCAACCTATAGAGTTCATAATTAACCTACGTCTTAAAACTTCATAGGCACAACTTAAATATTCTCCTGTGTAACTCTCTTCAGGCAGTAAATTTCCATGAGCAATATCTAGTTCAAATCCAAGAAGTGTTCCAGGCGTTGTGATTTTTCTAGGATTTGAGATGAGAGTATATCCGAATTGTTCAGCTATCCATGTGTAAGTTATGTTTTCGAAATTCTCAGATAACACTACAGAACATGCTTGATAGTCAGAATCTCCGGCCGATAATGAAAGCTTATAGGAAAGAATATTATCAAGGATCGAAGTTCTAACAATACCATTACTATCCTGGAAATTTTCAAAACATTCAGATAAAATTTTTCCTAGACAATCTCCTGGCTGTGGATTTGTTTTATACTCGAGGTAATCTGTTTTACTATATAATTTCATTATTCTTTTATTTTACTTATATAATCTAAAATTCCTTGGACATGAAGATTAACTATTGCTTCTTTTCCTTCAGGCGATAATAAGAAATCTACATCTTCGTGGTTATCTTGGAAGAGATTTTCTGTCAAAACTGTACTTGGTTTAGTGTTCTTACAAATATAAAATCCACTAGTCCAATAAGGAACTCCAGGATACTCATAACGCACTCTAATCCCTTCTTTTTCAGCCGCTTTCGTTAAACATCCAGCAAGTTCTTTTGTTTTCTGTCCAGCTCCTCTATAAATAAACGCACTCCATCCTTTAGCATTCATCCATTCAGAACCATTTCCTGCTGCATTTAAGTGAGGCGAAATACAGAAGCAATCCCCAGAACATTCATCGTAGATTTTATTAATTATTCTACATTGTTCACTAAGAGATAATTCTTTTTCTGTTTCAGGTATAGGATTAATAGCTTCATATCCTAAGCCTCCCAATCTTTCTATCATCTCACTAATAATTTCTCGAGAATAAGAATACTCTCGTAAAATCCCATCAGGACTTCTTTTTCCTGGAGTAGTTTTATGATGCGCTGGTATTAATAATATTTTTGTCATAATCTATTTTATTTATTCTTCTGGTTTAAAATCTCCTGCTGTTCCATGTCCTAGACTGAGTACGAGTCTTACAGCTTCTGGGACACGTAAAACATACTAATTTCTGTATAAAAATTTAGTCCATTGATTTAGATTTGGCTCTATATTTTCTAGTTTTAAAGCTTTTTGATATTCCTCATTATATATAATATCTGAAAGATTATCTATAAGATAATGATTAGTATAAAATTTATTATCTCTATTACAACATAGAAATAAATTATCTTTTTCATTAATTAATTCGATTAAATATTCTATACTTCTAATAAAATTATAACCACACTTATTCAGAGTTTCTTGATCGAAGTTAAAATCATTATTAATTATATGAGAATATATAATATCTCTATTCAGATTTTCATTTTTAATTTTTCAACAACTTCATCCACTTCCCTACCGGTTTCCGGAATAGTATGAAAAGTTACATTATCTAAATTCTCTACTAATCTTTCAAGTCTTTTTACATAATCTTTTAAATAAAATAACTTATGATTAAATATCCCTAATTTTTTCTCTAAAGATATTGTATAATTTCTAGAATTACTCATTATTATTATCTTCTACATCTAATAAACTCATATAACGAATCTCTTGCTTCTTGATCAATGAAGTAAGGTCCTAGATATGGCATAAGATCCTCTGCACTATAATTACTTGAATAATAATAATAAGGTTTTTTTACAACACGAGATAAATTTTCTTCCCAATCTGACAATATTAGTTTATCTGAATCAGATTCTGCAATTCTGTTTAACGCCCTTAATACATCATAAGCATATCTCATAGATAAATCATATAGTAAGTTAAAATTTATATCCATTAATTTTAACTCATTATTTTTATATCTCCCAATATAGTCTAGAAAAATATCTCTTGCTTCATGATCTTTCAAAATTCGATTCTCTATTTCATCTAAATCTACAAGATTAGCGGATGAATAAGATCTAAGTGATATACTTAATTCATAGTTTTTATATTTTTCTTCAAGATAGAAAAATTTATGTCTAACTTCCTTTAATAAATCTTCAAACTCAGTAGCTTCTTTATAAGATGTTTCTACCTTATAGTCTCCATAGTTATAAATTCCAAGATCTTTTCCGATGAATCTAATTTCCTCTTCCAAAGATTGATACATTAGATCCTTTTCCTTCTTTCTTTTCCAACCAAACATGATTATTTCTCCTTATTTTTCCTAAATGATTGAAGTTTATTAATAAATGGAGACTTATAATACATTTTATGTTCTTCTTTGTAACTCTCCAGGGATTTATCTAAACTCTCTTTTGCAAGTTTCAGTTCATTCTCACTTGCTCCAGATTCCTTCAATAGCTTAATAGCATTTTCAGAGACATTCTTTTCATTATTTACTACTTTCTTACCTTTGAAAAATCTTTCTACTGATTTCCACAGACCTTTAGAATTATCTCTTCCTCCTGGAGAATCTGCTGGTTTATGAAATTCTTCTATTATATTTTCAGCCTCTCTATCTATTTTTGCGGCCTTTCCTTTAGAATTTCTATTTATTACATGTCCAATCTCATGAGCTAAAGCTGGATTACCTGAAGATTCTTTAAATAAAATTAAATCATTACTATTATTAAAATGTTCCATATCTTTTCGACCATCGAATTTAAGCTTTTTTCTAACAGCTTTCTTTATTTCTGGATTTCTTATATCAATAGTTCCATTTTCAAAAGATTTTCCTGAAGTATTGCTTTTATCTTCAAGTATATATGCTTTATTTTTAGCAGCTTCATTTTTTAAATTATTTTTGATAGATTTTGCTGAATCTTCATTAGATAAAGATAGATCTTTAATGGATTTATCTAATTCCTTAATCTCTCTATCCAATTTAATTCTTTTATCTAACGAATCTTCAATAGAATCTTGCGTTTTATCGATAATTTTCTTTCCCATTTTCGACCTACTAATCGGCTTTACTATTAAATTATCTCCTAAATCACTAATAGCATTAATTGCTCCTTTTGATAACTTTTTTACTCCAGAAAGTAATCCATATTCTCGTTGTTCTACTTCCCAACCCTCAGAGTATAGTTTTTCAATTAAATCTCTGCCAGTAAAAACTCTTACTGCTACAATATTATTTCTTTTTACTCTCATCACGTTAATATTTCTTTAGATTCTTTTATAAGCTTTGCTCTAATTCTACTATTTCCATCGGCGATATTGTTAATTAGATCGAGAGTTGCTTGAAGTGATTTGAGTTGATGAGGTTCCCAAGATTCACTTTCAAGAATTCCAATCCATACAAAACCAGTACCGGTCGATAAACATTCCCATACCGAATTAACCATCTCTGCTATACTATATACACCACTCATCTCCGGGGTTATGATATAGAGATGTGTATTACAAAGTTCGGATTTTTCGATGTTTTCTTTTTCTATACATTCAGGAGTCCAATCAGGTACGACAGGATTAAAATACTCTAGTCCAAGATTATCAAGTTCTGGAATAAGCTCGTCTCTCCACCCTGAATCACCACATGTACCTCCTAAGAAAATGCGCTTTGGTTTATCTTCTTGATCAAAACGAATCTGATCAGTAGACTCTACAATCTGAACACAACAGTATTCTTTAGATGCTTTAGGAATAACACTTTTATAAAAATGTACTGAAGTAAATAAGGAATCATCAAACTTATCAACTCCTAGATCTTCTTTTATGTACTTAGTAATAATATCTATTATTTGTTTATCCATATTTTGTACATCCCTACGAGTTATATTTGTTTTTATAACGAAGGATATAGTGATTGTAAATTGTTTTGTATCTCTTAACCAATCTATATAATCAGACAGATCTAACGCTCTAAGTTGATCCATAATTTCATTCTCTAATTTTATTGCTTTAGGATTTTTATAAATATAGGGTCTAGGTTTTCCTGCTACATATTTTAAACCTGCCTGATAAAGTGAATTGACAGATACTACTTTTTCACTAACTGTCAATAAAAATTTTAATTCTTTTTTATTACTCATAATTCTTCTTTAGATTAGTAAATAAACAAAAAGAAAACACTAGTTCAATCTATTATATAAATTTTTCTAATGTTTTCTTGCATATATAAGGTTTTTATTCTATAGAAAGCGCAAAAACTCACTTTACTTTCTAATAAATGTGATAAAACTTTATAATTTAATTATTATGTTATATTTATTTGGATCTGGCGCATGGAAAGGGATAAGAAAAGTTGTAAAAATTGGATACACTGGAGACTTAGAGAAACGAAAGAATCAATATCGACTTCATAATCCTCTTGGAGAAATAATATCTACACGAGAGGGTTCTGAGGTGGATGAACTTAGACTTCATCTTAGGTTATTTGATTTTAAAGTTGAATTCTTAGATGAATGGTTTTACGATGAACAGCCAGTTTTTGAAGTTTTCGAGCAATCCTATGAAGAAATAGATGAGTGGCTTTGGGAACATAGAGCAGAGACATTATTATTTCCACAAATCCCTCTTCCTGGAACATTAAAGAGAAAATTACTTGACGAACTACAAAAGAAACACAGGACCATAACTGTAGAAGGCGAGAAACTCTTATAAGTGTAGAAAAATAAACAAATAGAAATATGGATGAAATAAATGAATTAATTAAAAACGATTTGAAAGACAGATCATGGAGAAATCATTATGATAAATTGGACCTATCGAGACAACCTCATCTTCCAAGAATATATTTCTTTGGAAGTGTTTTTGGGGTAATACTTTTCTTAGATGGTGATGGAAAAGATAGAAAAGATACTAGTTTTTCTATTATTATGAATCACTCGGCAGACGTTCCAAACTCATGGATATTAGTGGAGAAAGATTGTACGGCTAGTACTTGGATAGATGATCTCATAAAACAATTCGAGAGAGCAAAAAAGTGGATGAAAATTTAATTTATAAACCAAAAATTATGGCAGAAATGAAATTAAACAAGGAAATTATTGCATTCCATAGAGGATGCGTATTGGTAGAGAACAAAGAGTTAGTAGATCCTAGAAACATGGAGGAAAAGAGTAAGAGAGTATTAATCTCACTTCTTCAAGAATTAAAGAGATATAGATATTTTCTTTCTCCCGAAGTAATATGTAGGATGACGATTAGTGATATGGAAAATCTCCATACAAATCTACTTCCATACATCCACGAATTGTATCATTCTGGGGAAAAGTTTAAACCTTTGTATCCAGGATTTCCAGAACAAGTAATTTCTAAGGATAACTCAGAATTGTGGTTAGATCAAAAAAGAGTTTATTCTGGTGATCTTGAAGGATTCCTAAGAGATAATCCTTGGACAACTAAAGAAGAGAAGGAAATAATTGATGATGAACCAGATCGACAACTTAAGGTTATGACTCCTCCCGAATTTATGGATATCCCTCGGCAAATGATGTCGGCCGGAAATTCATTAACGGGGGAAACTAGAGAAGAGTTGGTATGGTTCTTAGAGAATTATTCAGAACTCAGTATTCCAGAACGTATACCTTTTAAAGAAACGATGTGTATAGTAGCTAGACATCGGCCGGAATATAAAATTGCCGAGATTAATGATGTCTTGAGGTATAGTTTGTACTTGATGGGAGCTGATCCAAGTCTTCCACATGTTCCAAAAAAGATACAAGTTAACTCTTGGTCTGGTAAAAAGACTGATAATCCTGAATGGAGAAAACTTGATTCTCTTCCTAGATCAAAACGTAGAGAAATTTGTGGAAGAATAGAAAAAATAATTGAGGCTAAAGGAGTAGAAAACTGTATACGAGATGCAAAACATTTTTATGGACATTGGGTATTACTATCAGAACGTGTACATCCGAAGGAATATGTAGTAAATTATCCTGAGTGTGCTGATTTCTTTGTAAAACTTAAGAGTAAGGGTTTATCAAAAGAATATCGTACATTTAATTCTCAAGTACAGAATATGTATGATACTGGTAAAGATATTCTAGAAATAGCTAAATTTATTTCTACTCATCCAGGGGAATTTATTAGAAAATTTGATTCTCTCTTAAGAAGAGCTCTTGAAGAAGGTAAAGAATCTGATATAATGGATATCTTTATAAATACTTCAGGGATGAAAAATAAAACACTCTTAGAAATTCTTAGCTACTACGATATAAGAGATCAATCAGAAAGTACTCCTAGAGTGGTAAATATTCCTGGAAAAGGTTTATATATACTAGATGGATTAAAACCAATTAACCCTGGATTCTTAGAAACTATAAAAGATAATATAATTCGAAAAATATTTCTCAACATAGATTCTAGAATTACTGAGAAAGATTTAGTAAACGAGATTGTATATATCGATCCAGAAATTAAGAGAATACCTATTCCGAAGGGTATGAGAAATCAAAATGTATCTATCCCCAAAGGAACAAGATATAAAATCTCTGGAAATATTGTTAGGTTTTTTGTTCATTGGATTCAGAAAGATAGAGATGAAGACTTAGATCTTCATGCATTCTTATATAAATCTGATGATGATATTAGCAATATAGGATGGAATACTTCACTTAAATCTAATGTTGCTGTTCATTCAGGTGATGTGTTAAACCGTCCAGGAGATTGTGCAGAATATGTAGACGTTGATCTAGATAAGTGCAAAAAGAATGGATATAAATATGTGGTGATGGATGTTTGCAATTATAAAGGTCGAGGAATGGATACTCTTCCTGTATGGTTGGGGTATTGTACTAGAGAAAAATTACAGGAAGGTGATAAAACTTGGCATCCGCAAAAGGTTGAATTAACAGTTCCCGTTACATCTAAGACTGATTCGATAGCAGCAATGATGATTGATATCGAAAATAGAGAAATGATTCTCTTAGATTGTGAGACTTCCGGACTTCCAGTTAATAATAAAGATAATTATTCCTTACAGAAAGCAATAGTTAACTTTTTCTCTAAACAAGAAAAATACTCATCTTATGATATCATTAAGCAACATTATGAATCTAGAGGTGCTGAAGTTGTAGAAATATTACCGGATGATCCAGATATAGAAGTAAAAGAAAAAATATTATTTGAAGATATATCAAAGAATTATGTGAAAATACTTGATATTATCGGCGAATAAAAAAAAATAAAAAGATAGGTCTTGACTAATTAAAAGTCAAGTTAAATCCTATCTTTTTTTTATTCTTCCTTTATTCTTCGATTATCGCACCGAAATCTTTAACAGCATCTTCATATACTTTCAAAGATTCAGAATTTTTATCAATCGAAGCCATACATTTATTTAGGAACACTAATTTTCCTGATAATCTTTGTTCCTTCATCATATCTTTCACCGACTCTGCTACACAATAATCCTTTGCAAAACCAGCTATATAAACTTTGGTATAATCTTCTCTAGCAATTTTATCTAGGAATTCATATCCCTCAGATTTTTTAGCGCCGTTTGCATAAGAAAAGGCAGAAAACATCTCTAAGTGTGGATTTCTTCCCTTCTGAATTAGCTCATATTCGGCGCCATGATTACTGAGGGACCATAAATTTAATTCCTCAACTAGATTTTTGGGCAAACTCCATCCCCAAGAACCAGCGATACAATGTTCAGGCCAAATAGTATGAACTTTTCCTGTCTTCTCTAATTCTTCAAGGTAGGCGATAGTATTTTCTTTATTATAAAAAGCTGGAGTATATTTTCCCGATTTTACCATCCCTGAAGTAATAGTTGTAAATGCTTCAGGAGTTTGTTCCCAATACATAGAATGCCCAATATGATAAGACATATGAGTATCTTGTGTAACTATGATTTTTTCCAAGATTTTTCGTTTCCCAGATATCCATTTACACAATTCTTTCGTTGCTTTCTCTGCTCCAGGAACATAGAGAGTTCCTTTGGGGTTACAAAAATCATACTGTGGGTCTATTATCAGTAATAGACTTTTTTCTTTTTCTTCCATAATTTAATTCTAATTTTAAAATTGTTCTTATTATATCTTCATTATCTCTAAATATCTTTTCATCTCTCAAATAAATTTCCCAATGATATTCATTAACATAATCATTAGCAGAAAACATTAAATCTCCAATATACTCGGCAGAAATCTTAATAGTTATTTCCTTGAGATCATCTTTTTCAATATATTGATGTTCTTTAAAGTATAGCGAATGAATGTAAGAACTATTAATTGTGCATTTTGTTTCAGAAATTAGATCATCTTCTGTAATATTTTCAAGATCAGTTATTAATCCAAAGACTACATAATTTTTTCTAGTTATTTGAAATTTCTCAATCCTACTAATATCATATTTATCTTTTATATTAGTAAAAGTATCTTCCATCATAAAATAACTAAAAGCTGGATCTTCATCTTCTTTTTCTCTTCTAATGACTGCTCTGAAAAATCTTGGATCTCTTTTGAATTCTATCATAATCCTTCAAATAATTCTTCTCGGGACACTTTTATTACTCTGGAAGTTCTTCTTTTAAATTCTGATCCTTGAACTCTATTCCAAATCTTCATTACAGTATCCATCCCATGAATTTTAGATAATTCTGAAATAGCTCCCGAACCTTTACAAATCAAAGGAATCAAAATTTTATCTACTTCAGTATAATCCTTTCCTCCAATTTGTTCAAGATCAGAACTAGAAATTCCATTACCATCAGTGGGTGTAATATTAATAGCTTTCTCTAGAGCTACCATCTTATCGTACGAATTTTTATTTATGATTTCAGTATCTAAATAAGATTCTGAATAATACTTCGCATGTAACCACTTAAGAATAGAGTATACTTCTGTTTTCCAGAGACCACCCATAGGATTAAAATCTCCTTCATCTCCGTGAATAGTCCAAAATCCAAGATAATGTTCAGTTAAGTTATCAGTATCAATTACAATACCTTTCTTAATACCAGCTTGATTATATAGGTACATCATTCTAAGACGTGCCATAATATTTCCGTTGGCTATTTTTGTTTGTTCTGGCATCATCCCCTCTATCTCGGATATACTTTTTCCAGATAAATCACAAAGAATATCTCGATCATTATCACAATAATCGTAGTTATAGAGATTTTCTATATAACTTTTATAGAAATCATACTGTGCAACTTCTCTATAAAAAGTTTTAACACAAAAAGCATTTCCTGTTAGATCAGACGAAGTAAGTTCATCTGGTTTATTCTTTATTGGAAGTGAATATCCGTAAAAAGGAATTCCAGATCTATTTCTAACTTCATTACATACAGCAGCCATAAGAGTACTATCTGCTCCTCCTGAGATACCAAGAATTAATGCTCTTATATTATTATCTATCACATATTTTTCGGTCTTTTCAACCATCTTATTAAATATGGCTTCTTGTTCTCCATAATTTAATTTTCTTTCATAAATGTTTGTTTTCATAATTATCAATGTTTTATTGTTACATTAATAAGGATTTGTCGGTTATCTTAAGGAGAAAAATAAAAGGGAAAATTTATTCCCTTTTACTTAAAAATTTTATACTAGATCCAGAGTTTCTTCTAAGCATCTAAATATATTAAGAATATTAAAATAACATAATTTAGTGCATAAACTTGGAGAATAATCCTTATCATAAAATAAACCAGCCTCTCCCGCAAGCTCAAACATTAAATCTATTGTAAAATCTTTGAGTTTATTCTTAGAAATTCTAATATTTTCTGATATTATCCTAGTATTGTCAAGATCTCTCAAATTTATTTCAGAATCAAATTTAACTTCATAGAATAAGCACAAGCCTTTATCAGATGTGCGCTTTTTCAGAAATTTTGTTCCAGGATCAATTAGAAAATATACAGATTCTGTTTTTAGACAATCCTTATACTTTTCCTTCAGATAATCGTCAATATTTCTTAGTTCCAGCTCATCCTTGAAATTTTTCTCAGAAATTAATTCTTTATCGACAAGAGCTAAATTATAAACTGGAAGATTCTTGATTTCTAAAAATTTAGATACCCAATATTCTTCATTATTGTCAGTATAAGAAACTCTAACTAAGATATCACCTTTCAATCCTTTGGATCCATAATTTCTAATCCATTCTTCTCTATCCATTTATATCTCATATATTTTAATAATTTAAATTGATTCTTCTTAGCAAATATTTGTATGTGTTCTGGATATAAATTCTTTGCTTTAAATTTCTCTAAAAGAATTTCAGAAGGAATATCTATAACCTTAACATAAGAACTATTATAGTCTTCAAAGTGCTGTCCTGTTCGTTCCGACCTCACATTATATGATCCTGAGAATCTAATAGATTTCCCAAGTCTTTTATAAGGAGAGGAAATAAGTGATATTGCAATCTGAATAGTATCATTAAGTTCTCCATAATAAGATTTGAAATAATTATCAATATCTTCATTATTTTTTATAAGATCTAGATTAACATGTTTTAGATCTCCACATTTTGCATAGAAGTAAATAATGAACTTAGGTTGTCCGAAAGAATAAAATTTACGTACTAAATATACTTTCATCTTTGTAAAATTAAATCCCCAAGAATATTTTAATATCCTTGAGGACTTTTTTATTATTATCTTCTGCGCATTCTATGTATCCTATGAGCTCTAGATTTCTTCCTAGTATACTTCTTTTTTGATGTCTCTTTAATTTGTGGTTCTTTTGTTAAAACTACTTTCTTTTTAGGAGACACTCTAGCTTTTACTCCTTCTGAAATACCTGAACTTATAGATCTAGGTGGAATCACTGTTTTTCCTGATCCATCTGTATAAGAATTTGTTTCAGGGTAATATCTATATCCTCCAGAACCCAATACCCATGCTCCAAGTGCTGCATTATAAGCCCAAGAATTATTATCTCGATCACGAAAAATTTGTCCTTGTGTTGGTTTCTTTGGAAGTGAATCTGAAGTAGTTGTCCAAGTTTTTCTTCTCTCAGGAGATTTACTACATCCTCCAAAAATCAATAATAATCCTAAGATGAAAATTATTAATATAAAATCAATTGATCTCTTCTTGTTCATCTTTTCTCCTTTCTAATGGTTTAACTCTTTTATAATTACCATAAAACCAGGATAAAAGTTGTTTTGTTGCATACTCTACTTCATCCGGTTCAAGTTGAGATGATTTATATCTTATCGACCATTCAAGCATATAAAACTCAAGAGGCATAATGAAACTGTCTGAAGTCATTACTACTTTCAAACATAATCCTGGGGAAAGAAATCCTCTACCTGAAACAAACCTCTCTTTCCAGATATTATAGAGGTTGTATGGTACTTTATAGGTTTCATCATATTCGGTTGGAACTTCTCCTGTATCATTTACCTCCCATTTAACATCTTCAATCTCATAATCATTAAAGATCATTTCGAATTCCGTCTTGAAGTTTTCCTCATATATTCGATCAAGAGCTCCATAACCAGTTTCAGAAACCACGAGAATTAATCTATCGGCCGAATCAACTGCTATCACTTGACCTTTATATAAGAAACAATTTCCAGGTTTTAATTCAGGATCTTCACCTAAGAAATCTCTAAGCTCAGTTCTTACTTCAATTTCTTCTGAGTTTTCGTCGGCCGGATCTTTTTTCTCGTGTTTAATCTCTTCTGGAAATCTGCAAAAATCCCATTCTATTACTGCATTAAGTTTTACCAAGATTCCAGGGATAACTAAATCAGCCATTCCTTTCTCACAACCACAGCGATATTTCTGTGCTAATACTTCAATAATCATAATATAATAAATTTATTTAACTATATAATTACCATTTTCAGAAATAAAATCAATTTTTATAGCAGGATAAGAACCACCCCATATATTAATCTCTCGCTCTTTCAAAATTTTTCCAAGTGAATTAATCTTAAAACATGAGAATTCCATTTCCATTCGGATATTACTAAGATCGAGAGTAGAAAAATTAGGTTTATTAAGAATTGTTCTAAATATTTGTTTAACATTCTCTAGAAAATCAATCTTAAGTAATTCTTTGGCATAATATTCAGCTGAAGATTGATTATCAAATACTTCATCCGGAATTTCAAAAGATCTAATTTTTCGAAGCATTGAAATTACTTGACTTTTAGAAATTATATCATTGGTTGATAATTTCTCAGTACATTCATGGATTATGCTATCAATATCCTCAATAGATTTATCCACTACTATTCCTGTTACTTGTTTTGTTACCATAATTTATTTTGTTAATATTATACATCATATATAAGAATCTCAAGGGAGAAAGAAAAAAGAGAGGGAAATTAAATCCCCTCTTTATCATATAGTACTTTAAATCCAATATAATGAGACCTTGGAACAAATACATCTCCTACTAAAGGTATAAATCCAATCTCTCCAGTAATTTCATCTATATCTTTTGACTGTCTTCCTTTCTCTATATATAAGGTAGAACAATTAAAATCAAACTCCTTAAGAACTTCTCCACTTTTTGAATAAGCTGTAATCTTAATTAGCTTTTTATTTTTCTTCGTAATAAATCTACCAATCATTTTCGAAATTTTCTCAGTTCCTCGAATAGATATTAGTCTAAGGTTATTTTCTCCTGGTTTAATTGTCTTTGAATTTATCTGAGTTAGTGTTGTATATAAACTAAGACCACTCATTTCTGGTTTAAAATTACTAGTTTCGAATAATTCATTTAATTCTGCTGCTTCTTCTTTTGTTAATTTTTTCATAATCTTTATTTTTATTTATTCTTTTCATTAATAAGGCTTTCACGGGAAAAATAAAAAGAGGGATTTATTCTCCCTCTTTTCTTGCTTTTAATAATTCCTTATTAATTTCATTTTTTATAAATTCTTCCGCTTTTTTGTCAATTTCATTATCACCAAATAAATGCACTTCACATCTATTTATTACTAATTCAGCTTTAAATTCAAAATCTACATCGCGATATAAACCTGATAGACTCAGGCATACTTGAAATACAATCTCGCTTGATATACTTTCCATTGTTTCCTCCACATCACGGAATAATCCTTCGTATTCTCCACAATGATTAAGATACATTCTTTCTATAAAACTTCCACGACTATTTACTACCCCATCACAAGAAAGGTGCATATATATTCCACCTCCTTTATGATAAGTTTTAAGATTAAGTAAAATAGTATTCTTTTCTTCATAGAACTCTTTTGGGAATTTTATATTTACCCCTAATTGTATCGCATCACTACATAAGTCATACATACCGCGTGAAAAATGATGAGTAACTGTCAATGGATGTTCTCTATAAATATCACAATTCAAGTTTCCTATCAGCTTCATTAATTTTTCAAATGATATTTCATCTGGGATATATTCAAGTATTTTATTTATCTCTCTATCTACCTCTCCAGATCTATCTATATACAAAGTTTTTGAATTTAATAAGGTTCCATATTCATATTCTGTACATACTATATAGCCACCTAATGATCTAACATCTACCGCTTGTACTTTCTTATTGTTGCCATAATCGTATGTTACATCTACTAAAACTGTTTTTGGTTTTTCAAAACTTATTACGTTTTGTAAAATTTGTCTTTTCATAATTTTCCTTTCTTTTTTAGTTTATTAATATTTTATCATATATAAGGCTTTTAAGGAAAATAAAAGAAGTGACTATTAATTTAATCACTCCTTTCATATTTATGTTTATCTCTCTATTTCTACTATTTTTATAATAGTTCTACATTTAAATCCATTCATTCGAATTCTATCTATATAGTTATATTTTTCCTCTGGTTTAAGAGTTTGATTGTTTTCCAATTTTTGTGATAGGTTTATGAATCTTTGAACGATTTGTCGACTTTTAAATTTATCAGCAAGTGGTATTATTAATTTAATATTATCACTAGTACTTAGTTTTATTTTTGCGATTACATCTATTGCATCAACGACTTCTTTAGTAGTAATTCTTTCTCTATTGTAATTCTTTAAAGCTTGATCGCATTTATTAAACAATTTTCGATAATATGTTAAAACCTTTTTCTTTTCTACCCTTGATTTTACTGTAGGATGATAAGTTTTAAAATTATTATTGATAATTTCAAATTTAAGGATGACACTATTAATTATTCTTAATAAATCTTGCTTTTCTGAATTTTGAAAAGTAAAACTTTTTTCAACTTTCATTTTTATATTTTTAAGGTCGAAAATAATACCTTCAATATGAAATAATCTAGATATCTCATAAAGAAATTTCTTTTTCATATCTCTTATTCTAAAAGTATCATCCAGAGATCTTAACTTAATCATTAGTTCATTCAAAGCTTCTCCTCGTGAATATGCTTTGCTAAACTGCTTAATCTCTCTTTTAACTTGATTAAAAACACTTAATTGATTAATTTTGTTTCTTTTTCTCATAGTTCTTTTTTTTTATTATACATCATATATAAGAATTTCAAAGGAGAAAAATAAAGAGCCTCAATCCAATGTTTCCAAAGGATTAAGACTATCTTTTTTATTTACTATTTCTACTCTATGTGGCATCCAAAATTTCAAAGAATCAATCTCTTCTTTATGTAGTAAGAAATCAATTCTATTTGTATGCTTAGAACCCATAAGATCTTTTACTATCCATTCACCATTTAAACCTGGACATTTCTTAGACTGTATTAGAACTGTATCTCCAAAGCTAAATTTCCCACTCCTTCTGAGATCTCTAGAGACTGCAATCCATCTATGTTCACCTGTTTTAACTTTTTCAGGATGAACTTTACTTCCATCTGCTGTAATGCTTCCCGATCTAGCATAATAAAATGTAGCTAATGGAGTAGAATCTAAGTCCTTGGAGGGGCTATAAACACTCCAACCAAGGACTAGAACTATTATGATAATTAATCTACGCAAATTTCTTTTCTATTAAAACTTTCCCATTCAAGCTTCTTCAATGCTCGATTCAATTCAGAAAGTTTACCCTTTGTAATAGACCATCTATCGGTAGGATAGTCTAAAGATTCGAGATTTACTGGAAGAGGATTTTTCATATTCGGATCTGTATTACTATATAATCCGACTGGTTCAATCCAAACTTCCTCTTTTCCTTTTTCACCACAAAGTTTAAATACTGCATAAGTCTTAGCAGTCCAGAGAATATCAACATAATTTCCAGGATACAATTTATAATACTTCCATCTCATTGTATCTCTAAGACCAATAATTACTGATTTCTGGATATTATTACCATTCTCCATTTCAATCAACGGAAATCCAGGAAAACCATTATCAATTACTGGTTTATCTCTCCACAGAATTCCTTGCAAGAACTCAACTGCCTTTTCTTCAAGACCTTCACGACTACCAAGACACATAGAAATAACATCTAAATGTTCACGAATAGCTTTTTTCTTTTGACTATCACAGAATTCTTTTGGATTTCCAATTTTTGTTCTTTCACTAATCTTTTCCAATGATATATATGGAATAAGATCTGGACTTAAACTAGGACTCACAATTCTGTACAGATAGTATGATGGATCTTCGACTAGTTTGTTATTACTCAAAAAAATCGGATAAATATTACCGATCATACTGTTTGTTACGTTGTACTTAATCATTTCTTTTTTGATTTCTTTTTGTTATTACTACTATTTTTGTTATCACTATTTTCTATAAGAGATAATCTAGTAACAATCCGTCCTTTTGTTAAATCATAAGGACTTACTTCAATTTTCACTTTATCTCCTGCTAGAATTCTTATATAATTTTTTCTAATTTTACCTGATATAGTACATAATACTTGATGCTCCATAGAATCTAATTCTACTGAAAACATAGAATTCCCGAGCTCTTCAACAACTTCCCCTGTAAATGATAAATTCTCTTGCTTAGCCATATCACTCTAATACTCCTTCTTTATCAATTAACACTTGAAGATTCCAAAATTTACTTGATATAATTTCATTTACAATAACTTCTGGAATATTTTTAATACCTCCATAGTACTTAATCAAGTCTAAAATATCTACTTCAATTGTTGTATATATTTTCGGAGATTTTTTAGTACCGGTATTAGTATCATAAAAAGTTCTTACACCTAATCCAAAATTATTTCTAGCGTTTTCTATCAAATCTTTAATATCCAATAATAAATTAGGTGTAGCAGAGAATAAATCAGATAATTTAACTACCTCTAGAGTATAATTTGTTGATTTAATTCTTTGTCTACTAATCTTTCTGGAAGCATCTGTAAAGTGATTTTTAAAATAAATACTTCCTAAAGATACATAATTCTCAATTCCAGATAGTATTAAACTTTCTGGATTACCTTGACTTACTACCTCTACTGCTATTTCATTTATATTTATTCCAAGATCTATAAAGAGTTTTCTGTAATACAAATTTCTCATTGCATTTCCATCTTTAAAATCTTGATAAAATCTCCTTACTAAGTTTTCTGCATTCTTATCATTATTATTTCCTTCACCAATATAAATGTCTTCTCTATTCTTATTCAAATCCCAAGAACATAATACAACTTCATGTAACATATTCTTAATCATTTCAGAAACAGATTCAGGAATAAGATCTGCATAAGAATCTGATTCACTTGATTTCAATGAAAGAATATCAAGAATATATTTAGGATTTGAATAACTAGAAAATCCATAATCTGAAGTAATTGTATATTCCTTCATTGAATTATCAAAGATATATTTTTGATAATCTTTCAGACAAGTTATATCATTCTCCAAAACATTTCCAGAATCTACAGCGCTTGGAAGAGAGTACATAATCTGAATATCTTCCGGTCCAGAACCAATTTTTCTGGTTTTTAGAATGTCAGAGATTTTCTTCTCATCTCCAAGTTCAGAAACATATAGATACGCTGGAACCATTGAAGAATCTCCAAGAAAATCAGAATTTAACTCGTTCTTTTTTCTACTCTTAAATTCTCCAAGATAATAATACGTATTTGTTAATGTATCATATCTTCCACCAGGAATCCACTTCTTTACTTTTTTATTTAAAGTACAATTCATTCTACGCTTCATCTCTTCGAAAGCACTTTTATATTCCGCCATTTCAGGAGTCATAAAATAAACACTTTCTTGAGAATCTTCTGAAAATACTGCTTCAAATATTGTGTCTCCGAAATTAGCTTTATCACTCTTAACCTGAGTAATTATATTGCCAATCATAGGAACTCCAAAAGCTGTCCGATACATATTACAAACTAAGTAATATTGTTCTGGATCAGGAAATTCATCACACTTTACATAAACACTAAGATCATTAGATACTTTTAATTTAAATGAATTAGATTCAATAATCACTTCATCAAAAGCAGATTCGATATTCTTTTGTACTGCCGCTTTATAAGACTTTTTTTCAGGGGAGGCTAAAAAAACACGCTTCCCTGCTGAAACTGATAAGTCACACGGAAAATAAGCTATCAAATCACTTGTTAATCTCCAAGAATTTTTCTTCATAATTTTTCTCTTTTACTCAATTGTAAACTTAATTTTTTTCTTAACATTATTGAATTTTATACAAGATCCTCCAAGATAATCATGAATCCTGTATATCTCATTAATAAGATTTTCGTTTGCTCCTATCAGCGTTTTTGGATCTACAAGAACAACTGATGCAGTAGTAAACCTTCTTTTTGCTGTATCAGGATCAATTAATTCTGTACAAGAAAATAAATGTCCATCTGTTGCTATTACTGCATCATATAATTCTGGAATCTTAGAACACTCATAATTAAACCTAGCTTCTATGTATTGTTCAAAGCTAACACATCTCTCTCGCTCAGCATATGGAGTTCTCTTAACACTGACATAATCTTTCTCATAATAACTAAGAGTACTATTAACTCTTGCTATCAGTTCTTTGATAATTTCTTCCGTTTTCATTTAATATAATTGCAATTAAATCTTCAATTAGTTGTAATTTAGGTTTATCTGATAACATTATCTCTGATTTCTCTGGAAATGCTAAATATGTACTTTTCCAATAAGCATCTGGATCTCCAAGATTATTAGTTAACGAAAAATCCATTGAATCTTCAGGAAAATCAGAATTAATCAACCTATATTTCCCAGAAGTATACACAATTTTAGAAGTACTTCTATCAAGAAGACATTGAAAGTTCCCTATTTTAAAAGTATTCAAAATATAATCTTGCTTATGTTCAGAGGGTTTCAGTTCTTTTATTAAACTTACCTTCCAATTACTTAATGTTGTTTCTGAAGCTAAAATTTTATTATATAAGTCATCTGAATTTTTATACATTCCTGGAATTAATAATACTTCGAGGGAAGGAATATATACAAAAACTTTATTTTCCTCTTCCAAAAGAAAATATATACATGAAGACTCTGAGATACTAAGAAACTTACTCCATCTCTCTTCAGGAAATACTACTTTAGAATATTTTACATAGTCTTTATAAATTTCCTTTCCAAGAATTTTATAATATCTACTCTTTGTTATTAACTTTATCATTTTTATAAGTATTAAAAAATTCTAAAATTTTCATATCATTCCAAGAAACTCTAAATGAATCTCTAGAAGTAGGTGCAAATATTTCTGAAACTGCGTCAACGTACATAGTATGAGTAAATTCATCTCCCATATACATTCTCTTCCAATCAGCCTCTGTTATACAATCACGTACTCCAAGCTGTTCTATCGCTAAATTATCAAATCCTATAGTAGCTGATAGATTATTTTGTCGAGTATACAAAATTCTCTTTAAAGTCTTTTCCCACTCCTTAAGATCATACTTGGGTGGATTGCCGAGAGCTCTTCCCCAATTTTTATAACCAAGAATTAATACTTGTCTTCCAGACGTTATCAGTTCTTGGAGATCTTCTGGGGGAAATATTCCGGCAATGATATGATATACTTTTGTTTTAAAATATGTAGTATATTCGTCTTCTAAAGTATTTATTAACTTTTTATCAAACCTATCAATACTTACTCCAAATACTTTTACCATATCAAGTTTATCATGAAATTTCTTACGCTTCTCTTCAGTATTTAGAGACCTAGAATTTATGGTAAGTCTTGGAACAAATCCATTATCATCTGCCCACTTACATAAAACAGCACAATCATCTATAACAGAATCTTCAGTTACATCTCCACCTCCAATAGCTAATTCTATTCCAACTTTAGGAAGCTGAGATAAAACATCAATAGTTTTCTGTAGGTCAAAAGACTTTCCTTCAGAGATACTAGATTCATGACAAAATGGACATCCTATAGAACACTTATTTGTTATTTTCAAGTCTATAGAATCAGGAAACTTTGAAATAAGCTCCTCTCCTCTTCTTAATGCTCGATAAGTTTTTGTACCTGATAAATTATTAAGAGTAACATAATAATTTCCGTTTATATAAGAATATTCATCTGTTATCATAGTACTTTTCCGAACTCTTTTGTCATTACTGTATATGGTAAACTAATCCAATGAGATCCCCAAGTCTGAGTATCTTTTATTAACTCCTTAAAGATTTCATTTTCATTTGTAGAAAGTGAGTATAGTAAGGTTGATTTTTGTTTTTTACCATCACCTTTTATTATTGTTTTATTTATAATCTCTTTTTCCAGACTTTCACTAATCCAATATAATTTTCTATCACTAAGAGAAATAGGTCTAAAAGTAAGCTGATTATCACTATGAAATCCTCTCCACTTTTCCATTCCAAGATTTTTTTCAAACTTTTTGGTTTTGATATTATAAACTATATCTGAAATTAAAGATTCGTTTTTCAGATAATTCTCTATATCACAACCTACTGATTTATTATATTCAAAATCAACTCTACCTATATCTCCTCCATAATCAACACTAACGATAATTTCTGGGTCATCAGTTTCTTCTTCATAGAAACCCTCTGGAGCATCTGAATTATCATTTCCTAAATATAGCCAAGATCTTGAATTAAATATAAAATTCTTAATTGATCTAGCTGATTCCATAATTTCAGGAAATATATCAAAACTATTATGATCTATCTCAGGAGCACCAGAGTCCCAGTAATAATCCTCATCCTCTTCAACAACATCATCATTTGACCTGTTTTCTTCCCAGTCAAATACTATATCCTTTGCTCCAGTATATCCTAGGACAATTTCTTTTAAGAGTTTTACTTTCTTCCGATTACTCTTATATTTCCAAATTATACCACATACATATTGAAGTTTAGTCATTGGATCATTATATTTTTCATACTCCCAACCAAATGATTCAGATCTTCTAGGAACATGTATAACTCCCTCTGAATCCATAGGAAGTGTATCAACCAATGAATTAGGATCAACACAGATTACTACAGAGTGAGACGAACTACTATTAGTCTCAGGTAGATTTTTTCTAATTACTTGTTTTATTCTTTTCATAATAAAAATATTTCATAATCATTTATAAGGAAAATAGGCTCTTCTTCAAAGCCTTATTAGTGTATAAATTAAAATTTAAAAGAAGATGAAAAAAGAAAAATGGATTACAAGAACTGATGCTGCAAAGTTAGCAAAAGTAAGTACACAAACTATTACAAACTGGGGTAAATCTGGTTTAATTACTATCAGAGTTATTAAAAATATGACATATGTAGATAAGAAAACTCTGATTGATTTATTGGAAAGCAGTTTATCTAAAAAGACAACTGATTTAGGAGAATTAGAACGCCAGCTAGATGAAAAGATCGAAAAAATGAAAAAAGAGATCAAAGAAGTAGAAGATGTTACAAGATTTATAAGAATTGGATATAGAAGATACTCACACTGCAAAGAATTAATTATTGCATCTTTAATAGACAATATTCATTACTATAATGATAACTCAGATTTTCACCGCATCAATGAAATTTTATGGAAATACTTAACTTTTCTTAACTCTATTAATAAAGGAAAAGGGGAAAAGAATGTTGATGAAATTAAGAAATTAGCAGATTCTTATGGTTTGACAAAAAGTGATTTTACTAAATATATTAATGATAATATAAAATTTTTATATGATAACAATAAACTAGTTCTCGAAAAACTTGAAAAGTTAACAAAAGAGAACATGACCAAAGACATAGAATTAGCTGAACTTAAGAGAATCAAAAATGTAGAAAATATTGATGTTACTTTAAGTGAAGAGCAAGAAAAGAGAATGAGATTATTAAAAACTAGTATAAGAGACTTAAATCTTTCTCGTAGAGCACTTAATACTTTAGTAGATTATGATATTCAACATAAGAATATGAAAACATTAGGTGATATTGCAACTCGTACAGTAAAAGAAATAAGGTCTATATATAATCTTGGTTATCATACTTATATTGAATTAAGTGATGTAATAGAACATTATGGTCTTTGTTGGAATATAGATATAGATTATTTCATTTTAACTGGAAACGTAAATGTAAAAATAAAGGAGGGTTAATTCCCTTCTTTTTTCTTTCTCCAAATGATGTTTTTGCGCTCCTAGGAAACCTAAACCCTAATACATGACATAGAACAATTATAAAAGAAATTTTGTAGTTGTTCTTTTGTTTTCTTAAGAAATGTGTAGTGTTTATTTAATATATAATAATTATTAAAATATTATGAATGATTTTTGCAACTGTGGTTGTGGATTCAACCCTGGAAGTGATTACAATGCGTTCGGGGATATAGGTTACAATCTTCCGCTGATTTATGAAGTCTATTGCAAAACTATTCAGGAAGTAAATGGTACAGATCCAGATACTCAAGACAAAAATAATAAAATTTATGTCAAGAATGGAGTATTATACCTTCCTAATAGTTATCATGCAAGTTTCAAATCCCCAGATACATTGATGATCTACGATGAAACAGTAACTTACAAAGATTCTACCCTAGGTCTTGTAAATGATTAAGAAAATTTTATTAAACGTTTAATTAAAAGAAAGAATAAATTATGAGCGAAAAAATCTCTAAGATTAGTGTTGACGGAGTTGTATACGATATCGCGTCTACAGGTGGTGGAGAAGTTCCAGGTGATATCCAAGAACAACTCTCTGCTCTAGAAAATAAGGTAACTGAAGAAGCTAGTGCCCGTGAAGAAGGTGACGCTAAGTTATCTGAAAAAATTGAATCAGAAGCTTCTCGTGTTGATGGAATGGTAAATCAAATCAACGAAAATGTAGCTTCTTCTATCGAAACTCTGAATAATAATCTTGTTCAGGCTATCGAAACTATTAATAATGGTATTGCAGCTGAAGTAACTAATCGTGAAGAAGGCGATGCTAAACTTCAAGCAGCTATTGATGAATTAGCTGAAAAAGTAAACGGTGAAGGTGCTGATCTCACTGAACTTGAAGGAAAAATTGAAAAAAATGCAGCTGATATTGCAACTGTAAACAATAATCTTGTTGAAGCTGTTAATAATATCAATAAGAATGTTGCAGACGGTTTCAGCACCATAAACGGAGGACTCAATAATGAGATACGTCCAGAACTTGAAAAAGCTGTTAAATATGAAGATACAGCAACTGAACAAAATCCTGGACGTAAGACTATTTTCCTAAACAATCATGATAATATTTGCGGAAAAACTACTGATGGTAGTGCTGTGAATATTGCTATGGTTTCTAAGTGGAATAAAGTAGATCTAGGTTCTAGTTCAGTAGAAATCAACTTAAACGGTTCTGCTGAAAGACCTACTTATAACGATTCCAAACAAATTGCCCTTCTTGAAGATGTTCATGGCAATATGGAAACTATTGCATTAGTTAAGAAAGATGACTTAACTTATGAACTTCAAGTAGGTGATAAAATTGCTGGTACTATTAATATTCCTGCAGACCAATTCTTGAAATCTGTTGAATACTCTGCAGAAGATAAATCATTGACCTTTGTATTTAACACTTCTGAAGGAGAACAAACTTCAGTAGTTGATCTTAGCTCTTTGGTTGATACTTACGTAGCTGGTAATGGTATTGAATTGATTGAAAATGGATTCTCTATTAAATTAGATCCTTCCAGTGAATCTTACTTGAGTGTATCTGAAGCAGGTATTAAAGTAGAAGGTATCAATGAAATTAAGAAGAATGTTCAAGAAGTTGCTGCTAACCTAGTAACAGTTAATGAAAATCTTGCTTCTTCTATCGATGCTATTAATAAGAAAGCTGTTAAATATGAAGATGTAGCTGACTCTAATCTCCCAGAACGTAAAGCTATTGTTCTTAAGAATGGTGATGTTATTTTAGGTGGTAACTTAGAAGGTGGTACATCTAGTCTCGTTCAGCTTAATCGTTGGGGTGTAGCTGATTTTGGTTCTTCTAGCGTCCCATTTAATATCAATACTCCGAAAGATGTACGTCCAACTGTACAAGAAGCAGGTCAATCAGGTGAAGAAGCTCATAAGATTGCATATTTGAGTGATATTGTTGATAGCTCTGCTGACTTAGAAGAAATCAAGGAAGCTCTATCTGAAAAAGCTGACAAGTCTGATGTTGATGCTATCTCTGAAAAACTTGATAGCAAAGCAGATAAAGATAGCGTTGTAGAATATAAAGAATCTGGTGAAGGTCGTAAGACTATTCAACTAGCTAATTATGATTCTATTTCAGGCATCGATACTAAGGGTACTGGACATAATCTTGCTATGGTATCTAAATGGGATAAGGCTGATTTTGGTGCTCCCGGTCTTGAATTGAATTTGAACGGTTCTGCAGAAAGACCTACTTATAACGATACTGAAGAAATTGCTCTGGTTAAAGATATTCAAGTTTCTTCTTCTGATATCGAAGAACTTAAAGCTGCTGTAGAAGGAAAAGCTGATAAATCTGAACTTGAAGCTGTTCAAGGTGAAGTAGCTCTTAAAGCAAATCAGGCAGATGTAGATTTCCAAGTTAATGCTATTAATGATAAATTAGCTGAAAAAGCAGATAAAACTGAACTTGAAGAGGCTGTTAAATATCAGAAATTCGGAGAAGATCGTAAGACTATTCAATTAGCTAACTACGACAATATCTCTGGAGTCGCTACTGATGGAACTAGTCATAATCTCGTAATGCTGTCTAAGTGGGATGTAGCTGATTTTGGTGCTCCTGGTGTGAAAATCAACTTGAACGGTTCTGAAGCTCGTCCTACATATAATGATGATAAGGAAATTGCTTTACTTGAAGATATTGAAGCAGCTAACGATAAATACATTTCATATAAAGAATTAGAATCAGGTGCTAAAACTATTGAACTTGCTAATGGTGATTCTTTAAGTGGTGTAAACTCTGATGGTGTAGCTGGATTTAATTTAGCTAAAGTAACACCCGAGAATAAAGTAGAGATTGGCTCTGCTGGTATGGATCTTAACTTAGTTGGATCTGAACCTCGTCCTCTATTTAATGGTTCTAAAGGAATTGCTCTTTCAGAAGATTTAGAAACTAAAGCAGCCGAACTTCAAGATAATATTAATCTTAAGGCATCTCAATCTGATCTTGAAACTTATATGAGTGCTACTGATACTAAAGTTTCTGAACTTGAAGAAAAGATCGGTAATGTTCCTACTAAAGTATCTGAACTTGAAAACGATCTAGGTTTCCAAAATGAAGCTCAAGTAGATGGTAAGATTAAAGAAGCTATTGATGCTATTCCAGAAGTAGATTTGGAACCTTATGCTACTAAAGAAGAATTAGCCGAAACAACTAAAAATGCAGTTAATTATCAGGAATTTGGTGAAGGTCGTAAGACTATTCAGCTTGCTAACTACGATAATATTTCTGGTATTGATACTAAGGGCGTAGGTCATAACATTGCCATGGTTTCTAAGTGGGATAAAGTGGATCTTGGCGCTCCTGGATTGGAAGTCAATCTTAATGGATCTGCCGAACGTCCTACTTATAACGATACTGAAGAAATTGCATTGCTTAAAGATGTAGCTGGTCTTAGCAATACTCTTGAAGCTTTGAATGCAACAGTTCAAATTCTTCAAAGTAAAGTTGATGTTCTTACTAAAACAAATACTGAAGTTGTAAGTGTTGACGGTTCTGCTGGTGAATTGAAAGATTCTTCTAAGGATTATATCGTATCAGGATCTATTAATGAAAATGCTGAAATCGTTGGTAAGTCTATCTCATTAAAATCAATTAAAGTAAGTGATAATGCTAGACTTAAATTGAATGCTGGTGATGTAGAAGCCAAAGATCTAAATATTTCAGGTTCATTCCCGAAAGCTAATGGAAATACTGTAATAAGCGTAAATAATGCTGAATTTATCGTATTCAAAGATATGGTATTTGATGCATCTGAAGTTTATAACGGTATTGAGATTGGTCTAGCAAGCAATTCTGTACTTCCGAAAAATATCTTGTTCGATAATTGTAAATTCCAAGGTGAATTCAGTAATAATGCTATCTTAGTATTCGGTACTCAAGACAATGCTATTATTACATTGAATAACTGTTATTTCGGAAAGATCAGTAATGCTCTTAGATTAAGTAATAAGTCTAATGCTTCTGGTGTAGTTGTTAATATTAATAACTGTACTGTAGATCAATGGGAAACTAGAGCTCCATGGCAAGGTTTCTTGATTTGCGAAGATTATACTAATAAGACTGAAGAAGAGGTTAATGCTAATAACTTGTTTGGTGACGGTAAGATTACTGTTAACTTTAATAATTTAGTTCATGCTGGAGTAAAGATTAATCCAGCTGATCCTGCTTCAGTTTGTGGCACTAAAAATGAAAGTCAAGTAGTTATGGTATGTCAAGATGCTGTAGCTGGTCCAGAAGGTGATTACTGTTTATCTTATGACGCGGCTAAGTTCCCAGTTGTAAGCTTTAAATAAAAAAAATAAATGGAGAGGGATTAAATTTCCCTCTCTTTTTTCTTCTCACTCAATAACCAAAAATCTTTAGTTATTTTCTTCATTATAACAGATACCATTCCAGCTAAGATAAATAATTTAGGTAATGATTGGTGAGTTATTATAAACCAACTACTTACTATTATATCTGCATCCCTAGCATAATTTTCTTGCTCTAGTGACATCTTTTCTCCAAGATTCTTAAATTCATTATATTTAGTGAGATACTTTTCTGCAAATTCTGCTCTTTTCTTTCTCTGCTTTCTTATTTTCTTTAAAAACTCTTTCTTTGTCAGCCACTTCTTTTCATAATATTCTTTTAATCGATTCTCTCTACACTGACATTCATGAAGTTGTTTTTTTTAAAGATAGTTAAGCTTTGTTTTGCTTGTCTTGTAATTTCTTTTGTTTCCATTTTTATCCTCTTTTAAGTTTATTAATAAAAAGTCTCCCTAAGCTATTTCATTGTTAGCTTAAGGAGTTTCTTTCTCTACATTAATAAGGCTTTAAAGGACTCAAAAAAGGAAGAAAAATAAAATCCATCTATCTTCACAGACTGATGGATTAAATAGGGTACAACAATATTACAAACTTAAAAGAACCCGTTAATTCTTTTTTTTATCGTTTAGTAACTTGTCTTCTTTTTCCTTTATTTTTGTTTCTAAGTTTTTATTAATATCTTTCATCCAGTTAATTGCTTGATCTTGTATAAAAGTGTTCATCTTATTTTTTACTTCTGAAACACCATCTATTACACTATTCGTCTTCTTAACTGCTTTATATATTAAATATATACCTCCAATAATTACAGAGGTACCTACAATTACTTTTACTGTTTTCATATTATTTCTCACATTTATTTTTATTACATATATAAGGCTTTTAATCCTCTTCTTTTACCTCCCTTACAAGAAGATTCATATTCCTTGCAAGAGATACCATATTCTTAGTTCCTTTATTCTCTGCAACCGAACTAAAGAAAGCTATACATGCATTAGCCACTTCTGCCATTTGTTTATTTCTCCTATACCCAGCACTTTTTCCATATCTATCCCAATCAGCTGGATAACGCAAAACTTCATAACCTTTTTCTTCAGCATATTTTTCTCCAAGTCTATCAGCACCTCTAGCACATCCACTAACAATCACAATCTTTTCCGTTGGGTCTGCTGCTTTTCTTGATAAAATAAGATCACACTTCTCCTTAAGAAGATCGTAATCATCAAATTCTCTAGAACCACAAATAATTACTCTAAACATCTAAATAACCCTCCAATGTTTTAATTATAGAATCAAGTCCTTTATCTTCTCGCTGGGTAGATGACAGCCCAGATAAATAACCATGTAAATAATAACAAAAATTCTTAGGTAACGAAATCATGTCATCTTTTGAAGAGATTTCCGGGCTGAGATAATCCTCCAGCGGTCCATTACAATTATACCCATTATAAACATACCACTTTCCTGATTCGAAGATATATAAATACTCTTCAACTCTCTTAGGTGGTTTATCTGAAAAAGCTGGTTTGCTATTCTCCCAACTCTCACCTCTTCGAACATAATAGTCACAACCCTCAAGAGACTCTGCGATGGAACTGATATCACCACCTAGAATTAACTCAAAAGCTTTCTCAAATGAATCATAATAACACTGCAAAATCTCTCCAACACCATCTAAATAACCGTCAAAGTGACAGTAAATAACCATATACTCTCCTCCTAGATAAACTTGATGTCCATGAATGTTCTCGTATACCTTTCCAATCATTTCAGTAGGTATCTTAACTGAAATAGTACTTCTTGTTGACATAATAATTTAATTTTTATATTTATTTTTCTTTCTTTCCTCTAACAATATCTGCAACTCTATCTCCTGCAGCATCTTCTATTTTATCTCTTTGTTTCTTGAGATTATTATCACGACCATAAACTGCACCAATAATAGCTCCAGCAATTGGGATAGCAGCTGTCGCAATTTTTAGCTTTCGTTTCTTCTTTCCAACTGTTTCTATCATATTTTTACGGCTATTATTAATTATATCATGTTTACCTCTTCTAACCTCATCTATTACAGATTTTTCAAAAGGATCAACAGAAGCATTAATTCTCCTTTGCATCTCTGTTTCTACTTTCTCAGTTCGATAGTCATGAACTTTATTTATTCTAGCATTAGTAGCATTTTTTAATTTCTTAATTGAATTAATCTTCTCAAGCTTCATTTTACCAGCAACTCCAGCTGTAGCACCAATACCAGCTCCTAAAGCAGCATCCCATCCTTTATCAGATTTCTTTCTCTCTACTTCTTTAGAGAATAATTTACGTTTTATTACCATTTAACAACTTATTTAAATATTTAAAAAATTTACTACTAAATTCTGGATCTTCTGACTGAAAACACCACCTAAGGATCTTTCTATCATAATTTTCCATACTTGAAACTTCCCCATTTAAGTACGTTTCATTTAATTTTATCACTCGTTTCCTAAAATATTCCAAATCTTCTTTTAGAACTTTATTTATATTTCCCAAACAATCTGAAGTTCCTTGATATAATATAAGAACCTTCCACGTTTTTCCAGCTCTTATATTATAATAATCCTCTGATAAAATATCCATTTCGAGTTCCTCAATTTCATCTAATATATTCATTGCCATAAATCCAGGAAATTGGGATATATAGACATAAAACTCAGTCTTATGCTTATCTTTTAATTCTTTTTCTGTTGGTGGATTAATATAAGAATCTATACAAGATATTGCTTTAGAAATTAATTTACCTAACTTCATAATTAACACACCTCCTTTCTAGATAATAATTCATAACCTCTTACTCTTTTTTTCTCTCCATCTACAACCTCAGTAGATTTATACTCCTTTACCTCAAAGTAATTTAAAATATCATTAGCTTTTGGCACTGCAGTATAAGAAATACTAGAATATAAATCTCCTAGTTTTGCTTTAAGATTAGATAGTGTATATTTCTCTCCTGGATTAAAGTTTTGATGAATTGTATTATTAAGTAATTCTGGACTAAATGTTACTATTCCAAGCTCTTTCTTTATTTTATGAGAATTGTATGATAACGCTTTAAGTTTAGTAGGACCTAATGACAGATAATAAGACTTAATATTATCTTGCTCCCCTATCTGATCTAACACTACTCCTATTACTTCATCTAAAAATCCATATTCACATAAATATTTCAATTTACTCCTAAAAGTACCTAATTCTTGATATTCCTTTAAAAAATCTGATATTTCCTGATTTATTATATCATCATTACAGTATTTACCTGTTTTTCTACATTCCAAAAGATACTTACACTTATCTATTATGCTCTTATCAAATTTCAACTCTAAGAACTCAAATACTGAATCTATATCTCTAAGTTTTTTATCTAAAATTTCTTTAAATACAGATTTTACATTGTCTCTACCCTTCCCTGGTAGATTAGAGGATATTCCAAGCAAAATTCCTAAAATTTCTTTAACACTATTCTTAAATTCAGTTAATTCTTTATTTATAATACATGGATTTATTGGAAGATTTTTAATATTCTTCACTACTTCTGGATTTTTAAAAAAGTTTACTATTTCATCATTATATTCAAACCATTCTCTACCATAATCTATATACAAATATTTTCTAAACTTATATTGAATATTCTTTTCATCTTCTTCAGTCAATTCAGGAAGTTCATATAAAATTTTACAGGTTGGATTATGAAGTTTATATGCATTAAATCTTCTATCTCTATTATTATCCTCTGTATAACCTATTTTGAGAAGATGAATTAAATTTTCATTCTCATCATAACCTGCACTCTTAATCAAATATATCATAATTAATTATCCTTTCTTTTTAATAATTCATAACTACGAATTCGCTTCTTTACTCCATCTACTAACATAGTATTTTGAACCTCTTTTACTTCGAAATACTCTAAAATATCATTGGCCTTAGGAACTGCAGTATAAGAAATAGAAGAGTATAGATCTCCAAGTTTAGCCTTTAAATTAGCTAATGTATACTTCTCACCTGGATTAAAATTTTGATGAATAGTATTATTTAATAATTCAGGACTAAAGGTTACAATACCTAATTCTCTTCTAATATTTGTAATATTATAATGTAATTTTTTCAACCTATCAGGACCTAAAAGCAAATAATAAGACTTAATCTCATCACTATCTGCTATTTGATCTAATACTATCTGAATAACTTCCTTAGAGACTGGATATTCACATAACATTTTGAATTTCTCTAACATAGTTGTTAATGTATCATAAATGCATAAAAATCTTGTTACATCTCTATTTATTATATCATCCTTTGTTAGATTAGATCTAATACTAGAAAATACACTAAACCTATCTCTATAATCTACTTGTTGAATCTGAAAAGCTCTAATCTCATTTACTAATACAAGTTTATTAGTAACAGGTTTTAGAATGACATTTCCTGTTTGAGAGTTAATAACTTTATTTACTGCTACATAATTATCCTTATAGTTTTGACTTTTTGCTAATATTTGATAATTCTTTGCCAAAGTATATTTATCCTCATCAAGACTTACTTCCCCATAAGCTCTAAGTAAACTTTCTGTATCTTTTGTTTTTCTATCTAGAATTGCTTGAAAGTCAGACTCTTTCATTTCCCTATAATCTGCTGTTATTCTATAATAGAAATTTGCTGTATTTTTCCATGGATTATCCTGTAATCTTTGTCTACCTAGTATCTGTGGAAGATCTTCTGCAATATCAACTGCTAAACAGTCTGAATTAGAATCTGAGAATATAAAACTACGTGCACATAAACTATAAAAATCGGCTCCTAAGTATACAGTTCTAGTACAGAAAGTGAACATCTTGGGTTTTTCTGTTTTCTTTGGTACTTTTCCTATAACAAACTTTTTACCTAGTTTCCTTTTAATTCTTTTAGCATTATCATCAGTTCTAGAACATAATATATTACACTGTTCTGGAGTAAGATTATTCTTTTTAATCATACTAATAATATGATTAACACTATTTACATAGAATACAGCCTCGTCTGATATTACTTTTACAGGTTGACCGTTTCTCATGACAGTAATCTCCTCAAAATCTCCTGATAGATAGGATTGAATTACTTCTTCTGCTTTTGTACCTACAGATTTCATTGTAAGTACCTTTAATGAAGGTCTAATAATTCTGGAAGAATCAGCAGCTTCCCAATCTAAATCAAAATAAGGAAGATCTTTAAACTCATCTAACATATTAAGATACTTTTCCATCATAGGAGTAGCTGATACAAAGTATGCTGTTGGGGATTGCTGTAAGTGTAGAAGAAATCCTAGCTCTGTATTTGACTTAAATCTAGAATCATGTAAAATACTTTGAAACTCATCTACTACTGTTATAAATCTATCAAAAATCCTTAATTTTTCAAGAATATCTTTAACGATTCTATATGAATCATATGTTACTAGAATCTTAGCTGGTTGATTATTTAGATATCTTTGATAGGTATAAGTATCAATTTCTCTATATAATCTTTCATAGATCTCAGAATTATCTTTCTTTTCATCTCCCTCTTCATCTATATTAACACTTTTAGGCTCTTTAGAAAGATCTTTATCAACTTCTGATTCTTTTTCCATTTCATTTACAACCAAATAAACATCATCAGGATGTTGATCTTTCTTGTTTTCTAATAACATTTTTCTAGGAGAACAAAGTATTACATTCTCAGGACCATTAATACAGTATTCAGTAAAACCACATCCAGGTAATTGTTTATTTATTATACATTTATTTGGAAATTTGTTAAATCTAAATTCATTCCATTCAGAGATATACCTAATACCTCTGGGAATTATAATCTTTTCTCTGTTCATATTTTATAAAGTTTTTAATTAATTTAATTTATTATAGATTCTTTTTAATACAGAATCCAGTTACATAAAATCGAAGACTAAGGATACCCTTTATAATCTTCATTCAATTGTAAGGATTTAAAGTCAGTAGAAGAGCAAAACTACACTTTAAAATTTAATAAAATGGTAATATACTATATATTCTTCTAAATAAAAAAAAAGTGCATCAATTGATATATTCGATCTCCCTTTGGGAGGAGATCGAATTCTTATAAATATCTATATCCTATATAGTTTATTCAATCTAGAGCCCGTAGGGCCCTGGAGTGAACCCTTTAGTGGTGAACGGAAGGTATGATAAAGGGTTCCTTAGTCCTCATAAAAATGTATCAAGAAAAAAGAAACCAAGGAAATAAAATCCTTGGTTCTTATAAGTTTTAAATTTCACAATCCTCTATTAAAGTCTTGAATTGTTCAAAGTTTAAAGTACCACCTCCAGCACTTTTATGTCCAAAAATAATGCCTCTATATCCAGCACAACTAAATTCTGGAATTCGATCAGGTTCTTTATACATTGATATACTATATACTCCTTTATCTCTTCGATTACATACTATATAAATATCATAATCATTTAAGACAGAATTAAAGACTGTACTTGAAAATGCAGTTCCTATTACACAAACTCCTCTATATTTTCCAGCAACAGTAACGGGAAATGAGAATGATTTAACTACTCCTTTATTAATTTTATCCTGATTTTGTTTAAGAATAGTTCCAAGTTCTATTACTTCTGTCAATCTATCTTCCCAGAAACATAGATTAGGAAATTCATAGAGCCACGTATCAGGATTTAAGCCATATTTAAATTTCAAACCACTCTGTAAAGGAAGTATTACATCTTGCCAATCATCCTCTCCAACTTCATCTTTTCTCCAAGTATCATATACTCCAAGAAGTCGAATAAATTCTGGAATATCTTGACCTGGACAGAAAAATCTCCAAGTTAATTCACAAGCAGCTGGTCCAATCTCACGAATACCTTTAATTCCGGTGTAGTTATTTTGTATAGAACTTTCGATGGATGATACATGATGATCTATGAATATAAAGTTATCTCCATAGTGTTCCCAAACCTGTAACATAATTTCAGGAGGGAAACTTATATCAACCATACAGATCAGGTCATAGGGTCTTCCATTCTTATCTACATACATTTCTGGAATTTCATCTCCATAATTATATCCGGTTTTATCTACTTGGTACCCTTCATTGTATAGTGATTTTACTGCTATACACATACTGGATGTTCCATCAAAATCTACCCTATGAAAGATAACTAACGCTTTTTTATTTCTGTTCATATCCTAATAATTTAATTAATAAATCAATTTCACATTCTAGTTTTGTTAATAATTCTATAGCTTCAATCATAATTTATAATACGTTCTATAAATTCAGACTTCATAATTGCTCTCGCTTTAAGATCTACTATATGATTTAAGAGATCAAGTTCCGCACAGTTATACCAAAACCATTTTCCTCCAGAAGAATATTTAGTATCTTCTCTTTCTCTTCGTTCTTCTATAATTTTTATAAACTTTCGATATACTTCCTCTTTTTCTTCTGGGAGGTATGCTATTTTATAATCAAACGTACTAGGATATAGTTTTAATTCCTCCATAAGTTCTCCGGCCGTATATCCAAAATCCTTAGCTACTTGTGAGAATGTAGAAATTTGATATCCGCGTTTCTTTAAGTAGTTCTCCATTATTTCTTGGGAGAGAGTTATACTAAATACTCGATTTCTACTATTATATTTCGTTATCATCTTCTTTCTATAAATTTAACTTCAGATTCGATTATACCACGACCGGATTTTTCATGGAGGGTTTTTGTTTTAGGTATATATCCAGAGTCCATAGGTTCAGTCATATAAAATAAACTAGTTCCTCTAAATGTAGCTGTTATTACTTTTTGGCCAGGTTCTACTTTTACTTCCATAGTTCCTCCAAACAATACAGTTCTTTTATTCTCTGGGAAAATAAATACAAATACTATATATGCTACAGCTATGATTATAATTCCCCAAAATATTAATGTTCTCTTTTTCATTGTTGTTTTATTTTATAAATTAATATTAAATTTTTATTGGTAGGGAAATATAAGTATACATTAATATTTCCTAAAGTATCAGAAGTTATTAAAGAGTTGTTATTTGGTTTAAGATCTATAAACTTTTCGCCTTTAGGAAGATTAATTGTTACTGTTGTTGAAGAACTAACATCTTCGACCTTTTCAACGGGTTCACAACTTACTAACAATAATGTTGTTAACGCTAATAATGTTAATAATTTCTTTTTCATATTTTTTAATTTAAATTTCATATATAAGAATTTCAAGGAGAAAAATGAAGAGGAAAACCTTAGTCTTCCTCCATTACTAATAATACTATGTTATACAATTCAAGCTTTCTTTTTATTTCGTTCTCACCATTTCCTATATTCCATAAAAACAATGGTCTTAGTTTCTGTTGATATCTATATTCACCCCAATCCATCTCTTCAATTTTTATACCCAAAGTGTCTTCAATCATCTTCTTTAATTCTAGATGATTATAGGTTATTTGCATTTTCTTATTTTCATGCATTTCCAATAATCTAAGAATTCCAGAAGACGCCCTAACAGATACTATTTTCTTAAGATATTCACAATCAAGTTCGGTAAGGCTATATATCTCCAGTAATATATTTAATTCTTTTTTTAAGTTGTCGAATGTATAACTTCTATAAATCTCTAGGGTATTTGATACACTTCTATAACACCCCATTCCATAACTTAACCAACAAATAAACCTAGTTATTGTTGCCTTTAATTGTAATTTAATTTTTCTAATAATTTTTTCCATATTCTTATTTTTTTAAATAAAAAGTCTACCCGAGTTTTTCTTCGAGTAGACATTTCACTTATGATCTATTATCTTTTCACATATAAGGCTTTGAGGGATTCTGATCTGATAACATTAATAATTTTTTAGGAATATCATCTTCTGGATAAAGATAGGATAATACATCTTCTTTTTGATATTTTTCAATCATTTCTTTCCATGATGTATAATCAATTAACCTAAATCTTATAAACCTATCTTCTACTGGATACTCTCCTCCAATTATATATTTATCATTCTCTTTTACATACCAAGATGTTAATGGTCTTTGTAAGAAACTCTCAAGTTGATGATGTGGATCTTCTCCATAACATGTATCTAGTACAATCTTATAGTGCTTATCCACATGTTGAAGAGGTATAATATCAGGTCCTAAACTAGTTATCATACATATAGACATGTAAGTATTAGGAACTGTACAACCTGATTCCTTAAGAGCTTCTATAGTATGTATCTTAAGAAAATTAGTGAAAACATTTTTGTAATCTTCTATATTTATTTTATATCCTAAGTATAATCTTTCAGATGGTTGATCACTTAGGATAGATCTTGGATTTTGAATTTCTATAATATTATCATATGTCCAAGATTTTTTATTTTTCCAGTAAGTATCAAAAATTATATTAAATAAATCAACACTAACTTCAAACCATTTACTAATCATATATTGGTATTTTAAATAATTCTTTTTCTGTAACCCCATCCAGAAATAATAATTCTCCAAAAGATATTACAAATATTAGATCTGGATTATTAAAACCTTCCCGATAAAATGATAAGTCCCCTGGATAATTTTTGGTCATTATATGATCTGGAATAAAGAATTCTACTCCATCATCAAATAAGAATCCCATTTTTATTCCATACTGAAATAAGAACTTATCAACTTCAGATAACTCAATATCAGGATAAATGTTTCTTCCTAGTTTTATTTGCTTCATAATGGTAGAATGGACAATCTTCGCTACATTCATCAGATAAAATGCAACTATTATTACAAAATGTTTTTATATCATTATACATATCTTTTACTGTATATATTCCTTTTTTCTTCTTTTCTTCATTGATTCCACAAATTGTACAATCTTGAGAACTAATCTGAAAAACTTTATTCAAGTATTTACGACGTCTAGCAACTTCATAATACTCTGCATAAATTAAGTACGTTATATCGTTATCAGACATTGCTTCTTTCTTACTAGAAATATAAGATCCAAGTACTGTCCCAATAAATTCAGCACAATCAAACATCCAAGCATCATTTATAGGAATATATACTTTAACTTTAGTACCAATCCTATAGGTTATTTGTGGATAAAAATCAATCTCTCCAGTTGATATATTTTTCTTGATGATATTAATCTTTTCATTGATTTTAATATAATCCTTATCTTTCTGGCGATTTATTATCCATAATACATTTTTCAACCATTCATAGATCTTTTTCGCTCTTCCCATTTTTCTTTTGCTAATTTTTGTAAATCTTCAACAGTATCAGTTTCATCTACTATTTCTATTCCAAGTAAGTTTTCTATAACATCTTCAAAACTAGCTACTCCGACAAATGTTCCATACTCATCTACTACTATTGCTAGATGTTGTTTAGTTTTAAGAAATTTTTCAAACAATACATTAACACTAGATGAGTCCGGAATAAATATAATATCAGAATCGTAATCTGTATGTTTTATTGTTAACCCTGGCAGATAAACATCATAATCTTGATATATGTCTGACTTATATGCTATTCCAATTATATTATCTTCAGTATCTTCCCATATTGGTATTCTAGAAAATTCAAATTCATCTGGAAAGTCCTTAAGAAAAGTATTAGCATCGAAAGATTTTACAACAGTTCTAGGAGTCATTATATTTCCAACAGTTAATTTATCAAGAGCAAGTAGATTTTTAATTATTTTACTTTCTCTCCCTGTAAATATTTTCTCTCGTTCTCCAATTGTTGCCATACTAGATATTTCTTCTCGAGAAACAGTTGCTTCTTCTGTTTTTGGTGAGAATATAGCCATTACATATCTTGATATCCAGACTATAGGATATGTTATATAAATCATCCAAGTTAATATATTAGCTGTAATTGAGGTCATTCTTTTCCAATAATGTGCTCCAATTGATTTAGGTATTAATTCACTGAGTACTAGTATTAATAGAGTCATTATTCCAGAGATAATTGCAAAATATTTCATTCCAAAAATCTCAACAGCCTCTATACTAGCTAAACTTGTACCTACTGCATGAGCAGCTGTATTTAGTGTTAAAATAGCAGAGATAGCATCATCTACCCTTTCATTCTTCAGCTTCATAAATTTTATTGCTGCCTTAGAACCAGAATCGATTTTAGACTGAATAAATGAAGTCGGTGTGCTTAATAATGTTGCTTCAAGAACACTACAAATAAAGCTAATTGTTATAGCTATACTAAAATAAAAAATCATTCCAAATAAAGGATCCATAATTTTTTCTTGTTTTAAATTTATTTTATTTTATTATTATTTTTATATCATATATAAGAATCTCAAGGAAAATCTAAAAGCCTTATTAATGATGAAAACATATAAATTAAAATATTATGAAACCAAAAAAGAATAGAATTTATTGTCCATTAGCTAATAGAGCTAAGATGTTATTTGAAAGTAAAGATGAAGCTGATAGATTTATAGAATTCAACTCAGAGGATTTTACAGGAAATAAGAAACCTACTAGAGCTTATTATTGTACATGCTGTGGAGGTTGGCATATTACTTCTAAAGATAACATTCATATTAGTGAAGAAAAAGATATTGAAGAGCAAGAAAAAGTGATAAATAAAATGATTCAAAGCTATTCAAAAGATATTGAAAATCAAAAAGAAATAGAAGATATTAATAGAAGAAAATTAAATAAACAGATTACTTCTATAGAGCAAAAAATTGGGAAAAAAGATAAATATAAAACAAAATCTAAAGAACAATTATTATCTTATTTGGATGAAATAAAACAGGTTGAGGATTTTATGAATGCCAATAAAAAAGAAACATTGTCAAGAGCAAGAGCTTATCATAGATTAAATTTATTGAGAGATAAAATTTTTCAAGGACTTGTTTTTAATGTGTATCGTAAAATTGTAGATGAAATACAAGAGGTGAGAAAACTTATATTACTTTTTGAAAATAAAGAAAGGATAGATGAAATGTTAAATGAAATAGAAAAAGAAGTAACTGAATTAGAAGAAAAACTTGGGTATTCTAAATTAACAGAAGATCTTAGAAAGCGAATTATGGACACTAGGGAGGGAAAATAAAATTCCCTCTCTTTTTCTTTCCTTCAAAAACCTTTAAAAATCTTATAAATGTAATAATAACTTAAAAAATTTGTAAAAATGAAATTGAGTAGAAAAGAAAAACAGGCAAAGAAGAAATTAATTGGTGTTTACAAACAATGTATCGATGTAATGACAAGATATATGGAACCAGTTGCTGTTATATCCACTACAAAAAAGGGAGGTACTCAGATTACAAGTATGAGATTCCCTGACTATCATTACAAGAAAATTATTAAGGAGAAAATTCAAAAAGTAACAACAGAATTGAGTAATAACCAAGGTTAAAAACTCAGAAGACTTAGCACTTAGAAATAGGTGTTAGGTCTTCTTTTTGCTCTTCTAGAACCTTAAAGAACTTATAGATGTAATTATTAAACAATAAAACAATATGAAAATCGTAAAATCAAGTGTATCCATTCTCCCTCAAGAACCTGGGGTGGATGGATTAATGAAACATGTAGAAAAGCTTGGAAGAATAGCATATCTAAGTGAAGATAGAATGACTGAAGATTCTTGGGAAAAATTTGATAAGATGCTTTATAATCGCGGTCATTGGGCTGTTTTTAATTCTGGAACTGTATATCTAGATGTTCCTGTAAATTATGGAACAGAAGATCTTCTGCTAGAATTAGAAAGAACAACGAGTCCTTATACAAAAATTTGTTATTCAGATGATAATAATCATTGTTATCTAACTACTAATCTTAGAGTTATTTATCAGAAGAAACTGGAAGATTTTATGAATGAATACTGGTGTGAACCTACCGAATATCATTATCATAGAGTTACTTCTGTATGGGTTTGTTCTAGAGGTATACAGACAGAATTAGTTAGGCATAGAATAATGAGTTTTATTGCTGAATCAACTAGATATGTAGGATATAATAAAGGTCGCTATGGAGGGGAGCTTACTTATATTTTGCCTCAATGGATCTATCGAGTAAGGAATAACATAGGTAATACAGTAGATTCTTTAACAGGTCTCCCCAGAAATTATATTTTAGACCTAGATGGACAAGATTTGTGGGATCATCTTACTATTTATGACAGAACTGTAGCATCTCGAGATAGATTATGGAGGGAAATAGAGAATGAATATCTTTATGAAACTACGACAGATGAAGGAGAAAAACTTAAACCAGAAGAAGCTCGTGGAGGTCTTTGTAATGATTTAAAATCGGTTGTTGGGGTTACTGGTTATATTGAAGATTTTATAAAAGAGCCAGAAGAAGATACTCTAGAGAATGAAGGATTTTTTCATTTAAGATGTGCAAAAGATGCTCACCTCGATATGCAAATCTTAGCTAATGATTTAAAACAACAATTTATTGATACAGGATTATATAATTTAAAATAAATGGAATGTATTTGGTGTGGATTCAAAAGTAATGATCCAATAGAATTTGAAAAACATCTATCCGAAGAGCATTTTTTAAGTTATCAAGAGTATTGTGAAATTGAATTAACACATCAAAAAGATCTTGATAATTTTTGCTTTAGATGTAATAAATATAGAGGTCCATTATCTACATTAATTAAAGATTTTTATTATCTTCCTTGTAGAATATGTAGTAACTCTATTACAAAGAAAACAGAAAAACAAGAATTAATTAAGACTATTATAAAGAATATAAAATCTTTTTATGATTATATTCTTAGTGATAGATATTTACAACTATTCTTAATTGATAGCATTTACCATTTAGCTACTTATTCTCATGATTACTTGGAATTTAAAAAAGTCTTAAGTAAACTAGATCTTCCAAGTCGAAATGATATATGGTTTTTAGATTGGGTACCTGGATATCCAAAAATTATATCTATTCCGAATTTGACTGGTATAAAAATAGTAAATCTATCAGAGAAGTATAGAGTAGTATCAGGAAAGAATAATATAGAAATTAATAATTATAAGATTCTTTTTCCTGAAATTGTTCCTTATGATAAACAACATTTTAGTAGATATAATATTCTTAATCTAAATTCTAATAGAAAAACAAAAAGATTAAAATTAGATAATTCTCCTAATTGTGTTAAGTTTTTCAATACTCAAGGTTATGATACAAAATCAATATTTAAAGTTATTGATACTAAAACAGAAGAGCCAGTAAATCTAAAAGAAATAAGTTATCAAGATTATACTATAATAAAGTTAATTCTTTTAAGAAATAAGAACTATATGAGATTTGTATTTTCTATTTTCTTAGAATTACTTGGAGCTTGTAAAGTATTTAAAGATTCAGTATTTCTTAAGAACAGTATTAATTTAAATTCTGAAAAAGAACCAATAATTAATATTTCTTGGCTTCCTGAAAAAAATGAAACATTATCTAATAATATAATTAATATATCTATTTTATGACAACATCAACAAAATTTAAAGTACAAGGGGTAGGATTAGATACTTCGAATATGACAATTAAACCGTGGGTAGATCCTGAAGATGAATACTCTTTTGATTATTTTCATACATCTATCTCAGCTAATAATGATTTCTTAATTTCTGAGTTTATAAAGAGTTTTCCAGGAGGTAGTTTAATCACTTCTATCGATTTTTTAGATAATCCTGAAAGAACACTCTTAGGACATCTTCTTGAACTTGGAAGAAAGAAAGTAGACCTGTTATTGGTAGACTCTGAAGTAATTCTTAAAAACCTAGGAACTGTTAAGGAAACTATTAAACAGCTTAGAGAATATAAAATAATTGAGGAGTTTGGAGTAAAAAATCCTAAGACCGCCGAAGATCTCAAAGCCATAGAAGAAGCTATTGAAGAGAAAATTAAATTTGTTTCTCTCGATTTATGTCCTTTGAATTTTAATTATGATATTGTTAATTATTGTAAGGAAAATACAATAGATTTGCTTGGCTTTAATCCTTTCGGCGGATATATTAACTCAGCATCTGTAATATCTAGCTTTACCATTCCTTATCTTCTTGGTTTTTCTGGAAATTATTGTTCTGTTATATTTTTATCTGGACGTGATTTGATTTTATCTAAAGAATCAATGTTATATATAAAAGATAATATAATTGGATCTGAATGTTCAAGTAAATTTTCCTTAAAAAAGAATGTGTCTAGACTTCATAAACCACTTAAGAAAGTTGTAGATACTTCGTTGATATTTAATAAGAATCTAGTTTTAAGTGTAGATTCTCCTGAGTATTTATTTCCTTTGGAGGATATTAATATAAATTTAGGTTCTCCAGTAAATATTGTTGATGGAATTGATCCAAAATTAAGAACAGAATTAGAGATGTTTGTAGATGATCTCTTGGAGGTTACAGAATTTCCAAAAGATGCTACTCTTCAATCTAAATATGCTGTAGTGAGATATCAAGTTTTATCAGCTCTTCGAATAAAATTTCCTGAAACAGATAGATGGAATATTCATGTAGTAAATACAGGAAAACTCGTCTCTGGAATTTTAGTACATAGAGAGATCGAAGAAAAGAAGAAGGGATTTTTTAAAAAGAAAAAAAATTCTCAAAAAATTGAGTCTAAACATTTTCTCTGTGCACTTCCCAAAATCGATCTTCCAGTGTTTATAGAAGAACCCGATGATAAAAACACAGTCCTCGAGAACTCAAACCCTAATAATTGAGAAAATCCGGAGTTAGTTGTGTACCCCGGAAAATAAAAATAGAAAACATTAATAAATAAAAAATTATGAGAGTTTATAACGGAACAAAATCACAAATTAATTTACCTTTGTCAGGTACTCAACGAATTACTATCCCAGCACATTCTGTCTCTGGTGATATTATGCCTAGTAACGAATTTTTAAGTTTGCTAGTAAGTTCCTATGATTACAAGGAATTAGCATTAATTGTATCAGGACCATTTGAAATAAATATGTGTGCAGGAGTATCAGGATCAGTTGGTTTCGTAGTTCAATCCCTTGATGAAGCTATTGAACGTTTTGCACCAAAAGAATGTCCAAAGTGTAATCAAGATCCTTGTGTTTGTAATAAGGAAAAAGAACCGCAGCCAGTAGATAAAAAACCGGCTGCAACTCCAACAAAACCGGCTGAAAAAGAAAAAACAGTGCCTGAAATTAAAGAGGAAAAGAAGTAATTAAACCGTATTATAATGGGAATCTCAAGAGATGTATTTTATTCTTTAGAGATTCCTTTTTATTTTCAACAAAGAAAAATGGTAGACTATAAAGAAGTAAAATTAAAAGATGGACGTGTATTAGTATTCTGTAATTTCGAAGAACTTCTTAAAGATTTTTATGGAGTATCTAGTATGGAAGAAGTAGAACCTCATGCAAATTCAACAGGTCACTATATTATTCATTGTCCATTTTGTAGAGACTCTGGACATACAAAACATAAATTATATATAAAAACTGACTTAACTGTTGGTACTTGTTTTGTATGTAATCGAGCCTATGTACATGTGTCTGATGAAGTTGATACATCATTTAAAGTACCTGATTTTATGTCATTGTATTATGGATATTCAGGTCATCCAAATGTAGTTAAACTTACAGAAGATCCTATATGGACATTAGATAAGTACTGGAATGAATTTGATAGTTTTGATCAAAGGGGCTATGATTATCTAATGAGTAGACATCCTTTTATGAACGACATCTATAAACTCCTAGACTTTAAATTTGTTGACGGAAATGTAGTAATGCCATTTAAATATCATGGGGAAGTATTTTATTACCAGATTAGATTTTCTGGAAAAACGAAAATTAGATATCTTTTCCCACAAATATCAGCAAAACCTCCTTATATAATAGATCATGGTCAAGGTCTAAGAAATATAATAGTAGTAGAAGGGGTATATGATGCTATAGCTGCTTTAATTATGGCACCTGATTATATACCTTTTGCAGTTTTGGGAAGTTCTATATCAGATTATCAATTAGATTTTCTTAGTGAGTACGTTCCAGAAAAAATCTTATGTTACTTAGATGATACTGAAAAATCTATGGGTGTAGCTAAAAAAATAAGAAAAAGAATAGATTATTGCCCTATTAATATCATAAAATCTAATGGAGAAGATCCAGAAGAGTGTATGAAACGAAAACTTAGGGCTGGAAATAATTTGCAATGGATTAAATAAAATGATAACAGCATCGATAGATAATACTATAAATAAAATAGTAATAAAAACCGATGACCCTAGTGTAAAATGTCTTTTAGAATTTAAAAGAAAAGTAACTAAGTATTCTCCTTGGTTAAAATCTTGGAATACAGCTGAAGAAATAGCAAAACTTTATGATAATCCTAGATCATGTGGACCTAGGAAAGGAATATATACTTTTATCTTAGGAATGGGATGGGCAGCTTATATTGCTAATGTATTTAAACCTATCTTAAGTGATACGGATTATAATGCAATTCTTAGAACAATATTTGCAGATTATTATCGAACCTATCCATTTCCAAATCTTAGGGATTATCAGAATGAGGATATGTTACATGTGTTAAAATATAAGAGAGCGATTATTCAAACCAATACCGGATATGGAAAAACTGAAACTATAGCAACTCTTATAAACTATGCACATAATGAACTTGGAAAGAAAGTGTTGGTTATAACTCCAGGAAAAAAAGCGAAAGATGAAATTGTTAAGAGATATGAGTCTAGATTTGGAGGTAAATTGCCAACTTCAATAGATGGAGATCTTGGATGTATAATTACTTCAGGATTTCTAAATCAAAAGAAAATAAAAGATCCAGACCTATGTATTTTAGAGGAAGAGAAACTTAAGAAATTCGATTGGGTTCTAGTAGATGAAGTAGAATATACTATTAATCCTTCTGGTGAATGGATATATAATAGACTAGTGAATGCTGAAATTATGTATGGATTTTCTGGAACTGCAGATCGAGATTCAGGAGTTATGATCACATTTGCACAGGGAATCACAGAAACAGTAGTAAGAAATAAGGACTTAATTAAATATTTCGGACCAGCATTAGTTTATAGAATGCCTACTAGTCTGAAAATAAATAGTATCCACATAAATACTATCGCTCTAAATAATATTAAATTTACAGAAGAGGATTTTAATGAGGATAATAATGTCTATAATACAATAATGTCAAAAATTTGGGTTGATCCTGGAGTATGTGAATTGATTGTAAAGATAGCAAAAAGATATCCTAAATTATATATCCCAATAAATAATTTAAATAATATTATTTCAACTTGGATAGATAACTTTTTTATTGGAGTATTTAGAGTGCTCTTAATTTGCGGCGAAGGATATATTTATTATGATTTGTCTGGAAATAAAACAAATCTAGATCTTCAACAATCATGCGAATATATTAAAAATGGAATGGTAGATATAATTCCTAGTACCGCCGCAGGATTTAGAGCACTAGACCTTCCTGGATTAGAAAATATATTACTAGTTTCTAATATCAACGCTGGATCAGTTCTTCAACAACTAGGGCGAACAGCAAGAGGAACTAATATGAACGTTCTTGCACTAAAACCAAAAATACCGAAAAGAATCCCGGTATATACAAAAGGATTTGAACAAAGAGATGAATTATTACACAACTACTATAAGTATTGTGATATTCAAGATATAGTTATTAATGAAGAAAATCTTTAAAAATATAATATGGATAATGGTAGTGTATTTGATTTGATTTTTAGCTGTTTTAATCAATATTTATTTCAGGATGCTAAAAATAATATATTAGATCTTCAATATTATTTTCAGACTAATCCACAAACAGCCGGAAATGGTATGGTCTCTCAACTCGTGGATGCTATAAAGACTTATCCTCTAGAAAATATAGATGAGCCTTTATTTAGGAGTATCTTGTTTAGATCTCAGAAAACTCCACAAGAGACCCAAGAGGTGATGAATGAAATTATAAAATGGAAAAGATATACAAAAAGTCAAATTGAACCAGCCAGAAAGATTTTAACCGATGTAATATATTCAGTTAATCTTCAAAAAGCAAACAGACTCTATTCTCAAAATCCAGAAGAATATGTTAAGTTTGTGAAGAATATGAATCTTCAATTTGGAAGTTCTGGAGATTTTAATGCTATTAGTCTTAATAATCTAGATATTAATAGTATTATTGCAGAAGATAGTAATAATATTATTCCTAGTAGGTATGATTGGATAAATGATACTTTCCCTAATGGTGGATTTGAAAAAGGTCAATTGCTCCTCTTCAGCGCTCCTCCAGGCTCAGGTAAGTCACTTTATGCTTTATCTGAATTATCTTTTATGGCTGCAAATGGATTTAGTTGTTTATACTTGGCCATGGGCGATTTATCCTATAAAGATCAAATTGTTCGACTTGGAGCAATGACAACAGGTTTAACCTTTGGAGAAGTATATAAAAATTTAGGTCCGATTTATAATTCAATGTCGCAATTATATGGAGATAGATTAGATTTATCAATTGTATCTGCAGATCAAATTACTGCACAAGAAATAAAAGATTTTGTAAAAAATTCAAAGAAAAAATATGATGCAATTGCTGTAGATTATGACAGTAATATAAAGAGTACTAATATGTCAGATAGTATGTATCTTGAATTTGGATCTATTTATTCAGTTTTAGTAGATATCGCAAAAGAATTGAATATGCTGGTATTAGTTTTAGGTCAGCCAAAGGTAGGTGTGTGGAATAACCCCACAATAGAATTATCTGACGTTGGTGAATCATCTAGAAAACAGCATATGGTTGACTTTTGTTTAACTAGATCAAGAATTCCAGATTGTCCAAATAATCTAGGAATTTTCAAAATTGTTAAATCTAGGCGCGGAGACGTAGGGAAGAAGGTGTATTCGATCAGGCTTAATAACAGTCGGTTCATTGAGTTGCCTAAAGGCGTCTTTGATCAACTTCGTTCAGAAACAGAGCGTAGAGATTATACTGAAGGGGATATACAAATGATGATTCAAGCATATAGTAGACAATATGCTAATATACAACATCAAGTAAATAATAGTATTAGTAATAATATTAATAAACAGCAAGTTGTTTCAGGACCAACCCCATTTAGTAAACCTTAAAGTGAGTTTTTTGCTCTTCAAGAAAGGTTAAAACCTTATAACTGAAAAGAACATTAGAAAAATTTATAAAAGAATTGATCTAATGTTCTTCTTTTATTTTTCATTATGATCTAGGGAAAGTAGTGAGTAATAAGGGTTGCAAACTTTATTACCCTCGAAATCCCTTCTTAAAATCATAATGAATTAAATTAAAAAAAAAATAATGAAAAATAAAAGTTTAATTAATGCAGAAAACAGAGCTATAGAATCCTCTGTATCACAGGACAAGGTGAAGGATAGTAACCTATACCTGGATGAAACAGATTCTAAAGGTGTTCCTCTTCTAAGAAGAATAGAAAAGTATCCAGACCTTCCAGAGAATGAATTTATACCTATTGAGTATCCTAATTTAGATTTAAGTCCATACCTTGTAAATAAAAAGGGAGAAATATATAATCCTGAAATAAATAAAATCTATGTAGGGTATTCAACGCTGAAAGGATATTTAGATTTTAGATTTTCTTTAGGAAATAATAAGACTTTTTCTACTAAAGTCCATAGAATAGTAGCATTTACTTTTTTAAAAAATTCAGATTATAATTTGTATGATGTTGTAAATCATATAGATCATAATAGATCTAATAATCAACTTTCTAATTTAGAATGGGTAACTAGAGCTAAAAATAATGAAAAAGATAAATTTTCTAAAAAACAACCCATAGAAAAGTATATAACATATACAGCTTTAAATGATAAGAAAGAAGAGTTATTTAATATAAGTTATTTGAATCCTAAAAAAGAATATATATTTACTGGAGTACAAAGAGCTATAAGACTTAATATAAAATATAAAGGATATTATTGGAAAAAATCTTTTGATAAAAAGAAAAAAGTAATTTCAGGATTTTCTGGTAATCTAGATGACTATGAATGGTTTGAACATTGGAAATATCCTGGAAAATTATATGTTTGTAAGGAAGGATTTATTAAAATTGATAATAAGATTATATATAAAATAACTAATGAAGGATATATTCATATTAAAATTCGAAGAAAAGATTTAAAAATAAATTCTTTTGCTCATAGAATTATTATGGAATATATTTTAAAAAGAAATTTGGGAGAGAAAGAGGTAGTTGATCATATTAATACAGTTCGAACAGATAATAGTTTTTCCAATCTTAAACTATCAAACAAGAAAGAAAATATGAATAACCCAATAACTAGAGAAAAGCTATCTAAAAAATCCATACTAACAGATTTATATGGAGATTTTATATCATATGATTATATAAAAAATTTAAGGAAAATTATATATTACAATAATTTTGATAGACTAATTAGAGATACTCTTAAATCCTTTCCAGTAAGATCATCGGGTATTAAAAATAAAGAGTTTTTATGTATAGAGCTTGGAGATAAGGAACTTCTTTATAAGAAAATGGAAAGTGTAGTATATAAATTCTCTAAAGATAAATCTGAAATTCTAGGTGCATACGATTCTTCTAGAACTGCTAGTAAAACTACTAGTATATCTTATAAATTAATAAGTAAATATCTTAATTCTGAAAAATCTGCACCTGACGGATATTATTATATGAGAGGTCCGGAAGCAGTTAAGTTAGTTCTCAGCCTAGGACATGGAACAGCTGGAGATTTTAAACCAGAATAAGAACAAAAATAAATTTCATTTCTTCTATTAACTCCAATTGGTTAATAGGCAATAAATTTAATAAATTCATAATAAAATTAATCCCAACCTCCTGTAGTGATTATAGTGGGTTGGGCTCTTTTTTCTTTTCCAAATCAATAAAAAGGGTAATCTCTAAGGGTGATTTTCTTATATATGAGTAAAAATTTAAAATAAAATTAATAAAAATGAAAGTAATTCAATCTAAAGTATTGGTCATAGTAGATAAGAAGGATACTATGACCCAAAAGATAGGAAATTTTGTTGTTCCTGCAAGTGAATGTGAAAGAGCTGAAGTTATTGGAGTAGGTGAAGAAGTTAGCGAAGGAGTATTAAAACCTGGTGATACTATCTTGATTTATCCAAACACAGGAAAATCATTCACTCAAGATGGAACAGAATATCGTGTTATAACTTTAAATGAAATTATTGTAGTACTTTAATTAAAACGAAACATGTCAGAAGGAAAAATTATTAATCACGGCTTTGAAACTCAGGCCGAAATTATTGAAGGTGTAAAAAAATCAGTAGAGGCAATTAAGAAAACACTCGGCCCGTCAGGTAAAGCCGTGTGTATTTCAGGATTTACAGGTCCAGAGGTGTCAAGAGATGGAGCTACTGTTGCTAAGTCGATTTCATTTAAGAATCAACTTCAGAATACAGGAGCTATCTTTGTAAAAAATGCTGCCGCTCAAACAGAAAGATTAGCAGGTGACGGTACAAGTTCAACTTCACTATTAATCAAAGAAATGTGTGAAAAAGGACAAAAAGCATTACGAACTGGAGCTAATGTAAATGAGGTGAAATCTGGTATGCTTAAGGCCGGAAAATGGATGGCTGAGTATATCAAAAATAATTCAATTCCAGTAAATGATGATATGGAAAAGATCAGAAAGGTGGCAACTATTTCAGCCAATAATGATCCGGCCATTGGAAATCTGGTAGTTGAATGTATGGAGAAAGTTGGAATGCTTGGTATTATTACAGCTGATTTCTCTAGTGGTCTTGAAACTACTATTGATGTAACTACTGGAATGAAACTCGATCGTGGTTGGGCTTCTCCACAGTATGTTACAAATCCTACTGATGGAACTTGTGTAATGGAAGATCCTTATGTAATTGTAGTAGGAGAAAGATTATCTAGTGTACAGCAAATTCTTCCGTTAATGGAACAGCTTGTACCTACTGGACGCCCATTCTTATTTATAGTAGATGATATTGATGAAGTAGTAAATACAACTCTTGTTATGAATACTCTTCAAGGTGCAATTAGATGTTGTGTTGTAAAAGGTATTGATTTCGGAGATTCAAGGAAAAATATTATGGCAGATATTTCAATTTTAACTGGCGGTAAATATATTTCTCCTGAGAACGGATTATCAGTCACACAAGCAACAAAAGAGGATCTTGGAGTAGCTAAGAAAGTTGTAATTTCTAGAGATTCATGTATTATCTATGAAGGTGGTGGTGATTCTAAAGAGATTGCTGAAAGGGTAGAAATTCTTAGCACCAAACTTACAGATCCTGGAATATCAGATTATGATAAAACTAAATTTGCGAAACGAGTAGCAAATCTTAGTGGAGGTATTGCAGTAGTGAGAGCTGGAGGAGCTTCTGAAACTGAAAAACAGAACCTTAAACAAACTATTGAAGATTCTATTCTAGCATCTAAAAGTGCTATTGCTGAAGGATGTTCTTTAGGAAGTGGTTATATCTATTACAAAGGATCATTAGAAGTGAAGAAAGATAAGACATTCTGGAAATCTTTAGTTGGAGATGAAGTAGAGGGTGCAGAAATTGTATTCTCAAGTCTTCCAGTAATTCTTAAAACAATTGCAGACAATTCAGGAGTTTCTGGAGAAGTAGTTCTAGAAAAGGTTAAATCATCTAAACCAGGAATTGGATATAATGCTAAGACTCGAAAGTATGGTAATTTACTTGAGGAGGGGATCTTAGATAGTTCTAAATCTCTTCGAGTAGCTCTTGAAAATTCTATTTCAGCAGCGTCAATGATTCTCTTAATTGATTGTACAATCATTGATGATAATATTTCCGAAACTAAAGTAGAAGGTTAATAAACATAATATACTACACCTCATCCTGGTTTTGATTTTCATTTCCAGGGTGGGGTTTCATTATTTTATGACAAAGATAATAATTAGTGATACCCATTCAGTTTCAATTGGATTTAGTGACGAATGGTTATATATGTCTTTAGCAGATGGTAGATATCAAGGTTATATATCTAGATTAGCATATCTTTATCGAGAAAAATATAGATCAAATACTTCAAAACTTCCAAATTTTGAGAAAATTCTAAAATTAATTAATTCTCAAGATTCCCTAAGAGGTTATAGGTTTGAAGCTAAAAGAGAGAAATTATTTTATACAATTACTCATGGAGATAATTATAAAAGAATTGGAGTGGAATTTGTTAATAAATTTTTAAAAAGTGATTTATACAACTTTAATGGAATTTCTTCTGAATCTGAGATATATTACTATAGAACAATTCAAGGAGCTTATGAATTAACCGATAAAATTTCTATAAGTTTTCCTGATTTTATAGAAAATATATTATCAAAAACAAAAGATGATATGATCGATCGTTTTGGAGTGAGTTATATTATAAATTATATGCTTAATACGCAGCCGAGAAAGCTTGATTTTCTAATTAATGAGGTTAAATAAAATAAAAAAATTATGAAAAAAGAAGATGATAATGACTTTCCTCTCTATGATGGGGAGGAAGGAAATATTAATTTTGACGAACAAGAAGATGATTTCGATTTTGAACCGGAAGATTTACCAGATTGTCCTCTTACTGATTTAGTTATTAGTAATATGATGATGTCTAAACCTTTCGGAATACACTGGGATTATGATAAAATGAAAGAATTTTTAGTAAAACTTGGATATAAGATAATTACTAGATATTCTGATCGTCGAGAAGTTGAATATGAAGTTGCAATAAAACCTAATTCATCTTTTATACCAGAAGATGACTTTAGTAATATTAAAGAAATGTTTGACTCAGAAGTCCAAGATATAATGATTGGATGGCTATTAAAAAATAAATAAACTTATGTGCGTTACAAATAATATTACAGAAAAATCATTAGAAAAATGGAAAGACCTTATTCTTGCATGTAAAAACTATTATATTGATTCAGTACCTACCGGAATGGATGATGCTGTATATGATATGTTAGAAGCTAGAGCAGCGCAAGAAGATGGATTTTTTGTCAGAGATTATGTTTATCAAACATACTTAAAAGGAACTAAGACAAAAAATTCTTATATAGAAAAAATTAAAAAGAAAAAAGTTGAAGAAAAAACTATGTTAAGTGCTCTTTCAGAGTTTATGAATGAAAACTCTGGAAAATACTGTGATCTAAAGTATGATGGATCTAGTATAGCAATTTATTTAGATTCTTCAACTGGTATTCCAAAAAGAATAGTTACAGTCGGAAATTTAAATTTGGATAACTATGGGGTAGATCAAACTTGGAAATTAATAAACTTCCTTCCAAAAAGATTTCCGAAAGGTATAGTAGCAATTCAGGCAGAGGCATTAGTTGACATTAATCGACTTTCTGATACTGATCCTGAAACTGCTAGACAAAGAGCCAATGGACTAATAAATTCTAAGTATTGTGAATCTGAGGTAAATAATTTATTAACTCTTAGAGCTTATAGATATTATACTGATGATTCAATAGAAGGACAAATACTAAGAAAAACAGACTATCGTGAAGTTTTAAAAATGTTTGAAACTGTATGTTCAAAAACTGATGGACATATCTTATTTTCCCCTGCCGATGTATGGACTATAGAAGAACTTATGAGCGCCGGAAATAAAGAATATACAGAAACAGATAAAACAGTTACTTCAACTGGTTACTTCTTAAATGATGGTTGGGTAGTATATGATGAATTTGGAATATGTCTCGGCGCCTTAAAATTTGCTGGTGCTGGATCAGGAACTGAAGCTTTAAAAACTACAGTAAGAGGTATACAATGGAATTCTCAAGTAGCTAAAGGAAAAGATTCTTGGTCAGCTAATATTCTAATCGATCCAATTCAAGTAAAAGGATGTACAGTAAGAAAACCAAGTGCTGGAAGTGTGGGAAAAATGGTAAAAAAGAAAATTACCCCTGGAGCAATAGTAAGTATTATTATGGCTAATTCAACTATTCCAATGGTAGGGGATTCTTTTACTGAAGGTAATGGAGATTTTATGTGGCCAACTTGTAGCTGTGGTTATAATATGTCAGAAAAAGATGTTTATGGAAGTCTTTTGAAATGTGGAAATCCTATGTGTACTGAAAGACTAGATCGAATGAATAATTATATAGGATCTCTTAGTAATATTAAACAACAACTAGATCTTAATAAATTACTTGTTATAGATCGATTTAAGTGGGAAAGTACTAGGATTAATATAGATCAATTGTTGGGAAGTGTTGAAAGAAATGATCCTAATAGTTACTATAATCAATTAAGATCTTACCTTAAAACAGATTTACAAGTGAGAAATTTAGATTTAGTTTGGAAAGCAAGTTATACAATCTTAAGAAGTTATTATGAAAAGTCTATTGGAATTTAAACAAGAAGCAATAATTGTAGAAAAACCAAAAGAAGAATGGAATAGACTTTATCTTGAACTCTTAGACTTAATAAAATCTTGGGGCTTGGAAGATAAAGTTAACTCTTTTAAGTATGAATGGAAAGGATCAGGAAACTCATTTAATAAATTATTCGAATTATCTTTTCTTCGAGAATTAATATTTTACGTACTCGATATAGATTGGAGAGATCCAATTTGGGGAGATATATTTGATATTGAAAGGATAAGTAGTACTCCTAAATCCTATCACGGTTCAGGAAATGATATTACTATTGAAACTTACCTATTTCAACTTGAAGATAAATCAAAGGTATTAAATAGTCTTAATGGAAATTGGGTATTTGATCATTATAAAGAAGTGAAAGATTTTATGGATCAATATAATGATAAATATTTAAAACTGTTTGAAATTAAGAGATTATTTCCATTAGAAGTAGAGATAGAAAATGTTTGATTTAGAGCAAAGAAAAAATTATATAAAAACAAGAAATGATACAGATTATACTGATACAGTGAAAGCAGTATATAAAATCTTAGTATCTAAATATTCCTACCGAGCAAGAATTTCAGATATTTTTCAACTCCTTAAGGATGCATTTGGAATTAATGAATTTATTATTCTTGATTATCAGCAAATGAATAATACACCCTTCGAATCTTGGTTAGTTGATCAGTATATATCTTGGAAAAATGGTAAGGAGATAGATTTTATAGAAATATATAAAGCTATCTTAACTATTGGAGATTTTACTACATCTGAAAAAGAATTGTTTGAGTCAGGTCTGATTGAAGAGCGTTTATGGGCTATTTTCTTATTAGTTGATAGCCCCGAATTAAATATTATATAAAATAACATTAAAATGATTGAAGTAAATTTGTATTCTATTCCGGCCCAAGAAATGAATTCTATGGTAGGCCGTTGTGTTGCTCGTAGCCGTTTTGATAAAGAAGGTATGGGCGTAAGTGTTATGGAATTTGTTAAGGGTTTTTTAAAGAATAATTTAGCAAATTTCGAAAATAGTATTGGTAACGCTGAATTAGTAAGCTTTATTAATTCAGAAACTACAATGAGTACTAAGGATTTTTCTTGCATTAATTATTGGTTAGCTCAAGTTGGTTATCTTGTTCAGATTCAAAATGTAGCTGATGATGAAGAAAATGCAACCGGTATCCCGACAGGTGATGTAGTAGAGTGGAATGTAATCGATTACAACTTTATGCAATATGATTACCCAACTGCAACTAAAATTATTCCTGGTGAAGGTCTTGAAATTCCAGCTATCCTTAGGCAGATTGTAGAACAGTCTGGTTTGTTTGATCCTAATAAATTAAGTGGTGTTAAAAATCCATTTACATTATTGTTAAATAATATGGATAAAATTAAGAATACTACTGGATCTGTATCACCAGCTATTACTACTCAGATCTATAATCTTTTAGATCAGATGGGTATTAAAGTATTTTGTGCAACTTCTGAAGATTAATTACAATGACTACTCTACAAAATGATATTCTAGAAATATATAATTCCTTAGTAGAGTTTTCTGATAATACAGTAAAAACAAACTTTCCGATTCCAATTAAAGTAAGATATGAAAAAGAAACTAGATTACTTATATTTGAACAGAAAGGAAAAACGGTATATCTAGGTCTCCCAGTTTATTATTGTTTAGCACTGGAGGACTTAGAAAAACCGACTTATCTATTACCAGAAGATTATGATTATCTAATGTCAACTCTTCAATCTTTAATAGCATCTGGAGAATTGATAAAACCTAGAACTTGTCTTGGCCCTGAAAACTATGGATTTAATGTTTATTCAACTAATATTAATGAAATGTATAAAGGACCTGATGTAATTGGACAAGTAAAGTTTATTTCTGGAACATCTTGGTTATTTAAGTTTAGAACAAGAAAAAAGTATAAATTATGAATTTTAACGGAACGATTATTATCACAGATCCCTGCTATATTGCAGAAAATAAGGATTGGGGAAACGGATTTAATTATAATAATATGACTATCTCGGAAGAAGTAGGATTCTCTGATAATTATATTTGGGAAGATACTGGAGTTGGAGATGGAAGATGGAAAGTATCAAAACTAAAAAATATTCTTGGCTTACTTGAGCTTGAAAAATTCATAGATGATATTGAAGAAGCTTACTATAATCTTTACGATAATCCTTCAATTGAAAATCAGATTAATCTTGAAAAATTAGTTAATCAGAGGGAAACTATTGGAAGATATTGTGTAGATTCTGGGACTTTTGGAGTATTTTATCTTGACGAAGTTTTAAAATATAAGCCAGATTTTTTAGTAGAACATGGAGATTGGTGTTATACAATTATTAAAGACTTTATTGGGGATGTAAATGTATATACTGATTCTCGTGAACAAAAACATTTTTTAGGTATAGGTAATAAAACATTTTATAGTAATACAGTATCATGGTTGTAAAAATTATTAATAAATCAAAATTTCCACTTCCAAGTTATGCAAAGCCTGGAGATTCTGGAATGGACCTTAGAAATATCGGTGAAGAATTTACATTAAAACCGTTAGAAAGAAAATTAGTTCCTACAGGCATATATGTTCAACTTCCCCCTAGAACTGAAATCCAAGTTAGAGCTAGATCTGGAGAAGCCTTTAAAAAAGGATTAGGAGTTTTAAATGGACCAGCCACTATAGATTCAAACTATAGAGGAGAAATTGGAGTAATTTTAGTTAATCTTAGTCCTGTAGAGGTAACTGTAGAACATGGAGAAAGAATTGCTCAGATGGTTTGTGCAGAAGTAACTCATATGGAATTAGAGGAAGTTAGTAAACTTGATGAAACAGAACGAGGAGGATCAGGTTATGGCAGTTCCGGAATACAATAACGATATAAAACGACTTCTTGGATTAAAAGGAAATACTAGATTAGAAATTCAAAATCAATTAACCCAACGAATCTTAGAATATGATTATATAGATAAAACTCCAGGAATAGGATTGAGATTTTTAGAAACAAAGAAAAGAAATCGAGAGGCTGGTGAATGGATTTATTATAATATTCTATTCGAAGCTAGAAAATATCAAGATACTCCTGAATATTTAGCACATATTCTAGGATCACTATCAAAAGTAGTAAAGACCTGGGGAGATTATTCTAATATTGATGTAGTTGGAATTCAAGAAGTTGATTGTGAAGAAGCAGATTATTATTATATACTAATTTATATTTTAAGTGATGGAAAAGACAAAGAAAAACTCGAATCCGATGGAGAGTGAAAAAATGTCGGAAAAAGATTATGAACTTCTAGAAAAAAGAAGAGTATGGGGATGGGAAAATGCAATGTCTGTAGCAAATGATTTATGGGCTAGTATTCATAGTTCATTACTTGCTGGAGATCTAGTATTTGCTTATAAAGATACTACAGGAGAGTCAGGATTAACTCAAATTGTTATAGTAGCACTTAATCAACCAACAGAACACTTTTCAGTTGGTATGGTTACATCTGGATATACTGCACTTCTCCCACATGTACCATTTGATTACCTAACTAATACTGTTCTAGGAGATCTTAAAAAGTATAAAGTTGATAAGAATATAATAAAGGCTTACGAACAAATTTTAGAAAATTATAAAAGATGAGCAATTTGAGAATTTTAAGTGTTGATGTTGGTTTCTCTGCTATTAAGTGTTCTTTTAAGGATTCCAACGGTTTAATAAAATTTGAAAAGTTTATTAGTGCAACAGCAAAACTCCCTGAAAAACCACTTGAAAGTGATGATGATATGGTATTTCCATTAGGAGGGGATTATTATGTATTAGGACCTGCAGCATTAAAAGTACCTAGATCTTATTTACTTAAACTCGAAACTTTTGAAGATTTAAAAGCAGTTTATGCCCCATGGTTGTCATATTTAATAAAAAAATATGGCGGAGATGAAGGAATAAATGCATTTGATAAATTAGCTATTGGTTTATCAATGGCTTTTAATACCAATGATAACGTAGATGAATTATTAGATTATTTATATGAAACATTAAATATAAATAAAGAAGATTATATATATTGTTTTTGCCAAGGCTTATCATGTAAATATACCTATAATGAATATGGGTTAAATGTTCGTGAAGCTTCTAGACGTAATGATGTTAAGTTAAGAAATGCATTAATACTTGATGGAGGATTTGAAACTTTAGATTTCTGTAGTATTATCAACGGTACTTCTTCAGCAGGTGCTGCTGTAGGAGTAAAAGATTCTGGCGTAATTAGAATAGTTTACGATCTCGTTGATTATCTATATAAAAATTATTCGATATCAATTTCAATTAAAGAAGGCCAAGTAATTTTAGATACTGGAGTTTTAAAACGCAGAGGAAAAACAATAGATTTATCTAGACAAGTTGAAGAGTTTTCAAAAAAATATATTATCGAAGTTTTTCAATATTTAGATAAAAATTATGGAGAGGTACTTGATGCTTTAGATGATGGTATTATTGTTTTAGGAGGATTAAGTTATTTTATGAAAAAATATCTCCATGATCCTGAAGTAGAAAAAGAAGTAGATAAAATATTTAGTGTATCTGAAATAGTATATCCAGAGGAAGACTCGGAATACTATAATTGCATATCATACTTAAGATTAGCTGAAAAAGTAGCTAGTGATAATATGAAATGATAAAAATGCACTTAGAGAAAGGTTAAAACCTAATATATGAAAGAACATTAGAAAAATTTATAAAAGAAATATTTATAAATCGATCTAGTGTTCTTTTATTGTTTCATAAAAGTTATAGGGGAGATAAAGCAGTTGAATTAATATTATCTCAAGGTCATGGAAGAGCTTGGGAATTTGAACCTGAAAATAAATAAATAAAAAATTGATAAACAATGAGTAAATCAAAAATAATTAAAGGACAAGCATTTATTATTGAAAATGCTTTAGTTCAAGAACAGATTTTATTAACTCCAGGACAAGCAAGTACTACTAATATTGTGGAGCTTATTAAAAATATATGGGATGACCTTAAGACAGAAGGTACATATAAAAGTAATAAAAAGAAAAACTACTTTTATTGGGAATATGAAATGACTGATACTGAAAATGAAGATTCAGTTATTAAAGTAAAAATGGAATGCCCCCAGCCAAAAGAAGGATTATTTGAAGAACCATATGATCCTGAAACAGTAGAAGGCGACTATGCTAAATATTGGGTAAAAAAACTTAAAGAATCTACTGAAAATTATGAATACAAGGCAGCAATTCAGAAAAAAGAAATAGTTTTCCCTGGCACTAGATACGTAAATCAAGAAGGTGAAGTAGTAGAAGTAGAGGAGTCTAGAATTAGTAATACTGATATCGGCGACATTACTAATTTACTTGGATTGTTTTAATAGAAAATAAATTATGGAAGAGGAAATAATAGAATCAATCGACGAAGAAAAATTACCAACTATCATTAGTAATGATGAAGATGTCATAGAAGAGGTGATCCCTGAAGAAATCCCTGGAACTAGTGGCATAATCGGAGGCAATCCCTTCGGAAACATAAGAATACAGATCAATGGTCAAGATATTTTTATGTAAAATAACATAGAGAGGTTAGATACATTTTCTACCTCTCTTATTTTTATATACTTGAATTTTATATTATTAAAACTTGAAACTTACAAAACACGTAAAATTTAAGTTTTTTCTCTTATATGTGTGATGAAAAAGATGTTTAATTTAGAAACTATTTTTGTTATGTGTAAAGAAAAACCATTTAATCGCCAAGATCAAAAATATCCAGATCTCCCTGACTATGAATTTATTCCATTAGTATATCCAGGTATTAAGGATATATATGAGATTAATAAAAAATCTGAAGTTAGAAATAAATACACTAAACAACTATTAAAACAACAACAAGATGAATTTGGATATACTACAATCTCTCCACAATATATAGAAAAGCATAAAAGAAAAGCAAAATCTATTCATATAATAATGGCTACCGTTTTCTATAATAATTCAGAACCAAAAATATATAATATAGTTAATCATATAGATCATAATCCAAGAAATAATAACCTATCTAACTTAGAATGGGTTACTAAAAGTGAAAATAATAGTCCAGATAGACGCTTACCAGTTCATAAAGATAAACGAATTAAATATACTGCAATGGATAAAAAGGGAAATGAATTATTTACAATAGATTCTTTAGATAGTAAAGGATATGATATACGTTACATTTCTTCGATTGCTAAAAAAAGTCAATATAGCTATAAAGGATATTATTGGAAACGACAAGAATCATTAAATAATCAAAAGTTTTTTGATCTTATAGGATTTTCTGGAAACTTAGATGACTATACTTGGTATGAACACTGGAAATATCCTCAATGGTCTGTGTGTAGTGAAGGATTTATTAAATCAAATAGATTTAATAAATTAATAGGAACACTTAATAATAAAGGATATATTATAGTTGATAGTAATAGTACTAAAGCGCATACAGTTATTATGGAATATCTCTTAAGAAGAAATTTAAAAAAGGGAGAAATAATTGATCACATTAATACAATAAAAACAGATAATAGTTTTTCTAATCTTAGAGTTACTGATCAAAAAGGAAATATGAATAATGTAAATACTCTGGAAAAATTATCAGAAAAAATAGTATTAGCAGATCTATATGGAGACTTTTTAAATTTTGGTTTTTCGAGAGATATCCAGAAACTAGTTGGAAAAGACAATATTAAAAGATCCAGAGTAGATAGGTTATTAAGTAGTAATGTAATTTCTACAAAATATATTTGTATTAAACTTGGAGACAAAGAGAAATTACATAAAAAGATGGAGAATATAATATATAAATTTTCTAAAGATAAATTAAGAGTTCTTGGAGCATATAATTCAATTACATCTGCAAAGAAGGAATCAGTTATTTCTACTAAAAGTATTAGTAAAAATTTAAATTCTGAAAAACCTGCGCCAGACGGATATTACTACATGAGAGGTCCTGAGGCAGTAAAGTTAGTACTATCGTTAGGACATGGTACTGCAGGAAATTTTAAACTTGAGGAAAAAGAGGAATCTCAGAAACCCTGAAATTCTTATATATGATAGAAAAGATTGAAAGATATTATTTATAGAATCTGGAAATCAATTTTATGGAGGAAGAAATTCTGAAATAAAATAAAAAATCTATCAAGACACAATAACAACTAAAAAGGATGTCTGGATGTTGGAATAGGTAGACAAGAAACACTTAAAATGTTTTGGGCAGAAAAATAAGACCCGTGGGGATTCGAGCTCCCCTCCCGATACTAGACATAATTATAACAGGGCCCATATCTCAGTTGGTTAGAGAAGCTGACTCATAATCAGAAGGTCGTCAGTTCAAGCCTGGCTGGGCCCACTATTTAAAGAATATTCATTAATTTGGATATTCTTTTTTTATTTCCCCAAAATCCTTATTAATGTAATAAAAACTAAAAGAAAGAAAAATTATGGAAAAAGATTACGAGAAATTATTTGCAGTAAAATATGTTTTACAAAAAGAAGGCTTAGAAAATTTTAGAAGGAACCGTAAACATATTACTGAATTTGAAAATGTATTTTTTGAAGTTGTAAGTAAAGAACCCAGACCTATAAGAAAATATAAAATTTCAAGTAATATACAAAACTATATTCGATTTTATTCACTTAATAAAGAACGGCTATTTTCTAGCAAATTAAGAGATATAGTCAGTAAAAAGAACTTAGAAAACTTATTTAGAAATTCAGAAAAGAAAGCTAAATTTGGATTGATATATAATTCTAGTACGAAAGATAAACAGGAAACAGACTATAATGCCCACTCTATTTTTTGTATAACAAATGAATATATTATACTATATGCATTTATTGGAAAGTGTATTATGGGCAATGATAAAAAAACATTTAATTCATTAGGAAGTGTAGTAATAAAAAAGAGTGATTTATTAAATTTTTCTGAATTAAACTTAGAAGGTTGTTTATATAGCATGGATGAATTTGTTAACTCATACAAACTTTGTAAACAGTTTAATTGTTTGGATAAATTTTTTAAAAGTATTCCTTCAAAAATGATGAATGAGTTTACTTCATTAGGATGGTCAGATACATTAGAAGATTACTATAAAGAGGTAATAGATAGTCAAGAAGATTTATTATCAAATAATAAAACTATAGATGATCTTATTAAATATTTTAAAAATAATTATAATCAAACTTTATATTCGGTTGAAGCTAAGGAATCATTTAGCATAAAATACAGATTTATCTATGAATCATTTAAAAGTTTTATATTTTTGATGACTTCTGAAATAAAAACTGAAACATTTGAATCTGTGTTATCTGGAAAAGTAAAAAATCCACCTACACAATTTGAAGATCCTAATACTGGCCGAAGAAATCAAGGAGTAATTATAGTAGATAAACTATACGATACTGAAATAAATATAGATTGTCCCTTTGGTGTAAGAGGTCATTGGAGAAATCAATACTACGGAAAAGATGCGGCCGGAAATCCAATACATAAAAGAATTTTTATTGAAGCATTTGAGAAGAAAGGTTATCATAGAAAGGCAACAAAAGAATTAGTGGAAAGCAAATAAAAAATTAAGAGAGGAAATTAATCCTCTCTTTTTTAATTTTTGTTCTAGGAAATAAATCCTTCAAACTTGTAATAAACTATATATTCTTCTTGATTCTCTCCTTTTATATAACGAGAAATTCTAAATACAATACTTACTGAAGGTTGTTTATATACTATAGAAACATATTTAGTTAAGTGTCGTATCTTTTCTCCCTTTACTTTTTTCTCAAGTTCAGCTAAGATCTCAAATTTTCCCATATTTCCTATTGAATGTTGAGTTCGATTAAAAAATTCATAAAGATTATCTAACTCAACTCCAATAACAATCCCTTTCTTTGGTAATTTAATTTCTGATGATTCCATAATATTAATATTTTGTTTATTACTACACTTATAAGGATTTGATTCGTTCTATTTCTGCCAACAATTCTTTCTCTGATGTGTAAATATACCAGGGATATCCATATTTTTCTACTAATAGTTTATCATAGCTAAAGTATAACAAAGTAATTCCTTGCTCTCTACACCATCTATTTTTCTTTATATCAGATTTTCTTGTTTTTAAAAATGAATTAAAACTACCTCTACAATGTTTACTGTAATGATTTGGACCTTGTACTTCAATAGCTATATTAAGATTTGGCAAAAATATATCTATTTTAGAATAAGATGAATATGAATCTAATTGAGTATTTACTATTAATTTATCCTGTAAAAAACTTACTAAAGATTTTTCCCAAGATGATATTTTCATATTTACTGATTTCTTTATAAACTTTAAATATTTTATCCATCCATTATTATAACATTTAGTACATAATCCTGGAAATTTATCATGCAATTCGCTTTTTGTAATTAAATTATCATAAATAAATTTCTGCATAAGTTCAATAGAGTTAATTGATTTCCATGAAATTTTTTCACGTTTAGTATAGTTTATATAATTAAGATCTTTTATCCATCCATTCGTAGTACACAAATTAGTTAATCCAGGATATTTATTTCTAAAATCTTTGGGAGACTCTATATTATTTTTGAAAATAAATTCTTGTGCATCTTGAATTGTTTTAATATGCTCCCAATTATTTTGTTTTTTAGGAAATTTTAGATACTTAATCCACCCTTTCTCACAACATCTATTATGTAATCCCCTAAAATTATTATATAGATACATTGGATTAGGTATATTCTCTTTATCAATAAAATTTTGAACATCTTCTATGGTTTTATAGTTTTCTGACCAATTAGTTTGTTCTTTTTGAAATTTTAAATCTTTTAGAAATCCTTTTAATCTAGCTCTTTTATATAAACCTCTATGAGGAGAACTTTGAAATTCTCTTCTGGTTTTTATATCATTGTCTATTATGTATTTTTGTGTTTTATTAAAATCAAATTCTTTCCAATTCATAAAATAATAAATTAAAATAAGGAGGGAATCAATTCCCTCCCTAAATGATTTATTTAGAATTAGATTATTAGTATAGTATATTAATGAGAATCATATATTTTTTAATCTAATTCTGAATTTTCTTTTCTCATATTTTCTGTATGAAAGAAGTAATCAATTGCATTAAATGTAGTTAGATTATATCTCAATCTATCTACAGGCGTATTACTAGGTCCATAGGAAATAACAAGATCTTCGAATGATACAAAACTTTCATTTAGAATTAATTCAATCCTAGGATCCTCAAGGTATTTTTTTGCTGTTCCTGGTTGAAGTTCGGCAAGAGATATATGAGGTGTATAAAAATATTCAGAAGCAACTTCATACTTCATTCTTAATCCTTTATTGATTAATCCAAGTGTCTTGTATAATTCACTGGTTTGTTTCATTTTCAACACTATATAATCACTGTCATTCTCAAAAGATCCGATTTCAAAATTATCCAAGATTCTCTCAGTATTTTCAGATTTTATATATTCAATAAAATCATCAAATTCCGGTTCTCCTAAAATAGTTTCAATATCCCCTAAAATATTCATCCTGGGAATTTCTTTTCCTTGAGCATACAATAATGTTATATGTGATTCATTCTCAATTCCAGTATCTTTAAGATCTTCTCTACTAAATATAGCAGATAGAGATACTGGAAGATAAAGCGAGCAATTTAGCATTAAACAGCTATTATTTTCCATATCAATTACCTCCCATATTTAATAGGTTATTTTTACGACGGAATTTAATCTTTAAATCATTTAATTCTTTTTTTAGACTTGCTTACTAATTATTATCTCTAATAAATTTTAGTACTAGACTATATCTTTTACAAATTAGATTTCAATTTATAATTGTTCACATAGTCGTTGAATCTAGTTTTATAAATCTAGACTGCTAATTAAACTTTCTCATTAAGTCTTTCTAGCAATTCTAACAATTCTTAAGTTATATCTCAAACTTTGGACCATTTTATTTTTAATCCACCTTGATTAAATCCCTTATCATCTACTACGGTTAATCCTAGACCTAATAAGTTATTAAGGAACATTTGATTATCTTCCTTCGCAGTGTCTTTTCTAGCACCGCTGATAAATTGATCCGCATTTCTAGAAAGTAATACGGCCAATTCCATCTCACCAATTTTCTGTCCTGTCTGTCTATAGCGTCCCTTTCCAAATATAGGTTCATCTCGTTTAGCATTAATATCTACGCCATATAGACTTGATGTAACCTTATTACTATATGATGGTATATGGTATAACTCTTCAAGGGTCATGAATCCCGCCTGCAAAGGTTTATCTACTTCTCTAAACTTACCAGACATTCCAGAAACTAATTTATCATATTCTTCTGGTTCTAGATTTTCTTTTAATTCATCGAGATCTGTTAATTCAGTCTCAGGCATAAGAATTTTACTCTGACTTTCTACACCTAAATCTTCAGCCCATTGATTTACAAGTTCTGGAGTAAATTTAGTAGAGAAGCAGCCAACATTGAAATAATACATATCCTCGATTTTACTAGTATTATGACGTTCTATAATTTCTTCTACATCCATACTAGTAAAACGTCCTGGGTAGTATGTTTCAAGAAGAGGTTTTATCTTCTTCTGCCCTGTTTTTGTTTTCTTATAATTATCTACAAGATCGTGCAGTTTGTGTGCTATATTTCCGAGTTGTAATTCCATCTCTGGTTCATTAATATGTTCTATTAAGGAAGACTATATTATCTAAGTACTTACTATAGTCGTTGAGAAAGGATTTTATTACTTAAATCAAGCTAAGAATATCCCTTTTGCTGATTATCTATTGTCATATATTACATCCGCTCTAGATAATTAAATCTTTAGAGCAGGAAATTCCTATGACGTAAGTTTTCCAGCAATTTAAAGTATTTTCCTAAATAATTAATGTTTAGGCCTCTAGAATTTAAAGGACGCTCGGAATTTTCAATTATGTTAACTGAATATTTTCTATTCAAGTTCAGACTATATCATCTACTATCACAGTAGTTATGTATTTAGTCGTTGAATATAAGTATAATTTTGATAAATAAAGACGACGAAGTTTCAATCTTTTATAAATTTATATCCTTTTTCTGGAGAATGATTTACTATATAAGATAAGTTCTCTCTACTTAATCCATTAGCTTTAGCACATTCTGTTATAGAATGAAATATTCTTCCACTAGGATCCATTATCTTTTTAGAATTTGGATGTTTTTCTCCTACTCTATCTCTACATAATTGAGCTTTCTTTTCTCTTAATTCATCTGATAGATTTGGTTTTTTCTGAGGCTTTTTCTTTCCTGTTTGTGCCTTAGAAATATTTTGTTTCCATTCATCCGTTATTATTCTGGCTTTCATTTTTTCTCCATGTAACCTCCTTACTTCAGGATCTTTATAATACTCTTTTAGTGTATTTGAAATCTTTAATCTCATTTCTGATGTTTTCTTAGGATTTTTTCTTGTTTCAGAAAATCTTTTTCTAATATAATCCACCTGTCGAGGAGAAAGATGTTCACCAGTTTTACTAGTTGATATTCGCTGAATAGCATAAATTAGTTTAGGATTATCTGGATACATTCGTTCTAATAGCATATGACATATCACATGCTCTCTTCCAGTTAACATTACTAAATTAGATTCATCATCACTACCTCCCATACATTTAGGAAGAATATGATGAATTTCTACATAATAATCCACTGTTCTTTTATCTAAACCTCTTTCAAGGCCTCTTATTATAATAGATTCATATATCTTTTTATATACTAATCTATTATGTTCTAAAATATCTTCTTTATTCATCGTCTTGTTTTTATTTATATTTGTCGCGTCTTTTTTATAAAATTTAACTTATACTGCTAATTATCTATAAGACTTCTAGCATTTTAACATAATTTAAGAACCGCAAAAATTCTACGGTTGATTGTTGAATACATTCTTGCTTAATAAATTTTTATTAAGATTAGACTATATTATTTAAGCTTGCCATAGTCGTTGAACAAGTAATTAAATACTACTATACTACTTGATGCTGATTAAATTTTAATATTTTTCCAGCATTTTAAAGCTTTTTCATAGATTTCAAAAAATCTAAGTCCCATTCATTAAATAGGATTCATCACAACCTCTACTCTTTTTTGTTTTCCATCCTTATCGACCATTATAGGCATTAAATCGTCAGATTGAATTTTTGATACAACACCCTTACCTCCATATCTGGAAGTAATTTTAGAACCAATCCATTGATAATCAATAACTTATATATTGATATTAGACTATATCATTTATATCTTGTCCTTAGTCGTTGAACATCTTACTTTTGTTAGATGATGCTGATTCCTTGGTTCCAGCAATTCACAAAATTTTCTTGAATATCAATTAAGTTATTCAAGGGACAATTATAATTTATCCCGATGGTTCTTTTGATGAGTCTCACGCGAACAGTATACACAATCTTATACGCTTCTGGATCCATATTAATAGGATCTAATGTATCAGCTGCAATATACTCTGGGTATTTCTCGTAGATAATTTTTCGAGATTTTGTTTTTTCATATTCATCTATAACATCCTGAGAGGTATGTGTAAATGAATAGTCAGGTGATTTTACTGATTTAGGAATTTTAGGTTTCTTCATTTCCTGTATCATTACATCAGAAACTATTGCCTCGTCTATATTATTAGGCACAACTAAATGATCCTCGATAGTATATTCGGAGAGATCATGTCCTTCTCCGAAAAGTCCTCCGAGTTTTTCTTGTAGTGCCTGATTTATAGCATCAAGACGAACAGCTTTATATAATGTCACTACTGCATCTTTTGATTTAACCTTTGTTCCAATAGGGGCGATCCACTTAATAGCACTAGTACTCTTAACATTAATCATTAAGTCAATTATACTATAAGATGCTATACGATTTGCAAATGATTCTGATATCACCAAAGCATCCTCATTTACTAAACCATAATAGGCGTGGAAAAGTACCAGAGCATTAACGCCGGCCTTATATGTTTCAGGAGTATGTCCAACTGCACCAGTTATAATATCTCCCTGTTTTACTTTTTGGCCGATTTTTACTTTAGGCTCTGTAAATACCGCCACGTCATTTATACTCTGAATCGCTGTTCTTCGTAAAATATTTGTCTCAGTTCCATCAGGCAATTCAATTATAACTTCATCCTCTGTTATATCCTTTACCTTACCCTCTGGATAACTGAACTTTTCATTTAATATATTATCTTTCAACTCTTCATTCCTTCCAGTGTCAACAAGTGCACGCTCCGCATTAATCAGAGGTATACTCTGTTTAAGCATTGATGTCAAATCTTCTATAATATACTTTTAATTATAGTTTAGAATATAAATTTAACCTTTATTTTGGTTAGTAAGTCTTTATTCGTTACACTAAAGAAATCTATTATCTTTAGCTCGGTATTAAAGCTCAGTCACTCTTTCACCGAATTTACTTACTGGTTACTTAAAATATTACTACTTTAAGCGGCACATAAATTAGTACCCATGCTTATTCTGACACTATCTGTATAATTCACAAATGGGATTCTTCGAGTTGTGCTAGACAATCTGTAATCAGGATGTAAATCGATCAATTCCACTTCTTCGACTGGAACCATCTTTCTTTTCATCCTATACTTAACCTCCACTTGACCATCTTTATCTGGCTTTAAAGTGTTAGTTTCATAATCTACATATTCACTGGCAGCTACTTTTTTATTAAGATAGTCTATATAAGGTATAGTGACCTTAATAAAATTTGGATCATATACATCAAATAATACATCATCATCTGTAATATGACATGAAACTGTAAGTGAGTTCTGGAGGTTAGTATTATTATTTATAGGAGTGTCGGCAATATCGACTAACGAATAGATAAAGTTTTTTACTTTATCACTAGACTATATCTTAAGGAATTTCCCTCTTTGTACATAGTCGTTGAATATAAAATAAGTATTAAATTTCATTACATTGAAAGGAATTTATAGTAATGATAAATTTTTTAATCAATAAATTTAAAGCCTTTTTCTGGGTGATTTTTAATCCAGCTTCGAAGGGTATCTCTATGAATATTAAATTTCTCACAACAAAGTTTCATAGATTCGTAAATTATTCCATCAGGGCCTTGAACTCTTTTTCTCTTAACGCTAGTATCAGACATCATTTTCTTTGTTTTTTCAGTATGTGGATGTCCTTTTCCCATCTTACTTTTAGATATGTTTTGTCTGTGTTCTTCGCTAAAAATTTTTCCAGTATTAGCTATAGAAATCTTCTTCTTGACTTCTTCAGAATGTTTTCTTCCAGAGGACGCTAGAGATCTTTTTCTTAGTGTTTCCTCGGATAAATTCTCTCTTTTTCTAGCTTCTGACATCTTCTTTCTCGTTTCAAGTGAATGTTTCTTCCCTAAATTAATAGATCTTAACTTCTCTACTAGTTCTCTAGGGATAACTTTTCCTTTGTTAGATTCAGAAATTTTTCTCCTTGTCTCTTCTGAATGATGAGATCCTATTCTAGACTTTTTAAAATCTTCTCTAATTAATGCAGCTGTATTCGTAGATACAACTGAATTATTCACTGAGACTAGAACATGTGCTGCATAAACTAATCCATTTATTTCTGGATATACTTGTGCTAACAATAAATGTGCCATTATATGATACCTAACTGGCATTCTTACTAAGTTAGACTCATCATTTGTCCCACCCATACATTTAGGTAGTATGTGGTGAACCTCTGTATACATATCTTCAGGATAACCTTCAGACTCCATCTGTATACACTTATCTATTAACTGATTGTACGTTTTATAATACCATAATTGATTGTGGTATTTAATTTCTTTTACATGCGTCATTCTTAAATTCCTTTCAAAAATTTTTCCTCTCAACGCATAAATAATTATACTTATTTTATACTGCTAATTAACTATCACTAGTTTTCTAGCAATTCTCAAAGTTTTTATTATAAAAAATATTCTATAATCAGACTTAATCTAAATCTGTAAAAGTCGAATTAAAGGCTACACTCGCAGGAATAACAATTTTTTGGGAGATTGCCTCTAAGTTAACACTATTGACTCCAGGGGGAACTTGTAGGCTAGAATCTCCTTTGTTATCGCTGCTTCCTTTAAAATAACGAAATGCTAATGTACTAATTGCAGTAACTTGATCTTGAATTTTACCATACTTTGTAAAATATGATGTAATTCTTCGTCTAGCTGCAAAATAGTTACGTCCATTATTATTCCTAAAAATATATTGCATAAAACTGTTAGGAACTGATTCTAATGTTTTATCAATGATTAAGTCTTTTAGTCTATCATCTCCAAAGGCCAAACATTCCTGTATTAGTTTTTGTGTAATATATTCAGGTTTATAATCCAAGTCAAGTTTGATCATTAATTTCTTGGTTTGTCTTTCAGTTAACTTCAAGATCTCCTTTTTATCAGTTTCCAAGTATTTATCAATGTCTTCAAACTTTATATCAATTGGTTTATCTGCAATTCCAAGTTCCGGATTAATTCTTTTTATCTTCAGAATCTGTTTTTGAATATCGTAAACTCTATCATAGTCGAAATTAACTTTATAATCTCCTGTACCAGACATTTTAATACGACAGTCATAATCAGATCCCATTCGATTAGTTGAAATACGATAAGCGCCTTCTATAATAAATGCACCATCAATTTCTTTAGGAACTTCGAACTCTGCATACTTCATTTCAGGATCTTCTTTCCCATCCGTTATAGTTGTATATTCAATTCTTACTTTATGTGTAGCAGTTAATCCATTTTCAATATAGTAAGAAGCTGGTTGAGGAGGTTCTTCTATAAATGAATATCCAATTTTTCCAACTTTTACTTTAGGATTATATGCATCAACTTTATTAAAAAATCGATCTACTATAATTTTTGCTCCAGTGTTTCTGAAATATTGATTAAAATTACTCATTATACTAATGGTTTTATATTTAATTGCTTATATTCGCAATCTACTGAATTAAAAAATGTTTCTAATTCTGATTTAATACTATCTTTTAAGCTACGAGCCTCTACATATTCTCCCATAGGTTTACCATCAAGAGATCTAAAAAAAGCTTCATAAGTAACAAGATAATTGAAGTTATCTTTAAGTTGATGTAATGTAAGCTTTACCGAAAATCTTTCATACTTCGGAAAAATATCATCTCTAAGTTTTTCATATAATATTTCTCTCGCCTGTATAATATTCGGATCTTGACTGTCTAAAATGTTATATGGAATTTCATATGATAGTATAATTTTATAATAATTATCGTTCATAACAAAAAATTCTCTTCTCTGGTTTTAATCATCATATATCCAAGTTCATCAAATTTCCTCCCCTTCGAGATGTAGTTGATGCTTTCTTGGGTTTTTCTTCTTTTTGTTTATCTCCATCCACAGAGATACATTTTTCTTGCTCGGGTTTACTTCCAAGGCTCGATAAAAGATTAGTATTATTAGATTTATCCACAGAGGAAGATGAGGTAGTAGTATAAACCACCTCACCGTCTCTATGAATAGTTACATTAATACTCAACTCTTTTTCAAATTCTGGAAGATCTATTTCAAATTTAATAGTTCCCATAATTTGTTTTTACTTTTGTTTTTCGTCAAGTTTATTATTTAAAAGTAATCCTAATATAGTTTCTGTCATTACGTCTCCAGATAAATTTAATTCACCCTTGAGAGCTTTAAACACGACTCTAGAGCTATAACCATAAGACAGTACTGTATAGAATGATTTCTTATTTAAAACACCACTTTGAGTTCCTAGATACTGAATGTCTTCTATCTTCTCAGTCTCCGGATCTACAGTTACATCAGTCAAACCAGTAAACAAAAGCTCAATAAGTTCTTCCTGTGTAGCGTGAAGATCTGTTAAACCCGTAGATACAAAACCTCCATCTGTTAAAGTATAGAACTGTTTTCTAAAGATTAAGTAAATATCATTAATATTAGAACCCAACTCTGCAATAACATGATTCATATTGCAAACTCCGCTGGAAATTCTTTGAAATTTCTTAATCTCTGTACCATCAGGAAAATAATACATACACTCTGGATTATAGTCATACTGAGTATCACCAATCCAAACTTCAGTATCACCTTCCTTGGTCTCTTTGTAATGAATAACCCCATCATTCAAAGCATAACAATCAGATACAATAACATTATCCTTCTCAAAATATCTTGTGCCATCACTCAATTTATCTATAATTTTCTTATTATAGTTTAGAATATAAATTCAACTTATAAAAAAGTTGGTAAGTCTTTATTCGTTATACCTTAAGATTCTAATTATTAATCCAAGGCTTGGTATTACTAGTTACTAGCTTCACCAAATTTACTTACTTATAATCTAGAGAATTACTTCCTTAGACGGCAATTTTATATTCACCTTTGGCACGCATTAGCTTAATGAGAGCGTTCAACTTGTAAATGGGCGAGGTAGTATTATAAGCTGACCCTATTAAGTCACCTTTCTCAAATTTTGTCTTACCTACTCCTACCCAATTATTAGGTCTCGGATATTTTAATTCTCCTCCTCTAACTTTTAGGTAAATCCATCTACCTTCCTCTCTAAACTCACATTGTTTTGGTGCTTTAAGATTTCCTTCTGTATTAAGCACACGTTCCAATTACTCTTATAATATAATTTATAAGTTAGACTATATCATCCAGAAATTCATCTAGTTTCATTTATAGTCGTTGAAGGGATTTTATTTTCCCCTGCTGATTTATTTTATTACAAATATTTCCAGCAATTATTGAAATTATACGCCACAAATATAATCTATGGCCACCATGTTTCAGACCTAATGCTGCAAGATTATTCATCCTTTTAGAATGAATTTAGACTATACCATTCTTAAATTAATAAGATCTTTTTTTATAGTCGTTGAACAAGTTATTAATATATTCCTTGATGCTGATTATTTTTTTTTAATTTCCAGCATTTTACAAAGATTTTCTATATAATACTATTTTATATAGCAACCAATTTTAATTGAGTAGTACCTTCAGTTAATGATGTAGCAAATGATACGATTAAACCTATACAAACTTTATATAGATTACTAGACTATATCTTAAGAGTGTTTTAATCTCTCCTTCACACATAGTCGTTAAGAAGATATATTTTCTATATCTTTTGCTGATTATCTCTCGCTATATAATTTTCGCCTTAAGTTTTTTATTTTACAAGGCGAAGAATAAATAGCGATAATACTCCCAGCAATTCTTGAAGTTTAATAAAAGTCTATAACAAACTTTTATGGACAATTCTAAACTTATCCTATTGCTGCTCCATCAGTAAAACTAAATTTCTTTCCAATCAGGTCTGGTGTAATTGTGCTTAAATCTCCAGTTCTTTTTGTAACAATCGAACGTACTGGAACAAGATCATCCTCAGAACCATTTACTATTGGTTTGTCTGGGTATACCTTTCCGTTCGGTGCTGTTCTTCCTAATGCTTTATATCGTGGAATGAGTAATCCTGTGTTTTCTGGATCTTCTCCTTCATGATATATAAAACTATTTAAAAGGAATGAAATTTGTCGTGTTAAATATCCTGAACTAGGCCATTCAAAGAGATTAGATATTATAATTTTTAAAAGACGTCTTCTAATCTCTTATCCTGCTTACGCTTATTCACGTAAGATTAGACTATATCATGATTAAAGAGTTTCCTTAATCTAACAATACATAGTCGTTGATCTTATCTTTGTTTTCTTCTACTATTATACCTTTTTGGTCTTGGTAGATATTTTACATTATTTTTCTTATTCTCTCGATAAGCTTTTGTTTCTTGAATTTTTCTATATTCTTCAATTCCAGAGAGTACAGTTCTTGCTATACTTCCAACAAGCCTTAGAGTTTCTAAGAATTTTTCAAATCTACACATTAAGTTTTAAAAAGTACTAATAATTCATCTTTTTCTCGTCGATAAGTTGCTGATTTTAAAAAACTTTGACTTTGTCTGTTTATTATTATTTCCAGCATTTCTTTGTTATTTATAGTGGGCTACCATAAAGTTCAGGTTTTATTTCTAACTCCACTAACTTTTCAGTAATATCCTTATTTATTCATAAAGACTTAGACTATACCTTTCTTATTCACATAAGTTTCTACATATAGTCGTTGAATTAATACAAAACTAAATCTTAATTAAACTATATAATCATAAATATTAAATGATGCTTTTAATACACCTTTTTTATTAATTTTTTTACTATAATATTTCTCTTTTTTAGAAATAAATAACTCTTTTTCAGTAAGAACTATATAATTTATGTCTTTTTTATAAAAATACTTCTTTGCAGCTATTTTCTTTGATAGTACCAACTGATCACTTTTAAAAAGTCTCTCCGGTTTCAATTCAATAACTAACTTTATTCCAGAACTAAATTCTATATAAAAATCTGGAAGATATCTATGTATCTTATTATCAATAGGACTAACATACTCTATATAATCTTTACATCTAGAGAAATTTACTATATCTCCTTTTTTATAAATTTTTTCAATATATTTTATAAAACAAAGTTCCCAAGAAGAATCATACCAAAAATTAATATTGAATATGTTAGAGAAATACTTACCACGTTTAAATTTCTTATTTCCTCCATAAATATTAGAATTATTTTCTGGACTTGAGATAAGTTTTTTAATATTTCTTTTTGAATTCTCTTCTCCTAATTTTTTATAAAAAGATTTTCCTTCTTCTGTTTTGGCAAATTCTTTTAATTGAGCAGTTCTAGCTTTAATTGCTTCTTTTGGTATTTTTCCTTTATGAGAAATACTTAATTTTTCTCTGGTTTCATTAGATACTGGTCTCCCTTTAAGCATTTGATGGTTTTTCTCCATGATATTTTGTTTAACAATTTTTCTACATTTTGTAGAACATGTCATTTTATACCCTCTTCTAAAACTATCAAATTCAGTATACTTTCCACAAATAGGGCATCTAGGTCTATCTTCTATATTTAATAATCCTAATACTACTATATCATAGTATATTTGCAAAGTAAATGATGAATTTACTTTTCTTAATTCTCGAGAAAATTTTAAATAACTTACAAACCTATCTTCCTCTTCTCCAATTAACCATGAAAACAATTTATATTTCTTATTAGTCCCTTTTCCTGTAGTCCAATCACTAAATGATACTCCAGGTTGAGGATTAAGTAATAAAAATAATTTAAATACTTCTTTTTCTATATCTGTCATAATAATTTCACAATTTTATGACTTAGTTTTGTATTAACTGCTGATTCTCTTCACAAGAATTCCAGCATTTAGTAGAATTTATAGTCAACTAAAGGTAAACTAAAATTGACTGTAGTGATCTATTCTCGATTGAATGAAGCTGGTAGTCTTTTTCTGTATATCCTGACAAAAGTGTTCCTCGTGTAATAACAGGTTTTTCATCAACTCCACTAACAATAAATTGCAATAATACTTATATTACTTTATATAAGTTTAGACTATATCTTTAATATTATGTATATAGTCGTTGAACAAGTAATTAATACTACTTGATGCTAATTCTATAATTCTTACAGTTCTAGCAATTAACATAAGTTTAATATAATAAAATCTATATTATATTGCCCAATTTTTACTTTAGGCATTGACATTGCTACAATCGAGTCTAGTTTTACACGATTTGCACGTGCTAGTTCATTTTTAAGATCTGTACTAAAACTTTCAGAAACTTCTTTTTCATATTTCACTAACTCTTTATTCAATCAATAAAGGTAGACTATATCATTTTATAATAAGCACATAGTCGTTGAACAAGTAATTAATACTACTTGATGCTAGTTCAATATTCTTTTTATATAGTAGTTCTAGCAATTCTCTTATTTTTCTTAATAATTAAAATTATTAAGTCGCTAAAAATAATTAACGAAATTCTTCTGTCATTATAAGAAGTTTTTGTTTATCAGTAAGATCTTTTGAATCTGCAACATTACATATTCTTTTATACGTCTCAGTATCACAATCAGCATATAACGTTTTCATTAATTCTAAATCTTCTTAATTTAGATAGACTATATCATCTGTATATAACTCTACACAGTTCTATATTTAGTCGTTGAACTCTATTTTGTCTAAGAGATAGAGATGCTAATTCTATTTTATTCTAATAGTTCTAGCATTTTAATAGAATTTTCTCAAGATAATTTTTATTTCTTAAGCTACAATTTTATAGTCAAACGTAACTACTCCTGCTAATGTAACAACTCTGAGGGCAAGCTTCTGTAATGCTTTTCTTTTCTCAACTCCATCAGGAAATTGATTAAGATATAAAGATAATTTTGAAGCAGCTTTAGCACTAATACGTTCATATTTATTAGATAAAATACCAATCTCATCCATATCTGCATCTAGAATCTTAGAAATTCGAAGTCTACCATAACTTGTTGTTTTAGCGGTATATTCAACATTTCCAATTTTTCCAGTGAATGTAATTGGGGTACCTACTTTAATTTTCTTTTCAACTTCTGCATCTTTTAACAATTGTATATAATCTGTATAAAAATGTCTAGGATTTTCTAATTCCTCAGGATCATCAAATACATATTCTGATGCAACTGCAAGGCCGTTAAGCGTCTCGTGATTAAATTTATAAATAGGTTCCAGATAATTTTACAATATTACTGTAAACTTAGACTATATCATCTATGAAAATACTAATTTCATAGTTCTATATTTAGTCGTTGAACATCTCGCTATCTGCTAGATGATGCTGATTTATGTTATACACTTTCCAGCATTTTAATAGAATTTTCTTAAAATTTATTAATATTCTAAGCAACTTTCTAAAAAATTGTTCTTTTTATAAACTGTCACATATCTTGGCGACATTCTCAAATATGTTTCATCTGCTGCTTCTGGTGGTACTAACTGACATCTTATTATATTATACTAATAAGATAGACTATATCATCTAAGTTATGTCAACCTAGTTCTATATTTAGTCGTTGAGAAATAGATTTTATTATCTATTTTTGCTAGTTATTTTATTTAAATTTCTAGCATTTTAATAGAATTTTCTTAGAATATTTTAATCCTAAGCTACTCTTTTATAAATAGAAACAGTATCACCATCAAAGTCTGCATTTACCTTAATATCTAATTTATTTAATTAGAAGTAGACTATATTATCTTTTAATAATTTTACAATATTAAAAGTACTTACTATAGTCGTTGAGTATTATGATTTAATTCTATCTATTATGTTAAAAGAATTACTAATTATCTTTATTTGTTATTAAATATGTATATCCTTTGTCTGGAAATTTTTCTATCCACTTCTTTAATGTAGGAATAGATATTCCAATTAATTTTGAAGCGGTTTTTAAATTTCCATAATTTCTTCCATCAGGTCCAATTACTTCTCTTTTTAACTTCTTAGCTTCGGACATTTTTCTTTTTGTTTCTTCTGAAAATATTATCCCTTTTCTAGAATTTGATATTTTCTTTTTAGATTCTTCAGAAACTATTTTCCCTTGATTGCCTAAAGAAATTTTTCTAGCTGTTTCTTCCGTATGATGTTTTCCAGTATTTAACTTAGAGAGTCTTTCTTTTACTTCTTTTTTATGGTGTTTTCCATAAAAATGATTATTCTCCCCTTTATGGGAATTAGACATCTTTAGCTTAGTTTCCTCTGACAACTTTTTGCCAAACATAGGATGATTACTTCCTTTCTTTGAATTAGATAAATTTCTTCTAGATTCTTCTGACAGATTTTCTACTTTATGTGATTCAGAGATTTTTCTCTTTGTTTCCTCCGATCTATGTTTCCCATAATTAGAATTTTTTGCTCCTTTGTGAGACTCAGATATTTTCTTTCTAGTTTCATTAGAAAGTCTTCTCCCTCTTCTGGCATTAACTGCATCTTCTCTTATTTTTGAAATTATTCCAAAATCCATATTTAAAATTGTAAATATTCTTGTTTTATTAGAAATCTCACTATATAGAGTTGTAGCAAAAACAGCATATTTCAATTTTTCATTTTCTGGATACATTCTGGACAAAAGAACATGTGCTTTTATATGATTAGTTACAGTTAATTTTACTAAATTTTCGGGAGAATCACTCCCTCCCATGCAACGAGGAACTATATGATGTATCTCTGTATAAATATTATCATATAATCCTCTATTATCTTCTTCTATACTTTTTAAGATTAGTGATTCATATAGATTCTTTATCTCTATAATTTCAATATCTTCTAAAGTATCTAGTAATTCTTTTATAGTATTTTCTTCTAACATATGAATGATATTTATAATTTTATTTAAAACTCTTTTAACATTTATAAATAAAATCATAATACTGCTGATTTATCTATCACTAAATATTTCCAGCAATTTAAAGTATTTTCACTCAATATTAAATTCAAGTGCCTCTATTTTTATTTAAAGGTTCACAAACTTGTCGTTAATCTATATAACATTAATATATAGACAGACTATATCATCTAAGATATCCTCTTAGTCTCATATTTAGTCGTTGAACTTGGTTTAATTCCAAGATGCTGATTTCTATTTTTAGATTTCCAGCATTTTGTGAGATTTTATTCCCACAAAGTTTGTTTATGGGAAAGTGTCACTTTTATATAAAATATTTCATTTACTAAGTAGACTATATCATTGGTTTTAATCCATATCATTTATAGTCGTTGAAGGGATTTTATATTTCCCCTGCTAATTAGATTTATTATCTCTTTCTAGCAATTATTGATATTTTCCTAATATCTCTTTTATTAGGCCACACTATTACATATGGTATAGTCATCATGGATTTTCAATTTCATTGCAAAAATCGAATATTCATGGAGACTCGGTTGGCGATTAACTCTGTGATAATCAATACTTTAGCCAACATTATAATTGATTATCCAGGATATTTTCTACCCTGCAAAGACTATATTTTCCATGGTTAAAACTAGGTTATCACAACACTAGCCTGGTTTTGTCCATAGTCGTTGAATTGTGATTAATTTATTTATACGAATTTAAAACCTTTTTCAGGATGTTTTTTGATCCAATAACTAATAGTACTATCTGGAATATTTAATTTTCTAGAACAATCAGAGATACTATTATAAATTACACCATTATAATCCTGAACAGCTTTTGACATTTTATTATTTTTAGAAATTTTCTCTCTTACTTCCTCAGAGAGAGGTTTTCCTTTTCTTCCACGAAGAGCGTTTCCAATAGCTTTTTTATGACTTTCAGAAAGACTTTTACCTAAATGGGACAACTTTAACTTATCTTTCGTTTCTTTTGATAAATGTTTTCCTTTTTTAGATTCAGAAACTTTTCTATTATGATCCTCAGAATGTACTTTTCCTTTTAATGCAAAAGAAATTTTCTGCTTATGTTCTTCTGATAAAGGTTTTCCTTTCTGATAATTTGCCATAGTTTCCCTTAATTGACTAATAGTTTTTGTAGAGAATTGATTTAAAGCTAGATTTCGTTCAGCTCTTGTATTTTTATTTCCGACAATCATTATATTAGCTGCATATATTATTTTTCCTATATTTGGATATATTTTTACAAGTAATAAATGAGCCATTATATGATATCTAACAGGCATTCTTACTAAATTATCTTCCTTATTTGTTCCACCCATACATTTAGGTAATATATGGTGAACCTCTGTATACATATCTTCTGGATAACCATCAGACTCCAATTGTATACATTTATCTATAAGTTGATTATATGTTTTATAATACCATAGTTGATTATGGTATTTAATTTCTTCTTGTGTCATAAATTTCAAAGGTTTATTTTATTTTGTATAATAAATTTCAAATTACTATTATTTTTTACTTTATCATCCAAAAAGTTATATACGTCTTTTCTAATTTTATCATCTAAAAATTCAGTATACCTTGTTTCGTCTTTAGACAGTTTAGTATATTTTTGAAATTTAATAAAAGTATCAAACTCGAGATCAGCTAGTTCATTGGTAGGTCCTGATATAATTGCTACAACTTTTCCACCAAGTATTTGAAATTGATTCATCAATTGGGTATTAATTCTACGTTCCCAATTCTTTGAAAATCCAATTTTTATTGATTTCGGATATCTTACAAAATATAAATAACCAGTTTCTCCTTGAAATTTATTTCCAAGTAATATTCTATTATTTACTCTCATTGCATACTCAGATCCATAACCTTTAGAATTTTTATCTAAAGCATTTTTAGCTCCAAGTAATGCCATTCTTTGTCTCTTCTCTTCACTAGAATTCCATATACCAATTTTAGAAGTACCTTGATATCTTCCTTGAGCATGTAGTTGCTTCATATGTTCAGATCTATTAAAAATTGGTTGTGTAGATACTAGAGAAGAGAAGTGTTTAATTCTAAGTACCTTCATAATATTCTAGTATTTTAATTATTATAAATTCGTATAAATAAATTATCTTCAACTGCTGATTAGATATTTAGATCCTCCCAGCAATACACAAAATTTAATACTACAGTTTTCAGGTACTGTAATATTCTAGGATTCACACCTAACGTACCAATTAGGAAACCATTAGTACGATTTGTTTTTCCGCATACTCTTTAAACATTTTCAGAGTTTCCGGATTATTATATTCTTCTTTTGTTGCTTTGAGTGCTTCGTTTTTGGTAAAATTCAGCTCTTTCATTAAGTAATCTAAGAAACCTTCCCGACACATTTCATAAGCGATATGTATTGGAACAGAGATTTCATCGATAGCTAATGTAGTACTAGGTATAATTGGGCATCTAGCAGAATTTTTAGTACGGACAGAATACAAGTCACGTGCTAGATTTTCTTTAGATGTATTAAGTAGTGCTGTAGCTTCTTTTTTCCCAGCATTTAGGAGAGCACGTAAAAGGGCTGTATATCTAACTCTTTCTCCAGGGGTATTAAATTTAGATGTAACTTCCTCATAGTTCAAGTCATTAGATTTTTTATCTTCTACGCAACAAAGTCTGATAATAATAGAGTACCAAATACTAAGTTTATGAGATCCCATTACTTTTTTCCCGTTTTTAATTCCGAGAGTAAAAGGTCTCATCATAGCAGGTTGTACTAGGTAATACCGATTAATTAATTTTTTAAATTCTGTAAGACGAGCGGGAAAATGTTCTTCAATAATTTTAATTAATCCTTCGTAAGAACATAGAGCTTCATCAGTAATAAATTCTGATATTTTTAGTTCTTTTGTTGTTGGATTATATTCGAACTGGCAGGTATCAAAAACTTTAATACCTAATTTCTTTGCTCCTCTTGCACTATAACCATTTCTTCGAAGATCGTCTCCAAAGAAATCTAACACAATTTTACTATCTTTAAAAATATCTTCGAAAAGTTCTTTAAAGATATCAAAACGTAAATCATTCAAGTAATAGAAAGGAAGTTCAATTCTAGCAAATCTTCTCAATCCCTCTTCTCTTGTAAATACTCTTGCCCCGCAATGAGGACAAGGTTCAGCAGAGGGTTGTCGAATTTTTCCACAAATACATCTATCTTCCATGGGTGAGCCAAAAATATCGACATCATAGACTCCACCGGCGATAGGTTGTATTCCATTGTACTTCAGGTCCAAGTCTCTATGATTAAATAGGACTTGATCTTTTCCATCACTTTTAGTATAATCGATGATAGCTTCATCGGTTAGTAACTCAAGAGATACTGACATAAAATTTTAATATTTTTACTGTTTAACCATTCCTTCGACATCTTTCCAAATTATCTTAGTAGCTAGTTCAGAATCGTCAGGATTATTCTTTGACCAATCTTTATATACTTGTTTTACATCTGATATTGCATCTGATCTGGTCTTGTCTTTTAATCTTTCATAAACTCCTGCTTCTTTATCTATAACTACCTCAATCATATCTGAAATAATATCTTGAGTAATAGCTCTTGATGTATTAGTAAATCTGGATCTATATTCACGATAAACCAATACGTCGTCATAAGTAAGTTCGAGATCGGAGTATTCGGCTGATGATCTAATTTCGGCTGGTTCTTTATTAAACCATGATAACTGTAACTTTCTAACTCGATCTGCCACAGCCTGTCTACCCATTTCTTCGTACTTCTTTGCTAATTCTTCGACGATATCATACTTAGCTTTTAGAATTTTTCTCATTGCTTCTTTTATCTGAGTTGCATATTCTTCGGGCATAGTAGGACATTCAACAATTAAGTCATACATACCAGAAGAGAATAAGAAAATAATAAAAGCTGGAATTTGTCTTTGTTTTCTTCGCTTGGATATAATAGAATCTTTGCTAATATCACGAGTAGCCAAAAATTCTATGAATCTTGCTATTTGGTTTCTCGCTTCTTCAGCATATTTCTTATTAAATCCAGAGTCATCCTCATCTTTAAAGTCTATATCAACATCTTCTCCGCGTAAAGGAGTATCAGGTGTATAGAGGCTATTAACCATACGAGAGTGACCTTGCTTATGAAACAAATCTTTAATAATATTTCCGACTGTATTAACTGAAGTATGTTTAGGATTAGCCCAAACTATAGTAGTAACAGCATCTTCAATTGCATTATCTTTATCCAATTTTCCTGCTGCTATTATGTCATCGTATGCTGTAGATAACCAAAGTTCGTCCTTAGTCATCTTACCTTCATACTGAGACTCATCTACTTTAATTTTCTTCTCATCCTCGTCATCTCCAATAATACTCTCATCAGAACCTTCAGAGTCATCGTCGTCAGAATCATCTCCTGTTTCGTCTGGACCTAGATATCCTTGATTTTCTAGGTCTTCTTCTTCTTCATCTAACAAATAATCGTCTTCCATTCTTTATTAGCATTATTAATTTAATTAATTAGTATAAACCTTGAGAGGACCTGAAATTTCCTCTCAATTATTAGGGTAACACCTTCTGGGATACGTGTTTTAGAGGTTTAGAGAAAGAAAAATAAAGAGGGATTTTGTTATTTCCCTCTTTTTTATATTTATTTTCTTTTTAATAATTCATAACCTCTTACTCTTTTCTTTATTCCATTAGCAGATATCTCAGAAACTAAACACTCTTTAATCTCGAAATAATTTACTAAATCAGTTGCTTTTGGAACTGATTTATAAGATATAGATGAATAAAGATATTCTAACCTAGATTTTATATCAGCTAGAGTTATTTTATCTCCTACTTTAAATTCAGAATAAATACTAGATTCTAAGAGTTCTTGACTAAATGTTACAATACCTAACTCTTTTTCTATATACGTTTTATTATAATTTAACGCTTTAAGTTTTTGTGGACCAAGTGCTAAGTAGTAAGATTTAATATTATCATGTTCTCCAATTTGATCCAATACTATTCCTATTACTTCATCTGAAAATCCATATTCACATAACATTTTTAGTTTGGCTTTAAAAGTACCTAATTCTTGATATTCCTTTAAAAAATCTGATATTTCCTGATTTATTATATCATCTGGAGATAATGTATTATGAATAGTAGAGAATACTGTAAATCTATCCTTATAATCTATTTGTTGAATCTTAAAAGCTCTAATCTCATTTACTAATACTAAATTGTTAAGTACGGGTATTAAAGTTCCACCCTGATGTTCATTAACTGCTATATAATCATTTTTATAATTATTACTTTTTACATCACTTTGATACTTTTTTGCTAAATTATACTTAACATCATCTAAGGCTGTACTAAATGCAGATAATAAATCACTAGTAGCCTTCTTTTTTCTCTCAAGCTCCTTATCAAATTCCTCTTGAGATATCTTTCTATAATCACAAGTAGATCTATAATAAAATGTAGCTTCATTCTTCCATGGATTTTCGAATAATCTTTGACGACCTAGTATTTGTGGGAGATCCTCACTAATATCTACCGCCAAACTGTCTATATTACTATCACTAAATATAAAACTTCTAGCACATGTAGAATAGAAATCAGCGCCTAAGTAAACTGTTCTAGTACAGAATGTAAACATTTTTGGTTTAACTCCTTTTAATGGAACTTCTCCTATAGTAAATCTCTTTCCTAAACGTTTTTGAATTCTCTTAAGATTCTCTGGCGTATTAGAGCAGAGAATATTGATTTCCTCTGGTTGAAGATCACATTTCTTTATAATACTAACAATATGATTAACACTATTTACATAGAATACTGCTTCATCACTAACTATTTTAGTAGGATACCCATTTACCATTCGAACTGCGGATTCAAAGTTACCATCCTTGTAAGACTGAATAATTTCAGGGAGTTTAGTTCCTACACTCATCATACTAAGTACTTTTAAAGCAGGTTTTAAAACCCTAGATGGATCTTGTGAAGCCCAATCCATATTGATATATGGAAGACCATCAAATTCATCTAACATATTTAAATATTCTTCTAGCATAGGAGTTGCAGATACAAATAATGCTGAGTGAGATTGTTTAAGAATATCCAAAAATTCGAGTTCTGTATCTGATTTAAACTTAGAATCGTGTAGAATTGTCTGAAATTCATCTATTACAGTATAGAATGATTGGAATATACCAAGACTTTCTAGAATATCTTTTACAATTCTATATGAATCATATGTTACAAGAATTTTACAAGGTTTATCTCCCAGGTATTTTCTTTCATTTAGATAATCTTTAATTTCATTCATTAATCGGTTATAGACAGTTTTCTTTCCATTAACTATCTCATCCATTTTTTCCATAAATTGATCTCCCCTACTAACAGATTTATCAATTTTAGAAAGATCCTTGTCAACAGCTACTTCTTTTTCTAATTCATTTATTACAAGATAAACATCTCTACTGTGTTGATCCTTTTTATTTTTAAGTAACATTCTTCTGGGACTACACAGAATAACATTCTCTGGTCCTCTTAAACAGTATTCAGTAAATCCACACCCAGGTAATTGTTTATTTATAATACACTTTACTGGTAATTTGTAAAATCTAAAGTTTGTTCCTAATTCTGATATAAATCTTATTCCCCTAGGAACTACATAATCATTTAATCTTTTTATCATACTATTTAATATTTTAAATTTTATTATCTAATTATTATAGATTCTTTTAATACAGAATCCAGTTACATAAAATTGAAGACATAGGAGTTTCCCTTCTTCATTAATTAGAGTTTGAAGTTATTAGAAGAGCAAAATGATACATTAATTAAGATAAAAATACAAATATACAAAGAATATCTTATCGAAAAAAAATGTATCAATATTTAGATTAGATTCGCCTCTTGAGGAGGCGAAAATCAATAATATAAAATCTTTATAAATATCTTCATTTTCTGAGTTTATTCCTATATAGTCTATTCAAAGTTTCTTCCTTAGACACCCCTAGCGGTAGCGATAAGGGGTGTAATATAAGGGAAGCTCCTTTGTCTTCATAAATAAGTTACATTTTGCTCTTTAGGATCCTTTAGATTCTAATATATGAAGATTAAGAAAAATAAACCCCAAGATATTTTCTATCTCAGGGTTTTAGTGGGTTTAGAGTCAGTCATCAAACATTCGTCTAAACCTCCGTCTTTCTCTGTCTACATTCATTTGTGCCAGAGAATCATTGAATATATCTATGAGGGTATCTTTTAATTCAGAATCCTCTAGAAATACTATCACTGCGATTATAATTATAGCAATGATAGCATATTGAATAATTTCATTTTTATTCATAATACTGGTCTAGTTTATTTTGGGTTATTTTTCTAATGCCAGTATTTTTCTATGAATTTTTCTTAATCTTAAAAATTAATGCTAGTTCCTTTTGTATATTTCGCACATATACTTTAGGAGCTAGCTCATTTATTTTTTCTTCATATATAAGGCTTTTAAGAATTTAGAGACGGATGAAACAAAAATGTTCATATGTAAAAATTTGAAGAAATAAAAAAAGAGAACCGACTCTTCAGTTCTCTTTAAAGATTTTGCTTAACGGTACATGTAAGATTTTTCGTAGAAGATTTTTATCTCTCTTTCTAGTTTCTTGTTAAAAAGGAAGTTTCTTACATATCCTTTTGATTCCAATCTTTTAGAGAGTTCTTCAAATTTTTCTTTAAACTTCTTCATCTCCTCAGAAGTTGCTGATTCTTCATAATTATCCAATCCACGTCTTAGCAAATCTCTTAATTCTTTTTTTACTATCTGATGCTATAATACATACGGTTGTAAATACAGCTCCTGCAGTAAAATACATTGCGTTTTCCATACTAATCATAATTTTCTCCTTTCTTTTTGTTTATTAATATTTTTTACATATATAAGGCTTTCAAGGAATAAAAAAGAAAGGGATTAATTTTCCCTTTCTTATATTGAACTTACTTCGACGTCATGCCATTTCCCCTTACTTTCTCCGACGGGTTTTAAGATATCTATACAAAATTTATATCTTTCATTCATGGTATCTCTAACTTCATATATTCCATCGATACTTGGATCCGATTTACATCTAATTCTTACTTTTGATCCATATTTAAATTGTTTTCTAAGATCTCTAGATACAGCAATCCATTTAAGTTTTCCTTGATTTAATTTTTCAAGGTCAATTTTTGAATTATCTGCTGTTACTAGAGGATCAGAATCACATTGGCTTTCGACTGGATTATAGACAGTTGCAGTTACCTTTACTGTTTTCTTGTCTTTCAGTTCTTCTTCCTCTTTCATTATTGAGTCAAGGAGCTGTTCATATTCATACTCCTCGTCTGATTGCCAAATTATTTCCTTCGGCTTTGGTGCAGGTGATATCACTATTGAAATTACTAATATAATTCCTAAGATAACTATAACAGTACCTAAACACCGATCAAATTTTTCTATTAATTTTTCTAGTTTCATATTATAAAAATTTAAAACTCCCTAAGCTTTTTATTATTGCTTAAGGAGTATATTATTACTTATTTATTTTTCTCATATATAAGGCCTTCAAGTTATATCATCCGGCCAAAATTAAAAAGCCCTCTATTCATCACGAACCAGGGGCTTATAAGTCAAAGTACAATTTAAATATAACATATTATTTATTACACATATAAGGTTTTCAGGGCTTCTTTATCTACTGGCCGGAAATAAAAAAAAGAAGGGAGTTTTATATTCACTCCCTTTTAAAAATATTTAATTATATCTTCTCTTCTAAGTTCCGGATCTTGAAATAATTTTACCATTTTGTCATAATATCCATTCTCTACATATTTTCCTTGATCTGATTTTCTAACTTGACTATTATTTATAAATGTAATAAATCTAACAATTCCAGTAGGTTCAACTCTTCCAAACACTACTCCATCTTTCATTCTACTTATTGTTCTGATATCTATTAACTTCTTTGGATCTTTCTTATCAAAAATGGGAAAATACTCTAAGTTGAAGTATATTCGATTTCTTTTCAGAAAGGTTGAAACTAAGTCTTCAAATGTCACTTTCTCTGGTTGCACTGATTCTAAGTATCTCTCACGATATCTTTTTATAAGGTGCGGCTCTAGTAACATTACCAGTGTTTTTGATTCATATTTTGCACATGACTCTATAAAGAACATTGCTACTTTATTTCCAGACCAAATATCATTAGTTATTATATATGGATGATATTGTATTAATGATTTCTTTATTTCTTCTTTTGGGGAACTTATATCATTTACTGCAATATTATAACTTGTACCTCTAATTTTCAATTTTCTATCTATTACAGGTACAGGCTTTTTTGTTCTATCATAAATTTTCTTGATCTTATATTTATTATTATCTAAGATCTCCATTAATTTTTCATCAATTATTTCTTCGTCTTTTTTGTGCTCTTTTATCATATCTGCACAGCTCATTCCAAGTACTATCATAATTTTATATTTTTTATTATTTAACATTAATAAGGTTCTCAAGAATAAAAAAAGAAGTAGGGATTTTATACCCTACTTTTAAGTTTACGAGATTTATAATAGAAAGTATCGATTTCTTGTTCTAGTTTTTTATTTAAGAAGAGACTACTATATGAACTCTTCACTAGTTTAGCACATAAAGAATCGTACTCTTTATTAACCTCATCTTTTTCTTTTTCTGTAAGCTTTCTCGAATCACCTTCATAATTTCTCATAGCGTTTTCGAGTCTTCTTTCTAGTTCATCTTTTTTAGTTCTTAATATCACATCATCTAACATTATTTTTGTTAGAAATAGTGTTCCTGCTGTAACTAAAGCAGTAATTAATGTTTCACTCTTCATTATTGTTTATATTTTTATTGTTTACATTAATAAGGCTTTTAGGTGAGTATTTTATTAATGCACATCCTTTTATACAGTTTTTTCTTAGGGTACATCTCTCTGCGCAATATTTTATAAATAATTCTTCGTCGATAGAAATGGGCCGAAGACTAGAAGTATTAATTGTTCTTCCTGAAAATTCTGAATCATAAGCAGAATGTACAATTGAATAAATCGGCCCTAAGATATCGACGACATAATACTCTTCAGGATCTCTCTTTCCAAAATCTCTAATAATCTCTAGAAATTCAGTCCAATCTATAAATCCATTATTTTGTGGATTAATTTTTACAATATCACCTTCTTTCATTTTCTAACCAATTTAATATATCTTTCCATTCAGTCCATTCAAATCCAGCTTTATCATCTAAAAGAATATCATAGTAGGGTTTAGTTTCAAAACAAGAAATTCTCCCTGATTCTACCTCTGGATTTTGATTGAGATATTTAAAATCTATTCCATCTGCCTTGAATTTTTCTTGGTACATTTTCAATTTTTCAGGATAACTAGATGACCATATTATCAATACAGTATCTTCTCTAGCCGATAGCCCCTGAAGTGCTTCTCTCGAGGATCCTAGGTATGTGAAGTTCTCAGTTTTATCCCATGATGGTTCGAGAATTGTACCATGAATATCTACTGCAATATAGATTTTTTCATATCCAAGTTCATGATTTTCTTTATATGTTTTCTTTAAATATTCTAGCATAATTATTTATTTTATTCATACACTTATAAGGAAATAAAGAAAGAAGGAATGAACTTTCTCACTCCTTCTTAATGGTTTTATTCATCAAAAAATAACCATCCTAAAATTGCTCCTCCAATTAAAACAGATAGACCTGCCTGAAATCCACCTTTGCGGTATTCATTAATAGCCAGTAATCCTATTCCTGTTTTAAATATGTTCTTAGGGGATACTTTAATAAAAACTTTTTCCATGATTATAATTCTTTTTTAATATGAATAAATCCAATAAACTGTCTTTCACTATTGAATACTCTTACGAACAGATTATTTGTCATTTCGTAAGTATTTTTTATAGTTATTACTCTACTCATCAACTTGTCTTTAATGAGTTTCTGTAATTTTATTTTTATTCTTTTTCCCAGATACATTTTATTTGTTATATCCTGAATTTTAACACTACTTTTGCCATTAAAAGCAAGAGTATATTTTCCTTCTCCTGGGAATTTAAATCTTACTGTTCCTAAGATATTTCCTTCTTCTGGAAATATTTGTTTTTCGTAATTCTTTTCCATTTTTTTCTTTCTTTTAAGTTTATTAATATTTTATTACACTAATAAGGCTTTCAAAGGATGGAGAAAAAAGAAAGGAGATTAAACTCCTTCCTTCACTGTTTCCTCATCTTTTATGGCATCATGTTCTCTTTTCGGTGTAAGGATAAATTCTTGATATTGTTTCATTAAGTCTCCTGTAGGTTCTAAGTTTTTAACCAACCTGTGAAGACTGCTAAGTTTATTCAATAATTTTCCTCTTACTGAATTTGATACCTTTAATTTCTTTTTAAGTTTTTTGTTTTCTTCTACGAGACCCTCAATAGTTCTAGTTTGGATCTCATAGGTTTGTTTCAATTCTTCATTTTTTGCTGTAAGATCTTTGATAACCTCAGTTTGATCTCTATTAGCTTGCTTTAATCTAACAATCTCTCCTTCTTTGATTCCTAAAGAGTGGAAAAGTTTATTAGATGTTTCTTTATAATAGTACATCTTTTCTTTATAGGTTTTCTTATCACCTATAAGTTTTCCTATTACACCAGATGCTACTATTGCTCCGGTTGTAATTACTGCAAATTGTTTTGAATTCATAATATAATACTCTTGTTTATTGTTTTTCATTAATTTTATTATCTCATTAATAAGGCTTTGAAGGAATAAAAAGAGGAAGTTGTCTTCTCCCTCTTTAATTATTTTATTTGAATAGATATATTAAGAATATATTTCCTATAAATAAACCTATTAATTCTATCCAAGCGAATTTTTCATATACTTCTTCATCTTTTTTCCCCACCAAAAGAGCAAAAATAGAGTATAATATAGCTGCTCCAATTATAAACGCAGAACCATCTTCTACTATTTTTCCTATTCCAAACTTCTCTACTATGTAAAAGTTCCAGTAGAGTTGTCCAGTTATTGCAATCATAACAGTTGCAAATATACCCTTAAAGAAGCAATTAATTAGTTTTTTCATAACGTCTTAATATATTTTGTGCGGTTCCAGAAGTCCATCTACCTTTTCTAATAAATGCAATATCTTCTGTTGATATAGTTGTCATTGCTGAATCTCTTTGAATATCGTCTTGATAACCTCCGGCCGTTTTAAATAACATAGAAGCCAAGTATCTAGGTTTTTCAAGCATATGATAAACTGTAACTCTTGAATGATTCTTAAGATTATCTCTTAACCAATCTTGAGCTAATCTATCAACTCCGATACATTCAGCTACTACAAATTCTGAATCTTCGGCCGCTGCTTCTACAAGACGAGGAACATACCATTCTTTAAATTCTTTTTCAGTAATATCTCTATGTCCTGAAATAAAATAAATTTTCTTTTTCATTATTAATTTTTATTAAAATTTTATTACATAAATAAAGCTTTAAGTCCCTTATAAATGTAAAATAAAATAAAAACTTATGAAAAATTTGAATATTCCGTATGAAATAGCATTAGTTTATTTTGACCATGGAGCAGATTTGTTTCCAGAAGTTGTAAATAAAAAGGACTTAACAAAACCATCACGTAAGAAAGTATATAATAGTGTTAAATCAGCTAATTTCCATTTGAACAATAACAAAATAGTGGAAGAGAAAGATATTTCTGAAGTTATTATACTTAACTCTGGATTTCATATATCTTTAGCAGAGAATTCACTCTTTTCTTCATATGGGAGACATAATGTTAAATATGGAGAAGGTGGACCTAGAGTAGTAGCTGTAAGGATTCAAAATGATGAATTAGATTCAAAACTTCCAGGGCGAAACGTTTATATTTATGTAGCTATTGAAGGATTTTTTAAGATTCTTCAAGATACTAGATATGTTTCTGATGGAAACCTACATGGAACTTTCTCTTTAGGTATTGGGTGTTTTCCTAGTTTAGAATTAGTAAAAGAAGATTCAACAAATAAATCATTTACATGTTCTACGGAGATTGGAAAATTGATTGCAACAAAACCTAAAACGACAAAATGGAAACCTGGATATGTATATGCATTATCTCCGATGGAATTAGTTCTTTATCTAGGAAGTTATATTGAACCTTTTTCGCTCAAACTTTTTAGTTATCGTGGAAGACGTGAAAAAGTATCAAGTATATTTTTAAATTTCTTTGATTCATATTGGTTAGATATTGAAACAGATCGAGAAATACATTTATGTATTCCGATAAATAAAAGAAATAATATTTTAGAAAAATTATCAGGAAAAAATAACAATATAAAGGACTTTATTCAAGGATATTTCTCCGAAAATCTTGAAAATGTAGAGAATATAAGAGATGGTATAACTAGAGGAGTTTTAGATATTAAGAAAACTGCTATGAAAGGAACAGAGATCGAGCAACTTTTGGTAGGTGTAGATGATACTTATAATCCGAAAGATGTAATTGTGGATGTTATCGAGTCTCTTTCTCATGTAGATTCTATAGATTTCTCTGCATTATCTAGTAAACCTTTAGTGGATTTAAATGTAACAGATGGGTATTATCTTAGTATTCTTGGGATTGATCTTAAATTTTTCTTAGAGAATTATCCAAAATTAAAAGAATTCTACATAGAGAAATTACTTGAAAAGGATAATGTTGAATATAAACGAATTTTACAATATAAGAGTATTTACAGTGATGTCTCTCTAGATAGTATTCTTAATTCTACTCAGCATAATTATAAAGGAGTATTTATTCTTAAGAATCTCAGTAATTATTTTGGTTTAACTGAAGATGATATAAAACAGTTAGTAATAGATAAAGTAATGAAAAATTAATTCTATGGAAACAATTAAAGAAGCTGTTACAGAGATAGGTGATATTAGAAAATCGATAAGTGACTATAAGAATATCAAAAACAGCATTAAGAAAGTGATTACTGAAGGTTTGGATGAGATAATTAGATTTCTTACGGTTGGTCCAGGAGTAGTAAGTCCGGAAGCAACAAGAACTAGATGTAATAAAATTGTAGATTTGATTAAGATTTGGTATAAAAATCCTGAAGATAGAGATTGTGTTGAAAGAATTTTAGATGTTAAGCGGAAGTTTATAACTCCCTCACTTACGGCTGGAGAGTCTGAAGGAAAGTCTATGTCACAAAGGAAAGAAGAAATAGTAACTAGATCGAAGGAGTTAGAAGAAAAAATTCCAGCCGATCTTAGGGAGAAATATCTTCCGATGTATATAGAAAGACTTAGACCTGATACTATTGAGAGAGGTGATGTAGCATTTCTCCCTATAGGACCTATACTTCACTATTGTATTGTTTTTAAAGTAGTTGGAGAAATATCATTTGTTCTTTCAATTACTACATCAGGAGAAGCTAAAGGGTTCGTAGGATATCAACTTGAGAAGTCTAGATTCTTTAAAGGAACAGCTCTATATACTCTTCACCAGGTTCCGACTGCTTTAGTGAATAGGAAATTTGTTATGCCTTATGATAATAAAGCAGAATTAGGAAGAATTTTTACAGGTTGTGAAGAATATCTTAAAACAAATGTATTAAAAAGAACATATAATAAAAGAAAAAAGAAATGAGCACTAAGATTGGAGTAATTGTTGGTAGATTTCAAGTAGATAATCTAACAAGAGGACATAACTATTTATTAGATAAAGTTAGAAGAGATTTTGGAAATAATAATGTAGTTATTTTTATAGGAGAAACAAAAAACTCAGAAAGAACTGCACATGATCCTCTCCCTTTTGAAGCAAGGAAAGAAATGATACTTGAGTCCTTTCCAAAGATGAAAATATTTAAAATTAGTGATCTTGGTGATTATCCTAAATGGGTTGAAACGCTAGATCATAGAATTAATTATTTAAAAAGTCTTGAGGAAATACCACAAGATTCTGAAATTTATATATGTGGTTCTAGAGATTCTGTGGCTGAAAGATATAAAGAAAATGGAGGATTTTTTGATATAAAAATTTATCCTGACCAAAAAGATGATGTGCATGTAACTTATTCTGGAACAGAGATAAGAAGAAATATTGTTAACTGTTTTACACCTAATTGGAAAGATGAGAAGTTAAGAAAATTTTTAATCTGGTGGTATGGAAGATCATGTGAAGAGACTAAGGAAGATATGTAAAGAAACATATAAAGAATATCAGAACTTATGTAGAGATATAGATACGTATTTTCATAGAAAAATTTTTCAGGAGGATGAATCTTTTGTAAATCTCATGAAACCTTTCAAAGTTTGCTTAGATCTCAGTGACAGCTCTAATTATTTAGTAGAATATTATACTGGTAATGGAAATTTTTTGAAGATAGATGAGTTATCATTCTATTTCTTAGAAAAACTTTTTCGAGATTACTTAGAACCTTTGGATAAAATAATGAAATTTACTAGTAGAACGCAATGTAGATTTATGAGGTTTTTAGAAGATCTTATTAAAATTAATCCAGAAAGTAACTACATAAATTCAATTCTAGATAAATGTGAAATAAATTTTCAGTATATTCGAGATAGAGTGATAAATAATATTGGATATTTTGGGTATTCTGAACAGATTTTAGTATCAACATCAACATATAATGATGAAAACTTTATAACTGAAACTGTAAATTTAATAGGAGAATTTATAAAAATAGGAAGATTATATGAAGAAGAATAGAGGAAAAGAGTTAGCATATATTCTAAGACATAATCCGGCCGAAGTAGAAGGAGCGCTTGATTCAGAAGGTTGGTTAGAAACAAAGAAGTTAATTGATCATGGCTGGACTATATCTGAACTAAAAGAAATAGTAGATACTGATAATAAAAAGCGCTATGAATTATCGGCCGATTTAAGAAAGATTCGTGCTCTTCAAGGTCATAGTGTTAAAGGTATTAATGCTAATTTTAAGAAGTATACAGGATGTAATATTGTCTATCATGGAACGCAAAGGAAGTTTTTAGAAAGTATATTTAGAGATGGGTTAGTCCCGGGGAGTAGAGAATACGTACACTTAAGTTCAGATCCTTTGACAGCAAGAAATGTAGCTCTTCGAAGAGGTCCTGAGATAGCAATACTTAAAGTAGATTTAGAAGGATTAGAAGATGAAGTATTTATATCTGGAAATGGGGTTATTCTAGTGAAAAAAGTTAGTCCAGAGCATATTATTGAAGTAGATTATGGTTCCTGAGAGAAATAATAACTATACGTTTATCATAGAAGTAGATTGTGATGAAGGTGAGGAGAATATATCAATTACTGAGATATCTTTAGATGAATTAAATCAAGTAAATCCTCTTCTTTTAGACATAAGAGAAAATCAAGGATATTATCCAACCGGAGATTTCTTGGTGTATCCTGATCCAAGTCCTGAAGAATTTTATGGAACTAGATTTAGGGAAAGTTTTGATATTCTAGAATCAAGACTTCCATGTCCGAAGAGTGGATTTAAAAGAATACTAGAAATTAAGGTATTTTCAGAATCCCCAATTTCCTTATATATGTAAAATAAAATTAAACAAAAATGAAAAACTTAAAAGACATGGAAAAGAATGAAAACTACTTTGTTAGAGAAGACATTGTAAGTGAACAACACGTACACCATAAAGATGAATATCGTGAAAAGAAGAGAGATAAAGTCATCTTTACGAGTACGATTTTGGAAGAAACTACACCACAGCCTAAAAGAAAAGAGGATTATGAAAAATCTGAATACTTTCTTGGGTAGTTTAATATAAAGAAAGTGGTTTTGTTGGGAGAACTTAGGAGAAGATCTTAAGTTCTCTTTTTTGTTCCCCACAAACTCTTATTAATGTATTATCATTAACATTAAACAATAAAACCATGAATTCTTTAAAATTTTACATTGACAAACTAAAAGATTGTGATGCACACGAAGTTATTAATTCTTTGAGAGTAAATCCAGTATTAAGTGTGGAAGAGAAAAATTTAATTTATTTATATCTTTTCCCTAGACCACTCTTAGACCGACAACTTCCAGAAAGAATTATAGCTTACAGAAAAAATAAGAACCCACAAGGATCTCTTCAACCAGATCTCGGAGAAATTGGATTACTTGTGGAGGCTTATCGTACGGAACAGTATAAAAGATTTATGAAACATTTATTCCACTCTTTTACAGATCCTGAACAACTCTTCCCTATTGCTGGTTTAGGACAATGTGAGTGTGCAATTTGTGGAAAGAATATGTATGAAGAAGGAGCATGGTTTGATCTATGTTCTAGATTTGAATATAATCAGCTAGAAAAAGAGAAAAAAGAATATCTTGCTTTTGGAAGTAAGAATTCTGGTATAAATTTATGTCTAGATTGTATTATTCAATTAAAAGAAACTTCAATACTTTTAGAAGAGATTGAGCCTGGTTATCTTCTAGATTGGAGAAGTAGATGTAAACCAGCGTTATTTGTGTAAAGAAATAAAAATCCCAAGCCTTATTTTACATAGGGCCTGGGTTTATTTTTTATAATTTTTGGAGATCTAAAATTTTAAGATCTCCTATTTTTTCTTTTCCATAAGAGAATTCATAATATTCTGCTTTAGAATCAATCAAGAATGTATACGTTTTATCTTTATCTTCATTAGTTAAAGTAATCGCATAATTATCTTGTTTATTGTGTTTTAATTTTAGTTTATCAATTCTAAAGTATAGAATTTCTGGAGTCTCTTCGTCAGTTTTAATCACTGCTGCAATATTATAATTACGTCCAAGAAGTTCAGATTGTTCTTTAGAGTTTGATAGATTTTCAAGAGCTTCGATAGATAGTGTTTTAGCATTATCAAATTTCGCTAAGAGTCTATCATAAAAAGCTTTCTCTTCTTGAACCTTAAAGTGCATTGATAACGGAAGAAATCTCAATGATTTTCCCGTTTCCTCTGGACTTTCAAAACTAAAGCCTTCCGGAATAATTCTAGCTTCTTTGACTTCCTCTTCCCCAATTATTTTATACTTAATAATTGAAGTTGTAGTCATAGGATCATAATCAGTTATATCCTCAACTTTTACTTCTTTAAGAGAATAGTCCCATCTTCCAGTTTCATCTCTAGAATAATCAATTAGTGCTAAAGAAGATCCAATATGTTTTGTTAGATCTCCTCCTCTAGGAACGTAATTTAGATTTCCTTCATAGAAACCATATAACTTTTTGTACTTGTCTAATGTTGTTAATTCTTTTTCTGGTTTAAATTCTAACATGATTTTATTGTTTTAGTTAATAAAAAAATATTTTCTTTCACATATAAGATTCTCATCCTATTAAAGGAGCAAAATAAATAACTACACCAATCCATAATAGACTAGTGTAGTTAATATTATTAACTGTTACAAATTTTTATTTCTATGTCATCTAAACGTTCAAAGTAGCCAATCCATGGAGTACTATAAGTAAAGAAAGTTCCATCATTTTTCTTTAACTTCAGAGAATATCTACTGTATTGTCCTTCTACATACCACCAATTCTTAGCAGCTTCTTTTTTAAGTTTTTCTCTTGATTCAGAAGTACATATATATTCTAAATCCATTGCAAATTTATAATGCTGTCGAATTGCTTCTTCATTTTCTTTTGCGATAGATATATTATTCCAAGGATAATCAATAATATCTACATCATTATGCGTTTCAAAAGAACTTCCTGTTTGGTAATAAATGATCAAATGTATGATGTCTTTTTCTTGAATATCATTGATTATTTCTTTAAGTAGATTCTTGGCAGCTTCTTCATCTTTTACTCCAAGCGCTTTTAATTTTTCCAAGTATTTTTCCATATAATCTTTGTATAAATTCTATAGTCCAAATTCCAATTACAAATAGGATTGCTAACCCACAGAGTAATATTCTAATCATAAAATGGTACTATTTTCCAACTTGCTTGTCCTATCTTCCAATTCACTTCTATATAAAAAACATTACCTTCATTTGTAATATATTTCACATAAGATCTCCAATCGCGAGTTATAGTTAACCATGGTTTTTTATTATAATTTACAGCATCGATTGAATCTAATTGTCTGTATATATCATGTTCATTTAAATATGTACAAATTTTTTTGGCAGTATCATAATCAAAAAATTTAGCATCAAATCCTACATCAAACTTTATGAAACCAAGATCTTCATTAGTATTTGAATCTATTGTTTTAATTTTATAGTATGTAGGAAATATTGCTTTAATTGGTTCTGGTTCTCTTTTTTCTAGAATAACTTTTGTTAATCCGTCTATAAACATTTCAGCCTCTATTCTGGACATTCCTTTAGAAATTAGCGTTCTTATGTACTTCTCCATAACGTTTTTGTTTTACTTCAATTAATTCTATTTTTACTACACTAGGAATAGTATCACAAACTATAATAGTTGAATCCTCAGCAAATCGTATAAATAACTCAGAGGCTTTAACGTACTCTATGACTTTTTCGGTATTATCTTTGAGAGTAATCTTAAGTGTATAATACTGAAATACTCTATTATTTACCCATTCAGTATAAATAGTAGATACAATACACGCTGTGATAAGAATTAGTCCAATTCCTAGCCATTTTCTTATTCTTCTAGTCTCAATTAAGAGAAAATAAACTCCTATTAGACATATTATTATTGAGAATATAATTACTATAATCGTCATTTATCTTTAGAATTAAATTTTTCTAATAACTCCGCTGAATGTTTCTTTAAAGCTTCTTCTGGGGTTAATGAATAATATTTATCAATTTCAAAATCCCAAGTTGTATCTCTGTTTCCTGATGAATTATTAACTCTGAGTTGATATGTTATAAGCGGTTCATCTCGATTTAATGATAAGTTTATATTTACGCATTCAACATCATAATACTTAAGCTCTCCATAAGTAACTCGATATAATCTTGTTCCTGGTTTATATTTATAATTTATTTCTATAGTTTCCATAATCAATCCTCATCACTATTTACTATAAAATCCCAAACTAATTTAACAACTCCTCCTGTTATGAAGAATGTAGTTAGCATCTCTGTAAATTCTGATTTTTCTGGAATTATTGAAAGAATAACTCCAATAATTATCAGAACTAAATCTTGTATAAAATTTCTCCATTTCATGATGTAAGTAAAAATTTAATTGCATTATAAATCACGAAAGCCATAAAAATTATTCCAATGATATATGCTGTAAGAATAAATACTCCTACTGATAGCGCGAATACAATCTTAGTTATAAATCCTAGGAATAAACATCCTAAGAACATTATTACCAAGAACATAAAACATCCTAGACAACTTTTTCCCAACATTCTATTATCCTTTCTTTTAAGTAATTAAAGTATTCATTAATAGATTTTCTTTTCATTTCCGACCATTTTTCATCTACTGTTACAGAATATTGATTTCTTATCATGTAAATTAAGAGATCTTGTACTGTTGTTCCAGAAGGCATTGGAAGTTTGTAATCGCCTAGAATTTCTTCAGAATCTATCATCTCAAGGATATATAATTCTAGTGCTCTAACAATACTACAACACATAGCTTTTCCTCTAGTAGGATATTCTCCATTATCTCCATATAATCCAGTTCCATCCATAAGATCTGGATCATCAAAAGTTTCTGGATTATAAAATGAAATTTGCCAATTCCAATTTATACCTTGACTATAAAATTCTGGTTGGATATGTATTATTACGTTATGTTCGTCTAACCATCCTAAAAGACCAATTAAATTTTTTGGCTCATAATCTTCTCCAAGTTTCTTAGCAATATATCTATATAGATCATTTGCATAAACTAATAATAAATCTAATCTTTCTTTTTCCATCTTTTTCTTGTTCTAAATAATATGTATGGAGTTAGAATAAATATTATGAATGGAGTTTGTGATGCTACTACCCAATCCATATCTTTGGTAGTTAGGTATATAATAGGATCAAATATAAATTTCCAAAAAAGACATATTAAAATGAGTTCACAACCTCCACCTTTCTCATCTAACCATTCCTCAAATTTAAACTTTTTCATATTACTACTCCTTTCCACATTCTTTTTTCTAAAGTATTTGTTACTTCTTCCGGAAAATCAGCGACGTTCCAGTGTGCATCAAATAATTTATGTTTACAGATTTTACATAACCACCATGGAAATTTTTCATATAACCATGCAAAGCTATTAAAAGCCCAATCACGACTTGATGCCCATTCCGTCGCTAAAAATCCGGAAGTATAGATTGGAATACACCCTTCTTCTTTAAATAACTTCCTTCGTGAGACTCTAGGGTCAATCCATGATAATACTTTAAGAAAATTATATAATATTTTTACACTCCATTTATATCTCAATTTTTCTTGAATCGGATAAGTAACTTCATGAAACCACCAATCTCTAAAATATTCAAGACAAGGCATATCATGATCACTTTTATGTTCCCAAAAAGTTTTATAATATTCTTGAATAGGATTTTTATGAATTTCTTCTAACCCTTGAATTACATGATATATTTCTACAGGTTTATCGTTTAATGTAATTCTGTATTCTATATCTGAACTACTAGGTCTAAATTTATCATACGTCCATTTGTGAATTAGAAAGACTGATATATAGTCCTCAGAATTATCACAATTGTAAGTTTCAGACCATCTCCCACATCCCCAAATTCCGAGATACCAATATTTAAGTCCTCCATTAGAAAAACTGAAAGACATTGTCATACTATTTCCCCACTCTTCATTAGGGGAAGTGTCGTCCTCAGATAAGATGGGATTTATTCCTCTTTCTTTTAGTCCATTCAAAATTAATTCTGTAATCTTTTTAAATTTTTTAATTTTTTCTTCATTAATATTTTCCATGATTCTTATTGTTTATCAATTTTAAGGCTTTAAATCCTTATAAATGGAAAAGAGAAAATCCTTTGAATTGCATATTATAGTGTGAGCCCCTGCCTGTGATAGGTCGGGGTTTATTTTCCTTATATGTGTTATGAAGAAAATAAAAATAGAAAGTATTGAATTTTATAGATTACGATATAACAAAAATATTATAGTTGGTTATATCAGATTTAATCAGTTATTTAATAGAGAAGAATTTATAAAATTTATTTATGATAAAAATATATCTATTCTTCGAAATAAACTTTTGAATTATCATATTCTAAAGAACTATGAAGAATTAAATGCAGCTAGATCTCCAATAGGGAACTGGATTAGTCCTTCTGAAGTTAGAGATTTAGTAATGGTATTACCTGTTTATTTACATTCTGAGGATAATTATAAAAAATTAACAAAACAAAGTTTATTTAGAAAGCTTAAGAATAATCTTATAATCTCAGAAACAGTTCATAATAATCTTTACAAAGATATTATAATGAATATTTGTCCTTCTGATATAGAATTACGAGGTTTTATTGAGTATTCTCTTAGACTTCCAGATAAACCCGATGAAAGTTATCGTAATTTTATAATGAATATCTTGGATTTTTTAGAAGCTCTTGAAACTCTTACTAATGAATAATAAATAACAATAAACATAAGAATTATGGAAAAAGAAATTAAAATTAATGGTTCAAGATTAAAATTAGTAAAGTACTGTGATTATGAGTATGGGAAAAGTACTGAGATTATCCTGAGAAATAAGAAAAATCTAAAGTATCAATATGTACTTTTAGCAGATAAACTTAGTTCTTCTGGTAATCCTTGGTTAATAATGGATTCTTATGGAAAAAATAAAATAAGAGTTAGTCCTAGTGTTCATAATTACGCATCTGCATGGGGAATAGTAAGAGAAAAAAGAGTTGAAAGATACTCTGGGGAAACTTATTCAACCCAGGATCTTAGAATTATATTATCTTTTTTAGGAAGTACAATTAAACTTGAATACCTAGATACTGCTGAACTTTTAGCGCAAGCAACAAAAGATGAAATAGTTATCAAAGGTTTTTACGAGATGTACGGTCGTGTAGGGATGACTAATTATATTGAAGATCTTAATGATATTATTAAACGTTCCGAATATACACCCAAACCTATTGAAAGAAAAACTAAGTATCCAAAAATTTATTCAGATTATAATAAATATTCAATTAGTAGGTTAATAACTGATTTAATTGAGGATAATGCAAGTATTCTTATTAATCCAGAGTTGATCGGAGAATATAAAAGACTTTCTCCTAAAAAAGTGGATAGTAATACTTCTGTTACTTACCAAAAAGATAAATGGGCGAAAGTGACAGGAACGATTGGAAATAAAAGACGAGCTAACTTAGGAATCTGCTTTGATACTAATGTGGTAGTTAATATCCCAGAAAATACAGTCGGAATAGAACCCGGCGAAAAAACATATAAAACAAGACAATCTATATGTTTAGTAAAGGATGGTCTTCTTAATCAGTCTTTAATAGGAGTTATGATTTCCAATAAACTCGCCGGGAAATTTAAACGACTGGGGATAATAAAATCAGAATTAGTGTTTTCTGGAGAGTATCTAATAGATATCTCATCTCTTCCAGTAGTAACTAAGTGTGCAATTAGAGATATTAGTAGTTATTACCTTTCTCGATTAGAAGTTAAGTATAAACTTGCAGCAATAGCTAATGAATATATTCAAGAGTACTATCCTGAGAAGGTAACTTTAGATCCAAAAATAGAGTTTCTTAAATCTCTTGGAATAGTTGGAGATTATTACTTCCTTAAGAAGGAAACTGATAAAGAAGCTACAAGAAAATCAGAAATGATAATGGAATTGGTTAGTTTTATTTCTGGTATCCCTGGAGAAAAACAAAAAAGACAACTTATGTATAAAGAATATCAAAGAGGAGCATTACCAAAAAGTAGTGTAATCAAAGTATTCTTAGACTCTATTGGTTTTGGAAAAAGGCCAATCGAAGAGATTCGAAAAGAATGGAAAACTAATCTCACTAAATATAATGAAGAGCTTAGAAGAAGAAAGTTTCAGATCATTATGTCAAAAACAACGAGATTTAATGATAAACATTTTCCATTGATTGAGAGTACTAGTAAGACGGTTGATATCTTTTCTTCAGATCATACAGCAACAGTTTCTTGGAAATTTTTACTAAATACTATAAAATCATGAGAGTAATAAATAATTTAGAGACAGTAAAAAGTCTTCTAAAATTTAAGATATCTTCTAAAGGTAAACCGGAGATATATTATTTTGTGCAAGTTATACAAAGAAGAAAAGAGAATCCTGATTTACCTCTTCAAGAAATACAGAGATATGCTTGGTGGGTGACAGATTTAGGAGTTCTTGAAAAATCCTGGAATCGATTAACGGAGATGTGTGAACATTATAAAGCAAGAGCTTACATATCTATTACACCAAGATCTTTGGAAAAATTTGGAAAGCAATGTATGTTTGAATATTCTAAGAGAGTAGCAAACAATGATTATACAAATATACATAATCTTCCAAAGAAAGTAGCCTTAAGTAATGAAACGGTTCAATCAAAAGGAGTTGTAGATAAACCTAGGTGGATTTTAGATATTGATTCTGAAGATAAATCCTATCAACATGATATAGAAAAATTTATCTCAGGATATACTAATATTCTAGGAAAAATTAATACTCCAAATGGTTGTCATCTTGTGATAGAGTCATTTAATTATGGACTTATTAAAGATTATCTAGTTTCTAAAAAACGAGAGGACTATAAAATAATAAGTGATAATGAGGTTGAAAGACTATTTACTCTTAGAAGAGAAGGGAACACGATTCTTTATGCAGTAACTAACTAAACTAGAACATTTAAGAAGAAGGAATGAAATACTTCCTTCTTTTTTATTTTCTTCTCCCCTGAAATTCTTATATATGAAGCGGAAATTAATACAGAATCCGCTTCGAAAATAAATGCGTAAAGAATTAAATAACATTAATGAATTAAATTATGAAAAAGTTAAAAACAGTAAAAGTTCCCACATCTAACGGAGAAAAAGTGGTAGTCTTTAGACCCATTGAGGAAATTCCAACATCACATTTAATTTGTGATAAAGAATGTCCTTATGGAAAATATTGTTCTTTTATCCCTGATCCTAGAGATCCCGGAAATGAAGAACTATCATTTATCGATTTTTGTAATGATCTTGGAGCTAATGAAGGAGAAGATTCAGATTTAACCTCAATGGTTCCAAAAGAAGGCACTCTTGAGGAAATTTTCAAAGATCAGCCTGATATATTACAAAAAATCGCCGGAAATAAAAAATTGGTTTATCTCGACGAAGTAATCGATAAATGTTGCCCTGATATCTGTGAATATTATAATAAGGAACATTCAGAGTGTACCTTAGAAAATAAGATGTGTATTCTTCGCGGATTGTTTGTAGGTCCAGTTAAAGAAGACAAACCTTCTAAAGAAGAAACGCAGGGACAGGAAGCTGTTGAAGAAAAGAAATAAGTTTTAGGGGAGTATGAGAAAATACTCCCTTTATTTTATAAGATAATTTTATGGAAATAACAGGAAAATATGGTAAAGCAATTGTCTTTACTGATAATATTGAACCAGAAGCAGTTTCTCAAGTCTACGAACTTTTAAATACTAAAATGACTGAGAATGAAACAGTTAGGATTATGGAGGATTGTTTAACAGAGGACACAGAAGTATTAACTGAGAATGGGTTTAAGAAGATAATTGATCTCGATAATACTGTTAGGGTTGCTAATTATAATCCAGATACTCAATTAGTTGAATTTTATTCTCCAAAAAATATTCTTATTAGAGATTTAAGAAAAGATGAAAAAGTTTATAAATATAATAACACTAGAGGATATTCTTTCAGAGTTTCTCAAAGGCATAGATTAGCATTGAAGAATAATATGGGAGAATTAGCAGAAAATATAGATTCTTTTCTCATGAAAGAAAACATATTTAATGCTAAAGGTGTTAGTACTCCGATAAATAAGTATACAGATAACGAGATAAGAATATTATGTTGGATTATTGGCGATGGAGTAATAGCAAATACACATAATCCAAAAAGAATATCTCGTAATATTCGTTTTGGGTTAAAGAAAGAGAGAAAAATAAATCGAATAATACAATTATTTGATGAAGAAGGATATAAATATGGAAAAAGTGAATATAATAAACAAACAGTAATTAGATTATCTGTTAAGGATAGTGAGAAATATATTAATTTAGTTACACTAAAGAAAAAATTTCCCTCTGATTTAATATTTATGTCTCAAGAACAATCAAAGATTTTTTTTGAAGAATTAATTCAAGTTGATGGAGACTATGAAAATTATATTAACAATAATCACGGAAGTTATAGAATAAATTCCAAAGATCTAGATACTTTAAATTTAATATCAGCTATTGCAACAATCAATAAAGGTTTGTCAAAAATAGTATTAAAGACTTTTAATGGATATAATGGTTTAAATCAAATACATTATATTAATATAATAGATGATTCTAAACTTAATTATTCAAGAAATGGAATACATAATTCAAAATTTCAAAGAAATGAAGTTGAGTATTGCGGTAAATTAGTTTGTATTGAGACAAATACTGGATATTTTATTGCTAAACAAGGAGGATTAACTTTTATTACTGGAAATTGTCATGCAGGAAAAGGTTGTGTAGTAGGATATACTCAAACCTACTCTGGTGGTCCTCTTGATCCTGATGTGGTTGGCTGTGATCAAGGTTGCGGTATGTTAAGTGTAAAATATAAAATGCCTTCGGGAGATCCAGAATTAGCTCTTTGGGATGCTAGAATTCGTAGAGATATTCCAATGGGTATGGAGATTAATGAGAAAACTGTTATCCAAGAAAAAGAATTCAAGAAATTTTTTAAAACAAAACTTGAAAGAGCAAGAAGTTTATGGCCTGAATTTGTATGTTATGAGGGTCTTGGAGAGATAGAGAAATTTATATCAAAAACCCTTAAAAGAATTGGTATGTCTGAGGGAATTTTCTATAAATCTCTTGGAACTCTTGGTGGAGGTGAGAAAAATTGATTGCCTCCAGAATGATTAATAGTCATTCGTTGTAAAAGTCGTCCATATCGGGAGAAGCTGAGATGCTAATCACCGAGGGAAGGTTATAGTGTTAAAACTTATACCCCCGTAGAGAGCAGAGGGACTTGGCCTGGCATAAAAGTCAGAAGGTGTGCTCCGAACTAGTAGGAAAAAGAACTACTAGAGATAGGCAGAAATGATCTATCCGATACTTGAAAGTAGTATTAGTAACAAAATTGAATCATTTTATAGAACTTGGACAGGTAGAAGAAGATAAAGAGTCTGTTTGGGTTACTATTCATACAGGATCAAGAAATTTAGGAATAAAAATACTTGCTTATTGGAAAAAACAAATTGGGAAAACTAGGATAATTGAGGCGGATATGAAAGTGGCCGAGAGAGGAATTAAGGAAAAGTATAAAGGTCAAGGGAAGAAAATCAAAGAAGAAATAGAAAAACTTCATGCTTCCGGCCGATATACAATTCCGCCTAGTAGATTCTTAGTAACACATGAAGATATATCTGGTTATCTTGGGGATATGTTTTTTGCTCAAGCTTATGCAGAATATAATCGAATGGTAATATCAGAGAGAATTAAAAAAGCTCTTGGACTTGGAAAAGAGCTTGAGAGGATTGAGTCTATTCATAATTATATAGATCCAAGAGATAGAATAATTAGAAAAGGATCTATTCAAGCTTACGCCGGACAGAAAGTAATTATCCCTATGAACATGGCTTTTGGAACTTTAATTTGTGAAGGTCTTGGTAATCCTGATAGAAACTATAGTGCTCCTCATGGTGCTGGGCGCTTAATGTCTAGGCGAGAAGCAAGAGAACGATTAAGTCTCCAAGAATTTAAAGAAAGTATGGGCAATGTATACTCTAGTTCTGTATGTCTCGCCTGTATTGATGAAGCACCTGAGGTATATAAAGATCCTTCTGAAATAATAACTGGAATACAAGATACGGTGAAAATTTTGGAAATTATTAAACCTATCTTATCTATTAAAGCAGGAACTGGAGATGGTGAAGATTAAGTTTTACAGAAGACTTCAAAAAGAATTATCAACTGATATTGGAATTATTAGTGGAAATATTCTTGGAGAGAACTTTTTTTTAGAATATGGTTTAGATGGGTTAGCATTTAAAAGAGTATCTCCTAAACAAATTTATGTAAAAACTTGTCTTGGAAGATTTTGTATATTTCGGTTTTGGGATGACACTTCTTTATCAGAACATCTTCGATATAGGAATATAATTGATTACTTGATTATTCAAGAAGTTAATATTGACCCAGAAAAACTTAAAAAATCGTTTATCCAAGGATCTAAAAATTGTCCTTATGCGAATGATTTGAAACATTTAGTAAAAAACTTAGATAATATAAAATTTACATGACAGGGATAATAGTTGATACAAACGATATGATTGAATTAAGAGAAGTAATAATTCGAACTATGAAAAATTTAGATATTTACATATGTATTGATGATCAACACTATAATTATCTTAAAAGACCTAGACGAAAAGATATATATGAATCTATTGGTTTTGGTAGGTTTTATTTTGAGTTACCGGAAAAAATGTCAAATAGATCAATTGTTAAAGTTTTAGGGACAGTAGAAGGAATAGATTATAAAAAGATAATTCAGGGTATGAAGAAAGCTTTTAATGATAAATTTTGGGGTGGTGATGACACTCAATTGACTATATTAAAAGATATGATAAATAATTCAAAAGAATATTTCCTATGATAGCAGATATTGTTATATCGAATTATTATCTTAAATTACATTCTACTAGAGAAACATTTTTAATTCTTCAAACAAGTATAGATCTTTCTATTAATATAACTGTTCCTGTTATATTAAAACGACCATCTTATAAAATTATCTACGCTTTTATTAGAGAAGGGTGTTTTAATATAGAACCGAAATGTACAAATGATAGTAGATACGTTATTATCGGAAGTGTAGAATTAGATGCTCAAAAAGTTATAGAATGTTTTAGGGAAGCTCGTAAAACAGAATTATGGAGACTTTATATAGAGAAGTCTCAATTAGCCAAACTTGACAAACTTTTATTAAATCCGGAAATCCTTATATGTGATAAACATAAACTATAAAAAACTTATGGAAGAAGATAATAAATTTAAAGAATATCTAAAGCCTGACTACTCTTCAGAAGAACCTCCATATGATTCAGGAGATGATGACGATGATGATATCAATGAAATCGATGAAGCAGAGGAGGATGAGAGAATAGAAAAAGTAGTTAAAGGTCAAAAAGAATTGAATGAAAAAATTATGCAACAGACACCATTTGGACAAAGTGTAGGTGGAAGTAATTGGGGTCAACCATCAACTCCATCTTGGAATAATAACGGAGGATCTTCGTGGGGAGGAAGTAATAATCAACAGTATCCATGGCAAACAAAACCAGCTGGAGGAAATTCTTGGGGAAACTCAGGAGGATCTTGGAGTGGATCTCCTGGCTGGGGTAGTGGTGGTAATACTGGAGGATCCTGGGGAAGTAGTAATACAAATAATGGAAGAAAAGAGATTGATCGACAAAAACAAGTAATATTTTGTGATGTCTTAGATTGTTTAGTAGAAACTTTCCAAAGTAACGGAAAACCAGGTCTTCTTCCACGTGGAATTTATGATATTAGACTCCGTTTTGAAGTTTGGGATAAGATTTTATGTTTTAACCCAAATAAAGTTTATGCTATGGTTCCAAGAAATCTAATCTTAAGTAGTAATGGTTCAGATTCTTGGAAAATAATGTTAGAATATATTGTTTGTGCTTTATCAGAATATCTAAGAGTTCCGTATGATCATTGTCAAATCTTAGTACAGAATGATTTTGGACAATCTAAAGATAGAATGATGGATGCTGTAATTTCTAAGACTCGTGGATTTGATAAGAATTCAGCCATACAAATTGGACTTGAATCTGGTTTATATGGTCAAAGTAATAGAGATATATTAGCAGCAGAAAAAGTAGGAATTGATTATATAGATCTTGGACAACTTCTTAACATATATTTCTAATGATTAACCTAGAACAGAAAGGAGAATGGGGCGTATATTTCTTTGATATCGACCATGTTCTTATATATTCTGCTACAATAGAATTAACTCCGAAGAAATATACTAGGAATCCAAGTATAATTCCTGGAAAGAAAAATAAATTGGTTATAGAATTAGGAGTTGAGCCTGAATATTATTTTAAGAAAACAGGGTTAAAATGTCTTATGAAGCGTATGGAAAGTTTAGGAATTATTAACCTCGAAGATAAACATCGAGGGAATACTTCTTATGATCCTATTATTTGTGATAAAAATTGGAAAAAGATTAATTCATTAGAAATATCTTTAAAAACGATAGTCGATATAATTAAAAAGAAAGATACATATTTAATTGTAGGAGATTCAAAAACTGTAATAAATATTCTAAATTCTTCTGAAAGCTTGAAATTCTTATAAATGTATAAAATATAACAAATAGAAAAATGAAAAATTTAGTAGCACAAAAATGGATTGATGAATGTGGAACTTTATTTCCGATTGATGGAAATACAGTACTTTATCCAACTCCAGGTTCAGGAATTTTTGAATTATATCAAGGAAAAGGTCAAGATAAGAGAATCGGTTTAAAAAAACTCTCAGAAAAGTTTGAATTTAATCACAAAATATATGATGTAGGTTGTGATAATTTATTTGATATAATTCAAAAAACTTGGGAATCAGATAAATTTGTTGAAGGGAATAAGAATCTTGGTGTTATTTTCACAGGATATAAAGGAACAGGAAAAAGTGTTGGTGCTAAACTATTATGTAATAGATTAGACATTCCTGTCATAATCATTCCTGATAATGAAATAGAGGGAATGGTAAGTTTTATTCAACAACTCGACTTTGAATGTATTGTTTTGATTGATGAAGCAGAGAAAACATTTAAGCGAGGAGAGAGTGATGAAGTATTACTAAAATTAATTGATGGGGTATATAATAGATCAAGAAAATTATATATTCTAACAACAAATACACTTAACGTAAATGAGAATTTACTTGGACGTCCTGGAAGAATTAGATATATCAAACAATTCGGAAATTTGTCAGAAAAAGCAATAAACGAATATTTGGACGATAATTTAAAAATTCCAGAAGAGAGAGAGAATATTCTTCAAAAAATCGATCTTCTTGAGATATCTACTATTGATATTCTTGGTTCGATTGTTGATGAAGTAAATATTCATAGAAAACTTTCTGAAGATACTTGCCTTAATATTCCTTTGGCTAAATATGTTTTCGATATCATGAAATTCCCTGTTGAAACAGAGGAAGATGTAACAAGGATTAAGGAAATTCTTCGTCCAGGAAGAGCTAATTTCCCAGAATGGCTTGGAAAAGATTGTGAGATGGAAGATAAAGATTCAGATACTAAGACAAATGAGGATTATTGTAGTAATATCCTAGATGGTTGGAAAACTAGAATGACATCTCAATTCTCAAGTCTCTGGAAAAATCAAGAACTTAGTATTGGAACCATTCTTGAAGATCCTGATGAAGACGGATTTATTCTAGTTAAGGATATATATGGGGATGGCGAAACATTAGTTAAGATAATTAGACAGAAAGGTAATCCAAGTTTATATCGAGGTGGATTAATGTTCTGATAATAAAGATATAGAGTATTTGAAGACAGAGGGTGGCAAGTCGTGAGATTATGGCTGCCCTCATTTTCTTATTTATGTAAATTATGGGAAAAAAGAAAAGAATAATAACTAGTTTTTCAGATGTTATTACAAATTCAAGCACTGAAGTATTTTTAATTCAAGGACCAGATGCATTAAGACAGATGATTGGTACTGGAATATATAAAAAATATCAAAAAGATTTCCTTGTTCTAAAAACTGAGGAAGATGTTGAATATTTCTTTAGATTTCAAGGAAAGAAAGGATTTAATCATAATTATTCAATATGGGATTTAAAACCTCTACTAGGAAATCTATTTAACTTATACCTTGATATGAACAATGAATTCCCTGATAAAGAAGATGATATTTGGGAAATGTTTAAACCAAAGATTATGGAGAGATTAAAGGGAACTATTGTATATATTGATATTAAACATAATCAAAAAATTATGAATAGACTTTATGAACTGTATCCTGATGATAAAGACTATTCTTATGAGTTAGATAACTTAGAAACAAAAGGATTTAGATATGGATGGAGTCTTGACTGATACTTCGGGAATAACAACAAATAAATTCTATGTATATACAGATGAAAGAAACCCTCGATATTCTATTTGTTGTTTTAGACTTGGGAGTCAGGTAAAACTATCTCTCCCTAATGAACTTTTGAACCTATTTGGAGGTAACCCTGAAGAAAATATTTATGCTGTAGATCATATTATTTGTTTAAGATTCGAAATAAAACAACCTATCCTAAAACAACTAACATTATCTAAGGTATGCAAAAGTATAATTGATATAGTTGCACTTACTCCAGAAGAATTTAAGAGTAATGCTGGAACTATATCACGGCGCCTGAGATTACTAACGTTCAATCAGATAATTACAACGAAGGAATATATTAATAAAGCAACTTTCATTCGTAACTTAGGGACAAAAGTAACATTATCAGAAGAATTACTATATATTATAAAAAATTATGAGCAAAAGACGTTTAATCACTAGTTATTCAGATGTAATAACTAATTCAAGTACTCAAGTTTTCTTCTTAGATATTGAAGAAAAATTAATAAATCTTCTAAATGAAAATAATATAACTGATAAAGTGATTATTATAAATTCTAAAGAAGATGTAATTCGTGCTGTTGAATTTTATCAGAAAGAAGAGGATAGTAGGGGATACGGAAATAGTGAGATATTCAATCTTATTAATTTCGTTTATGAGTGGTATGATATGTATACTGAATATGGTAAAGGAGATAAATGGAAAGAACTTAACGATGCAGGTAAAACCGATAGAGAGATTATTGATTTTATTTGGCCATTAATAGACGGGGTTATCGGAAAAGTATATTATTCATTTGCAGATGATTGTGGTATACCTAAAGAAGCTGATATTCTTTGGGAAAATGGATATAATAGTTACAGAGAATAATAAATAGAGTTATTATATAAAACTATACTTAAAATAATAGGTATAGTTTTTATTTTTCTTCCCTTAAAACTCTTAATGATGTAGTAGATAGTTGTGTTCTGCTACCGTAAAATAAAATATATGAATTATGGATAGAAAAGAAGAATTAATTAATCTCTTAGGTATTTTTCTAGGAGATTCAAAGAAACAATCAGAAGAAGTTAAACCTAAGATTGTTGAGATATGTAAGGAGAGATTTGATAAGATCTATGAAGTTTATAGAAAATATGGATTAACTAATTCATGGTATGATGAATATGATCCTACTCGAGGAAGTCTTTGGTTAGATGATAATTACAATGAGGATGCTATCAATGATGAAAGTATTTGTTTAGAATATACAGATAGTTGGGGTTATGGTGGTAGTTGTCATTGTTATATGGATTTAAAATTTTCTCAACTTGAAGATTCTTTTATAGAGACGCTAGATAAATCCCTTAAGAGTACAAGAATTGCTTCATTAAAGAGAGAAATAGAGTTACTTGAAACTCAATTAGAATCTAAGAAAACTTATTTAAGAGAACTGAAAAATGGCAATGAAAACGAGTAATACAAATATTGAATTAAGTAATGATATCAAAATTTCTGATTCTGTAGTAAAAGCTGTAGTTGAAAAAATTCTATCCTCTGCACAATCGGATGAGATTTTAGATATAGTTATTAATTATCTTCGAGGTTATCTAGAGAAAATAATGGATAATCCTGAGATAATAGTAAATAATGAAGAGAGATTAGTATCTACTATAGATAAAAGAATCTTTGGAGATTTTAATTTAATGCAAAGATTACATAATATAGAAACAGCTATAACTAATATTAATAGTGTTATTACAGGAAATAATATTTATTGGAATAGTAATCAAGAATTTTTCTGTAATTCTCCACTACGTGATATAGCAAGTGAAATAGCTGATATCAAATGTAGAATTGATATGTTAAAAAATGAATTTTATATGCTACAAAATCAAATTCCTTAGCATTCTGAAGAAAAAAATAAAAAGAGGATCAACTTGACTAATTAAAGTCAAGACCTCTTTTTTTTCTTTGTAAATTTCCTTTTGTTTAGTTATAGTCTCTTGATATATAAAATCAAAAGGAAATCTTTAGTTTCCATTTCTGTTTCGATCTTGAGTTTAACCTCGTGATCTCATCAGGTTAGGAATTCACCTAACTACAAAAATGAAAATGGAGGGAAATTTTGTTATCCCTCCGGTTAGTCATCAATGAATTCTTCTTCATTGCTGTTAAATAGTTCCGGAATCATATATCTAAACCAATAATAAATTCCGGTAGTTCCCATAATTATTGCTGATATTGAATAAATTATATCAAATCCTAATATCCAAGCAATTCCTGCTAATATCATTGTCATAAAAATAATGACTTCTGTTATCTTTTTCATAATATATTAATTTTGTTAATTATTGTCTCTAAACCCAAGTTAATCCATAACTCGGGCTGGTTGTTTTAGCTTATTCAGCTTTTACTTCTTCAGCAGGTTTTTCTTTTTCTGCATCCGGTTTTAGGTTGACGGTTTCTTCTACCAATTTTTCCAAATCCTCATCTCTAAGACCTTTCGGTTTGAGTTTTTTATAGGCTTTTTGACATCCTAAGGTAGTTGCTACTCCTAATGCCATTCCTGCTCCAGCTGCTACTGCTACAACTTTTGTTGCACCAAATTTCGTTACTGCTGAGTTAATTAGTTTCATAATTTTTCCTCCTATTATTTAAGTTATTAATTTTGTTAATTATTGTCTCTAAACCCAAGTTAATCCATAACTCAGGTTGGTTGTTTTAGCTTATTCAGCTTTTTTTTCGGTTATTTAAACATTTTTTAGTTTTCTTATAACCATAATCAAATACTACTTTTGCTGCTATTCCTGCTACAAAAACTCCAACGTTTTTTACAACTGCTTTCATAATTTTATAATTTTTTGTTGTTAATATTCTTTTGTCTCTATTTTCTAAGTAAATTACTTAGAAATGGTTGTTTTTACTTTAAGCTTCTCTCTTAAAGATTTCTAACTTAGAATTATATATAATCTTTATAATTTCCTCATCGGTATTTATCATAGGTTATATATAATAATTTAACTGTATATTAAATCCCTCTAAGTTCACATCCTATTACTAATAACTCTAGACTATACAGGTCCTTTATTATATTCATAGTTCACCACATATATTTGGCTACATGTCTTTGATATATTCCTCTTGATAATCCTTTATCAGGTTTATCTCAATATATCGTGGCCTTATAATATTATCTACTATAAGGAATTTATTTAATTTTTATTTATTTTGTTAAACTCGGCTAAATGCACGTTATAAAATTTGTTAGTGCTTGCCAAGTTATGTGTCCAACCTTTTTTACGCGCTGGCCTATGAATCATACTGAGGCTATAACAACTTTCCTCTTTTCCTGTTTCTAAATTCTAAATACAGTAAGTATGTTCCCAGAACTATTTTTACATCGCCAAGCCGATGTCAAGTTAGCAAATCTTGAATTTCAATATATTCCTTCCCTTCTGGCACCTTTAGTATAGGTAATATATCTAAGTTATATCTATGTATAACGCTAAAGTATAAAAGACATAATATATCCTTTAAATTAGATATACTATGTCTTTAGGTAATATCAGATATTTCTATCTTTTATTACATATATAAGGCTAATAGGGTTTCTTAGACGGTATTATTTTAACCTCTTAGGAACTCTATTTTCCTTTCATATATAAGGTTTTTAGTCTTTTCTAGACGGTAGAAAAATAAAGGGTGGAATTACCCACCCTTTTCTTACTTAACTGCAAGCAAAAACGTTTTATAATCAACAACAGACTTTCGATATATACTATCTATGTCAGCGCCAATCAAATAGAGGGATTGTTTATAATCTCTCAATGTTTCTGGCTCATTGATATAATATTCGACTAATCTGTTTACTATTGTTTTTATTAATCGCAGTTTTCTTATTACGTAATCTCTATTAATCGAAGGAACATCAAAATCCTTTCCTTCAATCGCATACTTGTTTAAGATAGCTGTATAGTTGTCATAACTATCTTTTAGTTTATCTACTATTCCATTGGATAAACTATTTTCAACTGAGACATCTATGTAATTTTTTACTCCGTCTCTTAATAATCCTAATGCACTTAATATTGTCATTAGTGTGTTAAGTTTTTCTATCATATTCCTTTTCTTTTAAGTTTGTTTTTTATTCTCACTTATAAGGCTTTCAAGGAATATCAGACTAGCAAAATACTTCAGCGTCGTAATAGCCTTTTTCTAGTGCATTTAAGAAAAATTCAACCTCTTCTGCAGACATAGGAGCAAAACCATGAGCATCAACACCTACATCTAATCCAAATCTCTTAATCATTTGTCTTCCATGAATATGTCCAAAAAGATTATACTTTTTTGTAGAATTCATAGGTTCATGTACAAGTGCTATCTCTTTTCCTAGGAGTTTTGTTTCTGCTTCAGTTAGGAATACTTTTGAAAAACCAGAATCTATAAGCTCTCCTATAAAATCAGGTATATCTAGATTTCTTTCAGATTTTTCTTTAATCTCATAATTTCCACAAACTAATCGAATATCTCCATTTAAATATTTCAAGTAACTTCTATCACCAAAATCTCCAAGATGCCATACGATAGCTTTAGGAGGAACTTTAGTATTCCATCTCTCTACCATAGTCCAATCCATATCTTCAACATTCATGAAAGGACGTTTAGATAATTCCAAAGTTCTTTCTGCGCCGAAATGTGTATCGGAAGTAAAAAACTCTCTTGAACTGGACTCTCTATTAGATATTTCTTTCTTTAACTCAGATATACATTCGTCTAAAGAGCTATATACATTTTTTATTCCATATGCTTTAGCTTTTTCGATCAAGTACCTTCTTCCGTGTATTTTCGGCGCAATTCCTAAGATTATATTTTTCTTTCTAACTAAATTTTCGGTAAGTTCGATTTTAGTAGTTTGTGCATAATCTCTTCCTGGTATATCTTCAACAGCTTCAGGGATCCAAAATAATATAAAATCTGATACTCTAAGTCCAATTGTTTCCCAATCTACCTGTTTTTTATATTCAGCATCAGATAAACCTCCAGAAATTTTCTCTTTTCTTCTAGGGTTTATCCAAGTTACTCCCTGAATATCTGGAACTGTTTCTTGCCACTCTGGAGCTCCTTGAATAGGTCCTCCCAAAAATACCCAAGTATCTTCTTTCTTGGGTAATTGTTCTATTGCATAAATCATTTTCATTTGAAATTTATTTTTGATTCTGTATCTGCTAATTTTATAAGGTATGGTATTCTAAAATTTCCATACATACTTTTAATAACTTCAGAATAATCTTTATCTTGATTAATTGAATCTACATATAAAGGATTTTTACTATTTCCTCGAAAACATTGAAAAGTATGTAGATTATTATCACGGTAATAACTTTTCGCAATTCCAATAATATTAAGATTCTTTCTTCCAAGTTTCTTATATAGATGTGCTCCTAGTCCTGGTTTAGGTTTTTCAAAAGATTCTTCATCATTCCACAACCAAACATGAGAATCTAATATGATTGTATCGAATTTATCAAGATCTATATTTTCTAATAATTTTACAATCCCAGGAAGTTCTCTTTTATAAAATTCTCCAGGAATATAAGAATCGAAATTGTTAATAATAATTGAAATTCTGTCTATAGGTTCATTATCTTCCCAGTTTTTAAAAATAATTCCTGAGATTTTTCCTAAACACTCTTTTTCTTTATAATATCCATCAATTATTATCTTATTCATTTTTTAATAATTTTCTTATTTAGATACTTCTTTTTCTTCTCATAATCAAATTCTAATCGATCTAATTGATTTTGAATAGTAGAGTTCCAACCTTCAATGGCTTCTTCTTCTGATTCATATAGTTTATAATTATCTAAGTTATATCTATTAGGAGTTAATTGAAAGTAGCCAACTATCATATTAGTGGTTTTGTTTCTTAAAGGATACCAGGTGGTGTTTCTTCTATATCCAGATCCTTCTTCTTTTCCTAAAACTACTTCTTGCGGAGAGTTTATATTTTCAAGTTTATAACTATACGGACCGATATAGAATCCAAAAGTCCAGAACGTTTGTCCTATAAGTTTATCAAGTTCTTCATATGTTTCTGGCTGTTTCATAATTTTTCTATTTTAGAATTTAAATATCTCAATCTTTCTTCATAATCATGTTGAAGTTTATCTTTTTGATCCTGAACAACTGCATTATAAGCTTCTACACACTCTTCTCTCGTTTCAAAAAGATATGGTAGAAAAAATCTTATGTGATAATTTTTGAAAACTAGATTTTTATTTTTACTTTTTAAAATAAGAGAATAATCACTTTTTTCATCCCAATTAGTTACTAAGACTTCGATGGGTTTTACTAACCTTGTACATTTATAAGATTTACTAGAAAATTCTAACATAAAATACCAAAGTGACTTGGAATTTTCTTTATATTCTAACAATAATTCTTTTGTTATCATATTAATTTGGATTTTATATATTTAAGCTTTTCTTCATAAAAATGTTGAAGTCGATCTACGGTATTATGAATTTGAGCGTTATAATATTCTTTACATTCTTTTTCAGTATCGAATAATTTCACAAAAAATTTACATTCTGAATCTTTTCTTTCTTTATAACCCTGAAAAGATCCAATTACAGAATTATCAGAAACTTTTCGAAGATATAATAAATTATCTATATCAATTTTTAAAATAATTTCTGCTGGTTTTATGATACTAGAGCATCTAAAAGTTTTCTCCCTAAAACTAATACAACTATACCAAAATGTTTTATCCTTAGGGAGATTCATTATTTCTTTCGCTGTTAATTGTGTTATCATTTTATTATCCGTTTTTTAAGATTTCTTTCGGTGGATTTCCATTGAGTTTCGAAGAGTTTCAATTTATCTTCGATATATTTATTCCTGTGTTCAATACATTCACTTGGAGTATTAAAGAATTGATAATGAAGTTGATAGTTTTTTATTATTTTCCCGCTATTCAGTATCTTTACTATCCTAGGAATACCACCAAATTCATCAACAACTTCAGCTTCAGATGGTGGAATATCTCTATAAACTCTTCCAGTATCTGATATTTGTAATGAATAAATCCAAACTGTTCTCATAATTCTTTACATTTAATTAGAGTCCACTCTTTATAATTCATTCCTCCTGTTTTAGTATCGAAATGCTTGATAATTTCCTCGAATGGTATTAAGAAGGTTCCAAGAGATTTTGCTAACTCAGAATTAAAACCTACATCAACTTTAAGATCATAAATACTATTAATATATTCAGTAAGGTGACCATGAACGTGACCAAATAAGTGAATAGATCCATGAGGTTTATGATTCCAAGATACAAAGGGATAATGACACATAGTTACCATATAATCTTTTCCTGAATGCTCTATATGAACATCAAGAATATCAGAGATTATTTTGAAATACCCTTTAAGCGGTGCCTGATCAAAATAAAGTCCATAGTTATCATGATTCCCAACAATTTTATAAATATTTTTACAAGGAATCTGATTTAAGACATCTTTTATATCGTCAACAGGCATTTTCCAAAACATATCACCTAAATCGAATATAATATCTTCTTCTTTAGTTTTTTTAAGTTCCTCTAAGATATAATTATTCATTTCAGTTACATCTTTAAAAGGTCGAGAATCATATTTTATTACATTTTCATGACCATAATGAAGATCTGATATAAAATAGATTTTTCCAGATCCAGCAGTTGTAAAGGGTTTTTTAATCTTCATAATCTTTTGCTATTTTTATTAATTTATTCTCTTTATAATATCCGATAATATTATTAAATACAATAATCTCTAAATCTGTAGTATCTAAATCCTCTATATCCAAATTATGTTTAGAGTACTCTCCATAATCCATATCAACTTTAATATAATTAAATGTTTTGTTTACATAATATAATTTTTGAATATTTCCTGATATAGATTTAGATTCTAAACTCTTATAATCAAACACAAGATCTTCAAGTGTATCTAATCCAGTAAATTCAAGGACTTTAAGTAATTTAGTTATTACTGAATCTACTAAACGTTTCCTATAAAGTTTATTTAACTCTATTAATTCTTTCCTATTATTCATAATCTTCGAGTTTCCACTTACGTGAATAATCTTTTTTACTTTTATGAGTGATACTAGGTCTTAAGGATACTAACTTTCCTGTTTCTTTAATTTCATTATCTCTCCTAACTTTTTCGGCTAGGGAGATTAATTTCTTTTTCTTCTTTTTCATATGATTATTTTATTGCATTTATAAGGAAATCCAAGTTCCTTATATGTGAAAATAAATAAAAGAATTATGATTAGATGTTATGAAGCTAAGTTATCAAAAAATTTAAACCCTAGAGTTAGAAGTTTTATCATGAAAGAATGGATGGAGAAGAGAAATACTTATGGAATTGAATTGAAGAAATATATTATAGATTCTTCATCAGTAGATCAACATCCAGTATTAGGACTTTATATAAAAGATCAAAAAGTGTTTGGAGATAATATACTAGTAGATAATAATTTTTCAGAAAGATTATTAGGAAGACATGTTATTTACTTTCTTAACTCAATAAAAGAAAAACAATTAGGGTTTTATAAGAGAAGGATTCTTAATTTTTATCCTGTGAATTATGAAGAATCCATTTTCTCTGAAAATAAAATGCGTTCTAAACTTGTTAAAGTGATTGGAATGTTTGGTGAAAATAACTATAATGTACTAGGAATTATTTATGGAGATGTATATCAAGTTAGAGAAAATTATAGAGAATTATTTTATAATATATGGAATTCTAAAGTAAATGGAAATTATGAAAAACCTATTAATCTAGGGAAAATAGAAATATAAAAAAAAAGAGGACTGTAAAAAGTCCTCTAATTATTTTTCTTTATTTTGTAATCTCTAATAATGTCTTGGAGATTAGATTTATAGCACCTTCCACATCTCGATAATCACATACTTCAACTTGAGTATGCATATTTCGTTGAGGAATAGATACTAACATAGTTTCACAATCAAAAGCACCTTCTTGAATTGCTGAAGTATTTGTTCCTCCTGCATATGAAGCTGCAAGTTGATATGGAATTTCATTAATCTCAGCAACTCCGATCATTTTACAGCGAAGATTCCAAGATTTATCAGGTCCATTCATGATAACAGGTCCTTTCCCAAGTTCTATATCTCCATAGGACTCAGGTTTTATTCCTCTACCTTCATCCGTGGCGAAAGTAACATCTATATCAATCGAAATATCAGGATTTACTCTTTTACTTGTTACCATTGCACCTCTTAGACCTACTTCCTCCTGAGTATTCGCCACGCCATAAAAAGTATATTCATCAAAAAGTTCCCTAAAGTCTTCATAATTCACCACGTTCCTTAAGACTTCAGCAACAATAAATACTCCAATCTTATCATCTAGTCCTTTAGATGCAAATCGATTCTTCCCAAGATGTTCTATAAAATTTGCTTCAAAAACAACTCTACTACCTATCTCTACTAACTTCATAGCTTCTTCTTTAGATTCAGCGCCGATATCAACAAGAAGATCTTCAATAGGAATTAATTCATTTTTGCTATTATCATCATACTCTACATGAATTGGCTTTTTCCCAATAATACCTGTTACATATTCTCCTGGGTGACCAATTTTAGAAATTTTAACTATACTTCCTGGGAGAACTTTTTTATCTATTCCCCCAAGATTAATAATATTTAGCATTCCTTGGTCTGTAACATTTTGTATCATCATTCCAAGTTCATCAATATGTGCAGAAATCATTACTTTCTTACTCCCTGAACCTACCTTAAATGCTACATTTCCCATTTTATCAGTAAACTCTTCTATCGCAAACTTAGAACAATAATCTTTAAATACCCTAGTTGCTTCCTGTTCAAAACCGCTAGGACTATACGATCCCAACAGTTCTTTTAAAAATTCTACAGCTTTTAATTCTAACATCTTTCTTTAATTAAAAATAAATATCGTTTCATGTAAATTTCTTTCAGTTCTCACATTCCAATTATACTTAAGAGAGTTTGGAATTTCATCATCTAAGATCATTAATCTAGTATGAATAAATAAATCATAATAAATATCTAAGTAAAAACCAGAGCTAATTCTTGATAATTCTACTCTATCTATATGTTCTACATCTTCATAAGTAACTATAATTTTATTATCTATCTGAAATGCTGAGAAATATTTTAAGATTTCTATAGTTAAATTATAATAGTATACTTGATCTGCCGCTGATTTACATCCAATTATTCCACCAGAACCACTTCGAATTATACCTAACTCCTTAACCATTATAATCTAGGTGTAATAACTTGATAAAATCTAACTTCATCAATCCCACAATCAATTCTTCCTGCACAGTTCCAAGTTACATGAGGATTTGCTGTTTCCCAACATGATTTATGAATAATTGTGTAGCTTCCATGATTAGAGGTACATATTCCACAATCTGAAAAATCCTTCCAATCTTTAATATCACGTGCTCCATCAATTATTTTACTATCATAATAACCAACATCTTCTAGAAGTTCAATTATATCCTTACTAACTTTTCCGATATAAGCTGAATTAAGAAATTGAATACCTTCTCTAGGAAATTTATCTTGAAGTTCATTTATGGTTGCTTTATGATAACCTTTCTTTTGATTATCTTTTATCCAATCTTCTCCATTAGTAAACCATTGTCCGAAATCTGTATCTCCTCTAAGAGCAGCTATCCCAAGAGCTAGTTCTTTAGTTACTCCACATTGAATTCTTTTTACAAGAGATACTTTTCCAGATGAAGAAAATTTAATAGCTTCTCGAGTTATAGCTGTATATTCTCCAGTCTCTGCACAAGTAATAATACAATTTCCTTTATCTGGATTAAAGGCTAAACCAGTTCCAACCATTTCAGAATATCCTAGATCTTCAAACTCTTTCCTAAGTTCTGGTGTATTTTGATCTAAGATAATACTATATAAATAATCTTTCCTCTTCATTTAATATCTAGGTTGTTTAATTATATATTCTAAGTTATTGTCTTTATAGTAACCGTTTAATTCCTTTGAGCTACATAAAGGAGTAAATCCATTCTCCCCAAATGTATACTCACCTCGGAAAGAATCAAATACAATAAAATCATCATCTCCTCCATTAGCTGGATTAGGAATAAATTTAGCCCATGTTTTAATTAGACGCTCCCTTTCCTTTGGCCATATGAAAAATCTCTGCTCTGAAACTTCTTCCTCTATGGCTAGTTCGATATCAACCAAAGCATCTTCAACTACATCAGCAAGATAAACCTCATCTTTTGTTCCATCTGCTTTTCCGAGATCTATTTCTAGTTTTTGCATAAACAACTCTTCAAGAAGTTGATCTTTTTTATCTTTTTCCATTTTCTTATACGGTTTATAATTTGGTGTATATAATCTAGAAACCCATCCAGAAACAGATTCTTTATTTCTGGTGAGAGCTCCTATAATAACTATTATTTTAAAAATTACTGCAATTACTAATAATAATGCTATTAAAACTAGTAAAAAATTCATTTATTTTTCTCTATCTTTTTAATTGAAAATAATACTTTATCTCCTATTTTATATGTTGGATTATTACTACTAGGAATTCTTTCACTTAATCTAATATCTCCATTAGAACCAATTTCGTCCCCAGCGATGTAATAAACAGTACTAACGCCGTAAGAATTTAATCCTCTATCAATAGATTTTATAACTAATTCCTTACTATATTCTACTTTATATTGTGGTAAATCTTTTCCTTTACTATCACAACTCACTAATCCTATAACAAGACTGACGATTATTAATAACTTTTTCATAATTACTTTCTTAATAATTCATTACATACGCTCTTTATTCCTTCTAACCTAGCTTGTTCATAAGAAGGATAGTTTAGATTATTACTACTCAATGAACCATTCTCCATTGAGATAGCAAATATAAATCTTTTCTCTCCTTCCTTATTAGTAAATGGATATACGAGAATGATAATATCCTTATGTAATCTTATCCATTCTACTATTTCTACCTCAATTCTCTTTTCTTTTATTGGCTGTTTATATCCAAGTTTTACTAATTTTTCCAGGACTTCATCATCTACCATTATACTTCAGTTTTTATATAGATTTTCCCCTCTTCAAGTCGTTTTTCTATATCAACAATCCTCCATCCATATTCATCAATTAACACCCTCTTTAAAGTATCAATATAACTATCTGGAATTAGATTAGGATTTATATAGACCCAAAATTGAAGAAAAGGATCTTTATAAGTTTCTGAACTAGATTTATAAGATTCATAAGCTTTACTCATCCCTTCAGCTGCTAAATCAAAAAACTCTTCTGGTGTAATTCGAAGGTAACTAGCATAAATAAATTCTCTCATTTTTCTTTTAATTTAAAAAAATCATAATCGTAATCAGTTTCAGTTCCGTCTTCTAGAACATAATGTTTCCTGTATGTTATTATCTGAACAACATTATTTCCAGGAATATCATTTACTATAGTATCTTCTATAATTTCAGTATCTGATCCTAACCAGTTCTTTTTTAGATGATTTTCTGTAGTATAATAAACATTTTCTTGTATTCCTTGAGTTATTGTTTTTATTTTAGTTGGGTAAATTTCATTAGAGCTAAATTTATGTTAAACATAAATTTCATCACCCTCTTTCAATCTAACCCTTCCTGTCGAGTCTGAATAAATTTTAATAACTCTTTTACATGGAACTACTTTTTTATCTATCAAATCCCATAAAGCTTTTACAATATCAGTTTCTGCTATAAAATCACCAATATTCCTATCTTCCGGAACAATAAAACTATTTTCTAGATCATCCTTATCAAGATACTCACTATCTAATTTCCAATCTATTTTCCATAAAGGTATTAATTCACCTTTCTTATTTTTAATACAATCACAATTAATAAATCTGTTCATAATTCTATATTTATTTATATTTATCACATATAAGGAAATCAAGGAAAAATAAAACCCAAGGAAATCACTTCCCTGGGTTCTTTAACTAGGATTTTTTGCTGATTATTAACCTTGTTTGACATAAGAAGAGTTTATTCCTAGTTTTTTACTCTTCACAATATTTAGGCTTTCGACCTGTTTCTAAGTATCCTAAAATTTCTTTGAGTACTTGATCATGATTAAATGCCCAATCATAACTATCTATATCTTCAGCTGGGACAAACTTAATATCATCTACTTCATTAGGTTCTCCACCTCTTGATACAGTATCACAATTAATTTCATTATCAGCTAATTTTTTCCGAGTAGCTGCATAATCTACGTGAATAAGATACCTAGAGACTATATTTTCTCTAGCATCTCGAGACGGATCATCTATAGTACAAAAATGATCAATTGCTTCATTGGGATAGATTTCAAGATTAAGTCCAAGTTCTTCATAAAGTTCTCGTTTTACTGCTTCTTTTCTTGTTTCACCCCAATCAAGATAACCACAAGTAACTGACCATTTTCCAACATGATCTGGACACCCTGAACCTCGTTTAGATACTAAAAACATTACTCGACCATTGTTATCTCTAGTATATACAATTCCTACTACTGCATTTGCTCTAGAGATCCAATACTCTTTTCCATTTTCCTTTGATGTTACTTTAAAATTTTTCATAAATAAAAATTATTAACAGTTGTCAATGTTTGTTTATCAATTATAAGGTTATTACCGATTGTCTTTTTCACCTTCTTTAGAATTTGTATAATATTCTTTTTACATAAAACACTATCATCTTTAATTGATGACCAATCTTTTATAGTAGAAAAGTTAAATTCATATCTTTTTACAGTAGGTATAAGAGTATATGCTTTCTCATCTAATTCCTTCTTAGCTCCAAAAACTAGTTCTATGAAGGGTAGTAAAAAACATTTTTTATCATAAAATACTACTTTATAACTACTATTATATCCATTTCCAGGGGGTGTATCATTAATTTCTAAGATACTTCCATCTTTTATAGGGTTAAGAATATCATTTATTACTATTTTACCAGTACTACTATCACTTATTTTTCCTGGAATACTGTAACTCTTCTTATAAAATGGCCATAAATTTATATTCCTGGTTTTTGGAGAAGTATATGAGAAATCTAGCATATTGTAATGAAAAGAATATGATACAACTACTAATCCACCAATCATTTCTTGATTAACTATATCAAAATTAAAAATATCCACTTCTTAATTAAACAAGATATAATTTGATATAAGTATTTAAATCTTCTACAGCTGGTAATCCATACTTTGCTGTAAATTTTCTAGTAGGTTTCTTTATATATCTCACATAGAAATCATCTACTAGTGGTTTTATAGTTTCCATAGAATTCTCTCCACTAAGTTTTTCTGTCCCATGAATATCTTTGATTATAAAGAATATAAGAGAAGCTACAAATGGAGTAAAAGACATTTCTTCTTCAATTATCTTTTTCACTATATGTTCATTTTCTTTAAGAACTCTAGTAACTTCCTTGTAACTCTTATTACCTTCCGTTTGTCCGGCGGTTTCTACTATTAATGTGAATAGTTTAATATATTCTCTAAATAATTCTTCAGTTGTTAACATAGCCTTTAAGTGTTTCTATTATTTTTATTTTTTCAGTTTCTTTGAGAAGACTCCACTCACCTCTTTCTAATTTTTCTATAATTTTTGAAATATTATTAACAGGTATTTCTGAAATCTCTAAAGTTCCTGGTATCAAAGTATACCCTAGATGTTCAAGAATAGACTCAATCTTCTCAAGTTCTTTAACAGTTGCTACTCTTCGACCATAATAATTATCAACTCTTGGATAATTAATAACAATCCTTGAATCTATTACATACCATCTCCAAAGATTATTTGGAAAATTAAATACTCCTCTTTCACATCCACTAAATAAACCGAACCAACCATCAGGTCCATCTTTATAATCTACATAAATCTTTCCTACTTCCATAATTCATCCAAAATATAAAAATGGATTATCTTCTGAATCTTCTTCAATTATCTCAAAATCAGATCCAGAACAATCTTTTAAATTTATCATATACTTTAAAAGTAAGTCTACACCATAATTATAAAAATAAGGTTTATCTTTATCATATGATGCAATAGATTCTCCTTTACCATTTACTACTTTTACATAATTCTCATTTTTAGAATCCAATGATGCTTTTATTCCCTCATCTGTAAAATTCTTTTTCGCATGTTCTTCTGCAAATCTTACAAGTGGATTTATTGTTTCTCCGGATATACGAATTTCTTTGTTAATGAGATTTTTAGAATAAAGAACAATCTTATCTATTACTGAGAAAGTATACCAATTATCAGAACCTATCAACTTAAACCAAGGACTACCAGAATCATCAAAATAAACTCCTGTAACTCTAGTATAATTTCCATCACTTGTTTTTATAATAGGTTTATATCTTAATCTTCTACAAATTTCTTTTAATAAATTAGATCTTTTCTCCAAACACATCTGCGAAAGGTTTTAAATTTCCATTTGGATTATGATCTCTTCCTGAATTTCCATCATCGAGAATAGCAAAACATATTTCTTCAAATGCTCCAATAAATTCTGGTTCTTCCAAAACTTCCTTAAATAATCTTGCTACATGAGAAGGTGGATTTTTAAATGCTCCACATCCAAGTGCCCCTAGAACAAGTTTAGTATGATTATTATCTAAAGCTATTCTAAGGATTGTTCTTATTTTTCCTTTTACAATAGGAACATATTTTTTCATCATTTCTCCAGTATTCTTATCAATATCAGGTCTTACTACTCCTGCCACTGAAATTACATTACATTTAAAATAATTACCTACAGTTTCATAAGTTCCTGGTTTTCTATAAACGCATACCCCTGGACTATATATTCCTCCATAAACTGGAATAGGGTAGGAGAAGTCATTAAGAACTTTTCCTGAATAATAATCTCCAAAGTATTCATCCCATTTTTCAGGAGAGTATAAATATAGGGATAATAGCAAATTACTTCTTCTACATAATTCTTCTTCCTGAGCTCTAGAACCTGTTTCAACTCCTCCACCTGGTCTTTTAGATGAAGCCATATTAAGAACTGCACACTCTGAACCCAATTCCTTTGCTTTTTCAAAGGTATCTATATTCTGTACATATATTTTAAGAGGAGTTTGAAATTTAGGTTTATTATTTCCTTTTTGAATAGACTTATACATTTTTGATTCATATATTAGTCTATCTGTTTCTGGAAATTCTATATAATTATCCTTATATTCATACTCTCTAGAAATAATATCTTCTATTACTTCTTCAAAAACTTTAATTAATTGTTCTTTTGTTTTCATATCATTAATGATTTTGAATTATCTAATAAATTATATTTCACAATCCCACACTCATTACAATTATCCTTTGAGAGAATACATTGACTACAGTAATTTAATTTACCTGAATCTATTGTATATCCTCTTCTTTGAAATAATCTAAGGTTTTTCGAAAAATGACTTATTTCCTTTGATGAATATTCCATAAAAACTCCATATTCAAGATTTTCAAGAGTTACAAGTTCTTTTATTCTATTTTTTATGAAATCCAAAGTAACAATACTTTTTTCATTTAATTCCTCTACAAAGTCTATAAGAACACTTTCATTTATTCTCACACGTTTAACTATTCCTTTACGATTATTTACTGGATAGGAAATAAGTAGAGTGCTATTTATTTTATCTCCAGGGAAAAAGAATTTATTAGGTCTGATAGAAGGTTTGAAATTACATAAATCACATTCTCCAGAAAATTTACATACTTCTTTACATACTATATCAGAAATCCCTGGGAAAGATCGAAAAATCAACCTACTATTTACTATATCAGTATTAGATACCAATATATTTGTTCTTTCTCCATAATATCTATGTTCTGAAGAACGTCCTAATTCTAAATCTACAGTTTCATATCTAAAATTTCCAAAAAAACCTACTACACCAGTTACTAATCTAATAAGATTGATTTCATTGATATAGATATCATTATTGAACCAAGTAATTATATCTCCTGGAAGATATTTTTGATAGTATAGTCTCCTTTTAGTATTCTTTGTCATAACGTGCTAAATTATTATATGCATCTGTACTATAAAAATTAGTTAGATCGAAAAAAATCGAAAACTCTCCTTTGGGATTTAAAGGTGATTCCGGACGATATCTATCTAAGATAATATTAAATCTAAATTCATTACCCCAATCTTGTCTTATTTCTGTAATTATTAAAGGGTATTTTGGTCCAAATTTTGCATACTCACCACTACCCCATAAATATCCAGGAGACTGAAAATAAACAATATCACCTACTTTATAATAATCTGGATCTAACCTTCTTGCTACTGCTTGAGGAATTCTGGCTAATCTTTCTTCCTTAAGATATTCCATTATTTGAGGGATAATTGATGTATAATCATGTTCTATAATTTCACATTTTTTATCAAAATCATCTATACTCATTCTTTCTGGAAGTATAGATGATCCCCAACATACTTTATAATAATGTCCCTTTGAATCAAAACCACTACTGTAAATAACTCCTATATCTCCAGTATTTTTATTTTTGACTCTAGTCTGTGTCCAACTATCTATTCCCATTGATTATTTCATTTTTTGCCTTAGTCCAACCATCTTTAAATGATTTTCTTTCACTTCCTCCTGTATAAATAAGAAACCCGATAATCATAATAATTATTCCTAAAGGCTTATACCACTCAGTTATTTTAATTCTAAACGGTGAAAATGATATTTCTGTTTGTCCTAAATATAGGATAAATGCAACTAATAATACTAAATAAATTATAACCTTCATCATATCTCTATTTTATAAGTTTTATCTTTCATTACTACTAATTTTCCTGGAACTGCCATTAGACGATCTTTAACATTATCTAAGAAAGCATCTAAGAGTAGAACTTCACCAAAACTTGAAATACTAATATAACATGTATTGAGATTATCAGTCCACCCAAAAAATACTTCTTCAGGATCTGCATTATCCCATGGAGTAAGCACTAAACGAGACAATTCATCTTCTAGTCTTATTACAGTAACAACTTGTAAATCTTCTTCTAGATCATACAAGAATACATATCCAGTTACTTTTACATATTCCTCCGTTTCCATATAAGTTCTTTTAAGATTGGTAAAGATTTCTCCATATATTCAACTAAAATATCTTCAAGGTAAAAATATTCTCGATTCATTACTCCAAAAGAATTTCTAGCTATATGATATAATTCATGAGACCAAGTATTTAAAAGTTCAGATTTTGTCATTCTTTTTCTTTTTGGAATCATCATTATAAATTTTCTTTCTCCAGCAGTTGAATAAACCATACCATCTACTGGAGGAGGAGCTATCTTAATAATATTTTTATTTATTTTATCATAATAAGTTCTAAAAGTTGACATTACATAACTTAAATCACCCTTAGATAGTTTTCCAGAAATTTCTTTTTTCTTCTCTATCCCTAAAAGAAGATCTTCTATGTGTATAAAATCTAAAAGTTGTTGAGAAACTAAATATCCAAAGATATAAGCTTCTGTTTCATCATCAACTATTCCTCGTGAGGAAGTGATTCTATTAACAAATCTACTAGTTTTTCTAAATATCCACTTTACCTTTTCTTTTGTAGTTAAACTTGACAAGATAGTGATTAAATAACTTCCACGATTATTAACAGCTAATTCATATCCCTCTGGCTTTGGTATAATCCCATATAAACCTCTAAAAGCCTCAAGAGAACAATGAATAGTAGTTAGTCTCGTACTAAATATAGGAATATCATAATATACACATTTAGAACCAACTTCCTTTCTTAAGTTTTCATAATAATTCTTTTTATTAAAAAATTCTGCTTCTTCTAATCGATTTAATAAATCTTTTAACATTTTCTTTTTTATTTTATTACATTATTAAGGATTTAAACTCTTATAATTGTTATGAATAAGAAAAGTATAAAAATTGAATATTATTATTGCACTGTTAAGACTAATAATAAATACACTTTTGTAATAATAGATAATAGAATTAGTCTCTTATTTCGAAATCGATTAAAGAGAATCTCATTTAATTATTTATTACACCATATAAAATATAAGGAGATTTGTTTTATTTATTATGGAAGATATGATACTGTAAAAATAAAAGAAGAAACTATATCTGGAATCAACTCAGAAGATATTCGAAAAGTTTTAATTAAAATAATAAAAACTACTACTGGACTTCTTAGTGTTAAAAAAGATATAGATAACCTCAATGAACTATATTATAATTATAAAAATTATCATGATAACTTTCACACCAAACTTTAGAGCTTATATAATAGAAACTCCTCTTAAACTAGTAGATATACATAATGCTCAAAATTATCTAACTTCTGAGGAATATAAAACAATATCAAATAGTTTTAGTGTATTTTCATTTATAGGAAATAGAAATAGAAATCGTCTTCTAGAAATCTCAAAGATTGTAAGTTTTTTAAAGGATAATAATCGCTTAGGTAAAAGTAAATACTATATTTCAATTACCTTAAGTAATTTTGAAAAACCATTTCGAAAAATCTGGACAGCAAAAAATATGACAAGATACATATATAGACTGGATTTAATAACAAAAGAAAGTTTTAGGTATTTTAAAAAACTTAATTCGGATATTATTACTATTGAAAAACCAAGTATTCCTGAAGAAGAATTTATTAGAATCATCCTATATAATTCTTTAGCAATAATAGAGAATTATGAAAAGGGATTAATAAACATAGATGATAATGCTGCTTATTATATGAGCAATTACAATTATTCTATTCTTAAACTATCTAGAGAAAAAGGTTTATTTTAGAAGAGAAAGAAAACTAACCAAGGATTTTATTTCCAAGGTTAGTTCTTTTTTTTTATTCGCTTTTTGCAGCGTCATGTTTACATATTTTGATCAAGTAAATATATTTATTAACAGTTTCGAAAAAGTCATCTGTTCTGTTAATAATACCTGACCACATTAAATCATCTCCAGCTTCTCTTTTTATTCCAGTTAGTAATCCTCTAATATCTACTAAGAGATTTTCAAATTCTAATGCTTCTGGAAGAATAGGGCTTAATGTTCCTGGTTGAATAAATCCCCAGAGAGCTTGAGCATTTTCCATAAGAGCATCATCAAAATCTTGAAATTCACCATCAAAATCATCAATTAATTTATGGATGCTCATAGTGGGTGCTGAGAAATGCAGTTCTTTCAATCTCGTGTGTATTCCATGAAATTGATTCTCCAAATTTAAAATAAACTTATTATTCATAACTTTTTTAATTTATAAATGTTTTATTTTCATAAACTCTGATAATGTTGTTTGACTAACTCCTAACCTTCTAGCTACTTCTGCTTTACTCAATCCTCTTTCAAGTAATTTCGTAATCTCACTATCTTTTCCATCTAATTTACGCTTCCTAGGGATTCCAACAGGCCTACCTAATCTAACGCCATTAGATTTCATCATAGCTAATGCACACTTTGTTCTTCGACTTATTAATTCTCTTTCTTTTTGAGCACTAATTATATCAAAGAAAGTTTCATATACGGACAGGGAATCTTCTTTTATTATTTCCCCTTTCCAGATAGGTAAGATAGCAGCTCCAGTTAACATACAATGATTTATAATTGACATCACCATATATACATTTCTTCCAAGTCTAGAAATTTCAGTAACTAATATTAAATCCCCTTTCTTTATTCGATCTAATATTAATTTTCCAAGAAGTCTAGCACTAGGTTTTATAGCCCCTGAGATGCTCTCTTCTATCCATGCATCTACTTCAATTCCATTTTCCCTACAATACCTGTTTATTTCGTACCTCTGTACTTCTACTGTTTGTTTTTCTGTAGATACTCGTATATAACCATAAATCATTAGATAGTTTATTTTTTAGTTATTAATCAACTCTTCAAACAGAGTTTCTTATCAATAATTAGGCTTTCACTTAAAAAATAAAGCAAAAAGAGCATAAACCTTGAAATTCTTATATATGGACGAAAAATAAGCGCTAAAGTTTCTGTCTATAAAACAAATAGAAAAATTAACAATTTAGTGATTAAAAAAACAAGTAAAATTGATGCTAAAAATTTAGTATGAATTCGGGTGAGTGTAAACGAGAAGCCACGAGTAAAGCTACTGAGAGGTAGTATAACATTTTAATAAAAAAAATTAGTAGCTTTATGAATTACGGTAAAATCTTAAGCGTTGGCTTCAAAGTATTAGTTGCAGCAGTTGCAGGCGTAGCTGTATTTATTGGTGTAGATAAAATCAATACTAATAATGGCAATCAAAATGGTGGTTTTAGACAAAAAAGTATTCCTGACGATCCAAGTTTCTCTTCAGGATCAGAGTTTCAATCAAATAACAATACTCAGATCCAACAAGTAAAGAGAGATAGGAATGATAGTAATATTGTCGAGAAAATGAAAAATGTTCAGGATACTTGTGGAAGATTATTTACTTTCGTTCAATCATTGACAATGGTAGTAGATAATTTTAGCAGAATATTTAGAAATGATGGAAATAGTTATCTAAGTCAACCTTACTATGGTGACCCTTGGGGATATCGACAGCCTATTGATATGGGAAATGGCGTTTATTGGAATAGAATATCTCCATACATCATTGAAGCTTCGTCAACACCAGATCCAAGATATTATGGTCGATTATAAAATCTTAAGGAAAGGAAGGACTAAAGATTAATTAATTGCTACACCACCCAATAAAGAAGAAATATATATGTACGTTGTATAAAAATGCCTTCCGAAAATAATAAATTTATTATACAACGTACTTATGAAAGAACTTGTTATGCCATAGGAAATTATCCTATGGTTTTTATTTTTCGCTTCAAAACCTTATTAGTGTACAAAATAAAAGAGAAGTATGGAAAAAGAATTTGTTGTATATGGGAAAAAGAAATTTAACCCAGAGAAATTCAGAAAAATTAAAAACAGAAAAGGATGGTGTAAACCTAAAGCTGGATTATGGGCTTCTCCGATAGACTCTAAATGGGGATGGAGAGATTTTATAATATCTGTAATGGAATCCTGGAAGAAAGATCTACAAACATATTTTAAATTCAAACTTTCTTCTACAGCTAAAATTTATATCATTGATACATTAGAAGATTTATATCAAGTACCGTTTAAAAGAATATTAAAACTTCAACCTGCTCTTTCAGATTATTTAATTGATTTTGAAAAGATGGTATCCGAAGGTTATGATGGAATATTACTTACAGAGAATGGTCAAAATGAAACTAGAATGCCTGAGTTTAGTGGATTATACTATAACGGAAAAAGTTTTAATCTTTATGGTTGGGATGTAGAATGCTTATTAGTACTTAATCCTAGGTGTATAGTTCCAGTAAATTCACTAAAAAGAATCAACTTAAAGAATGGAAGGAATGCATGGAAGAAGAATGTAGTGATAGCAAGAACACAAAAATCTATATCTCAAGATGATCCTGAAATTTTAGAATGGAAAGGAGAAACAGAAGATACAATGATACTAGAAAGAGGATCAACATACGGTTCTAAAAAAGCATTTATCAGATCTCTCAGAAAGTTACAATATAAGATCGGAGATGATCCAACTTCAAAATTTATCTTGAAGTAAAAAAAAAGAATAGAGAAGAAACTTTAATTGTTCTTCTCTTTTTCTTTCTTCTATCTATTATATAGTCTGATTATCATATTCTTCTTTAGTTAATAAACTTCCTGAAAGATAATCATAAGCACTGATTAATTTAACAGATTGTTTAAAAGAATGAATCTCTTGTATTCGAAGTTCTCGTCTTTCTATGTCAAATACCTCTAGGAATTTAACTTCAAACCATGCAAGTTCTATCACATCAAGATCTTTCCAGTATATAATATCTCCTGGTTGTAAAGAATCTATAAACTTCTGTACTTTCTTTTCTTCGGCTAGAATTTTTAATAAACTTTCTACTTCTACTATATTTTTTTGACTTGATCCTATTCCTATAATTGGATTAAATCTTCTTTTAATTCCAATAGATAATAATCCTATATCACCTCTTTTCATTATAATCTTTAATTAAATCGTTATACTTTTCTGGTATTTTCCCAAAATCTATATCTTTATATACTTGACCTATTCCATCTTCCATATATCTCAAAGAAAACATTAATTTCATAATCTCAATGTAACTATCTTTTGTATATCTAGGATCAGAACTGAGAATATATTCAAATTTTAAATTATCCTTAAAATAATTCTCGATTAAATATTTTTCAAATTCTTCAGGAGATAAACTACATAAATCCTTGGACTTATCACCGAATAATTTACTCGGCGCATTACATTCAAGAGTTCCAGTTATAGGATTAGTTGTAAATATAAAATCTATATCAAAATCAGATCTAGTATTTACATGCCTATAATCAAATCTAGGCGCCGAGGAATGTCTTTCGGTGATATCCCAAAATGAATCATAACACTCATAAAAATCATACTTCATAAGAATTGGTTTAAAATTTTTCATAAAGTATTCTAAGTTTCTATAATGTGCTCTAATAGTTCCTAATTCATGTTCGGTTGGGTTCTCTGATATCCATAATACTTTCTCAAAATTATCTTCGAACTCTTTACCTTCTACTATTATTCCAGTTCCTTCATCACAAAAAGAATTAGTCTTTTCTGGATAAGTAATCAAAGTCTTAAACCATGCTCCTGTGACTTCTACTCTCGAAAAATCAATCTCAAATTCAGTCCCTTCAGGAAGAGATTCTAGTTCTTTGGTATATTCTTCTGTATATCTTGTAAATAATGTAACATGCCCTAAAGTATCTTTCTTTTCTAAATCGGTATACTCTAAGTAACCACATATAAATTGATTTCCTGCAGAACTATATCCTCGCTGTACTAAGAAATCTATATAATCTTTAGCAGTCTTCATCTTTAAAAAAGTCAGTTAAATAAATAAATGTAAATGTAAGTGTAGTCCAATTATCTATACCACTAATAGTACTATATCCAGATATAATAACAGGATACTTGATTGGTAAGAAATAAGGATTTGTATATCCCTTAATACAATCATTTTCTGGACCATAGTATTCAAGATGAAAATTGTATAGTTCATTTAGTTTTTTATAAAACTCAAGCCATTCTTTAGGAGACTCTATTAGTTTTTTCATGCTCAAATCCATTATTTAATATTCCCAACCATTCTTCTGTTTTTTGTACATCTCTCTTCATCTCGGAAACATTCATCCAAGAAAAATAGAGAACAATACAATCTGGATAATCCTCCCTAGTTCTAAATACTGAAAATTCTATCTTATCACCTATCGACATCTCTCCATAAAATAAAATTTTTCCAGAATCAGAAAACTTAGAATATGTAAATGAACAATCTGAATTATTAATCATGAAATTTCCATGTTCTGTCGGAAATAGCTCACATAGACCATATTTTATTTCATTATATACTTCACGCTTTTTTGTCATACATTAATAAGTTTTATAATTCTTTCACGTATAGATATAGGAATTCTATCAATCTCAACAATACAAGGATCAGATAATAATTTTTCTGCCTCTACATAACCTTGACAAACAGATATTATTCCGGCCGCGTCTTCTATAATTGTTAAAAAAGCATAATACCTCGAATATGTATAAGTTATATTTTGAACTTTTATATATGTGTTTCTTTCAATAATATCTCCGGCCGTATTTTGATCCTCCATAGTTCGATAATAAACAGATCCTATTATAACGCCTCCTAAACTCGACTTCATTAATTCAGAATAAGTTTTAGTATAACCTAGTGAAGGGAGAATAGAATCTAGGGGCGTTTTCCATGTTTCTTCTAATTCTTCTTGTGTTGTATAGACTTTTGCATCCTTAAGATTAATTTTTATTGGATCTAATATTATTAACATAAGTCATTGATATAAAAAGAGCCCAAGGAAATTATCCCCAGGCTCATTATTTTTACTCTATTCCTAACGTATCTTTGCATAACTGAATTTCGGCCGGATCACCAGTATGTTTTCCTAAGTCGTCTGAAAGTTTTATGCAAGGAATCCAAGGTTTATTTTCATTCATCCTACATCTTACTAATTTCATTACTATATTAGCAGGTTTAATTCCTGGAATATCACAAGTAAGATTAGTTCCTATTCCTGCGACAGCTTTTTTGATTCTTCCTGCACAATATTCAGAAATGTCTTTGAATTTTTCCATATCAAGTGCATTAGAGAATACCACTGTTTTATCTTTAGGATCAACTCCTAGCTCTTTCAAACGATTAATCATAAGATTCACAAACATATATTCATCTCCAGAATCTTGTCTAAAACTTGGAAATAAGAATGCATGTTTTCTAGAAAGCTGATCGAAAAATGCTTTAGAAGTTATCGTATCTGTAAGTACGCAACCAAGCTGAGAATCATATACATCTTCCCAATTTTCCATCATTACGTACGATCCTTGACGATATCCATACATACTATTCATAAAACTACAAAGCTGATGATTCATAGTTCCTTGAGGAATCATATTATACTTCATAGCAAAATAAACATTACTAGTTCCAGTACAATAAGTTGATTTCTCTTTCAACATTCTAATTACCTCTTCATGAACATTGAATGAATATCTTCGACGTAAGCCAAATTCACAGAACCAAAGCTTTTCTCTATTTGAAAGTTCTATTTTCTTTTCAAGTTTTCCTAAGACTTCAGACATATCAACCTTGTCTTCTTTATGCATCATCTCTGACAATGTTGCAAGAATTGGTATTTCATAAAGTGCCATTCTATACATTTTGTCGATAACACTGATTTTAAGATGATGTTTTTCGTCTAAAGAAATGTTAACTTTCTCTGGATCGAATCTCCACTGTCTTAACCATTCCCAATAAAATTCTGGAATGTATTTAATTCTATTCTTTACCCATTCAAACTCCTCTGGAAGAAGTTTAAGATTTTTAATTGTGTAAAGATTTCTTTTAAATTCTTCTACAAATTCCTCAGTGTACTCTGTGTTGTTTCGGTCAAAAAAATACTAACTCTCCAATACTATCTGGAAATTTTCTAGAGAAGAAATGTGATACACTAAAACAATAAAGATCTTGTTCTAAAATACTTTTAATCATAACTGTTATTAATTTTGTTTATATAAGTTTTCATATCATATATAAGAATTTGCGGGCCTGAGGAATTCAAACCCTAATACATGACATAGAACAATTATAAAAGAAATTTTGTAGTTGTTCTTTTTGTTTTGATCTAGTAACATAATAAAAGGGTGAGTATTATAAATTAGCTACTTATAAGAAAACCCTTCTTTAATTGTTATTGTGTTACTCGATATATAATTTATATAACCTTAAAATTTATTAAAATTATGTTACAGAATCATTTAAAAACAGAACTTCCATCAGAATGGAGAAACCTATTTAAACATCACGAATCTTACCCCGAAGACTACTATGATGTCGCAGAAGTAGAATTAAACTCTGGAGAAAAGAAAATTTTAGTTTTAAATCGTGAAACGGATGATCTTATGGAGTACTATTATGATGATATTCCAGATAATCAATGGATAGATCTTGAAAAATTTTTTAAATTTGAATTAATTGATCGAAATGAAAATTTTAAGAAATTATTAGATTATGATTTATCTAATATATACTTTATTAATAAGTATGGCGCAATTCAATGTAATTATAAAGGAAAAGTAAGAAAATCTAATCTTAAAAATAAAATTTCAAATAGAAGAATATATCCCGAAAGAAGCTTTTCTTTATTTGATATTAGTATTCATGTTTATAATCACTCTTTAATCGCTTATCTATTTATTCCTAATTTATATCCAGAAGTAAATAATATAATAAACCATAAAGATTTAAATCCCTTAAATTTTTGCAAAGAAAATCTGGAGTGGATTACTTATAGCGAAAACAATAAGGCAGAGAATAGATTAAATAATTTTTGTCATAAATACAAGTATCTTCAAATCGATCCAAAAGATAAAAAAGTTATTAAAGAATGGTATAATGCTAGTGAACTAAAGAAATATTTTCCAGGCTATAGAAAAGTGTTATGTGGAATTAGAATTACTTACAAAGGTTATGAATGGAAAAGAATAGACTTAACACTCGAAGATTATAAATCTCGTCATCCAGTTATAGAAAATGGATGGTATCTTAACCCATTTATTACCTCTCATAAAGTTGAAGCCAATCTTTGTGGAATTCTAAAGATTAATGGAGTAGAAAATATAGGTACTTTAGAAGAAAAAGAACAAAGGTATAGAATAAAAATCGGAGGAAAATCAATTTTAGTTCATAGATTAGTTTATGAAACTATTTCTGGGAAAAAGATAGAAGAAAATAATGTAATAGATCATATTCAACCTGTTCGATCTGTAGAGACAATTAATAATGAATACTCTAATCTAAGAGAAGTAACTCAAAAAGAAAATATGAATAATCCGGAAACTCTTTCTTATAGAAAGAATAAATAAATTATTAAGGATAGATATAGTAAGACTATATCTATCTTTTTTTTCAACGTACAAAATAAAAAGAGGGAAATTAATCCCTCTTCTAAACAACTACTTTCTTAATTCCATTAATAAATGATTTACTAAACTTTACTAGTTCTCGATCTCTAGCTACTAAGGCTAATCCTAAAATAAATGGAACTTGTAAATTTTTTATTATCTCTTTATACCAAGGATCAATAATATTACTCTTAATGCAATATTTTCTCATTGACCCGTAAAGTTCCTTAATCGCCTTGCTTTGATATTTTAGACACTTAGTTTTTTCTAGTAATTTTTCAAACCTCGCTTTTAATGTAAAGACTACTCTTGATTTCTTAATAAATTCGTCTTCAGTAATTGTTCCTTTTTCAAATTCAAGTTTTACCTGTTTGAAATTAATCTTTTCAAACTTAACTTTTAACTCTTGAAATTCTCTTCTGATTTTTTCTCTATTTGTCTTTTTCATATTATAAAAATTTAAAACTCCCTAAGCTTTTTATTATTGCTTAAGGAGTATGTTTTTTCTCATATATAAGGCTAATAGGATTTCTTAGAAGGTATTATTTTTTCTTTCTGCACAGTGATATAGAATTCGATTAAAAACTAGTTCCGCCTAAAAATGTTTCAAAGCCTTATATATGAAGAGAAAATAAATGAGCTAGCTCCTAAAGTATATATTGCAGATATACAAAAGAAGCTAGCATTAATTTTTTAAAGTTAAAGAAAAATTCATAGAATAAATTTAATCCGTAGAAAAAGGTGTAATTAAAATGATTATTTCTATGAATAATAAAGAAATTATTCAACATATCATCATTGCAATTATCATGACACTAATGATGATATTTCTAGAGGATGATAACATTCTCATAGATATATTCAATCACGCTATTGCTTTGGCAAGAACAAAAATAGAGTGTGATAAATTAAAAAATAAAAGAGTAGATTAATTCTTTTACCCTAGGACTTAAACGGTTCTAGGGATTTTATTTTTTCTTTAACTTCATTATTAAGGAACTCAACCATCTGTAAGAGCAAAATCAACCTCTCTTAGGATAGTGGGTTATTTTGGCTCATTTTATAGGTTAAGATGGCTAAAACATCAAAAATAACCCACATTTCGCTACCTTTTTCTAATGTATGCCTTATATTTGTACAGAGTTGTTTAATTTTTAATTTTATTGTGTTATGAAATATAGAATTAGTGAGTATTGTAAAGTTCAAAAAATTTCAAGAGGTACGGTGTATAGTTGGAAAGAAAAAGGTATAATCTCAATGGAGACAGATAGACAGGGTAGAGTCTGGGTCATCGAAGAAGATCCTAAGAAACCTAATCCAACCATAGCTATATATACACGTTCTGAAGAAAAAGAAGAATTAGAAAAGCAAAAAGAGAGATTATTACTATATTGTTCAGCTAAAGGATATATAGTAAATCAAGTAGTCGAAGAAAATATAGGACTAGATTCAGAAGATACACCTGAATTAGAAAAGTTACTATTATCTTCGGCCATTGATATTATAGTAACTGAAGGAAAGGACCGAATAAGTTTGAATTCTTTCGGTCTAATATCTAAGTTACTTGAATCTGACGGCCGAAAAATAGAAGTAACTAATCTCTCTTCAGGACTTACAGCAAAAGAAAAAACTGAATTAATTAAAAAATTTAAACTATGAAAAACTTACCTTCAATTTTTGTACAACGTGAAAAATATCCTTTCTTACCCGATGATGTATTTATGCCTATTGAAGCTCCTATAGTTCCTAAAGAAATTTCTGGAAGATATGGAGTAAATAAGAGAGGGGAAATGAAAAATTTAGAAACTGGAAGATTATTAAGTAAGGTAGTTAGTGAGAATAAATATATAAGATTTACCTCTACTTATAGAGAAAATGGAAAGCCTAAATCAATTAATTCAAGTGTTCATAGAATGGTTGCTTCTGTATTCTTAAATAACCCTAATCCAAACATATATAATGTAGTTAATCATATAAATAATAATAGAGGTGATAACACTTTAAATAATTTAGAGTGGGTTACTCCAGAAGAAAACTGGAGAACTGATAAAGTATCACTAAGAAATACAAAATTTTTAGGAATGTATGTTGGATATACCCTAGATGGAAAAGAAGTTGAGAGATTTTATGCAAGGGATACTCCAAGTAAATATGTAAGATCTTCTATAGAGTCTGCTGCGATTAAAGGAGGAACTTATAAAGGGATGATTTGGAAATACGAAAAACCAAATCGAATTATTCCAGGATTTTCAGGAAATCTAGATGATTATGAATGGTATGAACATTGGAAGTATCCAGGATTGTATGTATGTAAAAAAGGATTTATTAAAATAGATGAGAAATTATCATACTATAGTGACGAAAGAAATACTACTGGATATGTTCATGTATCAATTAAACATAAAACATACCCTGCTCATAGAATTATAATGGAATATATTCTAGGAAGAAATTTAGAAAAGGGAGAAATTGTAGATCATATTGATAGAGATCGAAAAAATAATCATTTTGATAATCTTAAACTATGTAATAATAAAGAGAATATGAATAATATTAATACAATAAAGTACATAAGTAATACTATTATCGTTTGTAATTTATATGGAGATATTATCTTAAAGACACACACTAGAGAAGCATATGAATTTATATATGGAACAGATTATAATAAAGGATTGAATCTTTCAGGAACTTTATTATCTGCAATGTTATGTAAAAAATCTTATATATGTATTAAAGAAGGTGATAATGATGCACTTTTTAATAAATTAAAATACGTATATTTTATAATTTCAAAAGATAAAACAAAAATAATAAAAACTTATACTAATTTAAAAGATTTATACAAAGATGAGCACCTTAATAGTTCTCAAAGAAAAATTTACAGAAGTTTGAAATCAAATACTTTAATAAATAATTATTACGTTTTAAATGGTCAAGATGCATGGAACATTTTAAAATCTATAGGACATCTTACTGCATTAGATCCTGAAAACAACCAACCATTAGACATGTAAACCTTATAGATGGGAAGATATTATTGTGTTGTCTTCCCACTATTTATAAATGAAAACATATTTAATTAATATTAAATTTTTTAATAAACTAAATTTTATTTATGGAAGAAAATAAGAAAAAAGGACCTGGAGATATTAGATTATTACAATGGCCGGAAAATGTATTAACTAATCCGGATTACATGTTAGGATCTCTTGCTCCAGATCCATCAGGAAAACCTTGTGAAGGTGCATGTAATGCTTTTCGAGAAATTATAGATAATGCAATAGATGTACTTTACGATAATCCTGATGCAACAACAATCATAGTAGATACAGAAAATTATAATGGATTTAATCTAGTAGCAGATAATAGCTGGGGTATTCCACTAAGAATGAGTGAGATACCTGGAAAAACTATGGCACATTTATCTATAAGTACATTAAACTCTGGAAGTAAATTTAATGGGAAGGGGGACGATACAGGCGCTCACATTGGCCGTCAGATGGCGGCTTAGGAAATGTTTCCTAAGAAAATTCTGCAAAAATTGGTGAAAGATATAATAATCTAATACCAAGCAATAAAAAATTATTTTATTGTTTAACGACTAAGTACAGAACTGAACTTTTAGATGAGATAGTCTAAACTTATGATGAAAATCATAGAAAACTTGCACGGTGTAGGAAGTGCTTGTACCTGTGCCCTTTCTGAACAATATATTTTATTATCAAAGATTACACAAGATAATTATGATAAATCTATTCCAGAAGTAAAACAACTTTGGGAATCACAAGGACCTAGAAGTAAAAAAGATCTATTCTATATAGTTGTATATGAGAATTACGGTAATCTTACTTTTGAAGGTGCTATGAAACTTTCTGATGTAAATAAAAAACTTGGCGTGAATTTACCAACAGGAATGAGTACTATAGTTTTATTCAAACTAGGTACTACATATGTTCCTGACCCTAGAGTTGTTATTCCATATGATAACTTAAACTATTTTCTTCTTATAATGAAGGAATTTTATAAAAGAAAAGTAACTGTTATTGCAAATGGAAAAAATATGACAGCTGCAGATCTTGATATTTATAAATACAAAATTATTAAAACTATTATTCCTGAAGATACAAGTAAAAATTCAGAAGTAAAAGTTTTAATATATTTTGATGTAGATCCTGAGATGTCTAATAAAAGTAGTTATGGTAGTGTGAACGGTCTTGTAGTAAATACGGGACAACATTTAAATTATATAGAAGCATGTTTTGACCAAGCAATTAGAGCTGAGTATAAAATTACTCATAAATACACTATGAATGGTTTTAAATCATGTGTTGTGCTCCTGGCAGAGGTAATATCGTTCGATAGTCAAACTAAAGTACGATTAAAATCTATTGGGAAAGTAAAACAATCGGATTTCACAGGAGCATTAGTAAAAGAATTCATAAAAATATTTAGATCTAACCCTGACTATTGGCAAGAACATGTAGATAGATTGAATACTATTTATAATTCAATGAGATCATTCTCGGCAGCTGAAAAAGCGCAAAAAATGATTGATGATGCTCAGGGAAGAAATATGTTTAAGTCAAGGGTTGAATTAATAGAGGGTTTTAGTGACGCAACTGGAAAAAACAGATGGGATTGTGAATTATTCCTCTGTGAAGGTCAAATTAGGCCGTTTAAATCAGAAATGTCTTAAATTATAAGTGAGTAAATTCGGTGAAAGACCTTAGAGAAAAAATATCCTAAGTAAATCTAATACCGAGTCAAAGATAAATTCTTTGATGTAACGCATACTGTATTCACTATCTATAATAAAATAGATAAAAATATATGCTGAACTATCAAGAATCAATTGATAGAATTATTAACATATTGCTAAGTCCAGCAGGATCACTAAAAAGTGGAAGACATAACACTCAGTTCCACGCAGTACTCCCGTTAAGAGGTAAGATACTTTCGGTGCTAGATAAGACTGTAGATCAGGCACTAGATAATAAAGAAATTCATACTATATTCAAAGTAATTGGACTTGGTATGGATGTAAATAACGTAACAAAGGATGCAAAATCTTTTGAAGAAGCTTATGAATTGATAAAAAAATACAGCCGTTATGGTAAAATTGTTATCGCAGTTGATGCGGACCCTGATGGCGAACAGATAAAAAAATTAATTCTATATTTATTTGGAAAATTCGGAAGATTTTTGATAGATTTTGGAATGGTTTATCAAATAATGTCACCAATATTTGAACAAGGTGATAAAAAGTTCTATCCTGGAGATCCATTACAAGATAATGGAATATTTCCGATAGGATTAGATCCGAGTAAACCATTTTTTCGCAGAAAAGGTCTAGGAGCTTTTAATTCTGAAGATATTTATGATATCTTTTATAATCCGGCAACTAGAAAATTAATTCAAGTAACTCCGGATGGTTTCGACTATAGTATGAAACTGACAGAAGATATTGAAGAAAGAAAAAAACTATTATTTGATGCCGGAATTATAACTAATCCATATGGATTCACAGACTTATAAATATCCAAATATTCCAGAAGTTAAAATAGTAATATTACTTGGTGAACCACAAAATATATGTTGTGATAGAGCTAAGAAAATATTAACTAATAAAAACTCTGGAATTTATAGATTAATGAATAAGAAGAAAAAAGAATTCATAAATCTGTATCTGAATGAAGGAGATTTAGTAATGATTTCATATTCATTATTATTTCAAGGATATATTACAGTTACCAATTTAGAAAATAAAAAGAGTATGAAATTTAGCATTCCGGAATTAAATATCTTATATTATTATTTCGGAGAATTTAAAATAATTGATAATGGATTTACAGATTTATATAATTAATGGTATTGAAACTAGTAGGGATGTATTACCAACAATGAAATATTTAATTAAAGTAATTTCTAAGATGGGTAAAAATACCTACTACGTAAGTAATAAGAAAAGAGAAATATTTTTAGATGGAATTAACCTAGGAGATATGATTCTTCTAGAAATTCCTCCTATTCTTGAAAGTAGTGCACAATCAGGAATGAGATCTGTAAGAACTAAGATAACAAATCTTAGAAGTAATAAATCAATAATAGTTCCTGGAAGTGCAATTGATGAATTTTGGGATGCTATGAAAGAAATACAAGTAATAGATCATGGAAACATTTAAAATGGGAAGTTTCAATACACAAGAATTACCTACAGTAAAATATACAGTTCAGGTAATTTCAATGGACAAATGTATTGAAATGAGCTACAGTACGAGTAAAACTTTTGAAAAATTTATAAGAGATATTAAACAAGGAGACCTAATTCTTCTAGAATATCCACCAATAGTTATATCTAAAAGTGGAATTGGAGGAGGAATTATGTCTTTCTCAATAAAAATAACAAATCTTAATTCAGAGAAATCGATTTCAGTAAAAGCAGGAGTATCTGAAGATTTTTGGTATAATTTAGATGAATTTAGAATAATTGAATAATATGGCTAGAAAAAAGAAAGAAATAGAATTACCACAAATTACACAAGAAGAATTAATTCAACAAAAAGCTATTGGAGAAATAGCAAGAGATGCTTTTTTAGATTTTGGTAATTATATTAATAATCAAAGACATACAGCATTTATACAAGATGGTTGTAAACCTAGTTATAGAAGATTAATATATTCAGCTCTTCAATTTCCAAAAGGGAAGATGATACCTAGTACTACAGTAATTTCAAGTGTAGCAAACTATCATCCTCATAGTCTTTCCGGTATTGAAGAACTTAATGCTAATCTCGTACATACTGGAGTTTTTGAAGGTCACGGTTCATGGGGATATACGGAAATAAATGGTGTATACAATCAGTATGCCGCTCCTCGATATACAAAACAAATGGTTTCAGATGTATACAATAGAGTACTTGGAGAATTGTGGAAAGAGGTTCCTATGGTAGAATCGCCAGTAGGACCAATGGAAATATCTTATCTTCCACTTCCTATACCTCTTTGTCTTTACATGAAAACATCGGTAACTGGTCTGTGCATAGGTGTTAAGAATGATTATCCGAATTTTAGTCCGAAATCATTATACCAAGCCTATATAAATAATAACCCGTTACTCCTAGAACCGAATGCAAACTTAATAATTGACAAAGAAAATTCAGAACTTGATAGATTATGGAAAACAGGTAAAGGTAGAGTAATATATTCATACAAATTAACAAGAGTAACTGATGATTTTGGTAATCCAGGAATATTATTTGAAGGAGATACTTTCTTATTTACACCTAATTTTAAAAAGTTTAAAAAACTTGCAGAAGAAGGAAAAGTATATATGGAAGATCTTACTGATATTAATGGTCCTAAAATGGTAATATCTAAAGTTCCAGGAGCAAGAGGAATATCTATTGAAGAAATTGAAGATCTAGCAAGAAAGTGTTGCTATAGTGCTACAAACTACACAACAAACGTAACTACTGGATCCACAATGTTTCGAATTGGTTTATATGATTGGTTAGATTATACTTATAAAAATTACATAGATCTAATTGTAAAAGTAAATCAGAAGAAGATAGAAAAAACTACTTTTGATATTGCGGTTTTAGAGGCTATTCCATTAATTTCGGATTATATATTAAACAAAAATCCAAAAGCAACTGACGAAGAGATTATGAAAGTATTTGGAATGCCTCAGGAAATAGTTAGTTCTGTTATGTCAAAGCCTATCAGTTACCTTAGAAAAAATAAAGATACTTCGGATCGTATAAAAGAGCTCAAGACAAGATTGAAAGAGCTTAAGAAATTCGATCCGGTAGCATATACTGAACAAATTATTAATCAACTTTAAAAAATATAAGATATGAAACAAGAAAAATACCTAGTATCAGAGATGTTTGATGATGAAGCTATGGCAATTGATTGGAAATATGTACCTGAATCATTTCTCCCTAAAATATCAAAAAACCTATATAATGTATCAGCAGTAAGAGAAGATGGGACAATAGTAGAAAGGACTGTTATATTCATTAAGCCAGTTGATGTATTTGTTAGGGATGTAGATCTTACTGAATTTGCTGGGATATTACTAGGGAAGGAGATAAAAAAATGAATTCCGTATATTATGGGAATGGATTAGATGCTTTTATTGAGGCTATTTACTTACAAGAAGAGATAGATCCTTCTGTAGGTAGTCTAATCCATGTCAACCCTAAGAATCCAACATATATAACTGGAAAGATAGTGATAATTAATACGGCCGACTACTCAATGGACAAGATAGCGACTCTGGTAAGGAATAAATGTAAAGTTATTTCTAGAATATCAGAACCAGGAGAGTATCAAGGAGTCGAAGTTTGTCCATATATTCTTCGGCCGTGTTTTGATGTGATATGGAATGGGAGAATGAAAGAGATAAATACCCATGCCGAACTAGATAAATTTTTAGAAGGAGATGAAGATGAATGGAGTATGACTTTCCCGGACTACAAATTATATTTTCCTAAACTAACAATATGGGATAAGAAGATTGTAGTAGATGAATATGGAAACTTGACCGGACTTGGATGGATTTTACAACAGACAGGAGTAAATCTAATCGAAGGTACTCCATTTAATGACTTAGATCTGGTAAAAACAAAAAAGCTAGATTTCATGTCTTAAGAAGAAAAATAAAAGAAGGAGACTTTTTACAGTTCTCCTTCAATTTTTTTATTTCCTGATTCTTAAATTTTTTACTCTATCTACAGAAATGAATTTATTATCTCCTATAATTTTCCCAGATAATACAGTTCTAAGTTTTTCTCTCATCATATCTATATCATCTTCAAGAGATCGAAATGTCTTAGAGAATTCAATTAACACATTCTCATCAAAATACATTAAATGTAAGATCCCATATTCAATAGCATAGACGGACTCAACAAAACCGCCAAACCTTTCCTCATAACATCTTTTAACTACCTGAATAGTTTTCGGAAATCTCAATAATTTAATTCTTTTCTTTTTCTGTTTATTTAAGAATCTTTCACTAACATTTACAGTACTAGAAGTTACCTCTTTAGATAATGATGAATTACGTACCTTCCCTCCACTTCTTTCACCTATAAATCTTTGGTATAGATCTACTAGGTCTCTTCTTACGAATCCTCTATAAGATTCATCGATTAATTCTTGTTCAATTTTCATTTCTTTTAAGTTTGTTTTTCATGTAATAAACTACACATATAAGGCTCTTAAGGTCTAAACCTTATAAATAGAAATAAAATTAATATAACTTATGAATACAGACCTAATTAAGATATTTGCTATGGGATGCAAATATTATGCAGAAGAGATTGAACAAGGATATATCATTCCAACGTATCTTTTAAAAGAAGATAACACTCACATCTCTATTATTAAAAATAGAAGAGATGCTCTTATCGCTAATGAAAGTAGTTTTTCAAAAAAGTTTGAAGAAGATATAGAAAAAATAAAAAATGAATTAACGCAAGAAAAAGATTTTACAAAGTATATAAAAGAATTTCCCGTTCCAATAATAGATAGAGAGCTCTGGAAAGAAATATTAACTAAAGAGAAAGTTCCAAAAACTCGAACAGAACTTTGGGAGAAACATTATATACTTTCTGATTATTTCTTTTATAAAGCGAAATTCATTGTAGAAATTGATTCTAGTTTTCATGATGAAAAAGCTATTGATGATAGAGTTAGAGATACTTATATGTACTTCAAATATGGTCTTCCTACATATCGTTTTTATGAATATGGAAAAAGTACTATAGTAAGAGGTAAATTCTATAAATCTATCAAGAAAAATATTAAAAATAGTTATAGTAGTTTATCTGGATTAAATGTATATAATAACTATATGTTTGATTTTTCTGATATAATTGTTAATAACTTTATCATTAGTAATAAAGGAGCCTTAGAATTCATAGATAAACTTTATAGATATATCGGAGGTTATAATAATTTTAAGTTTAGAAAAGGAATAATACTAACTTTGAGAGATATTTATAATATAGATTCGAGAAATTTTGGAGTATTTACTAATAAAGATCAATTAAATATGTTCCTAGATAATATAATAGGAATAATGAGATCTGTTTTTAAAGTATCATTACATATTCACCAATCTATGTTATATACAATAGAAGAAGTATTATGGGCACTTTCTGAAAAAACAAACACATCTAGATGGGATAATATAAGAGGAACTAAAATCCCCTATTGGATAACTCGAATATTTGGTAATCCAGAACAAAATGATAGAGTTAATTGGAACAACATGGAAAAAGAAAAGATAGATGATAATATACAAGAATTAATAAATAATCTACAAAAATTTGGGTATTTCTAAACCCCTGAAATTCTTATATATGGTAGAAGATAGAAATTTTATATACCTCTAAGGTCACTGTAAAATTCTATAAAGGTATTTGTAATTATTATCTTTGGGAAATACTCATGATAGTTAAGAAATTAACTATTAGAACTTCAAAAAGATATACCCTTGTAGCGATAAAGGTTAGCTAAGATAAATTGAACTTAAAGTAAGTACGACTTTTTGGAATATTTATCAGGTCAGGTAGTGGATTGCGAAATAAGTTTGGTCCATTACCATTTTTTTTTTCAGAAGAAATTTCTAAACCCCTGAAATTCTTATATATGAAAGAATTAGGTGTTCGGTCCGGGCGGAAGTCACGGGTAGCCTAACCTAAATTAACTATATGCTTATGATAGTTAACATTTTCTTATAAGCTACCTTGTTGTATATGGTTAACAGTGTAGGAGGATTAAGTAGTTAATTTCATGCTAAAGTCCTACAAGTAGATGGAAGAATAATAGATAAGTAATTTTACAAGAGTACATAATCAAGTAAAATGAAAAGGTCTTGAAATTCTTCTATTGTTTTTTTCAAAAAGAAAAATAAAGGCAAGAGAATTAAACTCTTGTCTTTTTTAATTTAAAAAGTTTTCCAGCAAATATCCAAGCTATCTCGGATATAAATTCCTCTTTTGATGAATATTCAGAGAGATTTTCAGAAACTCTTGATATCTCAGGGCTCATCTTCCTCCACTTTGAATATTTTTTCGGAAATGTTGATATAAGATGACCTATAATATTATCAACTTTTTGAAGTGAGTTCTTAGAAAATTTATGAGACTCATCAAAAAATATATAGGAGTTTATTAATTGTAGCCCTATCCCAATTAACATTCCTCGTTCGACTGGTTTTGTATCTTCTCCCCAAGAAAAGTATCGATTTAAACGTCCTGCTGAATTTACTTCTGGATCATCTAATATCTTAAGAAATTCTAAAAACGGTATAAGACTTCTTTTCATTTATTTTCTTAATTGTAAAAATCTTCCCAATAAAAAATTTAACTACTTCCTTTAAGATAACTTCATCACTTCCATAAAGTAGATTAAATGAGTCTAAGTCTATATATCCCCACTTACTATATTTTTCTGGATATAATTTTATTAATTCATCTATAATCCTATTAATGCTAGGAATACTTAATCTAATAAAACTTCCTCCAGCTCCTTGAATTTTTAAACAACTAAGAATATAAAGATGAATATCTGCCAAACGAAATATTAAATTTTGAATCAACATAATTTCTGTTTTATTTCTATATTGAAGTGAACCCCTAGAATCAGAGTATTTATTTTTATACTCTTCTAGATTTTCTAAGAATTCAGGATACGAAATCATTATTCTTTCCATATTTCTTAAGTGTTATTATTTTTCCCACTAAATTATCTTTAAGCCATATTGCTAAATCTTCCTTAGTTTTTATACTTCCTATACTATTAAGATCGATTTCACTAGACCACCCAATCAACTCTGTATGATATACTATAAGAGTGTGATAAACTGGATCTAAACTATTCGCATATTTACACAAAGAATGAATTAAGATAAACTTATGGTAATAGTCATCAGCATATTTAATTGTATGAAATCTTACTTCTAAATACTTTGCAATTTCTTCTCCATTATTTAAAACATCTATTATTGATATCATCTCTCAATCCTCCAAACTCTTATATATGCATAAAAAATAAAAAATAATTATATAAATCATTCTGATAAGATCTGGCTTGTGAAAGTCGGATCTTAATTTTCTTCTCTTGATAACAATAAATCAATAACTCTAACCTCGTTTTTTCCATGTCTTTTTATTGTTATCAATTTTCCAACTAAATTACATCTTAACCATTCTTTCAAATCCCCTATTGTTTTAATCTTCGCATAACTTCTAGTATTAACTTTCCCTCTCCATAAATCTATACCCTCTAAAGCAGTGGCAAACGTTAATTTCTTTAAAGTTATTATTGCTCCATTAGATATTGATTCAGCAAGAAGAATTAAAGAAATTATAGCTTTTAATTCTGGATCTTTAGTACGATTAAATTTACTTAGCAGATTAAACTCTACTCGATTTTCTAGTATATACTCAAAATCTGCAAAACTTATCATTATTTTCATATCATAAGTAAGGATTTTGCTCTTCTCTGCACTAGTGAATCTTATATATGATAATAAAATAAAAGAATATGACTACAGAAGAAATTATACAAACAACAAGAAACTTAATATCTGAACATTTTTCCGATATAACATTTATAGAAGAAGGACATAAGTATTTTATAGGAACTGAAGAATATACACCAGTTTCTAATATAATCGAAAACTTTGTTAGACCCTTCGATAAACATACAATCTCAGAACGATATGCAAAAAAGAATGGAAGAACTCAAGAAGATGTCCTCAGAGAATGGAAATATAAAAATGTAAAATCAGTAACACAAGGAACGAAGTATCATGAATTTGGAGAAGCAATGACATGGATAAAATGTGGTTACCCTGAATTAATTCCGACCAATATCCGAAGGCAATATATTCCAGAGGAGGGTTGGTTAATTCCCTTCGCACCTAAAGAAGAAAGTATCCTCAAATTTTATTCTGAGTTACCGCCTTCGATAATTCCGGTCGGTGCAGAATTCAGGATGTCATCAAAGTATATCCCAGAAATTAATACTAAATTTTGTGGAACTACCGACCTTCTATTCTACTATGATTCCCCTGATAACCCTGGATTTATTATAGGAGACTGGAAAACAAATGAAGAACTTACGAAAGATTATCAGAGGTCGAAGGGAATCACAATGTATCCTCCTTTTGATAATTTAATAGATGAACCCCTAGGACATTATACCCTACAATTTAGCATGTATCAATTAATGTTAGAATCAATTGGCTTAAAGATCCTGGGGAGAAGATTAATTTGGCTTAAAGGAGATGGAACATACGAAACTATAAAGATCGATAATGTCTCAGATAAACTTCTTAAAATACTATAATTCTAATCAAACTACACTGGTCCGAGATGGATAGGTGTAGTTTCTTTTTTGTCGTACCTGAAAGAAAAAGAGGGAACTAAATCCCTCCTTATTCATTACAATTTAAATTCTAAATTACTATATGCATCTCTTTCCACTATATCCGCAATTAATTCATCTACCTCATCTAGTTCATGAACACTTAAGTCCTCATAGTTCCACAAAGCTCGAATTGTATGATCATATTTTGTGTTTTCTTTCTTTTTTCTTTTACCAGTAACCTCATGAGATCCAATAAATATAGATATACCACAGTCTCCTACTACTAAATCATTAATACTATCACTAACCTCCGAAAAAACTAAAGCATCATCTATTTTATAACGCTTCCCTGTTTCAGTATCTACATACTCAATTCCTTCAAGTGTATTAACAGTATCTCTTAAGTGATCTGCATACCTTTCCATAAATCCAGAGATTAAACATGTAATTTCGTCAATCTTCTCTAATGATTCTTTTACTTTCTTAATATAAAAGATTTGTTGTTTTTCTGTCATGTACATATTTTTTATTTTTATTGTTATACATCACCTATAAGAGTTTTGGGATTAAAAAATAAAAAGAGAGAAACCTTAAAAGTCTCTCCCTATATCTCCTAAAGTGATACAAATCCATCAAACCTATAATAAGCTATATAAACCGTCTCGCCGTTGTGTTCATGACGTTCTTTAAACTTAGACAACCTAAAAACCACATTCCTTTTTAACTCTGGATTATATTCCGTCATGAGAAATTTGGCGAGGTGTCTAATCTTTTCATACTTCACTTTTTTCTCGATCTCTGCTAGGACCTCAAACTTTCCATGAACCTGTACTAAATGCTCCGTACAATTCAAGTAATCCTCTAAGTTCTCAAGTTCAAAGCCAACTACTATTCCTTTCTCTGGTAAATCGATCTTTTCTTCCATAGTCTTATATTTTTTAATTATTACTACACTTATAAGGAAATCAAAGGAAGAATAGTATTAAAACTACCCTTCCTTCTAGAAATGCTTCAAAGCCTTATATATGAAGATAGATCATGAGGTCATAAAATCCTAAAGTATTGAAAGAAATTGGATATAATGACGATCTATCTTTTATATTTTTAATTTAAAAAACTCAATTAAAATGCAAACACCTGAGTTTTATTCATCAGTCATGCTCATTACAGTGTTCATGACTCTTGGGAGAATCTTAGTGATATCTCTCATAGCTTCAACTTTAATAAAAATATTATTAAAGACTTTGAAAGCAATTTCAATTTGGTTATGTAAATAATCAAATACGCCCTGGACAATTAAGTCTGGGGCTCTTTTTTCCACATATAAGGAAATTAGAAGTTTAAAGTAGCAAAACTTCATTTTTCTCTCTTTACTGTGAAAATCCTATTCTTCCCTGTAAAATTGAGTACTTCCCAATCTATAATCTGTTGTTTAGTTACAGATGTATTATTTAAGAATTGTAGGTCAACTTTCTTTACCCAACCATACTTAATCGGATCTATTTCTAAGAGAATAGAAAACCAATTATTAAAACAATAAGACGCTCTTTGGTTAAAATTGGAAGGAGTTAGAAGAAAAGCTAGATTACTTATCATATAATCAATAATCATATCTTCATTATTATCATGAACATGATATTTGTGTATCTCTGAAAAATAATCTATATTAGAAATAAACTTGTAAAATTTTATTGGTAACTTCATAGCATTTATAAGGTTTTTATTCTATTGTAACTTATTTATGAGGACTAAGGAACCCTTTATCATACCTTCCGTTCACCACTAAAGGGTTCACTCCAGGGCCCTACGGGCTCTAGATTGAATAAACTATATAGGGAATAAATGGAATATAAGAATTCGATCTCCTCCTGAAGGGAGATCGAATATATTGATGCACTTTTTTTTTAATTAGAAGAATATATAGAGTACGTAGGTTAAATGTTTATTTTAAAGTGTAGTTTTGCTCTTCTACTAACCTTAAATCCTTACAATTGAATGAAGATAATAGAGGGTATCCCTAGTCTTCAATTTTATGTAACTGGATTCTGTATTAAAAAGAATCTATAATAAGTTAAAAAATAATTTAAAAAACTTTATAAATTATGAACAGAGAAAAGATTATTGTACCTAGAGGAATTAGGTATATAGGAGAATGGAAAGATTTCTGTTTTTCTAATTTTCCAAGAAAATGTATAATTAACAAACAACTTCCAGGTTGTGGTTTCACTGAATACTGTATTAATGGTCCTGAGAATGTAATACTTTGTTCTCCCAGAAAAATGTTATTAGAAAATAAGAAAGGACAGCATGAAAATGATGTATATCTAGTAGTAAATGAAATGGATAAGGATCCAGATTCTGATAAGGATATTAGTAAAGATACTAAACCAAAAGAATTTGTATTAGTAGAAGAGAAAAAAGATAATTCTGAAATCTATGAAAGACTATATAGAGAGATCGATACTTATACCTATCAAAGATATTTATCAGGTTTACCAGCCAAAATCCTTGTAACCTATGACTCATATAGGATTGTTAAAGATATTCTTGAAAAATTAAGGATTTTTGAAAGATTTGTGACAGTAGTAGATGAATTTCAAAGTATCTTACATGATGCTCGCTTTAAAAGTAATACTGAAATGAGATTTATGGAATATCTTAAACAATCTTCAACAGCATACTTTGTTAGTGCAACTCCTATGATGGATGAGTACCTAGAAATGTTAGATGAATTTAAAGATCTTCCTTATTTTGATTTAGATTGGTATAGTTCAGACTCTAGTAGAGTAATCAAACCAAAATTAGATATTTATCTAATGAGATCAGTTGGTGAAAAAGCTTCAGAAATTATTCAAAAGTATCTTTCAAAAGACTTTGATGAAGTAGTAGTAATGAGAGATGGTCAACCTGTAAAAGTAGTATCAGATGAAGCAGTATTTTATGTAAACAGCGTGAATCATATTATATCTATTATCAAGAAAAATGAATTAACTCCAGAACAGGTAAATATTCTTTGTTCTAGAACTGATGATAATGCTAAAAGAATAAAAAGAAAATTAGGAAAATCTTTTACAATAGGGAAGGTACCTAAGAAAACAGAGAAGCCAAAGATGTTTACCTTCTGTACACGTACTGTTTATTTAGGTGCTGATTTTTATAGTTTATGCGCTAGATCATTTATCTTCAGTGATTCTAATTCAGACTGTTTAGCAGTTGATATTAGTGAAGATTTACCACAAATTTTGGGGAGACAAAGACTATTCAATAATCCTTGGAAAAATAGTGCTACTTTCTATTATCGTACTACTGCAGATTATAGAGAAATGAAAAAAGAAGATTTTCAAGCAATTCTAGATAGAAAAAATAAAGCAACAAATGATTTACTATTATCTTATAAATCTACACCTGATACTGCAAAATTTTCATTAGTTAAGAAATTCGAAGAAGCAGTACAAATTAAAAATTATCTTAACGATTATATAGCAGTCAATCACATAATTAACTCTAATGGAGATATTATCTTAAAACCTGTTATTAATAAACTTGTACTAGTAAATGAAATTAGAGCTTTTCAGATTCAACAAGTAGATTATAGAGATAGATTTAGTGTATTTAGTTCAATTCATTCTAGTTTAACAAAAGATGATATATTAAATAGAGATGTAACAAGATTTTTATGCATTTATGATACATTAACAACTATTTATGATAAACTTAAAATGTTATGTGAATACCCTGTTTCTAGAGAAGTAATAGATTTAGTTTTACAACAAATAATAGATTCTGATGAAGTTAAATCTTACTATTTAGCTCTAAGTCCACAAAAGTTAAAAGCTTTGTCCTATAATTCATCCAGAATAAAGAAAGAACTTGGGATAGTAACATTTAGTCCAGAATTACTTAATAACACAATTCATCAAAATTTTAATCCAGGAGAAAAGTATAGTTTATCAGATCTTAAGACAAAACTAGGAAATTTATACTCCAATATTAATTATACAGCAACTCCAAAGGCTAATGATATTCTTAATTATTTCGAAGTAAAAGAGGTTCAAAATACTATGTTAGTAGATGGAGTAAAGAAACGAATTCGTAGTTATGAATTATTAAAAAGAAAATAACATTAAAAGCCTTATATATGATATTATAAATTAATAAAATATGAAAAAGAAGAGAAGAATATTTGAAGATCATGAACTTACAGATTATTATAAGGATCGAAAAGTATTAATAGAGATTACAAAAAAAAGTTTTTCAGAATCTCATATCACTTACTACATCAATATAGAGTTATTGAGAAATAAGTATCTAAATTATACTGATTATGTAGCTGAACGTAGTATGTGCTTAATAGATCATTCAATTATATCTTGTTCAGAAGATTTAAATGGGTTAATGAGAGTTCTTTTGCAACATAAGTGTAAGAGAGCTAAGAGGTGGTTATTGAAAGTATTATCAAGTTATCCATTTAGAGGAACGGGTCATATTGTAGGAGAGTACATAGATCAGGAGACAGGATTTTTAGATATAGAGAAAGCTGAGAGAGATCAAGAAGAAATTTGGAGAAAAGAGAGTAATTAATTTTACTCTCTTCAATTTATTATTTTTATATAACTAATATGATAATTAAACGAAATTTAATTCAAAAGGAATTTGCAGAAACTAGAACAGATTCATTATACTGCGTGTCCAAATATAATGATGAAATAGGATATGAGTTAATCAAAATGGCAGAATTCTATGATGAAAGGAATAGTAATTTAGAACACTGGATGGAGCAAATAGATGGATTTATTGATAGGATTAAAACTCAAGGAAAACTAGCTGTTCCATCTAATTCACCTCAATACGGATTTATTAAAATTGAAGATAAAGGTGTAATAGAAAGTAAATTAGGATCTGATTTTGTGGAAAAATATGTTGAAGATTCTGCAATAGATTATATAAATAGTCTAAAGAATGATATACTTAAGATGAAAAATTCTGGAGAATTAAAATATGTAGGTGCTATAAAAGCAAGAGGAGGATTTACTTATGACTCAGAAACCTACAGATCATTTTTCAAGTATATCGCTCTTTGTTTAACAGGACAAATGGACTATTCTTATAATAATTTTTGGGAGGATTTACATCTTATATCTAGAACTACAATAAATTTTTCGAAGAGGATAATGAATATGAACGCTGATTATCTATTTAAAATAATCTCAAATTGTTTATATCAACTTAAAGGTTATCCAGATCCAGCAGGTAAATTAGTTAAATATTTGGTTTAGGTTAATAAATCCTTGAAATTCTTATAAATGTAATTAAAAATAAAACAATTATGGAAGAAAGAGAAATTTCTTTGGTTAAGGGAAGACAAATTTCATTAACAAAAGGACTTAAACAGCTTAAAGTAGAAGTTGTTTGGGAAGAAAACAAGAGATCTGTTAGTAGTGATGAAGATTTTGATATTGACCTAATCATAGTAGAATTAGATGAGCGAGGTCGTGCATTATCTCCAGATCATCTAGTTTTCTATGGTAGTCTTGAACAAACAGAGGATTATAAATTTACAGATCCTGAAAGAAGTGTGGTGCATTCAGGTGATGATAGAGACGGCTCTGGAGATGGAGAGGAGTGTATTATTTATCCTGGAAAGCTCAATTCAAGAGTAAAAGATATTGTATTCTTAATTAATATCTATGATTCAACTTCTAGAAAACAAACCTTTAAGATGATTAAGGGTGCGGAAGTTAGAGCTTATGAGGATGGAAAAGATATTGCTAAACTTGTATATCGACTTGATGAAGATTATAAGGATGATACAATCTTAGTCTTTGGAAAAATGACAAGAATTGAAGGTAATAAATTCACTTTTACAGCACTCGGAGAAGGGTCTAATCAAACTTTATTTAAGAGTTTGGTAAAATATGGCCTTAAGTTCAAAGAGTCAGATATTTAATGAAGGCGATTCATTATACATGTTTTTTAGGGAGTACTAGAGGTATATATCAATATTTGATTTTTCCAGAGTTTGAGATTGAGTGGAGTATGGACTATAATACCGATAACTCAGGAATTAAGTATCATCGAGATTTGTTTGAAGCTAGATATAATGATCTTTTAGAGAATATCGATCTAGATAAGATTTCTTTACGATTTCCGGTAGAATCTTTAAAACGTCCTGGAATATATAGTGATAGTATTGTGAATGTTTATAAAAATGCAGGTCCGTTACGATGGTATAATGATTATTCTAAAAGGATTATGTTTGTGATTCATTCACACAAAGCTTTAGGAAATAATTTAGGTCGTTTACTTAGAAATTCTTATGCGGAATGGATAAGTTCTGATTATATCAATGATGATAGTTTCTTTAAAAGTATTATTTCAAAAGATGAAGTAGATTTTTTAAAAGAAACTCCGGAAACACTTCTAGAAATCTTAATAAACCCAGAAACAACTCCTAATTTCGGGATATACTTAGAAATGAAATTATTAAAACAGTTTAATTTAATATAAACAATTATGGAAGAAAGAGAAATTAGCTTAAGAAAAAATGGTACAAGAACAATTAGCCTAAGAAAAAATCAAGAAACAGAAGGTGAAAACTTTGATTATGTTTATGTAGGGCTTAGATGGGCTCCGGCAGTAATCAAAGGTGGAGTAACTGGAAGAAAGACTCATGTTGAAAGAAAGACAGTTAAGACAGGTAACTTCTTTCAAAAACTATTTGGTACAGGTCCATCAGAGATAATCGAAACTGAAGTAGTAGATAATCCTGGAACACTCCGACCTGATAAACAACTTGATATTGATCTTGATGCTAGCGTTGTAATGTTTGATAAGTCTAAGAAACAGTATGATATTGTTTATTACGGACATCAAATTTCTAAAGATGGTTCAGTTGCTAGTTTACTTGGTGATGACTTAACTGGAAAGAATAACTCAAAAGGTGATAATGAGTTAATTCGAATGGAGCTTGGAAAAGTTGCGCCGGAAGTAAAATATATGGCTGTGATTTTGAATATTTATCAGCACATGGGAAGAGATCCTAAAGCGCTTGTATTCGATCATATTCCTTCGGCGACTATGAAGATCTATAGTTCGGATATGAAAGTAACAGATAGTAATAAGATTAATCAACTTAAGACTTTCGCCGACTTCCAGATCGACAATAATCCAGACTTTATTGGTAAGAAAGCATTAGTTCTTGGTACTTTTGTTAGAACTGGAGAAGGAAACTCTTGGAAATTCTCGTTATCAGGAGCAATGACAACTGAAGAAGGAATTCAAGAGATGATTAAAGGTTCAATAAAAGCTGCTCTTAAGGAACTGTAATATAGAATAAAATTAAGAAGAAGATAAATCAAAATATCTTCTTCTTTTTTGTTTGTTCGGGGAGGAGAAAAAAAGAAGACAGGATTTTTGAATGTCCTATCTTCTATATTTTATTAGAGTCCTCTTACTTCAAAACTTGTTTTAACGAACTCTGCTCCACATAATAATCTGGCAAGTGATACTACTTTTGTTGTTAGATTCACTTTTGTAGTTTTTCCAGATTCTACGTTAATTACATCACCTCCTTCAATTGTTGCATCTCCAAGAGGTTTTACATCTTTTATATAACCTAAAGAAAAACAGTCTCCGTTTGTATTCTCTAGGTTTGAAAGATTTAATGTTCCGACTCCTGTATCCATTGTAAGAGGAGCCAGTTTATATTTTCCTGATTGTCTGTAATAGTAATCTAGCGGTTTTCCTTCATTGATCAACTTCGTCTTTCCTTTCGAAGTCTTTAACCTATACACAATTCCTCCGATCACCAATACTGCAATTCCGCCAAAGATCAGTAATTTAACTGTTTTCTTACTTAATCCTTTCTTCTTTTTTTCGTCTTGTTCTTCTTTCATAATCTTTTAATTTTTATTTAATTATTTATACATTAATAAGGCTTTGAGGGGAGAATAAAAAGGAGGGAAATTTTAACCCTCCTCTTCTACTTTAATAATATAACCTCCAAATAAATCTTTATAAGTTTCTTCAAAATCCTTCATTGCTTCTTCGAATTTTCCTTCTCTAAATTTATCTCTCAGTTTTGATTTCTTTGTGATTAACCATCTAGATTGTGTTATGCCATATCTTGCTAACATAACCCATTCTCCATAATTAAATTTGAGTAAACTTTTTCCAGCCGTACATTTAAAAGTAACAGCTATAAATCCAGTATTAAGTGCTACAGCTTCTAAGTGAGTATAAAATAACATTCTTCCGAGTTTTGATCCTTCTATAGTATTTAAATTTACCATAGGGATTACTTTCTTTATTGTTAATTTACCTTCAGATTCATTTATTAGCTTTATTGCCCAACATACTCTTACTAGGATATCTGTTATTAATGCAGCTGGATATGTTGAAAGGTGATATCTAAAATCATATCCTTCCAGGTACATTTTCTCAACTATTCCAAAAATTAATTGTCCATAGTCGCCGAAATTTTCCAGGTATCCAATCACGAAAGTAAACGGCGCTGGTAATCCTCTGGTTCCATTTACATCTGAAAGTTGATGTTTTATTACTAGATTAAATGCATCTACTAATTTTTCAGCAACTCTCTTATTTCCGTCTTTAAAAAATCCTTCCATATCTATTGTTCGAATTTCTCCAGAGTCCATAAAAGTCGCCGTATTTTTCATCGTGTCTTTTATTCCTGTTACTATACCGGCGGGACTAGGATCATGACCTACTCCAGTAATATGATGAAGACTAGGTGATAGTCCTTTAATCTTATGTCCAGCCCTCTCTACAAATTTCTGAGAGTTAACTGATTGATCAAATGTTACTTTAGCCTGTTTTTCAAGTTCTTTCACTGTCTCTTCTGAAAGTTTATTATCGAAGAGACTCTGAATCATTCCCGAAATTCCTGAAACTTTTTCCGGACCACCTCTAAATACCATATCTACCGCAAAACCTACCATTGCTGAACCTATACAAATTAAATGTTCAGTTTGGTCTAAGTCTACTGTATCCTTGAACCTCTGATCTAATGTTTTATAAGATTCTGCCCAGGGATATATACCACTAAAATTCGGTTCTGGGTTTATTTCTTGTTGTGCTGCTAATACTAAGTGCTCAAACTTAGGGAGAATTAGTAATTTTTCCTCTCGAACCATCATCTTATTGTTTAATTCTTCGAGAGCAAATTTTTCTCTTATCTCCATAACGTCTTCATGATAACCTTTAGAAATCAAAACATTTTCTAGAAATGCTACTCTTTGTTCTGCAGATTTCCTTAGATTTATTAGTTGTTGATTATTAAAGGACTGATCTCTTGTAAGTTTATTTATAACCTTACCAGAATTTTCTAAAAATTCTTTCATACCACTTTCCTCCTTTCTTTTCTTGTTCATTAATTTTTTCAATTATTTTCTCGGTTAACGCGTCTCCTTGTTTAACCAATTCTGAAATCTCCCAAATATCTTGTCGATTATCTGATATTGCCATTGATAATCTTATGATATTATCTTCGATTTTTTCACACTGTCTTTTTAGTTCGGCAGTTTCTTCTTTCTTTTTATTTCTTCCAAATAAATCCATAATATTTTAATTTTTTAAGTTATATGTTTCTAGGGTTGTAAAAAGAAAATCTATAAAACTCTACTATATATCAAGTTCTGTAGATTATTCCATACATTAATAAGGCTTTGAAGGGACAAAAAATAAAAACCTACTCATCTTCACAGACTTTCGGTTTTCATCAATTATTAGTGGGATTATAATGTTTCTAATTTACATCCTAATTCCTCTTTCAGCATAAATTCATTAAGCAGATTTATTCTTGTCTTGATTCTCTTAACTAAATCTTGATCAAATATATAACTGCTTAAGTTTTCTGCTCCGATGGATATTGTCGCTAATTGGATCCACTTCGTTAATTCAGTGAGCGATCCATTATAATATACTTTATAAAATCCATCTCTTTCGGTTATCATAGACAATGTTTCAGTTTCTGGAAAGATATTTTTTATTTCTTCCAGAGTTAGTGATAGTCTACAATCTACCCATTTTATGTTATTCTTGGGATTGAATTTTTCTTTGATTTCATCCCAAGTTTTCCATCCTCCTTCATTTAATCCTACTGCTGCTCCATATCTTACTACAGAAAATTCAGCTCTTTTTCTTAGGATTCCTTGAAGTTCAGTTTTTGATACATCATATCCTAATTTTCTCAAATTAGTACACAATGAATCAATATCTACCGCTTTATAGCTATGTTCAACAATTATTCCTGCAGCGTAATAATATAAATCTTCATAGGAATCTTCTTTAATCATTTTCTTATCAATGACTGATTCCTTCATTACTATTGCAGAACTAGTCTTACTTACTAATACTTTCGGTTTTTCTTTACCACTTAAGAGTTTTAAATATTCTCTTTTTGGTTCTTTTCCTGTAATCTTTCTGTATAATTCACAACAGATAGATAAGTCTTTTTCCGCTTCTCTGAATACCAACTTATCATTTCTTCCGTCATAATATACATTTAGCGTTACTGAATGTTTTGATAAACCATTTACCCAAGTTTTTATTTGGATTTGATTTATTCTTTTCACACCTAATACCTTGGCAACATTATTTCCAGTTACTCCGTCACCTCTGTTATATGTAATAGAATAACTTAGCGCTTCCATGATATTGTCTAAGGTGTTTATTCTAATTCTTTCTTCTTTATTCCTTTTCTTCGAGGGAGTAGTTATTTCTTCCGGTTCTTCTTTTATTTCCGGCTCTTTTCTTACTCTTCCCGATTCTTTTACTAATACCTTTTCAAGTATTTTTTCAGTGAAGATTTCAAACTCCTCGTCATTCATAGCTTCTTCATTTTTCAGCTTAATAACAAGTGGAGTTCTTTTTCCTTTCATTTCTTTCTTCACTATATTTAATTCACTGTTCATCCATGTGAATAACAACTCATCAGCTTTTCTCTTGATTAAAGCTTTATCCAAGCTTCTTCCAATTTCACTATGAACTTCGCTAATTAAGTTTTTTACATGTACGTCTGAGATAGTTTTATTTTCTCTAAGTGAATTTAACAGACCTCTTACCAATTTTTCCTGGTAAGCATTTTTTTCTAGTCTTTCCATTTTTATTGTTTTACTTTATTTAACGGCATATTTCACAAACATATACTTCTATGATCGTATAGTCAGGAAATTCCGTTTGATCTTCTTTAACAGTTGTGTTACCAATAATAGTGTAAAGTACATCCTTACGACTAGGAGATAACACTACATCATCTGTTATTGTTTTGTACTTAACTCCAACTTTATCTAATGCGTTCTTATAAGGGACTCCATTCCCTAAAAATCTCATGTTAATTGGAGTATTTTCACTAATTTCTTTTAGTTCTTCAAGAGAGATAGTATAAAATATTACTTTCCCTCCTACTTTAAATACTTCTTCGAACATAGAACTGTGAAAAGTTCTATTAACCGCCCAATACTGACGTTGTTCTTTTTTAACACTTTCTTCCATATTCTTATTTTTAAGTTCTTTTTTGTGTCAATTTCCCATTCTGATAGGCTAAATTTTGAATTTGTCTCAGAAGGGATTTATTTGTTGTTTGGAGATTTTGATTTTCTCCACGGACAATGTCTAACTTTTTTTGGGTTCTATGTGAATTAATTATACTGACAACCGCACATGTTAGACCTATTCCTATAAATGCTAATTTCCAATAATTTTTCTCTTTCTTTTTGTTTTCTTTTTCCATATTCTTTTAAATTCTTTTTACATATATAAGGCTTTCAAGGAATGAAACAAAAACCCCGATCTTCACAGACCAGGGAATTTTTTGATTTAAACAAAACTATCATTAATAAGGCTTTGAGGAGAATAAAAAAGGAAGCTTATAAAAGCTCCCTAAGTTTTTCCATTTTCATTTCACTATCAATTTGATCAAGGCTGATTTCTTCTGCTACTTTTCTAAGTAATTCACAGGTTTTTAAGAAATTTTCAACATCCTTTATAACATTTTCATCAGGACATTTAAATCTTGCAGTGTGTAACAGATCTTTAATTTTCCAAATAAGCATCTCGTGATTTCTTTGAAAATTTATGCAATCTTCACTGTACTTTTTTCTTACTTCCTCTATCCTATCAAAATACTCCTTTTTGAAGTCATTCCTCGTTTTCTCTAATGAATTGAAAGTTCCATTTTTGTACTCTTTGTATTTCTCGAAGAAATATTCTCTTTTAATTTTCCCCGATTTTTCTTCATAATCTCCTTGCTTAGCTAAAAACAAGTTGTGATTTATTGTCTCTACCCTCATTAATTCCATGAGACGTAAACAAATTTCTTCTTTTTCCATATCTGTTTTCTTTTAAGTTTATAATACACTTATAAGGCTTTTAAGTTATATAAGACATAGTGAAGAGAATACTTAAATAAAACAGAATCATAATATTTATTCATATATTTGTAATCTTCCAAGAAAGTCTTTCGATCCATCTTATATGGTGAAATTTGTTTAGGATTAGGAATTAGGTACTTGATATACTTACCTTTCTTAATCTTTTTCTCATGAAGTCTAAGTTCCTCAAGTTTTAATATATATGGTCGAAAAGATATCCAGTACCTAAATTGTTTAATTCCAAATCTCTTATATTGTCCTCCTCGATTACTAACTTTTAAGACCATATCGAAGAGTATTCCCTTTTTAATTCTGTTATCTAGAATATTAAGTACTTTTTCTGGATCCTCCCAATGAGATCCTATAGTATCCATCATATGTTTTTTAGATCTGAATGGAAATTTTATGGGAATTATTATTTCTTGTTCGTTCCAAATCGAATATGGCGAGTTTATATAAATTTCTTTCATAACATATATAAGGAAAATAAAGGGAAGAACTTATAATCGTTCTTCCCCATTATATTATCTTTCGAAAAATCCTGGAGCGCTAACTTGTTGATTAAAGTTTCCAGATTCACCCAATCTCTGAGTTTTCTTTTCAAGCATCTGTAATCTTTCTTCGTAGTCAGTTCCATTATTTTCAAGAGTTGTAATCTTACCATTAATCTGTGTGATACTAGTATTAATCTTACCTATTTCAGTAGTTAGGTTAGTATTTACCTCTTCTATTTTTGTAGTTAGATTAGTTCCTAGTTCAGTTATTTTATCAGTAAGTGTTTTCTCTAATGTCTCTATCGTCTCCTTGAGTTTTTCATTTTCTGCTTCAAGTGCTGAAATATTATTCTCTAGGTCTTGAATGATAGTAGTTAGAGTTTTATTACTAGAATCAATTACTGCATTAGTTGTTGTTTGCAGAAATATATCTTCTCCGTTTTTTATTAATTTTGAAATCATACCTTTCTAAGTTTTGCAATTTCAGCCTCAAGTTCTTTTATCTTAGACTCAAGTTCATTAAGTTTTTCTTCTTCTGGATCAGGGGTTGCTACTTTAAATACTGCTGCTTTTCCATTAGCTTGGAAGAAACCATTAGGAGCATTAACTTTACTAAATATAACAGCATCAGTAGTATCAATCTTAAGATGTCCACGATTAGTTTCATGAGGATTATCTCTTCTAGCAATGTGAGCGTTCATAGCTGCCTCTACTTCATCAATTCTCTTATTTAATTCAGCATCAGCGGCTTCACGTTCTTCTCTTTCATTTTCAAGCTCTTCCTGCCAATCGTATGTTCCATCACTTGGGCCTACTCTAAGTGATGGGTTACTACTGCTGGAAATTCTTACACGAGGAGTTAATAGTTGTGCCGAAGATGTTTTTTCGCTAACGGCACTAATAACTTCTTCCTCGTGAGTTTCTTCATCAGCAGAAATATCACTCATCATTATTCCTTCCAAGGCCATTTTTCCTGCAGATCCAACAGACATAAAGAATCCATTAGCTGTAACTTTAGAGAATGTAACTTCATCACTTTCTCCAACACTAAGCTGTTCACGAGTTACATTATGAGGATTATTTTTGTCTTGGATATGAGCATTAAGTTTATCCCAAAGATCGTCAATTCTCTTATTTATTGCTTCATCTGCTTCTTTTCTTTTATTTCTTTCTTCGGATATATCTTCACCCCAAGCAACTATTTTATCGATTTCAAGAAGAATTTGATAAGCTACTTTTGCAGATATTCCCCAGTTATCCCATTCAGTAGGTACTTCTAAGATTGTAGCTGGTCTCATTAATTCTTCTATAGTTCGAATCAAATCACGTCCAATACTTTTCTCTACAATAATACCATCATTCTTAACAATAAATGCAGTTCTTCTAAATTCATCTACATAAATAATATCATTCCAAATTGGATCTGATGCTGTCCAAGAAAAATCATTAGGATCACTAGAAGTTACAACAGCTACTTTGTTTCGATAAGCATTGTATACTGTATTATTTTCTTTATATTTATAATATTCAGATATATAATACTTTTGATCCTTTTCAGTTACCTGTGGATGATCCCATTTTAAAGCTTCAGATTGAAATGAATTTGGAGTGTCAGCAGTTACTGGTTTACCTTCACTATCGATTTTACTAGGTTTTCCATTTAAATATACAAAGTATGCTGCTGGGTCTAAAGGATCTTCACAGAAGTCATCAGGAAACATGGCTACAAGAGATTCTACATATTTTCCAGGATATTCTAGAAGATCATTTGGTATTTTTCCAGTATCATCTACAGTAACTAAACCATGGATTGGAATACTATTATCATTTCCATCTACTACGCCATCTTCATTAGTATCTACTTTAACTGTAGTAGATGAGTTCTTATTTAAAAATGCTAATGCTAATTCTTGATAGATACCTCTAGCTCTACCTACTAGAATTTTTTCAATAGCATTTTTATCATCTGCATTATTCGGATCTAAGTATGTGTAATCTCCATTTTCTTCAGTATCATGAACTTCTGCAATAAAAGCCATATCATTTTCGAGATCACTTAACTTTGTAGGAAGATATCCAGGAGCCCATTTTCTAAACTTATAGGGATAAACTTCTCTTTCAATTGGATCAGTAATAGAACTAGGTATCGAAGCCCCATCTTTTATACTACTATCATAATAAAATTCAACTGCAGATCCTGAAGAACTACTTGATTCTACAACTCTTACTATACAGCCATCTTCAAGTCTTCCTTTTGGAATAGCTTTGAGATCTTCTATTGTTCTAACACTTTTCCAACCACCTTTTCCATAAATTGCTTCATGGGTAGGGTATGTATCTTGATCAGTATAAGGAACTATAGGAGCTGAAACATTTATACCTTTTTTATTTTTTTCCATATTATTTAAATTCTATATTTAAAACTCCTGTTTGAGGATAATCAAATACTATTACAGAATAATCTTCTTTACCAAATTCACAAGAGAAAGCATTATTTTCCATATTTCCAGTAAGAAGTCTTATAGGATTTTCATTTTCATTAACCTCTCCATATATTTCAGTAGGAATCATATAATATACATATAATCCTGAAGTATAGTCATTACCCTCATCATCTACACTACAGTCTACATCATCTAAAACAATTGAACGTTCTTTAGATAAACTTCTATTTCCATAAGTTTTTCCATTAATTACTATTTTACTAATATCATTTGTCTTAGATTTACCCCAAATTCTAGAATTAATAAATTCATAAGTAATATCTTTAGAGATACTAACAGATCCAATAGAATCTGATGAACTATCATTACCATACAGGACAGATAAAGTAATTACAGTATCTCTTGAAATATTTTGATTATAAATCCATACCCAAGTGTATTCATCTTCACTAGGATTATTCATTCCTCCGGAAAAAAGACTTCCATTTATATATATGCTTACGCTAACGTCTTCTCTTTTTAATTTCATCCCATTATACCAAACTTCCCAAGCAAAAGAAGGTTGTATTCTAGTTCCATTTTCATAAAGACCACCACTTATTGTTGGGTTACCTGAAATTGTATAATCTGGAAGTAATCGTATCTCTAGAACTGTTCCAAGGCTATGTATAATATCTTGAATTCTTTCATTTAATCCGTTTAATGCATTTGTTACAGCATTTTGAGACATAACATCATCCTCAGATGAACCTGTGGTTTGAAGTACATTAATACCACCTCGAATTCTGAAAAAGCCCGTAATTGAATCTTTTTCTACATCTTTGTAATAGGTATACCATTTTCCATCTACAAATACTTCAAATCCATCAGGAATAGGGTATTTATCATAATCCCATGTTCCTAATTCTCCTATTCCACTAACTATACCTTGTCTTTTATCTAGGAATACTTTAGCGGGTAATAAAAAATTTGAACCTATTTTATTTGCCATAATTTATTTTATTTATTAATATTTTCCACCGCTTATATTCTTAGCAGCTATAGACATATTAGAATCAGTTACAATACTAGAATTATCAACATTGACTCTAATTTCTGTACTACCATCTTCAAGCTGTACTAAATTAATTCCAGGACCACCAACAAAGCCTTCACGTATTGACAATCCTTTAATAATTTGTTCAAGTTTTCCAAGAGTATTGTAATTTATACTAGCTCCGCCTAAAATCTCTTGTCTTAAATTTTCTAGGTCAGTTACGGTTACACTAGAATCTTCTGTAGATGTTCCTTCGAAGAGTGTTGGTAATGAGAATGAGAAAACTTGTTGAAAATTATTATAATTCAATGCAACATCTTTTATATAAACATTATAATCAATATCATTTACTTTACAAGATTCTATCGAATAATCAGTTATATGATTCATCCCAGAAGTTGTATCGTAAATACTCATAAGATTTCCATATAGTTTTGGATATGCAAATGCTATTTTTTGTGAATTAAGATCTCCTTGGAAAGTAACAATTGATTTCTCATTTCCAACTACAGTATTTTCAAGAGAATTTAAAGCAGCTTCTGTTATATTCCATCCACTTTCAGGAATTTGTCCATAGTAGAAATTATAACCAAACTTAACTGTGTAGTATGAAGTTGCAGTTCTTATGATTCCTGTATCTGGATCTGTATACTTAACAGACAATCTATATTCTGTTGTATCTGTAAGACCTAAAACTGTATACCTATTACTTTCAGGGAGAGTTATTTGTGTGCCATTTAGCTCTAAGATACAATCATTAGTAACTTCGTATGTATTTGTTTCTCCAGTTTTTGTATCTATATCAGGAATAGTTACTCTGATTAAGAAGTTAACAGCGGTTCTAATTCCTGTTTGATAAAGAGGAGTAGTACCATCATCTTGTCTGTTAGAGTCGTAAAAACTAACTCTTAATGGAAATGTAGCTGAATGGTTTTTATAAGTTAACTTCTTAATTTCTTCTAGACTTTTAAGAGCATCTTGAATATTAACATCCCAACCAGAGATCATTTCATTAATTTCTGACTTAGTATAGAAATCGTCTTCCCGTTTTAATACTCCATCACGATAAAACCATCTGTATTTATCTTCTATATTACTAAAAATGAAAGGACCACCAGTTATAGGTTCTATTTGTCTAACCCCACCAGTTTCGTATACATAATTCCAAACCCCATCTTCATCCTTGTAAAGATATAATTCTCCATGTACAAGAAGAGATATGTCTGGGAGCTCAGTTACTACATCTCGAACTAAATCTAATCCGCCAAGTGTAACAACCTGATAACAGTCTTCTCCTATTCCATTTTTAATACCTAGAGCGAATATAGTATCTGTTTCTGTTTGTTCGGAATTAGAATAATATCTAACCATAACAGGCTCTCCGACTAAGAATTCATGTTGATTTAATCTTAATCTTGCTATACTTCTATCTCGTTCTATGTATTTGCTTCTGGAAATTTGTATTTGAAAAGAATTTAAACTACTCATAATTATTTATTTATAATTGAATAAAATAATAAAAGAATAGACTTAGTTTTATAATTTTTCTAAGTCTATTCTCATAATTTAGGTTTTGAAGCTTTCAGAAGAGAATTTCTGTTATTTAATTTTGATAATTCGGAAAGATTCAACTAATTCTGCAGTAGACCAAATAATAGAAACTTTATGATCTTTATCCATATAAAATTCAATAGGATTATTAAGAATACCTAGATCATAGAATTTACCATCAATACTTACTAAAGCATCTGGATATTGTGATTTAAGTTCTTCACTAGGAGTAATAGTAACTTTAACCACTTCTTTATCACCAGTCAAACCATATTTATTGACTTCGTAATTAGGATATACAGGTTCTAAAACTGCAGCACTCTTATTTTCACTATCGAATTCATACCAAGTACTTTCATCATCTCCTAACCAAGGACCTTCAATTTTATAGACCTGATAAAATCTACTAGGAATAATATCTTTTCCATACTTACCCCAAGTAGCATCTTCATAAATTTTAACTTCTTCGTTCATAAATTTTTGTTTTTATTGTTATTTATTTTATTCATAATTATAACCACTTGTTTCTATCGGGCGACTTTGATAGAATTAAGGCATTTATTCGTGGTATATAATTATAAGTAGCAGTTTTCTTAATTTCTTCTACATTCAACTCTATATTAGATTCATTTATCCACTCCAGGATGATTAATCCAATAGGTTGATTTATTCCAGGAATACTAATAAATATTTGTCTTTTAGAACCATCTCTACTATTTACTAATTCGTATATCCCAGGGTATTTTTCCATAAATACGCTATCCCTTGGACCATCACAGTATACAATTTCTCCAAACTTAATATCTTCATAGATACTAGTAATCAATCCAGTATTTATATTTTTATACTGTTCTGGATCTATGGAAGGTACAGCAAAACCATTATCTTGTTGGAGAAGTTCTACGTATTTGAAGGGAATAGATACTAGATTTTCTTTAGAATTATGATATTCGAAGTATAGTATTCTATCAGCTCTAGAATTACTTCTGAACTCTGTAAGGAGAGGTTTTAATTCTGCTAATAACTGATCTCTAAGTTCCATTTTCTCAGAATGTATCTTATCAGAAATCTCAGAATATATTTCTATAGTATCCTTTATTATAGTTTTATAATTAAATATAGCTAAGACCAAACAGAAAATAAAAATATATTTCACGAACTTTGAAAATCCTATAGTTTTATCTATCTCTGTTATAGCCTCAACAAATTCTTTTAAAGATAGTTTCATGATTTATTATATTGCAAATTGAGTTAACCTAATCTCTCCTGATTCTATAATACTTGTCTTTTTTGTTATTGGATCTAGATTAGTAATTTTTAAGACTATTACTGAACTTAACTCTTTTCCAGTAGTATTAGCAGAATATATTAATCTTTTATTTAGTTGATCTACTCTAAATTCTAGTCCATTACTTTCTTTTACCAAAATTTCAATTACAGGCAGAGATGTTATATCTATTTTAACTTTTTCTTTTATTTTTGAAATATTATAATCATTTATCAATCTATACATATCACATTCTAATGTTCCTAATAGATTTATATACCCTCCAGATTTCTTAAGACTACTAGTATCTTCTAATGCTGAAAACGATAGAATAGATGTAATTTGCCTAATCACAGAATTATTGTATATCTTCTCACCGGATATATTATTATATAAGAATGAGCTGCTATGTCCACTCGTTTTCTTATTTCTTACATATTTATAGTAAGATTTTTTTGTTACTATTTTTTCTTCAGGAGAGGTAAAAATATTAACTCCATAATCAATACCTATACCTTCCAAGAATACAGTATCACTATCAGCTATTGTTTCAATGTTTGCTTCTGTATATTCTGGAAAAGATAATTCAAAAAGATTAGACGATATATTTAAATCTAATTTATTGAACTTAATTATTTTTCTTTCAGCAGCCTCTAGTTCTGTTATTATAAATGCTATTCTTTCTGTTCGATCTGGATATATACCATAGCAATAAATAAAACAATATTCTGAACTAGGTTCAACTAAAGCTGCTTTTTCTTCTTCTGGGATATCAATGTTAATTTTTAAGAGTTTTTTATTGCTATCCCAGATTGAATTTAGAGGATATTCTGAGGTTTTTCTAACATCATTATACAGATAGGATCCTGAAAATAATTTCTCCATGAATTCTTCTCCAACTGTATATGAATTATAAATTGTTCCTATTACATATTTGGTTATCTTTAATGTGTTATCTATCCTTCTTATACTCTCTAAGAATTCCTTTTCAAAAATAACTCTCATAATTTTATATATAATTTAAGTATCCATCTTCATCAATGTAATATAGTAGTCCAGAGATAGATGCTATAATTTTTGGTACTTCTGTTTTGAGAGATGCTTTAAAATAGCTTCTTCTAAATCCTGTAAGAATAGTTCCAAATATACCTGTTGGGTTATTTCGATGAATTACTAATATTTTTCCCTCATTATAATATCCCTTATATTTTTCAAACTCTTCATCCTTACTAACTAATATTCCAAGTTCCTCTGAGTACTCTAATTCTGAATTTCTTGATATTGCTCTAGCTCTTTCTGTATAATAACTAATTCCTGGTTCATAGTAGATAGTATAATAATCTAACCCCAGATCTTCATCTACTGTATGAATCATTAAAAGACTATTATTAATTAGTATCGGACTTTCATCTGTATTTACTGTATATACTAATCTATCAATACAACTATAGATATGAAAATCTTTTTGTGAGGATTGTTTATTTTTAAAAACATACCAATCTCCAACTTTCTTGATAATATTGATATTTGTGTATTTAGTATAATCAGTTAAATTTAAAAAAGTGCTATTAATGCTAGGAATGTAGTTAGTAATACTTTTATTAGAAATATTTCCAGGAATAGATATAATTCTACTTCTAGGATCAAGAGTATCTAAAAAGAAATTTTGATAATCTGTTGAGATCCATTGACTTTTCTCTGTATCATATAATTCAAGAATACTAGGATAATTAGTTCCAATAGTAATTATAAATCTCCCAGAAAAATAGAATATTTCTTGATTACTTTTCATATCCTCGAAAATAGAATAGTCTGCTCCTGATGAAGTCGTATATACTTCAGGATTACCAAATCTTGTCTTTTTTACCAAAGATTTAATAGAATATTTATTACCTGTCCAAGAATATAATACAATATCTTTTCCATAAAATCCAATTTGATGATTTTTATAATTATGTGAGTAAGGATCTATATTAACATCATGATTCAGATTGATTTTATGAAAACCAGTACTATTTCCAATACCATAATCCAAGAGAAGATTCATTTGTTCATTATCTTGAATATGGTATACATGAGAAGTATATCTAGGGTAATTATCAGTTCCTAGGTCCTGCTTTATAGTTTTCGCTCCAGGGTAGTTATATAAATTTATATCATCTAAGAAGTTTTTCCCAGTTGTTGAATTATTCTTTAGTTGATCCAAAGAATTACTAAGATTTATCTGGATTTGACTAGATATACTAGAATCTAAAGATACATAAATATTTATATTACTACCCTTTCCTTGAGGATTTAAAAATTCTGTATAACCAATAGGAGTATTATCTATTACACTCATATAAATTATTACAGTAAATCCAGAAGGAAGATTATTTTTGTATTTAAACGGTTCTTTAGAAGTAGTTCGACTTAATCTAATATAATTACCACCAGAGGAAGTAAGCAGGCTAGAGTAAACTTGTTTAATATTATAGAGAGATATTTTTGGTAACTTAGGATCCCAATCATCATTTTTATTATATAGTATTACTTCTAAGCTATTGGATATATTACTAGAATTTCCAATAACATAAGTACTATATCCTGTGTTATAATTTTCCATAAGTTATTGTACAATTACTAATAATACATTCATCTATGTCAGTTGATTTAGATACAACTCTAATAATATTATTAATACATTCAATTACAATATCAGATCCAATTTCTTCTATATAGTCTTTAGAAACTAATTCTCCTTGTTTATTATATCTAGGTCCTGAAAATGTTGTTTCTTTGGAATATAACTTTTCGTTACCTACTAAAATTAATTTTTCTTTATCTTCAGGATCCTCAACATACTTAGTTTCATACTTAGAATATTGAATTCCAAGATCAATTTTGGTAGAAACTTCAGGACTAACGGAATAATTCATTAGTTCTGTTAAATCTACTGTATTGGTATAAATATCAGAATTGAATGGTATAACATCGATAGTAATAGAATTGTTTAGAATATCAACCACATTTTTTGAAGTACTATACAAATAAATTTCGTTATTATTCATACTATTATATAAGTTATATATTTCTTTTAAGTAATTATTTTTATTATTCTTGAGGTAATCTAGATATGAATTAAATTGAGTTTTTTCTTCTTCAGTTAATTCATATTTATCAATTTCAATACTTCTTGTATCTTCATCAACCTCATTTATTATTCCAGAACCTTTAGAATAATCATCAATACATACTCGTAGATTCCCTTCTGAGCCATCTTTACCTGGGATAACAAACCTCCGATTAGTTACATTCCAATCTCTGAGTTTTAATTTATTACTTAACTCAGATATTCTGGTCATTCTATAATTTGAATCATTACATACTAATGCTCGATTATTTCCGGTTAAGTAAAATTCCTTCTCATTTTCTTGTCCTGTTACTTGTGATATAGAAATATTATCGGAAGTAGTGGTTATTAATTCTATCTTTTTCATTTCTTGTACTTATCTCTATAAAATATATTCACTATGTTTCCACTAGTCACATAAAGTCTGACAATTTCTCCTTTATTTCCTTCTGTTTTTCCAGGAACTATAACAAGAGCGCTACTATCTGTTAAGTAATAACTAGAAATTGCATCATGACTCATATAGGCGTCAAGAAGATCTACAGAAATTGTTGTATTTGTATTATTTTCCTGTGTAATTACTGTAAGAATAAATGACTCCTTATCAAATCCAGATACAGGAAGGTAGTTATCTTTTGTATTATCAGTACATTGAAATTCTATTACATTAGCTGTTTCTGGAATTGGATATTCTTTAAAACGGAAATTATTTACTAATGATTTTTCTAAGTTATTTAATTCTTCGATTTTATCTAGGTAAAGTTTTTCAAGTTTTTTTATATTTTCCATCCAATCTTTATCAATACTACTAGGTAACCAAGAAGTAACGCTATCAAAAGTATTCTGATCTCCATTATTATAACCTTTTCCGTATCTATATCTAACAACTGAACCCATAGGATCTATTAATTCTTGAAGTCTATAAATAGAATCTGAGTTAGGTTCATTAGTATAAGTGTATTGTCGTAGAATTACATAATTAGCGTCTTCTGGATAAATATCAGAAGCATCATTAAATATAACCTCACTTATTTCTGGAAGATTTCTTGATATCTTAAATACAGCATTATTAATTTCTGGAGAGATTAAGATCATTGATAAGATATTTTTAGAGTCAATTCCAGTTCCGTTCAGAAAATCAGATAACTCGGAAGAAATAGATAATGAATCATCTCCAGAATTAAGATAAACATATTCAGAAATTATACCTTTTTCATCAAATCCTATCATGTATGTGGATAAAATTTGAGATAGAAGGTGTGCAGTAATTAATTTATCTTCTTTGCCTTGTTCTTCTTCTGAATGATTTATATAATTAAAATACTCTTCTATGTTATTTAATTTATCTCCTAAGTATGGTGAATAATTATCAGAACTCTCTTCAGGAATAACACCAGAAACAGTATTATTTGTTTTATTAGTTGGATTTTTAGCTGTACAGATATAGATAGTATTTCCATAAACAACAAAATCCCCTTTCTCATATTCAGTTTCTTCTGAATACAAAAACAGTCCTTGAACGTGTGTATTATTTAGTATCATATTATCTCTTTATAAGTTTTATGGTTGTATTATAATATATATTCATTAACTTCAAGGTATATTCTCCTTCTTCTGGAGTATTTATATTTGCAGACTTGAGTGATACCTGAGATGGACCAAAACTTTGAATACTTCCATTTGCTGTAAATTTATTAATAGTTAATGAATTTTTTTGAGAGTCTTCTATAATAACTTTTTCCAAGTTACTATTTGGATAATCTTCAGAAATAAACTTAAATACAGCATTACCTCCAGAATTTATCTTTAATGAATTATTAGATACTTCAAACCCAAAGAACTCTATAATACTAATAGTTACTCGTTTACTACTAAGTTCTAATGTAAGAGTAGCAGCCGAGAAATTAACTTCAGGAATCACAATACTATTAACGGTATTGATTTGTTCCGGATAATATATTTCTGGTGCATCTGGATCTCCATTTTCATATTTTGCTAAGACTCTTGAAATAATATACCCTGAAAGTTCTGGTATTCTAATTTCTGCTCTCTGATTAATTAGGACATCTACTTTACCATCTTCTTGTATATAAGGATCGTATTTAGTTTCATCACCTATAATTAATTCAGATACTATAAAGTTATTTTCTCCAAATTTTCTTTTCCATTCACCATAATCATATACATCACTTTCTCCAGATATCATAGCTTTCAAGATTATATAAGATCCTGTATATTTTAGGTTGAAGATTAGATGATTCGTTTTTAGAACCTCTTCCCAATTAGTTACTGTTATTAGGTTATTTGGAATATTATAATTAAAGTTATTACTTGGTGGAAATGGAATTAAATCTTTCACATCAAGTAGACATGGTATATCTTCATTCAAAACATATCCAGGATTAGGATATATTTTAAAATCAATAGGAGTTTTGACAGAAGGGATAGATATTATTCCAATAGGGTTGCAAGTTCCTCCGATTTCTGGGGTTACTGATACAACTATTCTAATTGGTTTATTTATATTTAGAAACTCTGAAAGAATCCACTTAGATGAAAGCGCCGGATTATTATTAAAGTTATTATCTGATACTGATTCCCAAACTTTTCCACCTAGAATTACTTTATCTCCAATTTTATATGTAGTAAAAGGAAAGTACTTAGGATAATCTCCAGCTCCTTTATACATCTCAATTAATCCTCGTTTATTTCCTAGAATTAATAATCTATTGTCTTCTATCTTCTCATTTCCTAAGAGAGTACTAGAATTTGCATCAATTAGAACCTCTGGAACATCTTCAACAGTCTCTATTATCCCAACTGAATCTATTGTAGACCAGTATTCATCATTTCTAAGAAGATACTTATTCATATTTCTGTTAGGATTTGTACTATCTACCCATGATTTATAAGATAGATTTACACTCTCCACCTCAGAGTTATTAGAAATTAGCATCCAAATCATCTTCTCTCCAGTAACTTCATCAAGGAGTTCCTTTTCGCTTACTAAATCCTCGCCGCTTATAGTCTCGTCTGGTTGTCCTAAAATTAATATAAAGTTAGGAGTAGAAGTAGGTTTAATTCCAGCGGCGGCCATTGAATCAGTATCTATAAAGTCACTACCTCTAGAGTTGTTATTATTTTTATCGATTATTCCCTCATATAACTCCAGACGTTTAATTCCAGCGGCGGCCTTAAAAAGAGCGAATACCTGATTGGATATTATAGTAGTTCCGAAATATCTATCATTTTCTTCTGTTAAATTTTCTCTAGAGGATGTTGGGAATATTATTGATTCTATTTTTTCTAGGGAATTTGATGTTTCTCCGATTTCTTTCAGGGTTTTTTCTCCTAGATAATTTACTAAAAATTTATCATTAAACTTATCTTTAGTGATATCATACGAAAAGTCATACTCACTAAAGTCTCTATTGTAAAGTAAAGAACTGTTAGATCTGTACTGAACTTTACTGTATTCACGGTTATCTAGGTCATCTTGACTGTAAAACACTACTGTTCCGATATCCGTAAAATTGTTATTATTGATAATCAATTTCATAGGGCATTACTGTCATTTTGTTATAGCTTCTTAAGTTTGCTCCAATATAATTCTGGAACTTACTTTGAATAGTTAGATCTATACTTCCAGAACCTATATTAGTATTAAGTCTGGTATAATATATAAGTGCATCTAAAAATTTCTTAAGAAGTTCGTAAAATAAGCTTTCATTTTCTACACTTAAGTTCTCAAAGTTTACTGTTATTTCTCCTGAGTCATATATAATCTCTCCATCAAAATCTAAAGGAAGATACTGTATCATATAATTAAATACTTGAATAGTTCCTTTTACACTATAAAATAATTTACTAAGATAGTTTATAACCTCTTCGTAATCTTGATTATCTGGGAGACTTGATTTTGGAATACATAATCTCAAGAAATTTTTCACCGGATCACTTCCAGAATAAATATAATAATCATCAAATGAACCTTGTTGAGTTGAAACTACTGAAGAATATTGTTCCTCGTAATCTTCAATCATTCTATAAAGCTGATCTATGATTTCTATATTTCTTAAGTGTTTAGGTATATATATTTTCATGATTCTATAACTGAATTAATAATGTAGTTAATTGAGAAATATACAACATTCCCTTCTCCATATACAATCTCAGGAGAAACTACAGAACCATCTTCATTAGTATAAGTTATTTCCATGTCAATTATTCTCTTTACGTTAGATATTTTACTTATAAGAGATTTTATTTCTTCTGTTAACTCTGGAAATTTAATATTGAACTTATTACTATAATTATCCAAGATATCACCAACTTCTGAATCTATACTACTATTTTGATATATCTCTACATCTAAGTTAAAGATAGCTGTATATTGAGATCCTCTTTCTATAGTAATTTTATCAGTTATATAGTAAGCTCCTTTAGTCTCAATGAAATTAGTTTTTTCATCTTCTGTTAGAATTGTAGAATTAGAGTATGGAACATAGTAGATAGTGATAGAATTACTTTGTGCTGAACTACTAAATCTATAAGTTGTTCCACCTGAAATAATTTTATTTGGATAAGTTTCTTCAAGTACAGTACCGATATCAGAATTACTACGTAGGATTGAATTTACATATCTATCACGATTAGCTTTGTAATGAATAGTAATTAAGTTATCTCTATCAACTTCAGACATACTAGCAAGACCAGTTCCTAAGATTTCATAATTTCGTCCACTCAACCAAAAAGGATCAAATTCTACCATCTCAGCTCCACGAATATTAAGCTTTTTTAATTCTGAAGTATTATACCCCGAGAGTGTTGAAAATTTATAATAAAGAGCTTCTATTATTGTATTTGCTGGAGTCTGTGTTTCTTCTCTTTCCATTACTGTTCTAAAAATATCTGCTACATAAAGTCTAGAACCAAATCCAGGAAGAGTAAGATCAAAGATACTACCATCTAATATATGTCCTGAAAATAATCTAGTTGTTGAGAAGAAATTATCATTAACTTTAACCCAAAAATCATCAGAGAGATCATTTTCTAGACAATTAACATAATAAGTATTGTTTTGATTTAAGACCCACTTTCTAGAAACAGTTTCTTTTGCAATTAGACATATAATAGTATAAGTATCAGTATCATTCACGGCCGGAGACATTGTAATTGGAGAATATACAAAACCTTCGTCTCCAGCTATATCTTTATCATTTCCATAACCTCCCGGCCGTGTATAATTTTTATCATAATACCCTAAGTAATAAGCCTTAAAACTATTAGAACTTATAATTTCATCATAGATATTAAAACTTAAATACTTAGTGGGTTTTATATTAAGAATTACGCGAGGACAACTACCACGAAACACCGAATACATATCATCTACACAATGTTGAATCTTTGAATTGATAAGTGTAGATTTCTCAAGAGATGCTTCTTGTGCATAGGCTATGTTTTCTACTTCACTAATAAAAGATGCATTAGCTAACATCTGAGATAAAATCTCTACAGAATCTCCGGTAATATTAAGTTTATTAGCTATTCCTCTATAAATATCTATATAATCTTGTAATGATTTCATAATAATTATCCTGTTGTTTCATTTATATCAACTAGTATATCATCAGACTCTACCTGATTAACACTTATTACTAGTTTTACTTTTGTTTCATCTATTAAGTCGAGTGAAACAATTTTTATATCAAGTGTTTTTGTAAATTTCTCTTTTATTTTTGTTATTAACTGTTCTACCCTACCAGTAATTTCAGATGCTAAATCTTTTTTCTTGGTATTAGTAAAAATAAAGTTAAATCCAATTTTAGATGCTCCTGGAATATCCTTTGGCCAGATATTTAAGTAGAGTTTGAAAAGATCTATAATATAATACTCCACTTGATTTGTTATTTGACCTGTTGAAAGTAGGTAATTCATAATCTTGATTTATAATTTTTACAATTATTACATTTAACTGTAGGATCATCATCATTGAGAGCTACAAATTTACTACAGTTAGATGCTGATATATTCGTAAGATCTAAATCTTTTGGAGAAAAAGCAGAACAATTTGCTGCACTTAAGTCAGGAATAGGTATTGGTATTTCTATTTCAGGAATAGGAAGATCATCAATGATATCACCAACATTAGCTCCAACTAGTGCAATTAATGGTTTAGCAACTGCCTGTGTAGTTTCTACAATACTCATTACAGATCCAACAACCGGTATAGTTCCCATAAGAGATTTTAATCCTAGTTTACTTACCTTAGCATCAACTCTATCATAAACTGCACTAAGATTATCTCCTTCAGCTTTAAGTTGTTGAAGTAATGGAGGAGCTAATTGAGCAGAAACGCCAGGACCCATAGGAGTTACGGAAATCAATGCTGGAGGAACCATTGCAATTCTCGCAGCAAATTGAGCTGTTCCTACTGAAAGATGACCTAAATCTTGTCCAAGCTCATTGAAATCTTCTATCATCTGATTATACATCTGACCAAGTTTTTCATTAGCTTTATCCAACATTTCCTCCCCTCTCTTCTTCATATCCTCCTTAGCATTATCTAGAGTTTCTTTATATTTCTTTTTTGCTTCAGGATCTTTTATTTCATTAGATTCATCCTTAAACTCAGGAAGAGAATCTTGATATTTCTTTAATGATATTGATTGAGCTGCTTTAGCAGACAATGCACTTAATAAATTTTTCATAATATATCAACTCTCTAATAATATAGTATCTGATGTAGGTATAGGAGATCCTGGAGTTAAGAAAGTAGGAGATAATACAAAAGGTCCGAGAGCTGTATGTCCTCCCGCTACTACTTTACCCTTTACTGTTAATGTTCCAGGACCTTTAAGTGTAATATCAGATCCTTTAACTACTGCAGATCCAACTAATTCTACATTTGTTTTTCCATTTATAGTAACATCACAATTTTTTCCTATATTGATAGTTACATTAGATCTCATATTAATATCCATGTTTCCATCTTTATCTATAGTCACCCAATCGGTTGGTTCAGGTCTAGGATTATTATCTGGATCATTATACTCAGTTCCTGGATCAAAAATAGCAACCCTTATATAATCAGGTGTAATATCTACCATTTTTCCATTACTTCTAAAACCTATATAATCATTTTCTTTTATTTTTTGATATAAGTAATAACTCTGAAATACTGGATCAAGACACTTAAGAAATACAAAATCGCCTACTCTTGGCTCATCTACTTCTCCTCTAAATGGAAATGCCTTAACTCCCGATTTTATTCCTGGGATATCCACCTTTATTTCATACAATACTTTATCTAAAACTTCTACAATTGTTCCAGTATAGTATAAATCTGCTTCTTTCATATTTTTCTATTTAATTTGTTGGATCTACAATTGGTAATATTTCTTCTTTCTCTTCTACACCTGATAACAATGAAGTCCAAGAAAAATTCTCTCCATCAGGGCCTACAAAATCAGAACCTTCAATAGCCATAAACAGTTCATTAGATCGAACTAGGAATAATTTAAATGGTAATTCTGATTCTTGCTCCTCACGTTTATACTTCAAAATATCACCAAGTTTATATTTAGGCATATTAAAGTCTTTTATTCTAAATGCAGTGAAGAAATCAGAATTCATATACCCTAAGTTTCTCCAATAATTATGCATAAGTTGTTCAAAATCTTTTCCTACAATCGTATAGTCTTCATAAAACTGAAGAGTTCTAGAATTTTTAGGTTGAAGATCTGTATAATCATCTGTACTATTATTTGCTTGCTCTCCATTATTCTCATCTCCTTTAACTGGTTCCCATGGATTAGTTGGAGTATAATATATCTTCTGATTATAATTTAAATTATAAGAATCTAACTGATGGAATTCAGCATTTCCTGTAATTTGATAATATGGTTCCTGATGACCTCCAGAATCTATACCTATAATTTCTTTTATTAAATATCCTTCCCACCCATAAGCAAATATAGACTTTTTCTTAAATCCATATGATAACTTAGAACATAGTGATTGATTTGTTTCTGAGTTCTGAAAAATTGTAAGTTTATTATTAATATCACATTTACATCTTATATCCTTTTTTCCTGGATATAAAGATTCAATAGCTGAAGTAATATCATCCCATTCAGCTTGTATAAGTTCTGTATAAAATTTCTTATCTTTTATACAGATAAAATTTAGAGTTAAGAAATTTTTAAAATATTTTTTATTAATTATGAAAATATCAATACTATAAACATTTCCACCTTCTTTCTCCAAAGTTATCTGTCCAGTATATTGATCTGTAATTAATTTAAGAGCTTCTCCAGAACCATCATGTGACATACTAATTTCTCCACTAGCTATCGTTCCACCAAGTTCTTCATACATATGGATATTATCAAATCTATACCCAGAATCAAACCATGGAGTGAAATTAATGGAAACTTTATAAGAATTTGTATATTTCATATCTTAAATATTACTTAATATATTATCTAATATCCTTTTTGGAATTAATTTTAAAATTGCTCCTTGCTTATAAGTTTCAAGTCCTCTAGCAGCTTGTAACATTAGGAGGCCAGCATATGAAACAGAACCGTAATAATCTTCTGCAATAAGATCTGGTCTATATTCATATGCCGTTATTTCATAAGATTCTCTTTCAATATTTGGATTATTTAAATATATCAAAATGCTAGAGTTATATACATCAATTCCATCTATATAATTTGAAAGATTTTCCTTATTACTAATTATTACATCTTTTTTAGTATACATTATTTCTTATTTTAATAGTAATGCATTTTTTATCATTTCATCAGTAAGTTTGGTACTTAGAACTGACTCTATAACTTCTCTCTCTTTTTCCATTGATTTTCCACTAACAAAATTACGAAGAGCATTATCAGTAAATTTAGTAGCTGGCTTGAATGTAAGCGTTACATCGCAAGATAAAGGAGTAATATCATTAATAGTTTGTCCAGGTTTTCTTACTTTTATCATTTGCTTCGAAAACTGAAATTGAGCACTCTCGACCACTAAATTTGGTAATGAATAGAAAGCTCCAAACTTCAATTTAAGAGTACCAAACTGAATTTCATCAATCTCCTTAACTGATGCTAAATATCCTCCTGGAGGTAACTGCCAACCAAAATATCTATTTATTAAATCTTTATTGTTTGAAATAAAGGTTCCTGAATTTACATCTGTTCCAGTTATATTTCCACTATCATCTAATGCTTGTACAAATTTTCCAAAACAATATGGATATAATTTTTGTAATTGATCATGAGTTGATTTAAATTCTCCATCTATCCAATTAGCAAAAACAGTAAATTTCATAGTTAAATTACCAAAGCCTACTCCAGTACCTGAATAGTAAGAAAATCTAGCTCCTTGTGCAACTAAGTGTCGATTCAATAAACTCGGCGCTTTTTCTACTACTTCATATACTTTATCTGTAAACTTATCCAATACTTGTCCTACTGTAGAATTTATATCTTTTTTTTCTTGTTCTGTTCCTGTTTTCATTTCCTCCTCTTTTTCATTAGCTTGTTTTAACATTTTTGCTAAGTGAGCAGCATAAGGAGCATAAGGTTTGAATTGATTAAATAGGTTACCTAAAAAATCATATCCAAATTCTGAGAAAGTATTAGAAACAGCTACTTGATAATCTTCACTTAAAACAGATCTAATTAATGGTTCAAGAGAGTAAGGATATTCATCTCCACTAGTTTCTACTGGTGGAAGTACTTTTTGCCATGTAATACCTCCATCAGATGTATAAGTATTAGCATGAAGAGATACAGAAATTAATTCATTTACTAAATTCCTATCATAATAAAATGGATATTTAGAAGAATTATTAATTCCTTCTCCAAATTTGAAAAATTCAGTTGCTGAAACATTACTCATATTTTAACCTCCTAATAACGTCTTGAGTTTATTTTTCTCTTCAATTAATTTATTATTTAATCCAGTTTTAGTACTAGTAACAGCATCTTTCTCATTTTCTCCACTTATAAATCTTTTTAATGCATCATCAGAATATTTAGTAGCAGGTTGAAAAGTAAGTACTACATCACAAAATAATGGACTTAATTTATTTAGCGTACCATTCCAATGTTTTACCATTTGTTTTGAAGATTGAAATTGAGCATTAGTACATACAAGAGATGGTAATGAATAAAATACACCAAATCTAAGCTTAAGAGTACCAACCTGAACTTTATCTATATTAATAGTATCCGGTTCATATCCTCCTGGAGGTAATTGCCAAGAAAAGAATTCATTTATTAATTCAGCAGTTTCTCCTTTAACTCCAGAATTTATTCCTGTTCCTTGAATTTCTCCTGTTTTACTATCTAATATCCCATTAGTATATTTTCCCATGATATATGGATAAAGTTCGCTTAACTGTTCTTCAGTAGTTTTCCACTCAAATTTACCAGTTTTATAGTTTTGTAAATATCCTGCAAAAACAGTAAATTTCATAGTTAAATTACCAAAGCCTACTCCAGTACCTGAATAGTAAGAAAATCTAGCTCCTTGTGCAACTAAAGATTTATTTAATATTTTTGCCCCTTTTTCAGATACATCCTTAACACCAGTAACTAATTTTTTCATTACAGTTGAAAAACTTGAGTTAACATTTGGATCTTTTGAGATTTCCATATTTTCCATTGTTCCTAACATACTACTAGCTGCATTAGCTAAGTGAGCAGCATAAGGAGCATAAGGTTTAAGTGAATTAAATAAAGATCCTATTTCATCTTCACCAAACTGAGACCATGAATTAGAAACAGCTACTTGATAATCTTCATCTAATATAGCTCTACACAATGGACGTATCATATATCCATCATCATCAACAGGTTCATCTGGTTCTTTCCACTTATCACCATCTAATATTCTATTAGCATGAAGATATACTGAAGTTAATCGATTAGTTATTTGTTTATCATAATAAAATGGAGTATTTAATTTTGCAGCACTTACTACTGTATCTTGACTAGTATCTTCCATATATTATACTTTATTAGGTTTATTAGTCCATGTGTTTACTGAAGTTTTCTGATTGCTAGAAGTATTTACATTAATCGTCATATTTCCTAATCCAGATGCAATATTATTAATTGCCTCTGCTTGAGCTAACTGTCCTTGTTGAAGAAGTTTTATATTCTCATTAACATCAGAAACTTTGGCATAAATATCTTCAGTCTTATCTTTTCCTAAATCAGCTATTAATTCTTGTCCAACGGATTCTGAAGTATTACCAGGAATAGCCCCTCCTGAAGTTGGAGTAGATGGTGTAATCTTTTCTGGAGACAAGACACTATTTTGAGCCATTATTAATCCAGAATCACTCTTAAAAGAATTAACACCTACAGTACTCCAATCATAAGTAGGTATACTAGAACTTTCATCTGTTTTTTGTTCTACATAATTATCTGCATAATAAACTCCTTCTTGTCCTTTATTTTCAGACTCAAATTCTTTATTCCAAGCTAACCAAGTATTAACAGAAGAATTATCAGGTCCAATATGATAGTGTTTGCCAGTTCCTCCAGTCTTATCTAATACTTCCTTTGTAGTTTCATCCAGAACTCCAAGACCTCGCTTTTTAAAATATTCCTGAACTAATGGAGAACTAAGTAATTGTTGTTTTAACCTTTCAAAATTACCATCAGTAGGAACAATATCAATTGCTAAATTATCAGTAGTATGATAGGATTTATTTCCAGAATTACCAGCTTCTCCAGGTTCTCTTTTCTTAGAAGTAACCACAAAATCTGTTACTCCGCCAGCTTTAAGAATATCTTCTATTCTATCCCAAGAAGCCGATGCTAAATCAGCTTCAGTGTACTTACCTTGATTTCTAAGAGCCTTAATTTCTTCTGTAGATAATGGTTTAATTTTAGAAACAGAATTATATGTATCTTTCCATCTTCCTACATATTTATCATTACCTGGATCATATTTAGATGCAACCCTATTCATCATTATATCTATATCATCACCATTAAATGCATTATATCCATATTGATCCTTATTAAGAAGATTTACTTTATAATTTATATAATCATCTAAAGAATCGAATTTTCTCCAATTATCACCATCCTTTATTCCACCAAAATTATTATTCTTAGTAGCTAAATTACTAGTACCCCAACCTGACTCTTGAGCATCCTGAGCAACCATATAATCTATATACTTCTCATCTATTCCAAGTTCTTTAAATTTCTTAGAATAAGCTCCTCTCATCATTCTCACAAAATCTCCTTTTTCCATATCACTATATATACCTAATCTCCCTCTTACATTATCTATTGCACCATTAACTCCATCAGACATGTAATCATATGATTTTTTTACATTAGAATTCTCCCACTGTTCTTCTTGTTCTTGTTTTAATTTTTTTTCTTTTTCTAATAAATCATCAAGAGAATTTAGTTTTTCCATTAAATTCTCTCCATCATTATATACAATGTCATGTCCACCTAATTTAGCTTTAGATACTAAATATTTTTGCACATCAGTTATAAAATCTCTATTAGTAACATCTACATTATCTTTTCCAGTCCAAGATTGAACAATCCGATTAATAACTTTTGGTGTAATTTCTGCTAGAGTAACTATATCTTTTTTTGAATCTGGATATCTCCATCCGGGTTTTAACTCTTCATCTATAGGTACTAAATCTAAAACTTCAGTACTTTTTACTTTTTTTCTATAATTTTCAGTATCTATAGCACTAGCTGCATTAGTAATATTTGTTCCCCAAAAAGTTTTATTGATAGCTTTTATATAATTACCTGCGACAACTTCTTTTCCTGCAGAAATAAATCTATTATCAATTACCTTATCAATTGCTTGATCTGTAATAAATTGTTGAATTCCAGAAGAAGTAATATCATTTACTTCTTGTTCAGTTCTAGGACGTATAATATATTTATATTTTTTTGGAACAATCTCACCGGATTTAATTAATTCATTATAAATATTTCCTCCATCTTTAACATTACGAAACAAACTTATCAATGTTGAAGGATTTACTAAAGTTTTCCCATCATTCTTTTCAGCAATATCTTTAAGATTTTGTAATCCCTGAATAACTGGAGTAGTATTAATTTCTCCTGTTCTATTAGCTATTTCAATAAATCTTTGAATATTATTTGCTTGAGCAATTGATGCTGTAGTATTATTTCTTAAACTTCCATCTGTATTAAAATCACTAGCAACTTGAAAATTTCTATTAATATCACTGGTTCCTTGAGCAACATTATCCTCTCCTTTAATCATTTTGATAACATCATTTCCTCTTTTAAATTTATCATTTGATACAGATTGTTCAACTGAACTTCTTCTTATTTCACTAGTTATTGATTGTCTTGCTCCTTCAGGACCTAATAAAATAGTTTTAAAAATATCACCTACATACCCTACCAAAGTTTGTAAAGAACCTGCTATGTTATTTAAATCTAACTTAGGAGGTTTTAAAGTCTTTACAGCTTCTCCTCGTATTTCGAACCAATCTTTTATTTTTTTTAGGAGAATATTAAAAATACCAGCTCCTTTTCCAGTACTTTCGGAATCTCCATTCCAAAATAATTTAAAGAATGAATCTGAAATACTAGATTTGCTATTATCAGGATCTCCACCAAAAGCAGATATTAACATTTTTGCAAGTCCAGATCTACTTCTACCTCCACCTTTCTCTTTATCTCCAAAGAAAAATCGTTCAATACTAGCACCTATACTAATAACCTTATCCCAATGTTTAGCTAAGAACATAGTACCGAAGAGGAAGAGAATAGTTTTAAATTGTCCACCTACTGAAGATGCTAATTTCCTAGGATCTAATCTCTCTGAAACACTCTTCCCTAGATCGGATAAATGTTTCATGAGTTTATTAGTACTTCTTGTTAAGGACCACTCACGACGTTGATACTCTTTTTCTCTGATCGCTGCTTGTTGATTCTGTTTAGCAAAGGCATTAGATATCCAAGTTTTAAATCGAGCCTGTCCTTCATCTGGATTTTGTTTTACTGCTAATGTTCTCCCTTGGACAGGACCACCAATATTAGCAGCGGGAACAGCAACATTATTAGTCGTCGTGTTCGTAGTGTTATTATTTATTATTATCTTCTGTGGAGTTACTTGTACACTCCTTGAAGATGTTCGTTGTACTTTAGGTTGTCCAAGTCCATATTTTCCTAAGACAGCCTGAGTTTGTGGATTCATTGCCTGTACTTGTTGTTGTACTGCTGCTCCACCACCTAATCCTCCAAGTGCAGCCATCTCTACAGCTTGACTCATAGTTTCATTATTAGCCGCATCAGCATTATTTTCGAGTCTAGCTGTTTGTAAGTTTCCCTGACGTTCTGCATTTATCTGAACAATCTGGTTTTGTGCTTCTTGGAGTTGTTGTAAGTCTTTCCCATCCTCTGGTTTCTGGGAAGACATTTTTCTTACTTTATTTTCAATATCTTCTACAGCCATCGTTTATTTTTTTTTATATAGCTTCAAAGCCTTATATATGAAATAAAATATATAAAGATTATGAAGAAAAATATAATAAAAGCTTATAAATTTATTAACTACAGCGATCATGATAATTGCGCTTGTGATTTAGCATTATCACCTGTAGAATGTTATCTTTTTTTAGAGAAAGAGAAGTATGAACGATTTTATAGAGGTAATATTCAAAAACTTAATGAAGAATTAAAGGATATTACTTATGGATTATTACAAATTAATATATTACAAGATTACAAATTAGATGACTTTGAACTAATTGATAAAAATTACATACCGAATAATAAAGATTATGTATTAATATCTTTACCCACAGTATGTGAATTTAATATAATAAATAGTCAGCTAAATCTATCAGATGAAGCGATAAAATATATTAATTTTATTCAAAAAGAGGATTAATTTCCTCTTTTATTTTTCTTCCACATTCTCTTTCTTGTTTTACTATCAGGAAAAACACTATTTTTATTATATGCTCTAGATGGAATTTGAATAGCTTTATAAATAGATTCTTTCATTTTCGCATCTCCCGTAGATTTATACGTTTCAACTGCTAAATCTTCTGCTACTTTAGCTACAGATCTTTTTTCAGGAATTATACCTAATTTATCCGCTATTTTTGATCCTTCTTTCCAAGCATTCTGTTCATTCTTAACTATCAGCTTCTTTCCTACATAATCTTTACTAAAAGAGATTGGTCCTCCTTTTACCTTATTTTTGAAAAGAGGTCTCTTAAATCTCTTCTTAAAAAATTTACTAGTAAATGCCACAATTCCAGATATCGGCTTTTTCCTTGCTTCATCATGTCCAACTTCGTGTAAAGCAATATGTGAATTTTCTCCTCTTCTAGTATTAAGATTTATCATCTTATCGTTTGTTTGTACCTGCTGAATAGTCTCTTGTAGAGTATTCTTTGGATCCTTAACAGGCTTGAATTTTCTTAACATCCGTTTTGCAGGTTTTAAATTATGTTCTATGAAATTACCACCTTTATGACCAGTTAATTTGGCAAAAGTATCTTCATGAGAAACTCCAATCCTTCTTTTATTAGCTTCTTAAATTACTTTATTATGAAATTCCTGATCAGTTACGATCGGCATTCTACTTAGAGATCTATTTGCTTTAATATTCCTAGCAACATCATTTCTCATGGATCTTGCCACCTTATCAGCTATAGATTTTCTTTTCTCACCTACAAGTTTTTTATAAGTTCTTTTAACTCCGTGACGTTTTATTAATTCCCTAATATTTGAAAATTTTCCGAATTCACGCTGTTCTATAGTCCAACCATCAGAATACAGTCTTTCCACTAAATCTCTACCAGTAAAAGATTTAGTTTTTAGTTTTCTTGCTATGATCATAATTACTTCGTTTTTATTTTCTCTATGAACTGGTCTATTTCTTTATTTCCGAGACCTAAAATAACTCCAAGACGTTTACTATACCAAAACTTTCCTGGGACTTTAAGAATACTATATAACTCATCTTGACACTCCAAGAAAGTTATCAGGCGACTTCCAGAAATTGACTTTTTCGTTACTATTTCGATATCCCCTGGAATAGTATACTTATCTAATTTATCTTTCCGTATCATAACAACCGGAGTACATTTCTTGAGATTAGGAGTAGACATATATTCTTCGGTATCAATTAAAACTCCTCTTACTAACCTTGGAGATCTTACCGACTTTTCTTCTTTCTTAGGTTCCTCGGATTCTTCTTTATCTCCTAGTAAACGTGTAATGAGATCTATAACACTCAAGATCGCCAACACAGCCAAGAAAAATATTAATCCAGGGAGAAGTAAGACAAGAACAATAATCCCAGGCACAATAAACAGTAGAGACCAGGAAAACCAATTATCTATATCAACTAACCACTCTACCAATTCAGTTTTCTTTATCTTCATTTTCTTTCCTCCAATTATTTCTTATATATTCTTTCGTATCTTCTATAAATCTCAATAATTCAGCCGAGATCAAATCATATTCATCCAAGATCTCGAAAACACAATAATTATCTAGAATACTGAAATTTTCCTTATAAAATACTCCTTCAGAATAATAATTATCGGAAACTAATCTCCTAAAATCATAACTCTGTATAAATAGTGTGTCTCCGGGAATATTATTAAACTTTCCGATCTTGAGTAATATGAATACGTCTATAGTCTCAGATTTAACTCCTATAATCGAAACTATATCATCTTCGGTGGTTTTATCTCTAGAGGAAAATAGTCTAGAATAACCGCTAAACTTAAGAATATTACCTATATTGTTATTATCTTCTATCCATCGTACCATACGCATTTTTATTAATTAGTTCCTATAGATCTATATCCCAAGACTCTATAGGATTATACTTTTATTCTTTCTCTTTTTTCTTATCGTAAAATTTCTTAGCCCCATATAATGCTCCTGCCGCTAAAGCAGTTCCAGCCATTATTTTTCCAGTTCTTCCCAGTTTAAATGGAGACTTAGTAACCCTAGACGTACCCTTATCTAACGGAGAATTAGTCTTAGGTGCAGTTGGGCCAAAGTTAAGTGGATTTTTAGGAATAGAATTAGTAGGTATTGTAGTATTTGTTATTGGACTAGGATTTTCTACAACTCTATTCTTTCTTTCTAATACACTTTGACGAAACTTCTTTTGATTTTCAGGAGATAGAGCTTGAATTCTTTCCTGTTTAGTTTTAATTTTTTCCTGTACCTTCGTTCCTCTTATTTTTTTAACACCTCTATCTTGAGTATTTTGTCCATATCCTCTTGCCTGTTGTAATAAAGTTTGCTGAGCATTTCCTAATCTTTTGTCAACTTTACTAATACTAGGATTATCATACTCAGAAGAAGGCAATACTTTATTAATTTCTATGGCTTTTTTATACCTTTCTGAATTCTTTAGTATCTGCTCTTGAGGGATTCCACCCATAGACTGATGTTGAATAACCGGATTTACAGCTTGAGTCATTTGCCACTGCCTTGTTTTAATCTTATTTGCTTTATTACCAAACTCTTTCTGTCTCAGTATTATCATATATTTCTTAAACTGTCAAGGGAAGAATATTGTTAAATCCTATACCCCCCCCCCTTGACATATAAAATTTTAAGGGAGGGTATAGTTTTATAAGTCCATTAAGTCGACATTCTTAGTTCCCATTATTTCTTTTCTCTCAGCTTCCTCTTCATAATAAGCTTGACGTTGTGCCGCTGATATTCCTTTAAGTCTCTGTCCCTTCTTTCCACCAAAATTAAGTAACGGAAAATCAGGGTCAGTTCCTTCGGTAGTATCAAGGAAGTTTTCATAGCATTCACGAAGAGACTTAAGAGAAGAAAGTGTATAGTACTCTACTCCATCGACCTTAAGAAATTTATTTAAATAAAATTTTAGATCCATCAATTGGGGAATTGTTACAGATGTCTCGAAAGAAGTCGACAGTAAGAGATTCTACACTTACTGCCACACTCCTCCTTTCTTTCGCTTTCTTTCCTTTATTACATTCAGGACAATATAGTTGAATAGGTTCAAGTCTATCGTAATATAAGTCACGAAGAGCAAGCAAGAGAGTAACATCACCATGAGTAGCCCCTAAGACATCTTTCTCGATCTGTGTTCCCTGATAATCAAAATCTTTAATCAAGGCTATAGTTTTAATCATCTTCAAGTCAGTTACAGTTCGATATCTAAGGTAAGTCTGAAATACCTTCATAAACTCTCTAACTGTCGGAACTATAGTCTCGTATCTATGCCCTCCAAGTTCAATAAAAGCACCATTCATAATCTTTTGATCGATCTGTTTAAAGTGAATATCTTTTTCGAAGGATATAGTTTTCTTCATCTTCTTACCACATTCAGGACATGTTACTTCTATTTCATAAGATAATTCCCCAGAAACCGTACAAAGCTTCTTATAAAATATCAAGAAATCTACATCCATTAAATAACAATCTAGGATAGTTTCATCTTCTTGAACTAAAAGATTGATATCATATAAGTATTTTTCTAGTGGATCATCAGAAGGAAGATTCTCAAGATATCTTGTTATTTCTAAGAATGTCATAGGACTAACCTTAACACTTGGGAATTTATATCCATATCCCCCTGATGGTAATTGTGATGTTAAAATATTCATAATCGTTAAACTCTCATTTTTTTATTAATTAATCTTCTTTTTCTCTACGCTCTAATTCTTTACGAGCCTTTCTTGCTTCTGATTTATGATGAAGATGTCCAGCTGCAGCAATTCCGGCACCTGTAGCAGCACCGATTCCAGCTCCTATTAAACCTCTTTTTAAAGATAATTTCTTAGCTAATCCAATTGAAGCTCCGGAGACACTAGTAGCAGCTATAAGTCTTTTATTATTTTTCTTAATATTTTCTTTTTCCTTATCAGTCAAACCTTCATCATATCTAGCTCTTTCTTTAAGCCATTTATCTGACTTTCGAGAGAATTTAGAATCATCAAACTCTTCTGACATTCCAAGATATGTTTCTTCATCTAAATCATCATCAGCCTTAGAAAATTTATTCTCTCTAAGTTTTTCTGCACGTTTCTTCATTAAATGGTTTGAAGCTAATCCCGCCGCTGTTCCTAATAAAGCTGTTCCTGCCAAGATCTTCTTATTTCTCTTTGAAGCTTTCTTTGAAACTTTATCTTCTAATTTCTTTGTTGCTTTTTTTAGTATATCTTCTTCGCCTTTTAATTTTTTATCAGCCATGTTTAGATAATGTTTTTCAACTTTCTGAACTTTTAGAAGATTATCAAGTTCGTTAAATGAATCTATTACTGGTTCTCCTGTTCTCGTCTTTTCATTAGCTCGCTTAAATACCTCTTTACCAGTTTTTCTAATTTTATCAAGTTCATTCCGATATTTTTCATATAATTTACCAGAATGTTTGAGATACTGATCATTTATTTTGGCTTCATCAACTGACTTAGCAACGTCAGAACCAATTAAACCTACCCCAGCTACAGTACCACCAGCTAAAATTCCATGTGCAGTAGCTACTCCTTTACGATTTTTATCAATCTGATCTGCAGCTCTCTGTTTTTTCTCTTCAGCTGTTAATTTCTTAGAGAATAATTTTCTTTTGATTATCATACTATTTATATAGGGGATTATTAAACTTCATACCCCCCCCTTTAGAGAGTATGATTTTTCTTATTATAAATAAAGAACGAAATATAAACTAAAAGCCTTATATATGTAATAAAATATTTTAAATTATGAAAATAGGAATAAGTACAACTAACATAATTAATGAATTTGTTAGATTTATAGGTCCTGTAGTTGACCTAAGAATAAAAGAATGTAAAGTGTATGTAATAATAGATCACAATAAATTTACTAATCTAGAAGAAATACTAAATCAATTAAATCAACAATCTATTTTTTCACTTAGTCCAGCAGAAATTGTATCATCTTTTGAAGTAGAATCTATACTACTTGATACAGATAATTCAAGAACAGATACAGTTATAAAACTTCCTGGGACTTGGAGAATAAATACAGAAACTAATGAAATAATTGAACAAGAAAATCTAGATAAAATTTTAAAGCTATTTACTACACAAGAAGGATGAGAGAAAAAAACTCATCCTTTTATTTTCTTTTCTTAGAATTTCCAAAGATCTGACCTATAATACTCTTATCCTTTCTTCTATTTTGCCTTATTTCTCTCTTATCTAGTTTATTTTTAAGGTCTAAATCATTTTTATCCAAATTTTCCGGATAAGTATTTTTAATTCTATGTAACTTACCTGGACTAACTTCTTTCTTTAAAGCACTATTTGGATCTAAATATTTAGCCGCTGCATTTAAAGTTCTTGCATTTCTGGCAGCTTTATAAGTTTTTAGAGATAATTTTTTATCCTTTTCTGCAAGTTTTATCTCTTCTTTAGATGCCCCATGCTCTTTCATTAAATTTATTCCATTCTTCCAAGCATTTTTCTCCTCTTTAAGTTCAGCACTATTTCTTTTGAACTCTTCTTTCACTCGTTCTATAGTTCCAATTTCAGATTTTTTCTTACTCTTATTCATTAAATTTAATCTACTAATAGCTTTATTCCTCTCACCAGCAGCTCCAGTACTATTCATTGCATGACCTACTTCATGGGCTAGAGCTGGAATATTTTCATCATATTTTCCTTTAATATTTATAAGACCTGATCTTGGAGATAATCCAGAAACTTCATTAGGAGATAACGTTAATGCAATTTTCTTACTTAATCGTTTTCCATCAACATTTCCTTCGTATTTTGAATTATTCAGAAACCGTTTACTAACTTCTTTTGCTTCTTCTGGCTTAAATGGAGCATAATAATTTATAGATTCTTTTTCACCTATTGAAGTTTGAATTTTATTATTATCAAATACTCTAGAATTTCCCTTCTTAATAGCATCCTTTACTAAATCTTTTCCAAGTTTCTTATTAGAAATAGATTCTTTTTCTAAATCTTTTGCTAATTTAAGTACTTCACTATTATTAGATACTTGTTTAACTGATAAATCTTCTAACTTCTTTCCGATTTTTCTTTGAAGTCTACCTGCATATTTCTTCATAACTCTAGAACCACCTGAATGGTAAAATTCTTGAGCTATATTAAATTGTTTTTGTCGTAGGATTATTATACTATTAATTTTTATTCAAAACAAAATTCCCACTCACCTTTACTGGCGAATGAGAATTATTATGTCCCAGGCAAGATCGAACACTTACCTCATAAAATATTGTTTATTGTTTTCAGGTTATTATATATTTCTTGATACTCTGGCTTAACTCCTATAATGTCAGTAGCTTTCACTCTCTTCTTAGAACCATCAGAAAGTATTTCATTTACTTTAGCCTCCTTAGTTTCAAAAAAGTTTTCTAAGTCAGTTGCTTTAGGAGTAGCTGTATAATTAATTGAAGAATATAGTCCTCCAAGAATTTCTTTTATTTTTGCTTGGCTTATTCTATCTCCAACAGAAAACTTAGAGAGAATAGTATTTACCAAAAGTTCTTTACTAAATGTTACAATACCTAACTCTTTTTCAATTTTATACCTATCATACCCCAAAGCTTTTAGTTTTTGTGGTTTAAGAATAGTATAATAAGATTTAATATTATCATGTTCCCCAATCTGATCTAATACTATTTGTATAGCTTGATTAGATAATCCATATTCACATAATAATTTAAGCTTTTGTTTGAACAAAGTTAGATTTTCATACTCATTCATAAAATTAGATACTTCTCTATTAATTAGATCATTTGTATCTAATGTATTATGTACTGAACTAAATACAGTAAATCTATCTTTATAATCTATTTGTTGTATTCTAAAAGCTCTAATCTCATTTACTAATACTAAATTATTAAGTACAGGTATCAAAGTTCCACTCTGATGTTCGTTTACCGCCACATAATTATCTTTATAACTAAAAGATTTTGCCATTTTTTGATATGTTTCTGCTAGATCATATTTTGCTTTATCAGGTGCAGAGCTATAGGAATCTAATAAGTTTTGAGTAATTTCTTTTTTTCTTTCTACTTCTTTATTAAACTCCTCTTGAGACACTTTCCTATAATCACATATTGTTCGATAATAAAATACTGCACTATTACTCCATGGATTCTCTTGCAGCCTTTGTCTACCTAAGATCTGAGGCAAGTCTTCAGAGATATCAACAGCTAAAGTATCTATATTACTATCAGAGAAAATAAATGATCTAGCACAAGTAGAGTAAAAATCAGCACCTAGGTAAACAGTTCTAGTACAAAAGGTAAACATTTTAGGTTTAACTCCTTTTAGCGGTACTTCACCTATTACGAATTTCTTCCCTAATTTACGTTGTATTCGTTTTTGATTATCAGGAGTATCACTACACAAAATATTTACTTCTTCAGGTTGGAGATTACACTTTTTTATAATACTAGTAATATGATTAACAGAATTTACATAAAATACAGCTTCATCCGATATTATTTCAACAGGATAGCCATTTACCATTCTAATAGCTCTCTCAAAATTACCATCCTTGTAGGACTGAATAATTTCTGGGAGTTTTTCGCCAACAGATTTCATTGTAAGTACTTTTAAGGCAGGTTTTAATACCCTAGTCGAATCCTCCTTACTCCAATCCATATTAATATATGGAAGACCATCAAACTCACCTAACATATTAAGATATTCCTCCAACATAGGAGTTGCGCTAACAAATAAAGCTGAGTGAGATTGGTGTAGATGATATAAAAAATCTAATTCTGTATTAGACTTAAACTTAGAATCATGTAAGATAGTTTGAAACTCATCTATAATGGTGTAAAAAGATTGAAATATACCCAAAGATGTTAATATATCTTTTACAATTCTATAAGAATCATATGTTACAAGAATTTTACAAGGTTTATCTCCTAAGTATTTTCTTTCATTTAGATAGTCTTTTATTTCATTCATTAATCTATTATAAACTGTATCCTTTCCATGAACTACTTCTTTAAGAGTATCCATAAATACTTGAGATCTAGTCTTATCTATCTTGCTTAAATCTTTATCAACTGTCAATTCTTTTTCAAGCTCATTCACTACTAAGTAAACACTATCCTTATGTTGGTCTTTCTTATTTTTAAGTAACATCTTTCTTGGAGAACATAGGATAACATTTTCAGGACCTCTAAGACAGTATTCTGTAAATCCACAACCTGGAAGTTGTTTATTAATAATACATTTTACTGGGAATTTATAAAATCTAAAGTCTGTTCCTAATTCTGATATAAATCTTATTCCTCTAGGAACTACATAATCATTTAATTTTAGTATTGGCATACGTATAATTTTATCAAATTTATTATAATCTAATAGAGAATCCAGTTAAAAGAACTACTATGTCTCTTTAAATTGAAGACATAGGAGGATTCCCTTTTCAATCATAAGGAATTGAAAGGATATTATACGCATTTTGTCACTTTAAATGGAGTATTTTTAGTACAGTACTATATATATTTTATCTGACAAAAAAGTGACACTTGCTCATATAGATAAAGAACATAAGATCATGTCGGAGACATGGAATATTTATGTTTAGGATTTCTATGAGCTTTTAATCTAGAAATACCACCCCTGGCCCTTTAGAGGCCAAAGGGGTGTCAACTTAATTAAAATAATATTATACTAAAATTTCCTATATATCTTATTCAATGTTTCTTTTCTAAGACACCTCTAGCGGTAGCGGTTAGAGGTGTAGGATAAGGGAAGCTCCTTTGTCCTCATAAATAAGGGACAAACCTATATAAAACTTCCCTTTTATCAATTTGAAAGCCTAGTATATGTAATATAAACTTTAAATACGTAGAATTATGAAAAGAATAGTCAAAGAAGCGGTAATTGAAAGAAAACTTACTGATGAAGAGAAAGATATAGTAAGACCTCATTTAGAATGTAATTATAAAATAGTAGATTTATATCCTGTTGATGAGGATACTATAATACCTGAGGAAGCACTAGATCCTGAGAAGTGGGATGTTCCAGAGGGTTATTATGCTATTGAGATTGAATGATAGTTTTATATACCTTCAATTCTTCCATATGAAATAAGAATAAAATATATAAAATTATGAAAAGAGATAAATTAATAAAAGAGATTATTGAGAAGGATTCATTTATTTTTGAAGATCCTTGTCCTTTATCCCATCAAGAATTAGAAGAGATAGACTCTACTATAGAGAGTACATCTTCTATGTTAGATAATATGAAAATTGACTCAACAGAGGATGATCCTATGCTAAGATTTGAAAAAATAGTAGAAAATCTTAATAAATCTAATAAAAGTATGAGAGTAAAAAGAAATGAGTTAATCTTTTTAAAGGATTATCATAATACATCAAAAACTCCTTGTTCAGATTGGCTTGATCATAAAAGAGTAGACCTGTATCCTATTAATGAAAATACAGAAATACCTACAGATGCATTAGATCCAGGGGTATGGAATATTCCTGAAGGTTATTATGCTATTGATAGAGATTTGGATTAATTTCCAAATCTCTTTATTTATTTTTATATTTTCCGAGTAATCTTACAGTATCATCAGTCATCATTTTATTAGCTGCATTGGATTCATAAGTTCTAAAGGAATAATCTAGACTTTTATTTCCTGCTTTTTGCATTTCTCTGGAAAGATTATATTTTTTCGCTAATGCAGCGGCATGATATGATGCATTAGCTTCATTCATTAATGTAGATAAATTTCCTACATTGTTCATAATAGAATTATGTAAATTATGTGAAGTATTTACTTTTTTATCCAAACTTCTATAATTACCATAATATTTACCTCCTCTTAATTGTTCTCTATTATCACTTACACGATGTCCAACCTCATGAAGAATTGTATATGGATTTTTTCTATGTATATTATTTATATTAATAGTATCATTTTTATAATTATATTCTGTAGTTAAATTAGAACCTACTGCAGTTTTTATATTATTTTTTTTTAAGATCTTCTAGGTATTCTTTTCTACCCTTGAGATCATATATTCTTCCTCTATTTCGTTCATATAATGGATCGTAATAAACTTCAGTATTAGTTCTTCCATATAATCCTAAAGTAATTTCTAGATTTTTTATCTCTGGCTCTAGATTTTTTAATTCTTCTTTTTCTTGCTTTCTTTTAGGGAATAATATATCTAATAAATTCATAATAATTTGTTTTAGTGTTTAGTAGAAAAGTAGCCGATCAAAGCCACTCTTCTTTAGTTTTTATGTTGGTTGTATTATTTTTGGCTGAGTTATTATATCAGGGGATTCACCTTCTATGAGAATTCTTTTTAAAACTTCAGATATTTTCTCATAGGTATTGTAAGTATATGGAATTTCTATAAGAATTATATTATTTTCCTTACAATATTTTCTAACGTTCTCATCCCTTTTTAATTGTTTTTGGAAATCTTCTTTTGTTTTATGAAAGAAATTTATAAATTTGTAATGTTGCTGACCATTAACTTCTATCCAATATTCTAAGTTATTTATATTTAATTTAAAATCTATCATTATTTTGTTAGAATTCCTTCCCGCTATCCTATTTAAAATACTGTATTCTGAATTATATGATAACATTTTATCATTTTTTACTAAATATTCAAGATAACTCTCAACCATAAATTCATACCCAGATTTCTCTTTCATTGCACAGAAAGGACATCCATGAATATTTCTAATATGATGATGTGGAGATTGTTTAAACCATTTTTTACAACTATTGCAATAAATCCATACATCTAATTTATTATTTATGTAATTAACTTTAGAGTAATCAAATTTATCTCCAAACTTATCTTTACATTTCCTTAACCAAACTTCTTTCTGTTTAATAGACCTTCTTTCTCTGGAATCTATTACTGCACATTTAGGACAAGATATTTTCTTTCTATCTCTTAAATGTTCTGCTGGTGATTGATAAAATATATTCCCACATTTCTTACATATTAGTTTTACAGGAGTTAATTTATCAATATAGTTTACTTCAGAATAATCTAAAGCATCTTCACCATATTTATCTTTACTTTTTTGAATAAAACTTTCAGTATCTTTTGCTCTAAGTTTCATATTGATTGCAATTTTTTTAAGGAAATATCTAATATATTTCTTATGAAGAAGGGCAGATTGATCAGATCCACCCTTCCTTGCAATCATAAGAAATAATAAATTAGATACTTCTAGTTTATTAATTAAATATTATCAAAAGTTCTTTCATACGTTAATCAATGAGTTTCACCTCATGACAGACTATATCACCTAAGGAATTTCCTCAGTCTACATACATAGTCGTTGAACCTAGATTTATGTTAATATCTAGGATGCTGATTATTTGTATACAAAGATACAAATTTTCCAGCAATTCTTGTAGAAAACACCATGAAATTTTCCAAAATGTTCAAATTGCTTTAAAGTCATTAATTATTTTTATCAATGAATAGACTATATCATCTAAATTATATTTCAAACTTAGTTCTATATTTAGTCGTTGAGAAATTAGATCTTTTCTAATTTTTGCTGATTATCTATTTGATATTCCAGCATTTTAATAGAATTTTCATAAAGTAATATAAACTTTATGCTTCTTCATTTGAAAAAGCTTACTTGGATATCTGCTCGCATTTGTTAATATATATTAATATATTATAGACTATATCATCTTAAGAATTAATATTTCTTAAGTTATACATTTAGTCGTTGAGAAGCTATTTTTAATAGTTTTTGCTGATTTATGTTTTACATTTTCCAGCATTTTAGTATAATTTTCCTATTATATAATAGGCGACTAAGCAATTAATCGGTTCCGTCTTCTGTTTGCAATAGGTTACTATAATATTTTATTATATGTTCAGAATATAAATTCAACTTATAAAAAAGTTGGTAAGTCTTTATTCGTTACACTAAAAATTTTTATTATCTTTAGTTCGGTATTGGATTACTTAGAAGTTTCTTTCTAAGATCTTTCACCGAATTTACTTACTACGTTCTAGAATATTACTATTTCTAGTGGGCCTTAAAATTTTTTAACCATTTTCGTCGATCGGAGCATCCTGAAGAATACAGTTATAGAAATTAAGAGTACGAACTTTGATACGGCTTGAGTTAGTTAAGATTAATCTAAGGTCGCATACTAAGTCATCCTTTCTGAAAGAATATTTAGTATCACGATCTGCAATTTTCTGGCGATAGTCCTTATGGTTTTTGTTTTAAATCATACTAGACTATATCATAAAGAGGAACTATGGCTTAACCCTCTTTCTTTGTACTTAGTCGTTGAAAAATAGAATCATATCTATTTCTGCTGATTATTTTTTCGTTATATTAGGTTCATCGCTCTTAATCCTAAATCTTAAGCGATGGAGATAACTATAACGAGATATTTCCAGCAGTTCACAAAGATTCATTAAGGAACTTTTAATCTCTTAATGGACAACTTTTAAATTATCAAACCAGTAAGTAATTGCCTGATCTTCCTTATCTACAAAAGCCAACGACAGGGTTCCAGCTGTGTTTTGACCTGTCTTCTGAATGATAGTATAATTACCACGCATTCTCTTTTCAAAACCTGATACACTATAATCAATACCTACCTGAACGGCATTTAATCTAGCATTGAAAATATCAGTACCAGGGAAATAAACTCAAACATTTGTTCTATGTTTAGACTATATCATAAAAGAAATCTATGGCTATTTCTTTTCTTTGCTAATAGTCGTTGAGAAATAGATTTTTTATCTATTTTTGCTGATTTATCTTTACTTGATCTTCCAGCAGTTTACAAAGTTTTACTAAGACAATTATTTATCTTAGGTACATTAATGAATTGAAGTTCCCACATGTCACCACGAAGGAATTCTTTATTATTATCTTTATATGTACTTTGATAGTCAATAAATTTCATGTATCCGTCGCTTCCACGGACTAAACTTGCTACGCTTGCCATAGTTTTTATTATTTTTTATCGTAATTTAAAGTTATATCGATCGTCATATTATTATCTACTAAGTCACTCATTCTAGATTCCACTTCAAGTCCTAGTCTGTTATTTGGTAAGTCTAGGTAAAATCCAGTAATAACTAATGAATCTATATATGAGTACCCAGTTGATATTCTATTTAAGATCTGTTCTATTCTAGCTCTTATATCTCCGGCTGATTTAGTACTAAGAATTTTCCATTTATTCTTTTCCAATTCTCTAGCTACTTTTCCTATACAGAATCTCATCCACCCTGAAGTATTGAAGTCTTGTCCATTTTGATATTTTTTATAGTAATATATCTGGTTATTGAATACTAGATAATTACTTTTGTATTCCTCAAGTTTATCTTCTGGTGATTCAAAGGTGTAAGGATCTGTTGTAGGTGTTTGATATAAGATTTGATCGCTAGTTATTGAGTAAATATCTTGTAAGAGCCCTCTAATATGTAAGTAATATCCAGGTCTATCTTGCCCAAAAATTGTCTGCCCTCGATAAAAATATAAGAGTCGATTATCAGCATCAGAGGTATAATTAAAGACGTAGTTATTTCCGGCCGTATTAGTTTCCTCAGGATCAGTTGTTTCTATTAAGTTTCCGTTTTCCACTTTATAGAATTTTACTCCTCCAGTGGGTTGTGATACTATATAAATTGTTCCTGAGGTTATATTTTCGGCCGATGGGAGTTCTTGAGTTTCTACGTAGGTCCATCCATTATCAAAATTTTGGAATAATACTTGAAAACCTAAACTCCTTGCATACCCTAAAAATCTCTCGTATTCTGGATAATAACTAGTCTCTGAGCCTGTCTTCATTCCGGCCGAGTATTTATAGATATCAGGGACTAAGAAATAATCAATAATTCCAGCGTTGTCAGATCCAAAAATAGCCTCTGCCGCTTTCCAATATTCCCCATTTATATCTTCGGCCGTTTCTTTCCAGGCTCGTTTAAGATACCATGTTCCAGAAGGTAATTCAGATTCTTTAGTACCTTTTTTATATTCTACCTCTTCACCTGTTTCTCGATTTATGTAAGATGTTGAGAGAATACATCTAACTAACTTAGACTCTGAAGTAATTATAGTATCAAGTCTTTCCTGTCCAATAGTAAATAAACCACCTTCATAAATTTCTTGATATTTATACCTCTCGATTGTTACTCTATACTTATCATCTCCTTTCAGTTTCTCAATATTTACACTAATATCACTATCTAAGTATTCGGGATCTCCACCTTCAGTACCAGTTGTTTTAGATATAAATCTCACTCTAGTACTTCCGCTCGAGATTTTTGATAGTATATTGTGTGTAGTGTTAAAATCTGGTTCGAATAATAGATCAGTAATATTAGTAAAATAAGTAACCTGAACAGAATATGATGTGTATATTTTGTAACCCTCCGAGATATTTCCTTCGACTGTATAACCTAATTGACTTGGAATTATAACTTCTACTAACCTCTTGAAAATTTCCTTATTACTTTCTTTGGCTTTGATTTCGACCTCGACTGCTTCATCATAATACTGACTTGGAATATTAGGGATACTATTAATTTTCTCTTTAAACCAAATCATTATATTTTCATAAGAGTCATTTTTAAGTTTTTTCAGGATTATATATTTAGAAGTTAATCCCTCGTCTATCGGGTGAAAATCTATCTCAGGGTTATATACTAAAGAATAAGCTAAAGTTTCATACCCTTTTGATACTCTTAGCAAGTCAGGAAGATGAGATAATAATATTTCTTCATTAATTTTTTCAGTATAATCAACATCTCCTTCCTCTATATATTTCGGATAACAATATTCAGGTCCAATAAAACCTGGATAATTTATGTTTAATACATCCCTATTTTCTAGAGAACTCGTATTATTAGTGTCAAGATTTTGTGGTAATTCTAGGATTTTCATATATTCTCCTAGATAATATATATAAAGAGTATACCACAAATTTCCCTCTTTATATTCGCCTTCTCCTGTTACTACCTTATACAAAACTTTATCTTCTCCGATTTCTGGAAGTTCTGTTAAGTTATAGTATAATTTTTGATCTATAGAATACTCTTTTAGGTCAACATAGTCAGGAGCATTAGTATTTTGTTCAACCTTAATTGGTCTATATAAGAATAAAGTAACTCCAGATTCTAAAAGTTCATCATAATAATCTTTCCCTGGAAAATCTGATCCAAACCAAATATCAAGTTCATCAGGAGTTCTCACAAGTATTGGTTTCTCATATGACATCTTAGAATCTACAACTTCAGAAAATACTGTAAAATCATCTTGTTCAGTGGAGTACTTTATATTAGTTGTTCCTAATCTTAAATACATAGCTTTATATTATTTAATTAGTTTCATTACTGAATTTACTCCACTTTCTACTATAGAACCGTAATCTGTTTTTGAAGAATTATCGGGAGCTTTATGTTGTATTACCTTAACTTCTGGAATTTTTCCTTCATTTGGATTCTCTCCTACGATACTAAATGATACCGTAAGATCTCCTGCACCGTCTCCAATATCCCCTGTATACTCTTCAGAGAAATCTTTCATTACTAAAAGCAAATCAAATTTTTGAATTGTACTATATTGTGGTGTCATAACATATATTCTACATCTGAAGCATATATTTTTATACATAGCAATACACACATTATTAGTATCTATTGCTGTAAGTGAATATTCATCCGGGGGCAGTATATAATAATCAGATGTATGTCCTTCGCTATTATAAATTGCAGCTTTAGCACATTCTTCAAAGTATCGTCTCCAAGATTTATATTGATCGTCGGCGATAGTTATTCGAAGTTCATTAGTAAATTCCATTGAAACAGGATAACTAATTTCACCATCATACAAGCTCAGTGTTTTTGATGTCATTTTAGATTTTTGAAGATCAAAACTAGTAAATGGAATCCATTTATTATAAGCTGTATTTACTCCATGCATTACGATATTTCTTATATTTATTTCGTGGATTCCAGGAAGATAATTAAGATCTCCATTTTCAGGCCCTGCATAAGGTTCAAGAGCAATTTCCCAGAAAGCATTAGTATCTAATGTTTGAATATTATAATTTGAATACCCTGTTGAGGTAAATTTATCTGGAGTTGTAATAAATGGGCTAGATTTTAATACATTATATAAACCTTCTACAGTATTAGTATCGTCAGTATCGCTAGATATCCCACATAATTCCTCTAGAGTAATTAATATACCTTTACCTGAAATATAATTATTTTTAAAACTGTATGTTCTTTCTCCTCCAGAAGATCCTAAAGCCATATCTTTTAAAGCACTACCTGCTTTTTTCCAAAAGGATGATGATGAATTTTTCTTTGCTCCTTCATTAGTTATTTTACTTAAGAGTTCGATTTCATCATAAGAAAATACAGATTGACTTTTTATAGGATTAGAAGCATTACTACTAGTTGATCGTGTATTCGCTTCTTCAAATCCATTATATTTAAATTTATTTTCATCTGGTCTATTCAAAGGATTAGATATATCTACTGATTTGCTTCCAACGATACTATTAACAGCATCTCCGAGCTTGTCTCCTAGGTTGTCAAGTGCACCAGAAACTCCTCCAGATACTAAATCACCCAATAAACCGCCATCATTTCCAGGGAGTCTATATCGATTTGATTTAGTTACTTTTTCAAGCTCGTCTCTAGCTACTACCAAACCAGCTAGTGTTTCATTAACAAGAAGTTGTCTTGCCTCTCCATGTACTCCAGTCCAGCCCACGGCTTTTTCAGCAGTCCATCTAAGATAATTACTTAAATTAAGAGATTCTAATCCAAATTTAGGTAATTTCATAGGAGGACCTTCTACTTGTTCAGAAGATAGTTCAGGATTTTCTGAATATTTATAAATTTCTTGTCCATCAGGAGCTTGTGCATCTGGAATTTCTTTTTGTTGGTTATAGAAATAAGTAGGATTTTCTATGATTTTTTCTACTTCTTCTGGAGAAAGATAATTTTCA